CGCAGAGATCTGCACATTATCTTCTTTATGGTCGGTAAGTTTCTTCCAACCTTATGCAATAGATTTTTAATTCGCGGGGGAAGTAAAATTACTGGGATGAATTTAGTTTATGTTAACGGATTCGTTCCACACTTTTTACGTGACACTGGACTCAACGGAACATGATTAAGACCATCATTAAGCTGGATAATACCGAGCAGGAATTCAACCCTGGTAAACTGAATCGCTGGGGTGAATGGGCTGCTGCAACTTTGGGCGACATGGTAGATTGGGGCTCTGTGGTAATGGACACTGTCCAACACCTGCCCGAGCGCGTGACTTCTCAAGAACTTCAGATGAAACTGATTGAAGAATGCTTGAGCCGCGATACTTGGTCCTACTACCTGATGGCAGGGCGCCTGTACGCCGTATGGCTGCGTAAGAAGTTCTATGGGAACGACGGTATCCCCACCGTTAAAGCGCTGCACACTCGCATGCGCAAAGATGGTATTATGGTCAAGCTGAACTATAGTACCCAAGAATACGAGCAGATCGAGAAGTTCATGAACCATGAACTGGATCTGCAAACTCCTCATTTTGCCCTGCACCACATTCGCAGCAAGTACGCTCTGCAAAACCGACTGACCAAGAAGGAGTACGAAACTCCTCAGTTCGTGTACATGCGGATGGCAATGACTCTGTCGGAGAAAGAACCCAAAGCGGAGCGACTGGAACATGTTAAGAATTTTTACGAGCTCTTCTCTCGTAAGCAGCTGTCGGCACCTACTCCGAACTACGTTAACCTTGGTACTGTTCTTCGTGGCTTCGCTTCTTGCTGTCTCATTGCTTCTGGTGATACTGGCGAGTCGCTGGCTACTGGAGACTTTATCGCGAACATGATGACCCAGAAATCTGCTGGGATCGGCATGAACATGATGTGTCGTTCGATCGGTGACCCCGTTCGTAATGGTCTCATTATTCACAACGGTAAGAAACCCTACATCGATGCACTGGGTAAAGCTGTTCGTGCTAACATCCAAGCAGGTCGTGGTGGTGCTATCACCTTCTACTACAATGCGTTCGATCCAGAAGGCGAGCTGATCTCTCAGCTGCGTAACCCGCGTTCGACTGAAGACAAGAAGAACCGTGATCTGCACTACGCTCTGGTCAACAATACCTTGTTCAACCAGAAGGCTGCACAGAAGGGCGGTGAAGTCTTCCTGTTCAACGTCTACACAGCTCCTGATCTGCATGCCGCTTTCTATGGTAAGGATCAAGAACTGTTCAAAGAGATCTACGAACGCTACGAAGCTGACCCGAATTTCAAGAAGGTTTACGTCAACGCACGTGATCTGCTGAAGGTTGTACTGAACGAAGGCTTCGAGACGGGTACCGCCTACATGGCGAACATCTCCGAGATCAACCGGCATACTCCGTTCAAAGACCCGATCTACAGCTCGAACCTGTGCCTGGAGATCACTCAGCCGACTGCCCCTTACTACAACATGATCGATCTGTATTCCACAGAAGACCATGGTCGTGGTGAGATCTCGACTTGCTCGCTGGCAGCCATTCCTGTCGATAATATCCCGGACAAGGAAACGTATCAGAAAGCTTGCTACTACGCTCTGAAGATGATCGACTACTGCATCAACAACGCAGAGTACGCGTTCCCGCACCTGGAGTTCACTGCCAAGCAACGTATGAATGCTGGTGTTGGTATCATGGGTCTGGCAACTCATCTGGCTAGAGCTGGTCTGAAGTATTCTGAACCCAACGGTAAGCAAGAGATTCACTTTGTGGCCGAACGCCACATGTACCACATGATCGAAGCTTCTCTGCGTATTGCCAAAGAACGTGGTAATGCTCCGTGGATTCACAAGACCAAGTGGCCGGAAGGCTGGCTGCCGATCGATACCTATAACCGTAATGTGGACACCATTGTTGAAGGCGGCTTTGATAGCTACTTCAACTGGGAGAAGCTGCGCGAGCAGATCATCGAACAAGGTGGTATCGCTCACTCCAGTCTGGTTGCTTACATGCCAGGCGAGGCGTCTTCTAAAGCGCTGGGTGGTGCGAATTCCATGTACCCGGTTCGTCGTAAGGTTCTAGGTAAATCCGATCTTAATAACAAGATCAAGTGGGCTGCCCCCTATAGCGACGATCCTGCTTACGTTTACGAACTGGCTTACGATATCAAGATCAAAGACCAGATCGATATGTATGCCATCACACAGAAGTTCACTGACCAGGCCATCTCTGGTGACTGGTGGCGCCGTATCGTAGGTGCCGAGAAGATCTCTTCGAACGAGATGCTTTCTAACCATTTCTATTCGGTCAAGATGGGCGTGAAGACCCGTTACTACATTAACACCGAAACCACTGCAAGCCTGTCCCTCGAAGCGCTGGAAACCGCGCTGGAGAATAATGACGGTACTCGCGGTTGCGCCGGTGGCGCCTGCTCACTGTAAGACATACTGCCCCAGTTTGAAAGCTGGGGCTTTATGCCCAAGATAAATTACTCTAGATGGTTATCTAGTGTGAGAAATATTAAGACCAATTAGGACGTTTCAAAATGGCCGAGCTTCATCGCAAGATTTTTAACACCAAGAAAGACGACTACGCCGTCCCGGAAATCATTCTGGGTCAAGAACCGGGGCTGCTGGATACTATCCACAATCATTACCCGGTGCTGTGGGGCCTGTACAAGCGTCTGAAGATGCTGGACTGGGATGAGAACGAATTCCCCTATGGCGACTGCCTGGTGGAGTTCGAGACCTGTGATCGGTCCACTTACGACATGATGATCAAGACGCTAGCCTGGCAGTGGGAAGCTGACTCTGTGGCCAGCCGTTCGATTGTGAACATCTTGGCTCCGGTCATGTCCGATTCTCGTGTTTGGTCGGGTTACGTTCGTATCAATGACAATGAAAACGTACACGCTCTGACGTACTCGGAGATCGTGCGTAACAGCTTCAGCAACCCGTCAGCGATCCTCGATGAGATCCTTCGCGTAGAAGAAGCACAAGAGCGCATGGTGGCAGTTGCTAAGGTCATGGGTGAAGCCCACGACTGGTCGCACCGTTACTCCCTGGGTCAAGTAGAGAACAACCAAGAACTCTACAACAAGATCTTCATGTTCTTCATTGCACTGTACTTCCTGGAGCGTATTCAGTTCCTGGCGTCGTTCGCTGTGACTTTCGCTATTGGTAAGACTGGTCAATTCCAGCCCATTGCGAATGCCGTGAAGAAGATTGCTCAAGACGAATTCGAGATTCATGCACAGTTCGGCCAAGAAGTCATCAAGGCTCTGCTGAAAACCGAACGTGGCATGACTGCCTACAGCCAGTGCCATGACCAGATCGTGGAACTACTGTGGGAAATCATCCGTACGGAAGTTACCTGGGTTCAATACCTGTTCTCTGAAGGTCGTGAACTGACCGGCATGAATGCACAGAAACTCATCAACTGGGTTCTGTTCAACGGTAACGCTGCTGCCACCTTCCTGAATATCCAAGAAGACGTAGCTGTTCGTTACAGTAAAGAGTTTGAAGACCTGGCAGGTTATGGTTTCGCATGGCCATCCAAGAACCCGCTCCCCTACATGGCTGAATGGCTGGACATGGGTGCTAACCAAGGTAGCGCTCAGGAAGAGAAGAAGGGCGATTATATGGTCAACCTCATGGATGATAAGGGCGAACTGGATGAATTCGAACTTTAAAGCGATTGCCCTGATTCTGATGTTGGGCAGTACTACGGTCCATGCAGATGAGATCGTATCAGAATCCACAGGTGTCGTTCGCAGGAGTGATTGTACTCTGGTAGCGAAAGATACTTCTGTAGTAGGGACTGCCGTCGGGGGGACGGCTGGGGGTGTCGGTGGTGCAGTTGTTGAAAAAGCACTGTTCGGCAAATCTGGGGGATGGATCGGCGGACTGGCAGGCGCAGCTATCGGAAGCGCCATTGGAAATGATGTCTCGTCCGTGAAGACCTATACCTGCAACATGGTTGTTGATGTTGATGGCTCCAAGCAACTCGTAGAAGCCATTAGCAATAGCGAACCACGTGTAGGAGCTGAGGTTACGATCCTTAAGATGAGTTCGGGTCAGACCAAGATCCTGAAGTAGTAAGTATACAGCCCTCCCCGAAGGGAGGGCTGTATGCCGTTAATTCTATGTCAAACATTTTGGTAGAGCTCATGAAAACCAATATCTCTATTGAAGAAGAATTCAACTTGATGGATTACATCGAGGATTTCTTTGATCAGGTTGCCGATGGATCTGGTGCTGACGTGGACCCAGATGAGCAACCCAGTCCTACGCCTGTGATTCAGAATGCCTCAGCGATTCTGAATAGCTTAGGTGGAATGATTCCTTACATGAATCTATCAGGAAAATCCAATGTCCAGAGTTATAAATTCGTACAGGGTCAATGGATTCTTGTTGCATTTGGTGATAACTCATTTTATCTGTACTCGATCAAATCATTGCCTCCAATCTACCTGGCCAACATGATTGAACTGGCACAAATAGGACGTGGGTTGAACAGCTACATCAACAAAACGATTAAAGGTGATTACGCTGCCAAGTTGGTCAAAGGTCAGGTCATGGTCCGTCCAGGAATGGAATCATACGTCGATAAACCCATAACTCTTTATATACATCTGAGTTTTGAGAGTACAGACGTTCAAACTCTAAAACGATATCAGACATCATTAAAGCAAGCCGGTCAGGATGGACTTAAGGATGATGCTAAACAAGCTCTCCGCATTGGAGTCCGCATGATCGATGGTGTGAATGTTGGGCTGGAAGACTTCTCCAGTAATATTGGAGAGACCGATATTGCAGAACGTATCGAGAAACTGATTAATAATTAAGTTACTCAATATGTAATGTTATGTAGAAGAATGCCTACTCCTCGTTCTCCTACACTCGGCGCGCCGGAGCCACTAACCCTTCCAAGTGGCTTCTAGTGAGCAAGACTCACTGTCGAGGGATTCTCCTTGTTGTGTTGATGGTTGGCATAACAGCCCCTCCTTCGGGAGGGGCTTTATGTTGTATTTTACTGATACGTTTAATCTCATGAAATCCCCTCTAAAAGGAAACAACCATGCAGTCTGTAAACATCAATGAACTGAAACAACTTCAAACCCAGGTATCGGCAATCCTGATGGCCAATTGGCGTTACTCCAAAGCGGAGATGGCAGCAGCTATTCACACCACTATTAAAGGGGTGAAGGTAGTAGCTATTGACAACCAGAACACCATCACGGTAGTTACAGACAGGGGTACTGTACAACATCGTCGTGTAGTTGAGCCTATCGAAGCCTGAATCTTATGAGATTCACTCGGAGGCTTCGCCATGAAGGCCGTTCTAATCACCGGTAATCCCCTGTTCATCAATAACGATGTAGCTCGGGCTTACTACGCTGCGATTGTTGATTACCTCACCCAACGAGGTGTAGAAGTAATCATGGATAAGGGCAAGCCTGATACTTGCCCACCACAAGCAGACTTCTATATCGGCCATTCACGTGGTGCAGATCGAGTGGTCTGTTTTGAAAGTCAACCAGGTCTGGGCATAGCAGACAACTTCTTGCGATTCGGAGTCATTGGTGGATATATCCATCCCAAAGACGAAGAGTGGCAAAGTAAGTCACGCACTAAGTTCTCTGATCCACCAGAAGAACACTTTGAGTTTATTCAAGATCAGAAAGATGCAATCGATCGCATGATTGCAAAGATCTTATTTAAGCCTGCTGTCGAAGTACCTAACATGCCTGCTCGGGTGATTCATCGCCAGAGTCCAGGGAATCGACCGCGACCAAGATAATACTCAAGTGTTATCTAATATGTAGAGAACAGCTCACGAGGGCTGAGCAACGTCTGTAAAGCCATGAATGTTGTACGAAAGAAGCCGTTAGGCACTTCCCTAGGGAATGAGATACGTATAACTAGCGAAAGCTACAACATGGCCTTGTCGTCTGTTCTCTATATGCCCGAATGGCGTAAAGGCAGCCGCTGCTGACTTAAAATCAGTTGTCCTTGTGACGTGTGGGTTCGAGTCCCACTTCGGGTACCAATTAAATAAAGGAAGTAGCGGTGGCTACTTCCTTTATGTCGTATCAGACAAAAAGAAAAAAGATATAGAAGGGAGCCCCGAAGGGCTCCCTAATAATCAATCACGGGTGAGGCAATACCAGACGATACCAACCACAGCCGCGCAGATAGTAACGTCACGGACTTTTTCTATGACCCGATCATCCAGCGTTTCGTCGATGGCTTTGAACACGCCGTTCTTGATCTTCTTCATCTTGCGCTTACCGTTGTTCTTGTTACGGTAAGCTTCGAAATCGATGATGTTGTCGTTCATTGTAGTTTCCTCTTAGGTTATTGAATGATATCTCTTCTGGATATCACAATTGTAATATAGGCCTCTAGATATTTAGAATATACTGGCTTCCTTTCCATTATAGAGAAAACGGAGATCCAATATGAAATCTGCTGAATACCATCCCATCCCCAAGCTCAGTGTTCGTAATATAACAGAACTGACTCCCGAAGAAAAGGAAGCTAATCGCATTCGGAATCGGCAGCTGCTGGAGCAGTGGCGAAAGGCACATGAAGATCTCGTAAAATACTGCGAGGAGAAAGGTATCGAAGTACCAGTTCTGGTTTGCCAGGGGACGCAACGTGTCGAAGCTCTACTCAATACGGTGTAAACTGTGCTGGCTATTGGGCCACAAGCTAGTTGGAAATCAATGTCAAGGCGGCCGTCTTTACAAGTGGTGTGCCCACTGCGGTAGAGACTATTATATCAAATACGACAAAATTCATAGAGACAAAGGACAATGGTAATGAGCCAAAACAACGAAGAACAACTGCAAAGAGATCTGGATACCACTGAACAGAAAGTATTCGGTGCCCGTATCAGGGATTTGCTGTATTTCAATGCGCCCATTACGATTCAGAATCAACCGCATCTCACAGACAAGCTACTCTTCCAGGTCCTGGAATGCAAGCTGACGATTGCTTTGATTGAAGATGGATTGTCCGATTTCAAGATCGAAATTACTAGGGAACGAGATAGCATCAAAGTTATCGTAGTGCATCCTAGTGGCTATCATCACGTTGAGTATTATCGTGATCAACCACGCATCGCAACTCATGGTAATCGTGCTTATATCCCTGGACTGATACTAGCTCAGAAAGTTACTGACTCAGTAGCCGGGAATGACAAAATGTTTGATTCGCCCACTCGAAAAGCAGCAGGTATGATTAGTTCATTTTTACGTGCTGAGATTGAGGGACTGAGAAAATGACTACGAATCGTATATTCATAAGTCAAGCAGATCGGGATGCAAACAACGAGAAGCTATTGGCTAACCGGGGCGAACCCCATGTAAATGAGAAATACCTAGATGGACTTCGCGAGGTAGTGGCTGATCTAGCGGGAAATAGCACCTGGAACATGGCTCAACTACGTGAAATCATGGAAGCCCGTCTGATTGATGTTTGGCGTGAATGGTATGCAACCACGTATACTCGTGAAGAGATTAAACCAACAATCGTTTACCGTGAGACCGCCACCATGAATCAATGGGTAGTCGTGGTTAACGGTAAAGATATTGCTGGCCTTGAATATCCTCGTCCATTCAGTGCCAGTCGCTGGTAGTGAAAATATACTGGCGTTGCGATGATATGTAGCTAATTGCTACCATATCGAGGCGGTGCCACTCTCACCCGAGCCCCGCAGACTGCATTGACTTGATATGCTTATAGCACCCGGAAAACCAGAGACGATTAGTGGAAAGTTAATGGTACTGTGGGAAGTCGTTGGGGCGACTAAAGACGCGCGAATCTCGTTATTTGTATCCACTAACAAAGTTCGCATGTAGATGAGGAAGGGACGACGAGACCTTTCCAAAGTCGGCATCAGGTCCTGCCCTAGGGCGGGACTTTATGTTGCATTGTAATACCGGAGATAATCATGGCCAATGGCTATAATCGGTTCGTAAGAACTATTGTAAATTACCAGGACATCCTGGATGCATTGATCCAAAAAACCAATGAAGGTTGGGAATACCATCGAGGTAATATCTCGTCACACGTGTTGATTCGCGAATGTCGTACCGTAGGGTTCTTTGTAGGTCGTCAATGTGGTAGCAGTAGTGCACTCGTTGAATTCGCTACTCGACATCAAGGGGAATGCCTGGCTGTATTCACGGACGATAAAATTCAACGGGGTATTCAGTCTAAGAGTCCAGGCTTGACATTACCGTATCTAATCACTGAAAGGCTACGTAAGTACATTCGTCACCCCGAGCAATACTCGATCCAAAAAGACTTCAATTCAGATATCTCCAAACGGCTAAAGTATCTACTTGTAGACAATGCTTCCTACAATTTAAATCTTCGAGGGATTACTGATAAGGAATTCAACCAATGGGTAGCAGACACCTTTGGAAATGACATCCTCGTAATCCGCTTTAGCTAAAAGTTACTCAAAGGGAATTGGTATGTGGAGATCTCGACAGTCTCTGCATACTCCTTGGATTCAACACTGGGTATCCGCTGCGGGGTACTGCGAGCAGTCACCGGTTTCGGTCCGGTACCGTAGCCATTATTAAAGGAAGCATGGCATGATTGACCAAGACGTAACGATTCCGATTGCACAAAACCATTATCCGATTTACAAGGACTTGAATGTTCAGCCGGAGATCACCGACTCGTTTGGGATTTCTAACGTTCGGTTGATGAACAGTCGCGGTCAAATCTATCCCGCTGCCAAAGTGCAAGTCGGTTACGTAGACAAGCGTAGCCGTACAGAAGGTAAGATATCCATTCGTGGGGACAATGGAGATACACTCAGGCTTACCTTCTGGCTGGTACAGGAAACCGGTATTCTTGCGTTTGATTATCATCCTTTCTTTAAGGGCATGTCGATAGTTGCAACCGTTACCCCATACAACAACAATAGGGGAAGATAATGGAAAGTCAAATGCAACAGGCGATTATTACGCCGCTTATTCAAAAACTATACAACCTGACTTTCAACCCGGCTTTTCGTGGTGGAGCTGCTGCTCCCGAGCATATCAGGATTGACGAAGGGATTGTATTGTTCCCTAATGGTCTTGATATCATTCTCCCCAATGGCCAAGTAAAGGCTATCAAGTGGGAACTGCATGACGAACATCGAGTCACCAATGTTTCGTTCGTTCCGCTGGTGTATTTCAACCGAGCCCACGAAGCTTTGGAGAAATATCTGAAGCACACGGAATAAGATAGCAATGGTCAAGGTAGCCATGTTAGCACTGGTTGCTAAGGTAGGGTTGTTTGGTATTACTAATGTAGAGAAGTCCTACATTCAGTTTGACTCCATGCCCCAATGCCTCAACCACCTAGAAATACAATACAGTAAGTTCAAGAATCTACCGAACGTAGAGATTCAACGCACAGCTACCGCCATGAAAGTTTCTGATAATGGGAACTACACAGTGTACGGTTGGCGTTGCGATGAAAATAAATAACTTACTCAGTATGTAATAGTATACGAGGAAATGCAATCGCCCACTGGGCTAACGATTCTGTCCTCGCAAAGCCAGGTGAGCAAACGCTTGCATTGGTGAGAGGGTTGTCGGTGTTCCCCCACTCTGAAAAAGCAAACCGTCAAATTTCCTTCCGGAATAGCTCAGCTGGTAGAGCAACAAGCTGTTAACTTGTGGGTCACATGTTCGAATCATGTTTCCGGAGCCAAACACTGACTGTTAACAACAGTCACACCGAGCGTAAGGTCAGCAGCCCAAAGCTGGCCGCCTGGGACTGAGAGACTGCGGGGAGCTCAGTATAATAAAAATGCCGCCCAAATTCGGAGAGGTTCCAGAGCGGTCAAATGGAGTCTCCACACCTTCGGTTGATGTATAGACAGATGGCTACTGTCAGGGGTCTGTAACACCCCCGCCTAGGCTAGAGGTTCAATTCCTTCCTTCAACCACCATATAACGAGAGTAGCTTCGGCTACTCTTTTATTCCGTCAAAAGGTTGAATGCATATCTGGCGTGATACACTGTTCTATGTTCCGTCGACTTTATTCCCGATATCGAGTAATCCTAGATTCCCAGTATATCAATGGATGCCGTTGAACAGACGTTGGAGTGCCGTTCTTCGCAATATAGACCACCCTCACCAGTCCGGCCAAGATACCATCTGTGCGGGTAAAGACAACATCATTTACGTCGTTATTAATTACCTCGGAGGCAGCTTGCCTGCACGTCTTATTAAGGTTAGATTAGAAGACCCAATGGACGCCCATGCTGAACCCGTAACTGATCTTAAAGTAGAGTTCGCTACTCCGTACATGCCGACGTTTGAGGTGTATTAATGATTCAGTTTGAATTTAAGAACCCCAATCCACCCGATCGTACAGTTATAAACATTTTCCGTACTCCAGTGGATACCCCAATCCCAGAAGACCCGACAGATTCACCCATTGCAGTATTGGATGGATTTGCTAACTCTTTCAGGGACGTTACCGCAGTTGGTGGGTCGACGTATAACTACCGTATTCAGACAGTGTTCAATAATACCAAGGCCATTAGTCCTCAGTTTACCATGAAGGCAAGTGGTCTATACGGTCCTGGTAGTGAACTGCGCTCGTCAATGAGCCAACATGTCTTCGGTAAGGTTATTGGGGTAACACAAGACCCTCAATTGCCTACGGCTGATGAATTGATCACTGCATTGAATATACCTGGACTGGTGATTGGTAACTGGACCAATAAGTGGACTAAGCTCAATGATCTTAACGGTGATTACTACTACACTGCATTGGGGGGTTACTTACAGATACTGCCAGAGAATTTATATGACGTGCTCACCGAGCTGTCTAGTGGTAAGTTAATCACCATCAACGATTTCACCTATGCTTTCGATATGTCCAATACGGCTGAATACATCATGAACAGTTATTGCGACAGCGATGCCGAGTACTTGGAGAATATAGAGCATGAAGTACGGGGTAAGAGTATCGTTGAAGCCGCTGCTGGTTTCCTTAATGTAGCTGAAGATACGATCGTAGTTGCAAACAGGATTTCCTCCTACGTGACACAGAAGCTATACTCCCGCGCTGGACTGACTAAATTTTATCCTGACAATTTTATCACTGCACCGGATGTGAATACCAGTTTGTATAAAATTTATTGGAAAGTGGCGCTGCGCTTGATCGGTAACGGAGGATAACATGCGCATCCATCTTTATTTAGATCCAACCATTTCTCTAAACTTGCCTAAGGAATATCGACTGTACGTGGCTAACGAGCCATTTACAAAAGATACATTACCGACTGATTGGGTAAGTTATCCAGGTACGATAGGTATCATCGAGTACAATACCTTACTGGGTTTCCAGTATTGGTACTTACTTGAATATGTAATGGATTGGGGAAGCTATTATTCGGATGTTAAAACATTCAGGCATAATGATCCAAGACTTGGAGTATTGGCGCCTTATGGTTTTAGAGAAACGTCCGAGCATAATTCTTTGGTCGCTGTGTCTTGGGCTGGTATTAGACCGCCAAGATGGATTGATTTTACTGATATAACCGGTGACAGGGGTCATGGCATGGATGATGATCTTTTTCGCACTCGGTTAAGAATCTATACCTACGACGATGAATACATCTGCACCAGTATTTACCCGGCTGCCGACGGTTGGTCCGTAACAGCTTTGTATAACTGGAGTTGGTTGGGCGATAGAACCGGTGACCAGAAAGACATGTCCACGGTATTTAGTCCCGAAGCTATCAGCGCATTTGGTGGTAGTGTTATTCAATCGCGCAGTTATAACGGTATTGCTGGCGTAAGAATGTTCTGTTGGTGTCCTACGGTGGATGAGTTCATTAAGTACGTAGGTCCAGCTATCATGATGCGTGGAGATAAAGTACCGTACAGGACCGATTATGGCTATATACAAGATCCTCCTGATGCTTGGTATATAACCTCCACTGAAAGTCCAACTAGACCTGGATACTTTGTCCAAATAAATCTGGTAGGGGAAACCCGTGAAGTAGAGCCAGAATTTGGTGGAAGATTCCATCCGGTAGCTAGGGTTATTTTAGTCTGATGGCATAAACCCACCCATTGCGGGTGGGTTTATATCGTCTACCCAATTATAATAAAGGTTAATCCTATGCAACGATGGATTACTTGAGATCATACTCATGTTTGAAATATTACTTTCGTCAGGAAAAGGCGAGCAGCTACCTTTAACCGGTTTTGGGAGGATAGATAAACTAGGTGATTTAGGAGTAGCGTTAGGAGGTTCATCTTCTTACGTGGATGGTAACACACTGTTTGTTGGTTCTGGTCACCATACTGAAGGTTCAGTAGCAGGGACCGTATTCAGGCAGTATACGTTGGAACCTTTCTCGTATATTGGATCAACCACAGCTGGAACGTTCTCCCCTGGTTTTTCTATCGGCTACCATGTAATGCATAACGGAGAGTTCTTTACATTCGGTGGTATCACCGGATATGACTCTGCGGGTATGGGCGGTACTGGTCTGACCAATAGAATGCAGCGCTTTACTAAGGCAACTGGCGCCAGAGTGAGCACTGTACCTGGGCCATTTTCGTTCTATGGTACAGCGGCAGCTTCTGACGGTGGTACCGACGTAATGATAGCGAACGGTACTTCCAATAACTCTATTAGACTCCGTCCGGCTACTAATGATTGGAAAGCTGGTCAAAACTACGCCGGTGATACACGCTCAGGGCAGCAGCTTTTTTACTACGATGGTTACTTCTACCATTTTGGTGGTTGGAATAATGACAAGGGTGGATTGTATCTCGACGTTTATAGATACAATAATGCAGCAGGTACCTGGGAACAAACGCCATGGATGACGTTACCGGAAGATAAAGGAGTGGTGTGGCAGGGTAACGGATACGTTACTGGCGATTACTACAACTATATTAACGTCGTTAATGGTGAAATGTATGCACAACGATTCCACATTAAAACTAAGCGATTTGCTGAACCACTGAAGTTGAATATCCCTTATAGAAACATCGTTTCCGTTGCACCGATGGGTAATGGGGATATGATTGTCAGTGGTGGTACCAAGGTTCCAATGTCCAGCCAAGGATATTTCTTGAAAGCAAACCTCTTAGAAGATGTCTATCGCATTCGATTAGCCCCATCAATTGAGAAGAACCAATGGACACAGCTAGCCGATATGCCTGCGGGTCGCCGGAGTGCTGTTGGGGTTGAGAGTGCTGGTAAATACAGGGTTCTTTACGGATCTACTGGCGCGGTGGTAACAAATACCAATTACAGTTACGATCCATATACGAACACATGGAGCGAAGATGCTGTCCAAGGACCAGGAAGGCATGAAACCGCTGGTGCAACAATAGATGGGAAGACTTATATTTTCAGTGGATCTAATTCTTCACCGGATATGTTTGCATACGACCCCAGTGTAAATACCTGGAGTTCAATTACTGATGGCGCAATGCCCAGTTGGAGAATGGGTCACTGCATGGCTTCTTATGGACGAAGTCTTTATATGTTCGGTGATAGTGGTCCAACTGACAATGCCCTTTATCAGTACAATCTGGACGGTACTGGAAATAAATGGACTAAACCATCGGTTTCTGGTTCCACACCCCCACCACGCAAGAATGGTCGGATGGCTATTGCTGCGGGTAAACTAGTCTTGGCATTTGGTTGGTTGAATGGAACTACCATGTCGAGGGATGTCCATGTACTGGATTTGAATACCCGTGTATGGACAAAGCTAGCCAATGTCCCCACCGCTATACAGGCAAGAGTTTCGTTTGGTATGGCGTCAGTTGGCAATAAGGTTTACATTGTCGGTGGTGCTTCAGCTTCACAAACGTTCAGTGATTTCTGGGAATATGATGTGGTTGCTAATACATGGAAACAACTACCTGATCTACCTGTAATTGGTAACGACATTTCGTGTGCATCTGTCAATGGCATGATATATGTGTCGGGTGGCGTACAGCCTGGGAACGTTATACAGAAAACACTGTACGTGTATAACCCTAGTTAATGTGGTCAGATACCAGCAGCGAATAAAGGGAGCCTTCGGGTTCCCTTTATGCCGGATCTAGCCAGAATAACGAACTGTGGTCCATTGCGTCATTGTAAGTAAAACTATACTCAGTGTATTACCATATGTGACTAGGGTATTGCGCGTGGTATCTATCTTCCTAACTTGGGTTGATTGGATGCGAAAAGTGCACTCGTTCTACCTAGTCACATATTGCCGTTATAGCTCAGCTGGTAGAGCAACTGACTTGTAATCAGTAGGTCGACGGGTTCGAATCCCTCTGACGGCACCATATTCAGAAATTTAGTCGTAACGAAGAATCGGGGGTTCAACACCCTCGGGCGGCCCACCTTCGGGCCGGTAGTTTACGCTGGTTAAAACATCGTTACGACTAATGTACAATGGAAGCGTGGCCGAGTGGTTTAAGGCACCTGACTTGAAATCAGACGGGTCCAAAGGGCCCCTAGAGTTCGAATCTCTGCGCTTCCGCCAAATTGGCGACACTGTTAAAGACTGGGCCCAAATGCTATCACCCCCGACCTATTAACAGTTGTCGCCTCCTAAATGTGCGCTGGCAAAATTCATTACTGATGAGCCTAGCTGTAGGGTAAAACCAGTCGAAAGAGTGGACGCAGGTACAGCCGCACGGGGTAGTCGCAAGACTACCTTTATGCCCTCAAACAGGACGGGAGTAATCTATGAAATTCAATAAGCTGGAAATCGCTCGTAAGTTCAACGGCATTATTCACAAGGCTACGAACTATCGGGTAGAACGACTGACCCTCACCCCAGGGAACGAGATGATTCGTGCTGGCGGCGGTCGCAATGAATACCGCCCGTTCTTCCGGATAGACCTGTGGACTAAAGCGTTCCGCATCACTCCGCGGTAATAAAGACATATCCTCATAGACATGCAATTATATGAGGTTGATGCTTGCATCAGATACCTTGGTGGTAGGGTAGTTGGAGGAACAGTCCAACTACCTTGCCTATGCCCTGTTGGCGTGAGGTATAACCATGTTTATCGAACTCGCCTCGAAGAACAGCAAAAAGAAAAAAAAGACATAGACCCCTCTCCCGAAGGAGAGGGGTTTTATGCCGTTAGTCGACGATGTCGTAACCTTCATTGGCCCAGGCGCGTTCATTGATATTGGTCCATGCGAACTTGCCGTCGTGGGTTACACGATAACCACTGGTCCGCCCAACAGGATCAACCAACAGTACCACTACACGACCAGGTGCAGTGGAGAGAGCCGGGTTATGCATGTAGGCAAGCTTGGACCATGGCAGTGCTGCACGCATTGCTTGGAAATGATCGACCGTAACTTTCTCCATGTAGAGACGGAACAGACGGTTCATTTCGTTGAACAGCGGGCAGCTCGGATCGATCACCCAGGGCGACTCACCTTTGGCGATTACATCCTTATCACGCAGGATGTGTTCACCGTAGATGCAGGTGAGATCGGTTTCGCCTTCCACCTGGACAAAACCATTGGTGGTTTCCGTACGTACCACCTTACGGCGTTCAATACCGTTCTTGGTTTTACGTTGGACAGTCCATGGCATATGTAGTAGTTCACTGGCCTTAGCGAAACGATGACTGATGGATTTGATATCCACCAGTACGGTAGCGATCGGTAGTTCAGGGTGTTCATTAACACGACGATAGTTAGCGAAGTGTTCCCGGTCAGCCGTGCAGAGGATATAGCCGTCGTGGGTTACCTGTTGGGATTCCACATCGACTTTGATATCGAGTATCCCCAGCTGAGGGTGATCGATTTGCAGGAAACCATTCCGTGCAGAAATGACTTCGAAAGATTGCAGACGCGGGCTTACCAGGCTGGAGCCAATGCTGGTCAGTACTGCGACGCTTTTGCCGTTCTTACGGCGGAAGTTAACATAATCGGCAAGAATACCCATGTTGTAGTTTCCTTTTGGTTGATTAAAGTTTGATCAGGTGTTTCGGATGTACTGCTCGCCATTTCGAGAAGTACTCGTTGATTTCTTTCTTGGTAAGGTAGATCTTACCGTTGTCTGCCCAGCACCACCCAGCAATGATGGTTTGCCCCCCTTTTGGTCGTTCGCGGATGCCAATCACCCAATCGACATCATGGCTATCCTCGATATCCTTAGGCGGGTTGTAGGCCATGGTGATCTCTGGTTTCATGAGTTGGTCTCCATCGGAGATCATGTAACCTTGGTTCACCAGCCGGATAATCGCGTTGCAGCGCTCCACGCAATAAAGCGCTGCCTGATAACTGCGCTCATTGGCGAAGAACTCACGTTTAACCTTCCGGATGTTCAGTTGTTTTGGCACGGTTAAAGCCCTGGAGTTGTTGGAGCAGGAAAGCGTTGTAACGAGTGGTGGTCGCCTTGTTGTCTCCATCGTTACTACGCAAGACAACGCACGGATACCAAAACTCAGTACCACGATTATTTACTACCACTGCCATGGAATGTTCGAGGCGCCAGACTTGGCCACCCTCGTTCTCACTGATCCAATGGAAAGCTTGATGCATATTGAAACGCATCAGCTTTTCGAGACCAGATTGATCGCAGACGAGCATGACGTAGGCGTTATCTACGCCGAGATCATCCGGGTGACCCTCACAGCAGTAACGAGTAGTAACACCCTCGATACGGTTGAACTCCTGAATAATCGGGAGCATTTCCGGATCAATGGCATAATTCCCACTACAGGCATTATCGGCGGATTCACGGAACATTTCCCAGAGAGCGGTTTGGTCTTCGGGAAGATACGGCTTATTGATGAAGATCATTAAAAAATTCCTTTTGTAAGGTTGTAAAGAGCGTGTATAACGCACGCTCCGATGAAACCCCAGCACAGGTAGCGCTGAAGGAGATCTTTGCGCATAGCGCTTTGTTGGCGCTTTAAACGCTCCTCAGGTAAGCTTCTCATCGGTGTACAACTCCTGTAGTGTTTTCACCGGCGCTAGGTCCACAAGTGCCGAATCCTTTGCGATCTTATTTAGAATATGTCTACGCTGCCTATCCGACAGCAGGATATCCTTGGTCAGTTTGCCAGTAGGGCGATGCCAATGATCGAAGCGACGTCCCAGGCCTGGATAACGAGACATGCCGAACACCATCAGTTCCAACGCAGTGAAATTACGACGGAGCAGGTGACGGTTGTAACTGTTGAGGAAGGCAGAAGGCTGGCCAAAGACCGCCGGACCTACCTTAGCCAAGCTCTCTGGGTGATAAATATTATCGATGACCTTGTAGGTCCCCTTATCCGGATCAATCTCCATGGTCATTTCGATTAGGCCGCCATCCTCATTGATGAAAAGGTGGGTGGTCTCAGGGGACAATACGCCTATCTCCGGCCAGGCCACTGCCGTATCGGAAATACAGCGCAGGTCGATCACGACTTCAGAGTTGAGTAGGAACATTACCCGATGTTGATCTCGGGTGTCACCAACTAACGTGTAAGCAGAGACGGTACGACCATAGAGCTTATTGTTGAAGGTGTCCGCCCCTTTGGGGAAATTTATTTTGCAGTCGAGTTCAGAATAGTACTCGACATCCTTACCATCTACCTTTCGATAATGGTCGTGGGTAGCAGTGGTGATCTTATCTACCAGCAGATTCTCACCATCATAAACAACAATCGACATTATAAGCTCCTCTTGTATATTTAAGGGCATAAACCCCGCCCGGATGGGGCGGGGCTATGCTGGTTTCGAATACAGACGTTTTCCTCACTGGCCAGTGCGAGCCTGCTTAGGGCAGCCTCTAAGGAAAACGAAAGCGCTACTCTGATGGGCCGGGGCGCCTTTGGCCTTCGGAAAGTACACCACGTCGTAACTTCGCTAGTCATACCAGCCAGGTAAGACATCACGCTTCGGCTTGCAGCTTGGCGAGCTGCGCTATAGCGTCTCTCCTCTATACGGAGAGACCACCCCTCACACCGAAAGCAGAGGGTTGATAAGTGAGGCCACAGGTGGCACCCTAGTTTAGGCGACGGGAAGCCCTAGGGGAGATGGTCCAGCTGTAACCTCGGTCTAGTTGGGAAATGTTTCCACGTATATCATTACGCTGCGAGTAACTTTTCCCAACCACGTTTTTCCATCTCAACCTGCTTAGGATCAAACAGATTGTATTCCAGCAGAATCTTGCACACGCGTTCTCGTACCAGATTCACGACTTGTTGCTCAGTGGTAACCGATTTCCCAATAGAGGGGAACTGCCACTGAACGTTGGCACCAGTCTTGTCGCACACGAACTTGATCATCGGTCGCTCGTCTGCTTCGACGATTCCGTTGATGATCATGAAGTCAATAGCTTTACCGAATCCACGTGATTGACCAACGGTCTCTGTGAATGCTCCTTCCCGTCGTTTTTCCGGACGAGCATTCTTCACGTAATGTTGACGCAGTGCAATAGTCAACACTTGTGGAGGAAGTACGGTAAAAGTAACTTGAATATCGCGGGCCATTATGAATCCTTACAGCTTGACCTGAACTTCGACGTTTACCGATTCCACGCTGGGATTTCCTGCGCGTTTGGGAAGTTGGCTTTTGGCGAAAGTCAAACGTCCAGCAGCTTCACGTTGTTCCAGGATCGCCTTATTAGCTTGAGCGGTATAGTACCAACCTAGTTTCTCACTCATCTTGCGTCGAATCAGGTCGTGCAACATCTCTTCGGTGTAGTCATGTAGACTCAGTTCCGGAAGATCGAGCACAGCTGTGGACAAGGTATGTTCTTCCCCTTTAAAGAGTACAGAAGGGATAGGACCAGTGATGGCCACGTAGCCATTCATGACAGAAAAATCTTGGGCGATTACTTTGGCGCCGGTACCGAACGCATTACCATGAACCATATCACGGCAACCTTGATCGGACATTCCGTTGTATTCACCAGCCATCAAACGTAGAACGGTGATCAATTCATCGTACTTCAAGTGATAGAAAGTCAGGTTCAATTCTTGTGTCATTATAAGCTCCAAATTTTAAAGGGGAAATAAACCCCACCCGAAGGTGGGGCTTACATATTACAATTACTCTACATCAAAGCTCACTCAAGGCTTTTCAGTGGAGCGGGGGTTGACCGATTGATAACCCCTGATGGGTTGTTGGGACTCGAACCCAACATGTTCTAGCGAATGTTGTTAAACATTCTTAACCGTATTGTCGAAAGAGCATCGTAAAGGAAATACTCACGCATAGTATTGCGCAATTAGTCCTCTGTAACTGGCAGCTCATTCCGGATCCAATCCAAGTTTACCGGCAAGGCCTTTTCTTCTTTGACCTTGATATAAACGTGAGTGGTTTGGCCGATATGTTTAACCCCTTCGACGAAACCGCCTAGGGCCGCTGCGTAAAGCTTGCACAGCCGGTGAACGAATGCCTCTTTAACTGAGGGTTCATAATTCTCCGGTCTGGCTTGCTGGGGTACCTCGTCCCACCAGATATCGATTTGATACGATGGTCGGTCGCTGTACTCACGATGGTACGAGAACTGATGGAGCGACGCCAGCTCGGTTTCTTCACCAACGTAGTCCATCAGGCTTTCATGTGGTTCCCTTGCCAACTCGCTGAAGTTGACCTTTCTCCAACCACGAAGTAGGTCAACGACAACAAGCTGTGAAGACACTTACGCATACTCCCGGCGATTAGCGCGGTTACGAGTACGCTCCACCACCTTGTGGATGATGATATCATCGGCTTCCAGATCACAACCGATCAATTCCGGATACAGGGTATCCAAATTGGACGAGATCAGGAGCTTGGCTTCATCCTCGTCGATATAGTTGTAAAGGATGATACCGCGATGGTACAGGAAACCAGGGTAGTCTTGATTGCGAATGTTCACCGTGAAGAAGAAGCCACCATAGGACATGATTTCCTCATTGACTTCCTCACGATACACATCCAGTTGGATATTGTTGTTGAGGTAGCACTGGAGGAACTCGTTATGGGGTGCACAGATCTGGATCGAACGTTTATGACCCGAGACGATCGATTGCAGGCTGTCCATCAGACGGTCGACGTTGCTAACCATCTCGACTACGTCAGTAAGCAGGTGAATCGCGTCCAGGAAACGTTCACGAACCTGATTGGATTCAGACGATGTCCAGTTGCGTTGTTCAAAACCAGGCATGACGTTGATACCAAACCATGCAAAACCGTTGGCATGTTTTACCTTCACGCACAGATGCGGAATGTTGTCAGTACCTGATTGGTGATTAACAGTGTAATCGTTGATTCGTTGTACGATCAATGTAACAAATGGAAGATTTACGATTTGTGCAGACATGTGCTTTCCTTTTAATTCATTAGAAGTGGTATCACCTCAAAGATAATACCACCCCTGTATATTTTAGTGGCGGGTGAAACCGCGATTCAGGCAAACACCCATAATGGAATTGATCATGAACTCATTCATGATTTCAATTGCATGATCGACATTGTTGAATTTGGCGACCACATCCACAGTGAAGTTCTGCTTGTTAAGGCAATCAGCAGCATTCTGGGTAACGAAGCTGTGAAGCAGTTTATTGCTGTGGGCCATGTAGGTTTGTTTGGTATTGTTGAGATAACCAAGGAACATAGACAGAACCAATTCCGGGTTAGGGGTAGCGCCACGAGCTTTCTTCAGGAAGTAATTGCCGGTGCGGCGATGACGGCATACGTACACATACCCACAGACGTCCCCACGACGGTTAGGTGCGGTACGAGCCAGTAGGACATCCATATCTTCCAATTCCCTGCGGAGCGAGTCAACATCGATTTCCCGCGCCGTTGCATAGATATGCAGTTTCTGACCATCATCAACCAAGTCCTGGAGATTCTTCGGTAGATTCTTACCAGACTTGAAACGATTAAAGACCGCTTGCGGATCTTTGGATTCCCCCAGCCATACTTCACCAGTGATGCTGGTTACTGCTGCAAAGGTAATGGACTTACCTTTCGGAGCAGTTTGAGTATTGGTATAGTCGGCCATGTAGCGACGCAGAACGTAGCTGGTCATTTCGAAAGCTTTGGTCTTCAAGTCCTCGAAGAACATATCGGTGGTGCTCCTTTCTTTCTTTGGATTCTCTTCTTTTTCCATTACCGGCAGTTCATTATCAAGCCCACGCAGGAATTCCAACATGGTGGGATCTGCCTTAGTTTCTGGCTGCTGTGCGACTTCTTCGATTGCTTGCGGTTGTTCAGCAGCCTGTTCGACTTCCCTTTGAATGTCGAACTGACGAATACGAGCCATTACCTTATCAACCAACCATGCACTCATTTTCGTTCCCTTTTGATCTTTGAAGTTTGCGGACATAAAAGCCTTTCGGCCTGAGTCCAAGATTTTTGTTATTGAACAGCCAGAGTTCCTTCCTAAAACATTAGGAACTCTGGTGATTTTTTACACGAGCTGCTTTAGTGAACCAGTTGAGGAGATAACGCGCGGCAATTCGTTTCTGTACATACGACTGATGCCGTGCGTCGCGATAGTGTTCTGGGTGGCTAGCCACCCAGTCCAATTCCCATTTTAGCAGTTTGTTCATACCTTTCACTCTCAGGTGGTAGGCGAGAGTTCTTCTGCAACGTCGTCCATGGTCGATACCCATTCGATGGACTTACCGAATATCGACTTCAGGATAACTTGGTTAATGACCTGCGATTGGCTTTTCAGCACAACCACTGCATCCCAAGCACCGACCTGCTTGAACAGATCACCTTTGGGTTTATAAGTAACTTTGTATTCCAGTACGCCAGGCTCACGCTTGGTTACTGTTAGATTGACGAAGGTCACATCCTCGTAGTCACTCATGATCGAACCGAGTGGTGAGAATTGACCCAGGATTTCATGAAGAAGTTTGATGCGTTTGTTCAGTTCCATGATCACGCTCCAGTTGCTCAAAGATGGGGACGTAGTTGTGGTAGTTCGTCAGCACCCACTCTTTCGAATGATGCTTCGGAGTAGCCCCCAACAGTTTGGTGAAGGTCAGCAGGTAAACCAGCTGAGCCCGTTTATAGTCGAGACCACGGGAGACCCAGTAGTCACGATACTGCTCGGACTTATCGCCGTGCGCGGCAAGCATACCCATGCACGAGTCGATATAAAAGTCCGAAGAACCCTGGAGCGCAGCGGCTACGAAAAGATCTGCGTACTTCAGGGCATAACGGCAATCCTCTCGGATTAGATTGATAGACATAATTTAACTCCTTGGGTTATCAAGCTTGTAATGTAGGCTTTAAATGGATTTGAATATAAAGAGAGGCCCGAAGGCCTCTCTGTTTATGCTACTTTAGGTAGGGCGCGAATCATCGATTCTGGACAGGTCCGGTTTTCACTGAAGGCCGCCATGACATCGCAACCTGCAATGGGCCGGAAACGAATATCCGTAGGGACCTCGTAATCCGGGAACATGAGATTGATGTACTCACGTACCTCCGCATCTTGGAACAACGGGATCTCGACCATGTAATCCACACGACCCTTACGAGTCAATGCAGCGTCCAGGTTTTCTGGATGGTTAGTAGTCATGATAACCATCGTTTCATCCAAAGGAACGATCCCATCGAGCGCATTGAGCAGCGCCGATAAAGTCAAGCCTGAACTCGTATCAAACTGTACACCCTGATCGCGCTTAACCAAAAGCTCAGCGTACCGTTGACAAATTGCGTAGTCATCAATACTGACGGGGCCCATCTGGTAGCCCTGGCTTTCAATCTCATCACGAACACCACCCATGCTGACACTGAGACCGGCAGGCTCGTGGCTAAGGTCTGCCATAATGGCAACTTTATCGATAGCTACGTAGCGCTGGACACTGTTCTCATACTCCTGCATGTCCGGAAACAGATGGCCGATATACTCCAGCTTATATTCACGTTCCATTCGCTTAATCTCGTTTTCCAATTTAACGGGATCAGAAGACAAGCGATCTTTGACAGCAGGTGTATCGTCAAAGTCCTCGATGAGTAGGATGTTCCCTTTAGGCAGCGTCAGGAAAGCTCGCCGCAGGGTATCGTTCGACATGGCTGCCAAAGACATCGTGCTGACATTTTTATTGTAGTGAGAAGCGAATGCTTTAGCCAAAGACGATTTACCTGTACCCGGTGGCCCGTGGAAAACTACCGTGAACTTGTAGGGTAGCCCACGTTCATCATACCACGCGCGTCCAGAATAGAATTCCTCCATTCGACGCATCAGTCCAGCTTTGATCTCATTGTTCAGAACAACGGTTGATAGATCACGTTTGGTGACTTCAATCTCGTTGCCCCAGCGATTGCCGTCCCAATGACAGATCGTCAGGCCATTCTTCTTTCGCTTAACACGGTACTCTTCCACCATGTCTACCAGGAGCTGTTTATCACGTGTCAACCCATGGATCAGAATCTCCTGCTTATCTACGGCAGATTGGTTACCGTCGATCCGAACTTTATTAAACCAAAACAGTCGCCCACGGTACATGAAGAAGTGTAAACCGAAGCCAACCCCAATCGTTGGTTTTCTCTCATCGGACGATACCCAGTCGTCAACTGTGTTCGCACTGAGTCTTCGGTTATACCCAGCCAACGGTTGCTTCTGATACCACTCCATGAAAGCATCGAAGTTTTTCTCGTTAAACTGATTCCCCACGTTGGTGATATGGAGCGTGGATATCAACTGCGACTTAATCGCGTTGATGGTCTTCCTCGGAATGCCCCGAAGGACACTCCAGAAGAAAGCACCAATCCCCGCTCCAATTACACCCCCCATGACCATGTTCTTCTGACTGATTGTCATGAACAGGTCGTAGTAATGTATCAATGTTTCCATGATTATACCAAACGGTCTCCAGTCAACATCGGGAAATGTTGTCCACAAATGGTGTATTCCCGTTCTAGGAATATCAGGTTATGGTTTTCGAAGATCTCTCCCAGATCCTTGCCATAGATCTCAGCACCACCATCCTTGAATAACACCAATACATACACGTCAGACATGATCATGTTGAACTTGTACTTTTGGTTGTTTTCGTAGGTGGGGTGGAAGAGGTCATGTAGGAATCGCGCCATCGAACTGTTAGCGATCGTGGTTACACCTTTTTGCTTCAATGCGTAGCGCACCTGCTTGGCAACGTAGCGCATCTTGGAATGCTCACCAAACACAGCAATGGAATCTACGTTACGATCTCTATGGTCACCCCATCTTTCGCTAGCCACCACTGTCCCTTCTGGAACACGGATACCCACGTGACCACAATCAGGAGACAACAAAATCTTATCCTGACCAATCAGTACATGGGTAAGAGCACACTCAGGTTTTGTGATCTGGATGCGCAATCCGGCGCGTTCGCCCAGTTGTTTTTCCAATGCTTCGAGGGACTGCATTACTTCGTGGTACTGGTTGAAGAAAGCATTGTTTTGGAATTGCTCCAACTCAAAGTAGTTCCAGCTACCATGGAAAGGCACATTATAGCTAGCTACATAATCTCGATTGATCTTTTCTTCGAGTTCTTTGAACCAGCCTCCAAGGAATTCTTCAACCACGAAACCCAGTGGATTAGCAGCGACCAGCTCACGGTCGTATGACAGAGAGAAACGGTATTCGGTACGACGATTCATTGGAGTCTCCTGTTATCGATTATAAATGGATGGACCCCGGTCATTTCTGACAAGGGTCCAATTCCATTACATAGCAAATGCTTGGTTGTAGCTGTAGACGTCATGCATTACGGTCCACATCGGGGCATGCGGCGGGGATTCCGTACGGCGCAGCCCTTTGACCAAAATGTCTTCCTCCAACCCATTAGCCAAAGCAGTCATTCGCACCGCAGTAGCTTGAGGATTAGCGAACACCATGTTGATGCCTTGCTTGGTCAAGCGTGCCACGAAGCCATCTTCAGTGATGAAGTGAACACTACTAGACCCCATGCGTTTCATGGCCTCATGGATAACGTTTTGGCACAGACGACCGCGGTTGTGGATGATGTTCCATTTCAACCAACGACGCACACTACGAAGGCTATTATGTTCGCCTGTGAGCAGGATACGCTTGAGCTTGGGTCTGATTCCAGGAATCGGCAGGTGTACATCTACCTTGCGAATGTCCAGTTCGTAAGAGTCACATTCCGGACTCTTAAAGATGCGTAGGTTACCGTTATAGCTCAGTGTATCCATCGCTTTGAAAATAACACGGACGAACGTGAAGTCGTGATAGCCAATATCTTGTGCTATCAGTTCCGATTTCATTACTTCCAGGTTTTCAGTATAACGATGTCTAGCCCAGTAATATCCAGCATTGGGGCGAATGAGGTAGAGACCATCACCACCTTCCTCATCTTCAACCATTTCCAGGTTGAAGAAAGGATCAGGGAGCGACTCATTATGTCGATCGACCATGTTGTACAGGTAGATCATGTGTTCGGGGCTAAGTGGGCGCGGGATAGCGATTACTGCTACTTTGTCAGTCATTGGAATGCCTTAGTAGTTATTTACAGAAACGTTGAGATTGGGGACTTTGTGTTCGGCAATGTTGCGCATCGCACGAATATAGTCTTTCCGGAGTTGGTCCCATTCATCCCACAGTCGCTCAGGGTTCTCAGCGACCTTGGTACAGTCTCGTTGAGTGAAGTGGTTGGCAATGAGATCCATCATGAGCCAGTTGGATTCGTTCTTGCTTTCCATGATGGACATTTTGGTTTGATCGATCTTAACGACCACCCCATTTTCAGTGATAGCTAGCAAGTAGGCCTTATCCCCACCACTTGCCATCATCAATGCCATGGCTTTCTTAATGTCCCGTACACCAATGTAGGTACGCGTGCGCATTTCGTTACGCAGGTATTTGTAAGCGCTACGCACAGCAATAGGATTACCACAGATCTGAAGTTTCAAGATCTTGGGGTAACCGTCAATCGGGAGATACCAGCTCTTGGGTTCCAGAGAACGACACTCAGCACGTTCAGCGTCAGTAAACGTGTAGAGGCTACCCCCAACCGTCACGAACGAATAGATGGTGTCAAGCGGTACTTTGTACGCGTATACGCGTACAGAAGAATGATTTTGTTGTCTACTGCGAATGCGGTACACGAGGGCAGTCAGATGCTTAACCCAACTACCAGCTGGTTCACGCAGAGCAACCTTCGTGGGACGGATAACGAAATAGGTATTATCGTTGTCATCTTTACCCATCAGGATGATTTCCAGCAGATCTTGCAACCGTTGAGCATGGATATACTCCAATGCGACTTGTTGCTCATCCCAACCAGTGAAGATTATAACAGAGGGGTCGGTGATCTCGTTTTGCATTTTTGAATTCTCTTATTGGGTGAATGCACTCACATGTACCACCATGAATGATCCTTGGAGGATCACGATCTGGCATTGTTGCTAGTAGGGTTACATGTTTGATTCCATTATTAAGGATCTCCTCTTGAAGTCGATCCCAGGTGTATTCCGGTTTACATTTAGACATCGGGTATACCTTCGGTATAGCTGTAGATGTTTATATAAGAGAAGAATAAAGAGGGGCACTCAGCCCCTCACCTTATTCTGCTTATGGGTAAAATTCTACATCCTCTTCTTTACCTTTCTCAAGGAAAGAGAGATGGATACGACCTCGATTATCTAACTGATGACGATCAATGTAGATCGTCTCATAACCACCAGGAGCAAAGAACTCCTCCATACGAATGAGGCTATGCAATACACGCATAGACTTACTAGCCGAGTAGTAGCCAATAAGCTTCTCATCACGGATAATCTGACAGGTAGTAGGATCTTCAGCGAATACCAGAATGTATTCGTCCTTGATCCCATCGTGATGTACAGGTTCCTTTACCACAAGACCCATGCGCAAAACGGACTCCATCAGGCTATCGAAACGACGACTAGTATTCACCCGCACAATCAACGTATTCATATCAACCTCTACCGTTTGAGATAAATGCTAACGTTGGAATTTCCTTTTAGAAAATTTCGTTGAATTCATCATCCAGACGAGCATGGATCCAATTAACGAACCGCTCCCGGATGTCAATCATCTTGTCGTAACGACAACCTGGCTGACGTTTCAACTTCAACCGAAGATTGAAAGTTACTTGATGTGAAGCTGAACAGATGAACAGCTCAATGAATGCGGTCTTCTTCTGTGGAGTAAAGCGGATGGTCATTACCCACCCATTGCTCAGACAACGATCGACATATTCTTCATCGATGGCTGTTTCATTGGCCATGTATTTGATTACGTCTTCGATATACAGTCGTGCATCCGTGGGTGTATCAAAGCCCAAGTCCGACAAAGCGAATGGCGAACCAGTCCCAAAACGAGAAGCCTGATGAACGACCAAATCATCGAACTCGTAACGCTTACACATTGTATTCTCCTAGTGATGGCATAAAGCCCCCGTAGGGGGCTCTACGCTTAGATATGGTAAACTTTCGTAACGTCCCGGTACTTACGGAGTAGTTGAGACAGATCGACGTCCATAGGCGCTTGTGTGATCGTTACGCAACGACCTTTGAGCACGGTACGCATGTCTACTTGCTCAACACTGACATTGTGAACAGTCTTACGAGTAGTCCACTCAGTATCAATGTTGTTGTACGGGTTCTTGTTCTTAACCCAACCATCCGTTTCACGAAATGGAATAGTGTAGCAGTAAAGCTCCATCTGTAACCATTGCGTGATATCAATCGGCTTCTGGCAGAAAACCCAGATATTCCCATCGATCGTGGTGAAACGATCCGAGTCATAGTTCTTCTCAGTAGCTGAACCGATCCCTAGGTCGTACGCTTCCTCCTTACTGGTGGTTGCGTAGAGATTAAGGTTAGACTCAACACCATCCCACACCGATAGTTGACCAGAGCGTTTAAACCCTGGCATAAGTTCCTTCTGTTTGTACAGGGAACCATGATAAAGAAATTCTGGATTTTCCATGGCAATTAATCAGGCTGCTGTGAATATATCATCAAGCTTAGTTTTGGGCATTGATTGCAGCTCCAAACCATGGCTGATGATTTGATCTACCACATGGGGCGGATAAATATCGGTAATCTGCTTGCGTTCATGCCGAGCCGCAACCAGGCCATCATAGAACAACCACCCATTTTGAGTCACCGGGTAGATGATTGCACGTTTGACTTTCGCCAGCTCGAACAGGTCATCACCTTTGTGCGATTTAGCTCCTTGGAGCAAGCGAGCTACTTCTTCAGCGGTTTCCTTTGCCTCTGCATAGACCATGATAGTGGAATACTGGACCGGCTCAGCCGCTTCACCCGTGATGGTGTAGGCGCCGTTCATAGCACCACTGGTGCAGCAATGGACGGAAGGCATTTCATTGAATGACCGTAGCTCAACCAGGTTCCAATGGTAGTACATCGGCTGTTCCCGCATGACCATCATGTCTTTACGCATAGCGCATGTGCCAGTCGGGGTTGCGCGCATGCCAGTGATACTACGAACGAGATCCCATTGATTCATTACAGATTCCTTATTGCAAATTGGCATAAAACCTACTTACCTCCCACCATTAGGAAGGTAAGTAGGATCTCACTTAATCCTCGATGTTCGCGAGGAATGCTTCGTCTACCCGAGGGGCCATGTAATGCGGTACGGCTACAGGTTTGAAGCTGGGGTAATGAATCGACATATACTTGTTGAACGACCGAATATAGTACTCACCGCTCGTACCTTGGAAAGCGATACGAATGTAAGAACGAGTACCCATCTGATCGATCTTACCGTTCCAGTAGTGCGCAAAGTCGATATCCGTTTTGGATTCACGAGCTATTTTCAGTACGTTTCTGGCTCGGTCATTTACCATGCGGTAGTAGTATTCGTGAGTGGGGTCATACCGCTCCCCACCCGGTAGCACTTCAAACAAAGCAGGGAGATGATGGGTAAGCAACATTTCCCGTTTACGCTCCTGCGCCTCCAGCCGTTTGAGTTCCTTACTTTTAGGCATGATGTTCCTCCAACACACCTTCGGTATTCAGATAGGTATCTTGGTTCAGGTAGCGATGAACGGTATCGCGGAAGCGAGTCCATTCATCCGTCCAGTCATGTTCCTTTTGATCGGAACGACGCCACAGGGAGTCATCACTGTCGAAGGCCGGTACTTTCATGACCTTCTTCCAACGGTTACGGCTGTCACGCAGGGACGCGGCATGGGAGTGGCGCTGCATCAACTTGGTCATGTGTTCGTCCTCGCTGGTGATGCTGCGAGGGAAGCCGTCGACGGTAACGTTGAGTTGGTTGGCAACCAGAGCAATTTCTTGCGCTACTTGTCCCCAGGAGATCACATGGATGTACATATATTCATCGGACATACCACGTACGTAGCGATCCCCTCCTGGAGTATAGGACATGTATTTCGGGAAGAGTTCTTTCACCAGAACACGGTACATCGGGTTCTGGATGAGGACCATGATTTTCTGCGATTTGGTTTCGTTCATTTTGTATGTTCCTGTTATTTGTTGATAACCAGATGACCGTAGGCGAGGTTGATGGTCTTACGGAAATGTTTCCATTCCTCAGCCCATTCATCGTGATGTTGACGAGCGCGCCGCCAATCCGAATCAGGGACGTTGAGACCCAGTTCCTCCAGAACCTGTTTCCAGGAGTTACGGAGTTTGCGCAGATTGGCCGCTTGGGAATAGCGGATCATCAGCAGCTCAACGGACTTGTCGTACTGGTGATGGAAAGGCATTCCGTCGATGCGGATGCCGAGTTCTTCAGCGAGCTTACATAGTTCACGAGTTTCAGCAGCCCAGGCCATCAGATGCAACTGACGATCGATGTTGGTATAACCCTTACTGTAGTTATGCCCACCAGGGGTATACGACATCCAGAGGGGGAACTTAATCCGCAGATAGTGTTGGTACAGTTCGGGTTTTTCGTCGGCCAGCCTGCGGATGGCGTCGGCATGGTTCTGTTGCATTATATTTTCCTTTTATGCTGCCTGAAGAATACCCTGTTTCAGGGCTTCGTTTTCGAAAGATGCGATCAAGTGAGCCGGATACCCACGTTCACGCACACGTTTGATCAAACGACCGATGGGACGGTTACGTAGGGTTTCCAAATCATCGTCCGGCCAATGACGACCAGACAGACTGACCTGAGCTTCTATCGAGCGAGCATTGAGTTCAATCGTTGCTTTGATGAAATCATCCCAGTTGGTGAAGCCAGGCATCTTAGGTGCTTTCATCGCCCACTTCGGGAAATGCTTGAGCATGTAGTCCCGACGCAGTTGATTCAGTCTTTGTTCTTTTGTTTGAATCTTCACTACCCCAATGGTCATTGCAAATTCCTTATGCTTTGATTTTACCTACCGTTGCGGTGATATGTTGTTTCAGATCTCGGATAGCGGCGCGAGTCTTACTTTCATCAACCATGAAGGCGTCATCCATCGTACCAAAACGCATGTTGTAAGTACGTGCCATTCCTTCACGTAGGTCATTCAGGTTATTACCATGCAACAGGAAATCAAACTGCTGTTCCGGAGCCCAACTCATGAAGGTATCGTACGATTTGGAACCGGTCAGAGTGATACCCATCTCGTTGCAGATACGCGTCATGTGTGCTAAGGCTTTAACAGCATCCTTAGACGAATACAGGTGATCACCACAGAGGAGCCAGTATTCACCGCCCGGTAACCGACGGCTCAGTTCAGGCATGTGATGGCGCATGTAACTAAGGGCGTTACGTTCCTTAGCTTCAGTACGTTTTTGTTCTTTAGATTTAGCCATCGAGGCGACCCTTCAAGTTGTAATCCACTTTAAATTCCATATCCACGTCGCTCCAAATCGGAGCGTACTCAGGAATGGAAGTACGTCTTCCAATGTAACGGCGGAAATGCATCTTGCCAGTCTCCCCGTGTGGGTTAAACTGGACATACCACAAGTGATCTTCAGCAATCACGTAATGACCAAATGAATTGTTGTTACGCAATTCGAGAAGGGCCCGCGTATTTTTACTGAGGACATCGGCAATGAAGCGAGCATATTCGTCAACTTCCGACGAGTCAAGGAAGCTAGGTTTCATGACTTCAGCAACCCACGCTTGGGCTTCTTTGAACAGAGCCTGTTCTTGTTCGGAAGGATTCCGTGGGAGATGGATGCTGATGGCATCCTTATCTTCAGCAACTACCACGTCACGTTCTTTCAGACCTTCCCAGATCTTAGCGAATTTGGGAACATCACGTGGGATGATGCTAACGCCATCGCATTTACCAACGACGCTGTTGAGCGGTACAAGTTTCATTGGAATTTCCTTTCATTCATGCCGAACGTCAGACCAGAGCAGGCGCTCGGGTGTAATGACGACTTCTTTGTTGAAGGCGATAGCCCAAGTGGCTATGACGATGTTTTGTCGTTTTGCCAGGGCCTGTAGATCAGCGATGGTTTCGGTAGCGTAGAACGCACTGTAACGTGCTTTGTTCACGTTATCGAATTCACCGATCAACCATGCCATGGAGAACTCTGGCATTGGATCGTTGCCACGTTGAACAAATGTGAAGTGACGATCTTTACCCAGATGGATTACCTGAATGGTATCGAACTGGATATCCCCCTGTTTACGACGGCGGTAATACACTCGCCGCTCGATGAACATGTAATCACGATGTTGCGTCACGACCCATGAGTAACGATGATCGTAATTGTTCTGATCACGTTTCCACTGTGGGATGAACGGAACCACCTTACTCATAGTGGTCCGCTCCTTCAAACACCATCCCGTCAATCAGGAAGAAATCCGGGTTGTAGTTGATCATCCCGATACACTCATTCAACGGACGATTCAGGCACTCTTCTTTCAGGCGCTTGTCGAGTTCCCCTAATGCAGTGCAACCATCCCGACGTTCGTACGGGAGATGTACCCTACGGACTTGAGGACGGATAGCGGGTTGGTACAGGTGCAGACCGTAGTCCGTGATCAACAGTACAGCCGCTTCGTCGTCTTGTTTCAGCTCGCTCAGTGCCTCGATGATAATGCTCTCATCGTGCGTTTCGTTGAACGCCTTGATGGCGTACAGCTTGTTGCGCAGGATCTCCCGTTTACCGGGATCCTTTACAGTGAGCATGAAACCGTGGATCTTGTTCTTGTAGTGGTCATCCCACACCAAGACCCGTTGGTTGCATTTCGATGTACCGAAATCAAACCAGACGTTTTGATCGGCTTTCTGTTGGAGGGTATCTTTCCCATCGCTGATCAGGAATATCCCATCCTTACTGTAAACTGTGCCAAGAAACATGTGGTTTCTCCTTAATGAAATTCACTGCCGTAACATTCATCTTTGTAATGAATGTCAGCGGTAATACCGATGATTGAATCGATGGCCAGTACGGCCAGATCCATGTGACGGGATTTGTACAAACCCTGATAACGGAATAGCAGGTCCATCAGTTCCTTGTAACTACCACTGAAGAACAGCAATTCATCCCGAAGCTTGTCGTAGAGCGCATCGTCAGAGTCTTCCACGATCTGAAATAGCGTATCCAGACGCTTCAGGCTAACATGCAGGACTTCACACAGTTCCTGACAAAGACGGCGATTAATCCACCAATCCATCATGCACTTACCCGAGTATTGCACCAAGCACATACTCGTATTCTTTACATCGGGGCGTTTATCCATTGTAATTTCCTCTTGACGTTATAGAAAGCCCTCCCTGTTGGGGAGGGCCATTATGCCTTACAGCACGGTAACGAAGTCGAAGTGACCCAGGACGATGTCATCCTGCACAGCCCGCTTGAGGTCAGGGCCGAATTGGTCGCCGTACTTGTACAATGCCTTACGCTTCTGATCATTGTCTCCCGAGAAGAACATGGTACGATCCTTAACGAATCCATGTTTCATTTCCCCACGGATGGATTGAAACACATGGGCACCACCTTCCACGATCAGACGAACTTCCACGCCCAGTGTTTCGCATTGACGCAGAATCGTTTCGATATGCCAGGGACTGAGCGCCTGGGATGTGGACAGTGACTGACGCATCGTTTCCCGATCCGCAGCCGTGCCTTGCGCGACTACCACGTATTTCACACGCTGGTTAACCCGCTGGTATTCGATTTCCATCGTACCTTTGGGAGCCCAGTATTGGAACAGAGCCATTGCCACATCATCGGTTGCCACGAGAACTTTATTGTCACGTACAACCATACCCAGATTGCTCATTGTAATGTCCTTTAAATGTAGATCAGTTGAGACACACTCCGTTCGTTATCGCGTTGGTTCACGAGTGTGCATTTGTACGTACCAGACGGGAATCCAGCACGGCGGAGCTGTTCCAATGTATCGACATTGTTAGCGATCATTGGAAGTGCCCTACAACCTTGGAGGTAATCTTTCCAGCGGACGAGTTCTATGTTGTCAGCAGGCTCAGTAGCCCAGTGACCCAGTTTCTCGCCCTTAGTGCGAACGAAGCACATGACCTCAGTCTGTGCCTCGTCAAAGATTGCCACGTAATACGGGCTCTCACTCGGATAGATTGTGTTACGACCCGTGAGAGCCCAACGTGAATCCCATTGCCATGACATAACCTGTACCTCAGTTGAACCGGTGAATTTGGTACTGTCGCTGCATCTTCACCCACTGTGGGATCGGAGTACGATAGTTACCAAAGCCACTAGTCGGCAGTAACGGCTGAGGATACAGTGCTTGTGGATAATGAATATCTTCAGGGAAGACACCGCCACGCGCAACTTGCAACTGAATCACTTTCACGTCTTCGGCGTAATCCCCATAGAAACGCCGAGCGTTCATCCCAACGCCCCACATGAACTGCGACGTATCAATAGCAATAGCACGAACATCAAATTCGTTACCATTGGCCGCAAGCTCTTCGTTGATGATCTTGACCATCTCGTCTACATGCATCAACAGGCGCGTTACGTGTTCAGGCACTCGTCTAATCAGATGATCGCGACAGAGCTTAATGAACGCTTCCACGCCTTCCCGTGCCAGTTCCCCAGTCATGACGAAATCTGGTAGATCATCTTTCAAACTCCCAATGGTAAACTGTACCTTAGGGAATTCAATGGGGCTTCCGGCACGGGTGTAGATGATGTAGTCTTTATCCTGCAACTCGGCACGAAGTTCTTCAACAATACGTTTGTGATTACGTGCCACGTTGTGGGCGTAGTCGAAGATTTTTGTATCATCGATCTCTGACATAGCCTTACCTCAATTGAGTAACAACCAACTCGGAACTACTGCTTTTCGAATGCGAGCTTCAATCGCTTTAGCATCTTTCATGTTAGCTGGAAATTCGAGTAATTCCAGATCGCTGTTCTCAGGTTCACCAGAGACTAGTTTGTTGAACTTGGGCCATTTGGAACGACCGCTTTTAATTTCAACGATCAGGCGATCTACTTCAGTGGACACGTTCTTTGACGTACCTACAATGAACTTACCAGTTCCTACATGTACGACACAGTACGCTCCGGTTGTTACGATTTCCTTACGCTTACCTCTACCGTGAGTAGTGGATGACCACATCCGATAGTCCGATTCACCATAAAACATATTAACAGTTCCGCCAATTAACTACTACATTGAACGGGCTAGTTAAAAGTCTCGATCAGTAGCGAAGTTGATAACGAGAGGCGTAGAACGTATTACCCGGATCGTTAGTCGGCTCCACTTGAAACTGACCGTCGGGGTATTCAGCAACGATACGGAGACGTTCCCCGTCTTGCGCTAGAACCAACGGTCGACCATTGTCATTCACGTTGGCAGTGATCTGACCATTTGCGTAGACGACTTCACCTTCAGTCATGATTACCTCAATCAATGCGTTCAATGATTTTGATGTCTTGCATATGGAGTTGGTTCCGTTCACAGAACATCTCCACTGCTTCGATCAATGTTTGAGATACCGGGGAAGTCCACTCGGTACCGTTGAAAGCGGTTACTTTCCAATACATGCCTCAATACCCCTTCATCTTGCCAGAACGAATGCGTTGGTAGTACGGCTGGTTCATCAGCTTGTTTACTTCCCATACTCGTTGAAGGTATCTTCCAGATCTCTCATCTGTACGGTTTCGATCTGGTCGTAGTTGTCGCGGTTTATCACACGGAAACCGCCGTCTGGATTGTCGGTGTCTTCACCGATGACTTCCAAGTCGTCGCCCTCACGTGCATATTTATACTCATTGAAACCTTTGTCACGATCAGTGCGGGTGATGAATACATCACGAGCGGCCTGTAGAACCATGCCGCGCACTACGTCAGATTTAGCCAGGGCACTGAACAGGTCAATACCGACGTTCACTACCGAACCAAGACTGCTCATTGTTTTTGCTCCTTACTACTGGGACGGGTCTGTTCGTTACGCTTCCTCCAAGACTGGTCTAGGATGGAGTTGATGGGACTGTTCTTGAATTGTTGGTTCGACATCAAAACCTCAAGCGATTACGTATAGCAAAGACGTAATGTAGATCTAACAATAATTGTATTGCGGCATAAGCCCTCCCGTAGGAGGGCATTATGTCGTCATTCGAAGTGGAACTTGATCCCCAGAATAGGAGACTTCAGATCAACATGGATAAAGCTCTCACCAGTTTCCGGCGTGATCGAAAGCGTAAAGCCCCAGCGCAAACCGGCCAACTTCGACACGAAGCCGAATTCCCAGTTGCGACGATCCACAGCGATCGCTTGATGCTCACGGCTGTATTCCTGAATGGAGCCATCAACATCACGATACACAATGGCATCGATCACGATGTTACGCAGTTCCTGACCCGGCTCTTGTTTACACAGTGCCCAGATATCAAACTTAACACCTGGTACGATTGCACCGGTAGCCACGTGGCGACCACTACCGTCAGTGTACATGACGTACTCCATGGGTTTGGTCGGGTCTTTAAAGAAGAACTTGTCGTTAACACCTTCAAGGTACACGGGTACACTACCCGGTTTACGTGCTGCGGTCATTACTTGCTCCAAAATTGACTACGCCGAAACGGCTTGCATAGGATTGCCAATAGGGAGGCTTTCCCAATCCAGCGAGGCGTTGTGTTTGGAGATCTGGATGTAATCGTATTTGATTACACGCCCTTTCTTAACGAATGCCTGAACCTGGAAGATAATGTTGTCGGGATTCTGCTGAGCTATCCTGAAGCTATTGCCTGGTAGTTGATACCGAACGTTGTTGTCTAGGCCAATGATAACATAGAAACCATTGTTACCACGCCGTAGTTTGAATCCACCACGTAGTTCGGTGCAACGTACTCGCAGTCGCTGCAAATACACAGCGCGTACATGAAACTCCAACACCGGTTTAGAGATGTAGGTCATGACGAGCCAAAATGCGAAGTATGCGCCCCCGATAATCAGGAAGTTAAAAAGCAGAATCAGTTTATCTTCTTCCATGTACTACTCCTAGATCGCTGTTGTTATGTTCACCGCGTTATACAGAGCCTTACCGGCAGGAATGATCAGGTTATCCAGTTCAACGTCACCGTTCACGAGTGTTACACGTTCCAGATTACCGCGCATATCACATTCGAAACGAACTGCGCCCTCGGGGTGAATGCCAAGGGATACCCAAGTTTGTTGATCATCGAGATCAAAGTTGAAACGCCGGTCAGTGCCCAGTAGTTCAGCAACCCAACCTTTATCCCCACGTTTAACCAGCTTGATGTCCCTTGACATATTGTTCCCCTCAGTCGAATTTTACAAAGCGACGCTCCAGCGATGTCGAGTATTCTGCACCGCGTTCGTCAGTAGCGTGTTCTTTTATCCAGTTGTACAGAATGCCAACTGCTTCATCAAATGATGGTGCCCAGGCAATGATTGATTTGTTGGTATTGATCGGATTTTCCCAACTGTACTTTCTCTGTTGCCGTTCAACCAAGCGAGCAATAACGGCTACCCAGGTGTTGACCTCCAGACAACGAGTCCACAGTTCCTCGTCATAGGGCTTCTTACTGCTGTCACCCCCACCCAAAGCTACGTAACTGCCATGCTTGATCGATGACGTGCCGAGCAGTTGCCATAGTTGAGCATTACCAGGGAAGTTCAGTTCGACGTCCAACATGCGTGGACAGAATTCCCGGATGTAATTGAGTTTCTCTTGTGTGGTCATGGACAGAAGAACCCCACACGCAAGTCACCGTTTCCTACCTGAATACCAACGTGAATACTGACATAGCCACACGCACGAAGGTTGTTGCGCAACCTCTGTATTACCAGAGGGGAGACACCCATGGTCTTATCGACAGAGAAATCCTTTTCGAAATAGGCGCCCAAAGCATGTTGGGCGAATCTCCAGTTCTCACGTACGTTCATGGCATCTACAAGTCGCCGTTGTAGACTGTTGTAAACAAGCTCGTCGTTGGAACTCATCAGGTCATGCAGATCAACGGGAGTCGGCATTTCTTCAAGTGGTATCATTTTGATATCTTCCTATTGGACAAAAAATAAAAGGGAGCCCGAAGGCTCCCTATGGATTAGTTCACTGCCAGGTTCATGACGTTGATGGTGAGGGCGTAGTGAGTACCCTTTACGTCGATGTACAGGCAGAGCTTGTCACTCATAGCCTGAGCACAGGCCACGCGGTGATGACGGTCGATATGCTCAAGCTGACGACGGACGAGAACCATTTCCTCATCAGTCATATTAGCCAGGTAAGCATAGCTGACTTGCATCAACTTGACGGAATCCAGGTAACCACCCAGGGTCATGTAACCAGCACGGATGTTTTTCTCATCCAGCTGCTCCCACACCAGGAGGTCAGGCATGATATCCTTGACAACAGCTTTGGCTTGGATCAGTTCCAGATCTTCCTTAACCGGATGCGAAATATGGTACAACCCATGGAACCCCAAACCGTTCTCAGAAATATCCAGATCACGATTGCTGGCCAAAGTTTCGAGCAGCAGGGATTCAATAACTTGGGTGGTAGCTTGCATTGTTGTAACTCCTAATATTTAATCTTTGGATTATCTTACTAAACGATCTTGCAAGGTCGTACTTTGTTACATGTTTACCGGGGTTACCGGCAGTTCAAACAGTTCGCACAGACTCATGACCTGCGAGAACTGGTTGTTGTTTTCCGGAAGGAACGTGATGGGTGACATGCTATCTCCCCAATCAGCAGGACATCCGGTCTCTTGTTGGATCATGTGGATAACACCATAAGAGCCACCACCATTATCGTAACCCATCTTGTACGGGTTAACCATGATCTTCTGTTCGTATTTCCCCAGGACGTCGTTGACGCCGATTTGCAGCAGGCGAATGAATTCACAGGACTCATCGATATCATGATTCCAGAATTCGATGAGGATCCATCGACCCTTCGGATTATCGAAGCCGCCTTGGAAGAAAGGCTTTGCCAGTTGCTTGGCTTGATAGACCGGAGAGCCCATCCAGTTATTGTTCAACATACGGGACACAACTTCATGTACCCGCTCCGTTACCCAGTGACCGTACATTTCAATGCAAGGTCCACGACCCGGCATCTTTTTCAGCTTCAGTTCCATTGATAGCTCCTTATTAATGGAAGACTTTACGCAGTTCGGCTTCGAACTCGTCGCGCTTATCTTTGTCGCCGCCCCAGACCTCGATGAACGGGTAACCCTTGGTGTTGACCTGGTAGAAGGCGCGCGCTTCATGACCAAGCTTGGAGGCCACCAGGCAGCGTACTGCCAGTACGTTGCGTTCGGACATCATCAGAACCGGATCCAGGTCGATCTGACGAGCACCACCGAAAATAGCTTTGGATTGCAGTTGCATGGGTATATTCCTTTTGTGTATTGAATTGAGGTTGGGGTATTACAGGCCTATCGAGTCGTTGTATTGAATGACTGGTTGACGGCTGACGAAGTCGGGTGCACAGAATTCCTTCCACGAACCATCGACATCGTCGTAACGTTCCACGATGAAAATCAGCTCGTTATCCAGCTCTTCCAGTAGACTGTTGAATACTGGTTTACAAGCTGCGCTGGTGTAGGTCATGGCAATGACGCTCGCCAGAGCCTGACTGTGGAACTTTGCTGCTTGATGCTGTTCGTACGTTACCGTGGGAGCTTGGTTACTGAGGTCGATGCCGACGTAACGGTGTATGCCACTGAACAGCTCGGCATGGTTGGTGATGCGCACCCGCCATGGATTAGGAGCGTCGATATCTTGCAGGAACATCAATTGATGTAGCTCTGCCCAACAATACCCCTTATCGATCTCGATCGACTCAGCCCCCAGGCCGAAGCACTTGCTGTACTCCTCCACGAATTCCCGCACATGGGGGCGGGAAACGAAGTAACGAGCATGCAGACGAACCTCACGTTCGGAGTCCATTGCATGCGGTGTGTGGACGGCATAAACCGGGACTGTGTTCATCCAGTCCAGATAGATGTCGAGTTGGGCCACTTCTGGGTAGCCATGGGTAGTGCGAGTGATCTCAATGCTGCGTAACAGTTGCATGGTTAGTCCTTAGATGTTGTGTTCGATACGGAATTCACGTTTCTTACGTTCGAGGTAATCCAGGTAGTCCAGAGCGTGATGACTGGTGGGACTCATCTTTTCCACGATTACTGCAATGCGCATGCATTCTTCATGGAAGTACAGCTGCTGTTCACGTTGGTCGAACAGGAAGACCATGCGTTCGTACATGCGTTCAAAGCGTTCGTCAATGAAAGCATGCATCTCTGGAGTGGTGTACCAGATACGCGGTTGAGGACGCGGTCTTACCGGGCGTGGAGAACTTTCTTCCTGCATAGCTTGAGAAGCCATGATGACCATGGCCGCAGCGGCGATAACTACAGCACCAACTACAACTACAGCTTCCATAGCGTTTTTAATCTGTTGCATTTTGAAGATTCCTATTGGTATTTGAAGGGGTTAGATCACATTTGTAATATAGGGTTTTAAATGCTTTAAATATATGAAAGTCAGAGGAGTATGCCCATGCCTTCAGTTAGTGAGAAACAAAAGCGTACTATGGCTGCTGCCGCACATTCAAAGGAATTTGCTAAGAAAGTGGGTATCCCACAAAAGGTAGCCAAAGAATTCAACAAGGCTGATCAAAAGGCCTCCGTTGAGAACGTCCAGATAGGTGCAAGCTATAAAGACGTTTGACAGCATAACGCCCTCTCCCGAAGGAGAGGGCAATTATGTTGTTACTCAGTCGGAGCCGGATCCGGTTCACCGCCTTCGTCACCACCGGATACCGGCGGTTCGGGTTCAGCAGTTTGCTCTTCGACGTAGAACTTGACATCCAGAACGTCACCAACCAGGGTAACTTCTACGGACTTCCAACCAGCTGCTTCGATAGCTGCTTTCAGAGCATCTACTGAAGCCTGAGCGATTTTCACGCCCTTGTAGGTACGGAACACAAAGTGAACTTCCTGATCAGGGTTGTTCAGGAAGTCAACCGTTGTCGGCTGAGACAGGTAGTTGTTAATGTCCGCTTCGAACGGAGCAATCTCGTTGGCAGCCAGCTGTTCGCCCGCTTGCACAAGACTGAGAATCGCCATTGGTGTTTCTCCAGCTATGAAAGTATCAGCGGGATTGCTAATACATAACATCTGTTAGAATCACCGGGTTTGCACACCCCAATGCAGATGGGTTTCTACTCCAGCATGATGCGATGTCATCTGCCTGATTTTAACAGTAAAATCAGGCTTGCCGATCATCTCCAATTCAACAATGGAATAAGCTTCTTCATTGGCTGCATTGTTTGCTTGATCAGACGTGGTGAATACCTGAACCCGATCCTTGTAACACAGTAGGTAATAGACCGAACGACCAGGTTGGAATGGAATTCTCAAGAACTGAAAGACAGCAGAAGTTTCAATAACGTCCCCGTATAAATGTTCCATACGGTAGATGATCAGATCCATCAGGCTGTCAGTGTTGACCGGGCCTTGCAAGAGTTGTTGTTTAGCAAGAGCCAAATGACCCAGGAACCGCCAGATGAATACTATCACACCAGCACAGGCGAAACAAATGAAGAAATTGGTTACCGTCATTGTTTTATTCCAAAAAAGAAATGAACACACCGGCTCTCCCGAAGGAGAGCCGATATGCCGTTACATCAATTGCTGATCTCGTCAAAGAACGAAGCAGCCAGACTGCTGACACACGATACACTCACTTCGATCTCCGTCCCTTCCGAGTCAGAGGCCGTGGCTTCGATGATTTCCTCGTAGTGGTTTTCCACTGCATCGAGGGTACCACCAATGGCCATGTCGATTGCATCCATTGCACGCTGTTCCCGGATACCAGTGAAGTGAGCAATGATTTCGTCGGCACCCATACCTTTGACCGCTTCACGGACCTGCTCATCAGTGAGCTGAGTCTTGTAGAGGTCGATAGCCGCTTGTCGAGCTTCTTTTACAGCACCAAAGAATTGGGTAGTCATTCCCGTCTCCAGATATTGACCAAGGGTATCTAAGCCTTGGGTTAGTTAACCGATTCGAGCACCATGCGACGTAACATACCTAGCGTAGCGTTATGAATACGCTTACGTTCAGCTTTACATTTACGGTTCACGCGACGGATAACGTTCTTCTCTCGAATAGAGAGATTCTTCTCGACTGGTAGAGGTGCAGTACGAGTGACTGCCTCTACCAGATCAATTTCAGTTGCTGACGGCATTCCAGAAAGCCTCAGTGTAACCCACAGGACTCCAGACCAAAGTGAGTTCGGCTTTCTTCTCTTCCTCGGTCAGGATCTTGTCGTAGTCGGGTAGAATACGACAGGTGGTCTCCATGACCTCAACTGTACTACCAACGATCTTGTTCACCACCTCAGGAGCGATGTCAAATTCAGTAGTGCAGTTATCACGTACCGCAATCAGCTTTTCGACCAGATGGTTGTTGAAATCCGTTAGGATCTCGCTACAACCGCGAATCTTCAGTTGTTCACTCATAATCAAACATCCTTCCAGATATCGATAAGCACGCCACTATCGGTGGATTTAGATAAGCGCAGATGAATTGCCTTATCTTCCTTAATTACAGAAGTAACGAAACGGGCTCGGTTTTCAGCTATATCAAAAACCGTAGGCATTAGCCAGAGACCTTATCCCAGAGCTCATCCAGCAGACCGCTAAGCTTGGTGCTCTCGGTATTTACCGGTGCTTCGCGATCACGCAGGTCATCACCCACATACTCGATCTTCGGTACGAGGTGGTAGGCGTTCTGTACGGCGTCCAGAGTACCCGCAATGGCTTGAGGGACCAGAGCATGTGCGGCGCTATCACTCGGTACATCGCGCAGCAGATCACCACCGAATTCAACCACTCCAGCCAGCACGGTAGCTGCGTAGGAGGTACGAACGATTTCTTTGTTTTCTTGCGCTTGGGTCATTTCAATTTCTTCCACGGTAAAGCTCCTATTAGGGTTTCTTGGACAGTACAACATTGTTGGCATTAGCGATGGCGTCAGAGACATCCTGACGTTGATCACGCGGGTCACCCAGTGGGAACGCACGATGGGCAGACTCATTGATCGCATCTTGAACGAGTTGAGCCGTATGCGATGGATCCGGGTTATCTTTATCCAGTTCGAGCACGGCACGGGATAACGGCCGACCATAGAGACTGGATTGTCGAAGCTTGGCATATGCTTCTGGTGGTACCCCATACCGTTCGAAGATACCCTTCACTGCGGCATTGACTTCCTCTGCAAAGGCGGCGGGGTTTTCAACACCGTTCGGAACAGGCATGACCACACGGGTTTGCTGATCAAAAAGTGGATAGCGCGCTAGCGGAACAGTCAAGTACTCGACCACTTTAACCGCATGACCATTGTCCTGGAAGAACTTCCCCAGCTCTTTCAGGCGATGATTGTGATCAGTCTCGTCGTCTTCAACCCGGCACTCCAGATCACCGTCTATGCATTCGGTGACCACCGGAAAGCCAGCTTTACGCAGTTGGCGCACAAGTTCAGCACCCAGCAGGGTCTTACCCAGATGAGCTTTATCCGAGGTGATCTCGAATTTAACTTCAGCCATTGTATTACTCCTAGATGAATTTAAATGAGCTAGCTTGAACGATGACGACAATCATCACACAAGCTAACACACGAGCGTATTTATTTCTTGGGATCAAGGACGTGATTAATTTCACTGCTCATCACTGATCTCCTGGAGCTTATCTACTTCTAGCTCGAAGATAGTGTTCCACAGAGAATCATTGACCGACTGGGTAGTTTCGTAGGAAACCTCGATGGCATTTTCTTCATCCGGACCATACCGCATATCGCCACGTAGCTCGTAGTTCTCGGCGATCACGTTCATCCCAGCTGCGATGGATTCATCTACCAACAGGTGAACGACAGTTTGCATGCTTTCAGGGAGATAGTTGTTTACATCCCTGTGCAGATCTTTTCGTACTTTCGCCAACCGTTCGAGGGCATTATTGAACGAGATGTCGTTATCATAGATCCCAACACCCTCAATAATCTGTTCGGTGGTTTCTTCAACTGCTTCACGCAATAGCAGTTGGTCAGGTTCGTATTTCCATTGTAGCGATGAGACCGGCAGGAAATGCGTACTGCTGTCATCATGCCCAGGGAATCGTACCGGGATCATATCCAGGTCGATAAGCCCTTCCGGTGCAACCACTGTCCCTTCCGAAACTTTGACAGTGCGCCCATTGATACTGCATTCTGTATCTTCAGTGAGGAAGAACATATGACCTCCTAGTTACTGATGTCGTTGAAGAGTTGTTCAGTAATCCCCCAAACATCTTCATGGTAGTCGTCCTGAATAACCAGATGTTTGTCAATGACCTTCACTGTGTCCACCACAGTACTTTGGATCAACTGCGTCATGAGAGCCTGTTGTTTCGCCCCCTTAACGATCCCGTACATGTCGATTACCTTCTTGTCTGCTAGTGCACGCAAAGCTTCACGAGTGTATGACAGTTGAGGGGAAGGTCCATCGTATTCAGGTCTGGTGGTTGGATCCCACTTGTCCAGATCAATCCCTACGGCCGCCCACTGTTCTTTAAGAGATGGACGTACCGGTTTAGGTGCCGGCGATGGAAATTTATCCAGATAAGGTTTAACGAACTGATCGTAAGCCTGCTTACTCATTGGTGTTGCCGGTTTGGGAAACCGCGTAAAGGGATCATTATTGAGGTAGACCAACGTTCCATCGTCCTTAACCTCAAGAGTATCCCCCTTGTGGAAAACAACTGTACTCGGCATATCCGGGTGATAGATAGTTTGGTTGACTACCATCAACACCCTCTCTGGTTTAATCCGCATGTGCCCTCCTAACCGCTTGTAAGGTCTTCCCAGTATTTCTCGGTTATACCAACACACCAGTGGGGATCACCGTTGCATTCCTGAACGGCCTTGGCTTTGAATTCAAAATTCTTTTCCAATACCGTAGTTGCACCAGTGATAGCTCGATCAATCAGCTTGCTCGGGGTCATGTTAGGAACGTCGTCAAGCAAAGCCTGGCGCAGTTCTAGCAACTCGAATGATATTTGACCGAGGACATCCTCTTTCAACGTTGCCATCACCAACCTCCTTAGGAAGAGATCAAGTTCCAGTACTCAGCCAACCCTTGACCGAAATCAGCACATTCTGGATCTAAGTAATCCGCACCTGCTTCTTTTGCTTCGGTGATGTCTTCTTCTGGAACGAACGGCTTGAGTTCCACTGCTGGGAAGTCATTGGATTCACCATCCAGCACTTGTAGAACACCTTTAATAGTAGCATCTGCCACTACGCGGTCACGCTGTGCCGGGTCTTCGTAAGTTTCCAGCAGCGGATTTGACAGAACCTCATCGCGCTTGTTCTTGATAGCCAGCATGAACTGGTCACGGGTTTGGCTCAGGGTAACCGGCTTGGATTCACCATTACCTTCGAAATAAATAGTCATGCTTGCACCTGTTCTTTGAACTTGTTAATGTTGAGTTTGAGGTATCTCTTTGCCTGCTTCTTGGCAATCCGTGCATTGGTAGCAGAAAACCAGCCGGTTATTGCATCGGCTTTAGATGGATAACGTAGGTATTCACCGTTACTTTCTTTGTAACTATTGCGTTGAACTGACCATGACCGACGTCGCGTATGGCTGGTGCGGGGCGAGTCTTGGCATAGCCGTATGATACTGTAACTATAAGCGACATGGATTGTGGAATCCATTACGGTTTCTCCACTCGGCCAGCACTGAACGTAGCCGGGCCTTTGAGTTTACGAAGAGTAGCTAGGATCTCGCGTTCGAGTTCCTCATCTTCATCCAGTTCGATGTCTTCCAGCAAATACATGCCATCCCAAGCATACTTACTGGAGGTAGGCGTAGCCGTCAGGTTATAGTTGGTGATCATGAGGTAGACTTCGTATTCGAAACCTTCCTTATCTTGGAACTCGCCAAGGTTGTGCAGTTCCAGAGTAGGCGTGTACTGCTCGTTCTTAACCGCAGCGAAGAAGTTCTGAATGTCGTCGTCTTCATTGCAGACGGTACGGACTTTCATCTCCGATGTGAACCGGTAGTCCTCATCTAGGATCTTTTCCAACGTTTTATCGTCGTGAAGATTAATCAATGAGAAACTACCCTGAGGCATGATACGATCTCCATCATCACGCCAGCGCTGTACGATGGGATAAATAGCCAGTTCGTAACCATCGCCATTGGGTACCCATGTACCATAGATAGTAGCCTTAATCCGGGACATGGTTACGCACCTCACCATCAGTGAATTCAATCCGAATATTGGGTTGGCGTTCATTCCCCTCGCCAACCCAATTTACTTCAACTGACTTCAGCCTATCTTTCAAGTCAGGATGTCGTTCCAGTGCCAGAGTCGCAGTTCGCATCAAAGCCGCAACACGGTCAGTACCACGAGACTGGCTGCGGTCGAGCGTATGTAAATAGTCACTTTGATTCATTGGTTGATTCCGACTTACAGATGAGCGGATAACGTTCGCATTGTTCTTGCTTACGTTTACCCTGATGATAGATTGAAAAGATGACGAACGCCCCCACCAGTACAACTGCAAGGACAGCGTGCCAACCTAGTTTCTTTTCTTCGTGGGTCATTACAGTTTCCTTTGTTTGCCATTAGCGTAATATAGATGTGAAAAAAAATTTAGTAGGCACGGCCCTCCCCGAAGGGAGGGCTTATGGCCGTTTACTCAAAAATACAACATGCAATAATGACGGCTGCAATAGCAATGATGACAGTGCTGCGCTTCATGGTTATTTTCCTTTTGCGAATTTGGAACCCCGAATACCTTTACAGTTTTCAACATAGACTTTCAGGATATCGGTGTTGGTGTAACCTCGACGAATGTTCTTTTGTATATCCAAGACAGCGAGTTGAGCATACACTTTACCAGCGTATGCTTCCTCGTTATTTTCTACCTTGAATCCATTTACTGCCGACATTACGTCGTATTGATTAGCCCCTTTGCGATAATGGCTCATTGCCACTTTAGCAATGTCTACAGCCACTTGGCAGGATTTATCGGTGATCTGGATATCACGTTCAGCAAACGACGGTTGACATCCGACAAACAGTAGTAACCAGATCAGCACTAGGTATTTCATGCCGCCCCCTGAATCAAGTATTGGTTGGTTCGAAACGTGCGCTCGATCGGTTCAGCCCCGTTATAATTGTAGGTACCGACCAAGTCGTAGGTGCAAGGAATATTAATTGCACGTAAGAAGGAATCCAGTGCGCTGCGTACACCAGCACGTTTGAAGTCCATCACAATTACCAGATTGGCTGCTTTATCGCGCGCCAGCTCCATAATGACCAGACGGTTATCACGGCGTACTGCCACATTTACCACCGGGTGTTTCACTACGTCAATGTCAGTGAAGGGAGAACGAACGCCGTAGCGTTCTTTGTTGTTAGTAATGAGTAGATTAATGCGGTCCATACCAAACTCCGTTTTCCTAATGGATATTCGAGTTTGTAATATAGCCTTTTAATTGCTTTAAATCTAAAAAAGAAAATTGAATAAACCCTCCCCGAAGGGAGGGATATTCATTATGCTGCTTGATTCACCAGTTCGTTGTAACGATCCAGGGTTTCAGATAGCAGGTGATGATAAACGTCGCGTACAACCGGATGGGCCTTAACGAGTTTGGTATGTAGCTGGACCTGCTCAGCCAACCATACCTTAGCAAATTTTTGTTTCTTCGATCCATCCAGAATCGTGCAGAGATTAGTCATCGACTCGATCAGTTTGATAGTCTGATAGGTGTCGATAGAATCGGCCAATTGCTGGTGATATAGCGCGATCCACTCACAACGAACCATACCTTCAGGTTTCTCATGGGTTAGGGCTTTAACACCCTTAGCCACATAACCACTGAAATGCTGGAAGATCTGCTCATGAGTCCAGCCAGTGTCTTCCACGATATCGTGCAACCACAGAATGGTCAGATCCCCCGGTGCCAACCCAAACAGCTTGCCAACTTCCACTGCCCAGTATTGGTGATACCACGCCGGAGTGGTTTTATCCGAACGAGTCAACCCCAAGGCATTGGAGGCACTGACGCAGAAATATGCTGCCTTGTTGATGCTGTTGTTGGTATCGATGTGTAGTGTTGTGGGATATTGACGGACAATCGCTTTTACCTGATTCGCCATGTTTGCAATATTGATAGCCTGGTGCATGACTTACTCCTTGATCATGAAAGGCTTAAAAGGTTCTTCTAGACCTATAACTTGAACGGTAACACGCAATGGGTATACACCGCCCAACGCGAACGACATATGGGAAGAAGAAATGTCGTTCTGTGCAACCACGAAACCGATATCACTCATGGTTTCAGTAAATGCTTTAAAGTCGCGTTCACTGATGCATTCTTCATGTTGTGGACCCAGTACGTATTCAGCTTTACGGGTTTGATAATCGCACAGCTCATCGATATCAATGTTATCCCGGAAGCTAATCAAGTACTTCCTGTTGTCAAAGTTAACGAAATAACCGTTATAGTCGACAGCTCCAATGATCTGCATTCTTTTGATGAGCTGGTCTACATCCTGACAATTAGTCTGAATACCGCGATCAATAAACTCGACAAAGAGTCGGCGCGCGATGGCTGTGACGTAGTCAGCGAAACCCGAACTGTATTCGTCATTAGAACGCCAATCTCCATCGGCTCGCTTTACTTGGACGGTTGCAGCGATGTTGGAAATCAAGCTTTCACGGGTCATGGCCACAACGAGATGGCCTTTCTGGTACCACTCTTCACTGCGAGTGACCCGCGCTTCTTTTAGAACCAATCCCAACTGCGGGATATCACGGATGGTCTTATCTTCGGCCACGAAGGCATAATAGCCAAGAATAGTCCCATCAATAAGAGCATCGGCTCTATCACCAAGACTGGCCACCGCGGTCAGTCGATTGATCATATCCCAACGCATCATCCCGGCAATGATGTCTAGAATACTGCGCTTGGTGATATTGTACTGTTTACCGAGTCGCACCATGTCTTCGGTGGTGAATTTTATCCCGCGAATACGCCAATTGATGATGGCATCGTACAGGTGCGCGACCACAACGCCCATGTCTTCTTTACTGAGATTCATTAGTTTCTCCTAGTGCTTGTTTGAAAATGGATTCTGTTGGATCAAAGAAATACCCATTACGCGTCCAGATAAAATCATCCGGAGGTACCTCTTTTAATGCAGTATACGTCTTCTTGATTTCAGCAATAGTCAGGCAATTACCCTCATCTGCACCGAAGTACATGATGCGGTCATACATGACAGTGAACCAGCGCGTTCCATGATCGTATTCCTCCGCTTGCCTTTTATTGCGTACGTTGTCATACGGGGTAAAGATCTCGATGAATCCTAAATGTTCTCCAGTGGGAGTAATGTAACGAGCTATAGGTGGCGTGGTCTTAGGATATTTCATATTGATGAAAAACCCACTCTGAGCGTAGGCCGTCAACATACCTTTTCTTTTTACCCCATTATCGACCAGGTCCAATAAGAACCCTTCGTACATCTCCATCGCGCTCACGGCGTCGTGCCCTTTGCGTAGAGCCTCGTAGATGATGTTTTTTACCACTGGATGGATTTCTTCTGTCGACATCTACTGCTCCTTACAGCCATCGCCCAGATAATGTATACCTCAGATATATTTTTCCAGTCCAAAGAAATAGACATAGCGCCCTCTCCCGAAGGAGAGGGCTTATGCCGTCAGTTGATTGTATCTTTGTTGGTTGGATGGTACTCCATCCATTCGGCCAAACTCTCGGTCAAGTAACCCAATGCCCACTCGAACTCATTGCTTTCGTCCAGAGTGAAGCCCTCATTACCATCTTTGAGTTTCTCATTATTGTCCACGTCACCTTTCCAGATCTCAACGTTCATTGCGACGTTGAAATTGTAGTTCTGACAGAACAGCCATGATTGATTGGTCCGTAGGTTGACGACCTTGAAATGAGCCACACTCCGAGAACCACCTTCAGACATCCAACCGGCATAGACGGTAGCGTCTTTGCCATCCATACCAAAGGTGAGGGATTGGAAGTCATTACAGGCATCTTTTCGGTAGTGACTTGTGTAGACACCCAGAATGGCTTCGAGTTGGGCCTTCTGGATCAGGTACAGAGCATCTAATTTATTCATTGTGGGACCTGGACCTTGCAGCATTACCTGCGGTGTAGAATTCGGTTGTTGTACGCAGAACATATTTGATTTCCCTATTGGATTTTAGATGGGTTAAATTCATTGTTGTAATATAGCCTTGAAATTCTTTACATTGATTAAACAGCATAAAGCTGCCCGAAGGCAGCGTTAAGCTAACCCCAGCTTAGCCTTCGCCAATTCCAACTTGCATTTATCCACCTCAGGTTTAAGTTTCTCAATCAAAGCCACCTGTTGAGCTTGAGTTGGCATTCCAATGAACGCCATTGCGACCTTGTACATATCCATAACGTATCTTTCGGGTCTGAATATTTCCGAGGCGGTAACCTTGCCTTCCTTAATGGCTTCTTCCATTGCTGGAATATGACAGGCTGTTTCAGTTTGCCAGTATTCCCACATCACGGGATTATGTTCCATCCATACCCGCTGTTGCTCTTCGGTTAGAAATCGCCATGCCCACCAGTATCGAGTCAAGCCATTCCACATAGCGGCATTGGTGGTAGGCCCACGTTGATGGAAGATCTTCACGGCTTGATAGAACTTACCTACCAGATAATTCAGATCGGCTTCTGGTAGACGCATGGGCTGTTCTAACCACAGGCAACGCATCCATGCTTCGAGGTATTCCTCGGTGCATGTCCACACCTTTTCCATTTGTATTATCCTAAACGAAGTTGTAGTCTATGGTGAAACCACCACCTTGAAATACAAACCGGGCTTTGCCAGGCTTGAACATCGATGGGATAATCTTAGCTACCCAATGAGCGTCCGCATCGAGTTCATAGATCATCCGATCCAGCTCTAGACTCCGTTCTTCGTTCCAACCATATTTCTCATAATGAGCCATGACCTGGGACACTTCCACCCCAGTCCCTTCTATGCGTTCCTGGCCAAACAACCGATTCGCCAACCCCATAGTCAAGGCGAAATCAACACAGGAAAGAAGCTCACTACAAATGGCTTTAATACTCATGACAATCGTTCCTAAGGTCAGTGGGTTGCTCTTAAGGCGTTAGCAATTGTATCAGCAATAATCGTTCCAATACCCGACAAGAGTAGTAGAATGATCACTGAGGTTCTTATAGTTGGGAACTCCTCAGTATTATTCACCGTGGATAGCGGAGTGCTGCACTTTGGTTCATCACGAACGACTTCCCCACGGATTTCCTTACTGTGGGGAATGGGATCGTCTTTTGGTACAAATACCGCACGGTCAAACAGGGGATCGGGTGGAACCCGACTCCCCATACGTTCGACTTTCTTATACGCCGATGCTGGCCCACCCATCATGGATGTACTCGGGCGCCCGGCTGCTTTCCGATACAATGTCATGGAAATACTCCGGATAACCGTTCAGCATCTGGTAACGTGAGGCTACGTAATGCTCGTAATTAGTGACTGAGTTTACGTATTCAAACAGTGACGGGTTAAGGAATTCCTGTCGGAGCACGAGATTGTGTTCCTTAAAGAATTGCTCAAGCAACGCCACTGTTGTTGGGTAACCTCGGAGAAGCTCGGGGTCAACCACTTTAAGAACAGCCATCTCATAGCAGAACGCTTGATAAGTCGGTTTCAGCTTAAGATCAATGTAGGCTTGTACCTTAGCACGAGCCACAACAGCCCACTGATTCACACAGAAGTCTCCGTACTTAAGAACCTTAGTGGGCTGCTTTGGGAACTTAGGAATAAATTCCGCAGCGCTCACCCCTTTCGAGATGAGCCATTCGCGAGCTTTATCTTTGACGCCATTTTGAAGATAAAATTCTCCATCATGGTGTTGGAACATGAAGAGGTTTTTGAATTCCTCCGTCAGTCCCAGTTGTTCCAGCTGTTCTTTCAGGGTTGTCATTTAAATTTATCCTCGAAGGACCATTTGGAATAACTGGTATACATACGTGCGCCAGTGGGCTTGATCAGACGAAGCTGACCAGCATCAACATAGGGACGCAATGCGTATTCCAGATTTTCACCAAAAGATGACTTGAGATCAACGTCAGACGGGAATTCAATATCGGTAAGGACTTCAGCGATCAGAGTACCCTGAGTGACATCCTGCGGAGAATAACCCACCTGCGGGTACAGAACGATGTATTCACCTTTCTTGTAACGTACCGGACCGATGAGTTCGGCTTGGAAGTACCAATCCGTCTTCTCAGCAACACCTTCTACAGTACTCGGAATACCCATAGACTCCAGCAGCTTCAGACCTTTGTCATGGTTATACTTACGTTCCACGTCAGCGTTGAAGTCTTTTTCTTCCGGAGTCACGTCATCCATGCATTCAGTTTTGATGCGCTGTGCCACTAGAGGGATAGCACGAGCGATGTCGTAGACCTGCGCAGGGCTCAGGGGAGTTTCAGTGCGTTCGGTTACTACTTCTTCGTGAGTCATATCAAAAATCCTAGCTTGGTCAAAAACAGTTCAACGCCTTTATAGACACCATAGGGTGGGATCAAGGCAAAGAATTTCTCAGGTGTTGTTTTACCTGCTGCAACCCCGGCACACCAGAATATTACCAAGACCGTCCAGAAGATCTGCCAGTCCCCAGTCTGATGTACACGGATACTGAGTTCCTTGAGCTTTTCTTGCTCGTTCACAACAACTCCTTACAGCAATTAGCAGAGTATTAGTGTTCCTAGTTATCTTTTAAACAACGACCCATCGCCTGAAATTACCTTGGCGAATAATAAGAATATCGTTCCCTACAAAGAACGGATGTTGGCGAATTTCCCAGTAAACACATTTACGACGATTGAACCGATGCAACATCGAATGCAGTTCATTTTCAACCAGTTTACCGGAACGCGCAAAATGGCAGTTGATATCGTCTTCGGTAGCCACACCCAAGTCGAGTACATGCCATTCTTTCCGACAAAACAGGAACTTCCACCACCCCACGAACAATACGTGGAGCAAACAGACCACCAGGCAATACCCACCAATAATGATGATAGTAGCCAAGTTTGGTTCACAGCCCGTAATAGGCTTATTACTTTTTCGTGAGATCATCAGGAATCCTATTTTCCCAGTAATAGACTTTATCTTCCAGGATCTTCCCACGGAAACCCGGAGATTCAATCCGCATGAATTCTGGACCTATGAAGATCGGGTGTTTACGGATAGTGATCGTTACGATTGCATCGGGTTCATTGAACGTTTCAGCAGAATACGCCATATCGCACTGATAACGATTATAGTTCTGCCGCATCCAGTCCCCGAGCTGATCAGCACGACCAATCCACATCTTTGCACGAAACGCGTAAAGGAACCATGCATAGGAGATGTAGAAGAGCCATACCAGCAAGATCAAACCCAACGCCCACAATTCACCAATGGGGGTCAGGTTATGGTAACCCTTACCGGTGCGAAGCCATTGGATGAAATAAGGAATCCAAGTCAATGGATTGGTTTTAACCAGCTTACGCTTGGGATGGTTGTAGGGTAGTTGCCAACTCATTGAATGGCCCTCTTAGTGCATGTACCCTTAGCATCAATCAGCGTATCCCAGACGTATCCTGTATTGTATTCCATCCGCAGGTGGTATCGCTGGGTTGGTATGCTGTTCCACTTTCTTGCGAACAGATTAAGCCAGTCGGTTTTCAGAACCAGCGTGATGGAAATATGGTAGGGCTTTTCAAACCCCTCCAATGCACGTCGGATCATGGGTATTAGATCCATGGGAATCGGTGTAGCCAATTTCGTGATGGAGTCGAGCATCACATCGCTTTGGTCTTTCCAAACTAAACGCATTGTAATGGCCTCTTGTTAAATAGAAAGGGAGGCCGAAGCCTCCCCGTATGCCGTTAGGCTACTACAGCTTCAGCTGCTTCTTCGGCTTTGGCTTTCTTTTCCAGCTCTTCTTCTTGCTTCAGAAGGTAGCGATTCGAGATTGCCTTCCAAGACAGTACTCGTTGATTGGACTTGAACACCAGACCTTCCCGGTAGCCCCGTTTGTTCTTGAACGCAGACGGACCTTCAGCCATCGCCAGAACATCTTTGCCGGTGGTTTCAGCGGTAGGTTTCCACTCGGGATCAAACAGCGGTACGTAGTTCAGACCGAGTTCAGCTACGATTTTACGTGCTTCTTTCGGGAGCAGTACGATGTTACCATCTTCGTACACCGAGTACACGTAGTATTCGGGCTTGTCCACACCTTCAAAGTTGTCCTGGATATCCGGACCAATCAGTTCACCTTGAACAGTAATGAAGCGACCAGTAGCCTGGAGGTAGTCCACCAGCTTCTCGCGGATCTTAAGTTCACGAGTAACGCGGATGAAGTTGTTGTCGGAGGTATCGACACGCTTCACCCATTCCGGAATGATCAGACCCCAACGTGGTTTACGCGGACCTTCCAGGACGCCGTCTTCACGACGGAACCAGGTCCTCAGCTTGAACACGTTACGGTTACGGATCAGGAAGTTCCCCAGCCAGTAACGTACTTGTTCAGTGAAGGTCCAGTTGGCTTCACTGGTACCCAGTTCGTAGTTACGCGAACAGACGCCAGTGCGGACAACCTTGTCATTCACACAGAACACGGTCATCGAGCTACCGTCGAGTTTGTAGGTGACTTCCATGTCGTCACCTTGTTCCTTGACAGTATGGAAAGCTACGCCTTTGTTCTGAATGCGATCTTGGTCCGACTTAGTCAGCATGCTCGGCCACGGGAGCAGAGCACCGCCCAGATCACCGATCAGCCGAGCGCCCAGTTTCACGAAGAACGGGGCGTCACGACCGATACGAGCCTTGGGTTCCATCTGCGGAGCGGATTCATATTTCAGAATACCCAGCTTCAGGGTCAGGTTGGTATCAACTGGTTCATCTTTGAATTCAGCCGGTACCGGCACCAGCAGACCCTGCGAAAGTTCCTTACGCAGTTTGATGGTCTTCAGCCGGTGGTAGTTCACGCCGTTAACACGACGGTTGTCCGAACGACGCGCTTCGAGGAAACCGAAGAGTTCGATATTGGACAGGGGCAGGAGAGAATCAATCTCGCAATAAATCGCGCGATCACCCTTCTTGTATTCACCGAGTTTCACACACAGTTGCCAACCACCAACGATGGCCAGTTCAAGTGCATCGGCATTGGGGTGTTTGATTACGTCATCGATCTCGACGATACGCGCTAGTTTGCGAGTCTCTTCAACGACACCGAAACCTTCCTTAATGGGTTTCAGTTCGGCCAGTACGTTTTCCATGTATTTTCCTTATTTAGATTAGTTACGACGCCATTAGTCTTAGAAAGGCGCGTCGTCGGTTTCGCCAGTAGCTACATTAAGCCAGTTTTTCTCAGAGAAGGTTTCCAGGAAGCTTTTGTTCTCTGCTCGCTCCACCTTGATTCCAGCCGGATCAATAATGGAATACCCCTTGTCAACCAAGTAATCCATCAACCCCAGGGAACCCGCAATTACCCCGTAGTTGTAGGCTTCGTTTTCGCGGACCGTCGGATTCTCAATTAAATCTTCATCAGGTCTACCGACATCGATGATCGCACTTTGGTCGGCTTGGGTTCGCACCATACCCCCTTCGGAGCGACTTACGTCCCACATGAATTCCCGGAGTGCAGGGACCAGCGGTTGGTTCAGAGTGATGCTCATGGTTATTCTCCTCGAAAGTGTTTACGTAGAAGCTTGTGGATGTCTTCCTGTAGTAGAGCCAGCCCAGCCTTGGGTATGTACTTACAGTCTTCCAATTTCCAAGCATTCTCGATCGGACCCATTTCCGATGCAACCATCTCCTGGATGTGATCTCGTACATCCTTCACCAGAATAGAACCCGGTGGAGGAGGTGGCGCTAAGCGTGATGCTACCATTGGGGAATACCCTTTACTTTGCGATCATATTCAGCTTCCATAAGAAGGTACTGGTCAGTAATTTCCAACGCAGTCATTCTTAGTGTGCCGTAAACATGGCCATTGGCACACAGGAAGCTCCCATTACAGTACTGATCTTTCTCCAGTTCATACCCCTGGTGATCGACCATGAATTGCGCTACAGCAGCCGATCGGCTGACCCCTGCCTCACAGTGGACTATAACGGTTTCGTTCTCAGGAACGTCTCGTAGCCACCTTAAAATTCGTCTTGCGTCAGTCAACGAGAACAGACGATACCCATCGACGTGATAAGGGATATCGTCGAACTCCAGACGCAGTACCGATTTGTGTTCGGGGTCCAATACACAGCCGTCATTTGCTTCCCCAATGGAGATCACGTAATGTGGTTGTGTCACAGCCATTGCAGCCAAGCGCGAATAGAACTTGACCTTTCTAGACATACCACTGGTCCTCCATTAATCGAACGAAAACCGCACAACACCGACTGGCGATGAATACCGCACGCGGATCATCCAAACTAACCTCTTTCCATTCATAGTCAAGGATCTTATTGATCTTGATATCGTAACCAGGGACGTTGAGATCGGCTGTAATTTCTACAGTTTCATGAGAGATCCTGATTTCCCATGACATCTTATCCACGCCATCATTTCGAATACGGCGGAAGAGGAGTTTATGTCCAAGGGTACTTTCAACCTCGAAGTCCTTGAAGCTACTCCCCTCCTCCAGATGGAACTGAACGATGTTCTGGAAGAGCATGTCATAGAACTTGAGCTTATAGTGCATTCCGTCCCCCGTAACCATCCAATACCAGATGGTGGATCAACTTAACGAATGGACCAAGTGTATTAACCAATACAGTGTCAGCCCCAAAAGGATCACGGTCAAAATCGATCGCAACGCCAAGTTCAGCAGCTAGGCTATACAACTGTCCTTGAATACCTGAATCATTCTCAAATACCAGGAGTTGGATCCGTTGTCCTTCGTACATGAAAGCGACCAGGTATGCTGGAGGTTCATCAGGCTTACTGAACATTTTGAATTCCAGCTCGTAGTACGGCTCAACCAGCGGCTTGTCGTAATACGCACGCAATCCATGACGCTTGCGCAACGTTTCAATAGCCGCTAGATAGGCGTTAATCCAGGTTTCATATCTCATGGCGCTAACCCCGCAGCAATGATCAACATCGCGATTGTAATACCCAACCCCCAACAACACCAATACGTCAGGCCATCCATCTGGGTATCGTACTTAGTCATCTTTCGAAAGGCGATAACCTCCTGGAGTTTCCCTTCAGCGAACAAACGTTTTATTCGCTCGAAGGCAATGACGTGACGAGCTGTAATGACCATACCACCAACAGCGTAGACGACGAGGAATACAGCGATCACGTGACTAACCGCAATAGCGAACGGATACATCAGTATTTCCTCATCTGCTTCTTCGGACCACGTTGATAGAACGGCTGATCTTTGATCTTTCGGTTGGTACGTTCGCCATGATCCGATTTCATCTCGCCGCGGAAAGCACCGCCGAAGGGATGGAACATCGCACGCAGCTTCTCTTCAGGGGTTTCTTCAGGGAGGTCGAACAGACTGCTGCCACTAAATGGATTTCTCATATTTCGGCCTTGTAGATAACACTGGTGCATTTAATAGGTTTCAGTTTGCCTTGGTCCACTAAGGTCTGAACGTCATCGTAGTTTCTCTGCCTACGACCATCCTTTTCAAAGTAGCGATTCAGAACGCTACCGCTAGCACGTTTGGGAATAACGCAGTCCTCGATGACCTCGTATAACTCGTGGCCGTATACACCTTCATATTTAACGTGGGTGTACACCTGGACAATTTCCCCAGCTTTGAGTTCATAGTCCTTATCCAGCAACGTATATTCGGCTACTTCTTTCTCGTCGTCGGAGACCAATTTCAGATCTTCTTTAAGAAGATGATGAACACGATGGGCCTGATCAGGGAAAATGTACAAGGTATCGCCATTGCTGATCGAGTAAACTTCGGCTTTAACCCCTTCCTCAAAGTTACTACTGTAGAAGTTAATTTCGTCTTGCAGGTTCTGAGTGAACTCTGCAATTTCGGTCATAGTTGTGACAGTAACCAGGCCATTCCTGAACAACAGATGACAGTTATCGGAATGATGCTCGTCATCGTAAATCTGAAACAAGGTGCTGTGAATGTCATTATTACAGCGATGTCTCCATGCCAGACGGTAACGGAAATCTTCTCCACTGAGTCCAGGGATAGCACCGACATACGTCATGATGTCGGAATCACTCGGTTCTTCCTTAGAGAAAACAATAATTGTGATTGACATGTTACTCGTCCCGATAGTAGATAGATGTATGTTCGACTGGCTTGAGCTTACCCTGTTCAACCAGGTTCTCAACGTCTTCGATCAGCATTCTGTTCTCGTTATCCTTGGCAGACCATACTAGGTCTGCACGGACTTCCCCTTCGTAGCGTCTGGGTAAAGAACAATCCTCCGCCACTTGGTAAAGCCCAATGGGGGTTTCACCTGCGTAGGCAGTTCTTTTGCGGATCAGCACCAACTCACCCGCTTTCATGAATTTCTCTTCGGGGAAGTCAATCAGATTCCCGTAACCCATGTCATCATTTATCCGCATTGTATTTTCCTTGAGGGAATAAAAGAAGGGGCCGAAGCCCCCTCTATTATTGTTGTTCCTTAAAGCGAATATCCGCTACCTTTTCGGCCAGAGTCTTACGACCCCAAGTCCGACGAGGATTCACACAGAGCATACAGTGAGAGCGACCACAGTTTAATGCGTGTTCTTTACGCATCCGACCGAGCCGGCGGTCGTCGAGACTGGCTGCCTGTTGGTTGTAGAACCGCCAGATAGCCACCTGTGCTTTAACGTGGCGTTGCTCATGGTGATGACGATACTGCTTTTTGGATTTGTCGCTTGACATTTGATTGACTCACATTCGCCCCCACCCCCTTGCGGAGTGGGGCAGCGTATGTAGTCCGTCTTCAGAGTACCCATGGAGTTCTCCTTAGCCTCATGTCGTTACTTGAGTAGTTATTGACAGATGGCACACTTGTGTTCCTGAACCTTTTCACCATCGGATGCATCAACCTCGGGTACAGGCTCCGGACTGAAGTCGAAGCAGGTGTACACCAACGGGAGATTGTGCTGGTTCAACCAGTCCCGGACAATCTTCTTGTCCTCAGGTAGACGGCGAATACCATCTTCATTGATCGGAGCGATCTCTTGTCCAAATTCGTACCAGAGGTCAGCCTCTTCCAGTGTCTTGGTGAATACTGGTATAGGCTTACTGTAAGATACCTCAGTAGCCATATCAGCGCCATAAGCTGCCTCAGCAAAACGACTGTTACGCTGGAAACGCTCGTACGAAACGAAGTCTCCATGGAACAGACGGTAGGTGAACGCAGCCAGACAATCCACAGGAGATTCTTTCCCCGGAGACCACAGACCCAGCTCACAAAGGAACTCATTGAGGTCATCATGCACAGTTGCGCTGTAGGCGTCCATGCAGTGAATCAGATAACTAATGTCCTCTTCACTCAGGAACTGGTGAGCATTCTGGGTGAACAACCAATCACGTAGTTTCCGACTGGTGACGCCAGGACGACCCAACCCAAGTACTTGACCATTTCGGTAAGTACAGAAGTTGTGCTTGAATTGTTCACCATTACCAGAGATGGCAATCTTTTCGAGGATGTATTCCAGTCTAGTCGTAGACATTACTCTTCCTTGTTAGATGGATCGATAACGATTTCGTACGAATCACCAACGAAATTCACACGGTCACCGGGCTTCAGGATTTGAACCTGGTCGGTACCCGGAACATCGATATCGAAGGTGGCGTAGTCATGCGCGCCCCAATGAATCGAACAACGCAGGATGTCTTTGTCAACCAGCTCTTGCAGCCGACGTTGAACTTCGGCTTCATCACCGAAAGCAGTAAGCGGCTTACCGTCGGTTTTACCTTCGTTACCGATGATTTCAGCGTAGTTGATTTTGAAGCAGTTCTGGGATTGTTCAAGCATTAACGTACTCCAAAGAAACGTTCAGCAGCTTCCTGACCTACCACCGTCAGCCGGTTAGGTAATTCCATAGTGTAATCCTTCATGGCGAAGCCACAACGGATCAGTTCCAGCATCCCCGACTTGGACGGTAGATCACCATCATCTTGGGAACCTTTCTTGAACAGTCTGCGGAATACATCAATGGCTGCACTGCTCAATTCATTTCCATCTACTACATGTTTATACATTGGTATCTTCTTGTTTAACAAGGTCAACAGGATCCACGTCTTCCAGATATTTCGGATAACCCATCTGATCTAACTTGACGTGTAGTTCTTCATCGGTGACATTGGGCTTCTGCCAGATCTTGAGAGAAGCCACGTTACCGATTGTGAAACTGTTGCAAACAAAATACCCATTGGATGCCTCACTTTCCTTACGGATCGATTGACGAGCTCCATAGGTACAACGTTCTTCCAACGATAACGTGGTCTTTTCCATTAGACGGCTACCTTGCCAGCAATGTGTGGGTGATACTCATAACCTTCGATCACGAAATCACCTACGTCCAGTTCCAGATACGGTTTACCTTTCTCACGGAAATGAATCTTCGGAGTCGGGAACGTATTCCGAGTCAGTTGTAGATCAGTCTGTTCTTGGTGGTTGGAATAAATGTGGCAATCACCCCCAGTCCAGATGAACTCTTCTGCAACCATGTTGAACTGGTTGGCCAGTGCATGAGTCATGATCGAGTAGAAGGTGATGTTAAAGGGCAAACCAAGGAATGCGTCAACTGATCGCTGGTAGAGTTGGCAACTAATGCCTCGTTCAGGAATACCAGTCAGATCAATACCCGATGCTTCTACAAACTTCAGCCAATCACTTTCGGCTACCTGAGTAATGACTTGTTGGTATTCGCCAGTGTTGACGATGTCAATAACGTTTTGAGTCGGCCAATCCCCCTTATAATCCAACAGATGCTTGATGAATTCATTGGCATTATTGGAAACCCACAGACTCAGACGTTCGGACAGTTCCAGCTTACGAGTCCAGAACTGAATAAATGCGTGGCACGGAGGCAATGCCTGTTCATCAACCAGAGCCGGGTCCCAGGCACAGATGATCAGACGCCGCGAATCCGGATTGTGTTCCAGGTCATGGAGCAGTTCAGCCAGTTGATCGATATTACGGGTAACTACAGCTCGATCGGTTTCCAGAGATGTACCCGGTACATCCACCACGAATGTGAACTTACGATCCAAGAAGTTCTGGAGTTCAGCCTTCTTGATGATCCGAGTGTCCTCGATATTACGCCAGGTCTTACCATACACCGGACCCAGATCACCATCTACGAGACGGTAAACAAAGCCGTCTTCCCCTACTTTAAGGGTAGTAGTTTCTCCGCAGACGATTTGCCAGACTCGACGAGCATGACCATAGAAGTCGTAAGTAGTGGGGCCTGGGCCGAAACGCTCGACATCCATCCAGGCTTTACCACTCATCAGCAGTACCGCACCTTTCTCGCCGTTGGTACGAGCACCATCTAGGATGAACTTGTAGTCTTCTTCGATTTCATTGCTGTGGTGCATTTCGAAGTCAACGTACTTGAACTTGCGTTGAACCAGATCAACCAGCTCACCTTCGTCCACCGGTACGCGCACTTCAGTACCCGGCTTGCACCATTCGTTCCAGATCCGCACGTTGTGATCGAGCAGGAACTTCAGGTTAGTGAGACCGTTCTTCATCCAGACGTGTTCGACTTCAACCGACGGGGTATGAACGAACTTGGTGGTCACAACCGGCAGGTTGTTGTCTTTCAGATCAAAACGGAACTGACGACCGAAAAGGGACTGAGTACCAGTCCCGGTTCGATCTCCTTTGAAGACACCGTATTTCTTGATGTCTTCCAACAGCTGGAGATAAGCGTGCATTGTATTTCCTTAGTGGAGAGTTGGTTTGTTGCCGACAATCATGGAGAAGTCGTAGGTGACATCTACGATACGACTAGCATCGGGATCGCAAACGACGGTCGGGTGTTGGAGTTGGTAGTGTTCAACACGGCCATCTTCGTAGACCAAGCTGACTCGCATGTCTTCGCAGTTGTAGACAGCAATCTTTGCTTTGTAAGCCTTACGGAATTCCTGACAAATACCATGTTGAATTTGAGATGCGACGTAATCTTCTTCGCTCATACTTTTCCCGTCCAAGTATTGACGTAGTCTCTGTCAACAGAGTCTAACTTCATTGCTGCTTGCATCTCTTTGGCTTTCTGAGAACGGGCAGCCATCGACAGCCATTCGTACTCAGTTTGCTCAGACTCACGTGGGGGAAGTTCACGAGGCACTTTGAGCTGGTCGAAGAACGACTGCCATTGCGGACTGTCATCTCGACGCTGCATATTGAACTTCATGAACTCCGTGCAGATAATGTCATAGCTGCGATTAGCTAAGTTCACCTGCACTTCAGGCTCGTAACCTTTGTGATCCTTATCGATGACATATGCGATCTTTTGAATAACTGGATCCAGCGCATCCAAGTAAATCTTGCGCTGTGCGACCGTTAACCCCACGTTGTCCTTACTCATTGCCATACCTTTTCCAAATGTTAACCAGTTCATGGTCGACGTCTTTACCATCATCGAACAGCTTCTTAACATTGACAATCCGAGTAGCTTTCCGAAGAGCCAGCAGGAATTGCTCGACTGCTACCTTCACGGGAATGTTACCAGTGCCAGTACCCATGAGGGTCATGAACACATTACGGAAGGTAGGATGTTGGATCAGGCCTTGGCGAATCAGACTCAGGGCCTTGTGGGTAGCCAGATAAGGTACATCACTACCTTTTGCCAACCGACGTGGAGTACGCATGGTCGGCACGTAAACCAGGTATTGATCCTTGTACACGATCTTCTCGTAGATGGGTTCTTGGATATGTCGATGCACCAGTACACCATCACCCACATTGAGCTCGCCATGACACTTAAGAGCAATGGTAGATGGAACGCGTTTGATCAGATCAGGATAGATATCAGCCAGAGCACCATCCAGACCACCAGTCATGTGTCCGTAACTGTTACCAGCGGTGACGATAAAGTCTTGAGCGTCCATGATTTCTTTGAAGTCATGGAGAGACCCACGCAGCACACGCATGGTGTGACCCAGGTTTTCAACTTCATGAATGATCTTGGACAGTTCGTTGAAGGTCTCCTCACTGGGTGCCACGAAAGTGAAACGGATGCCATTGAGGTGATTACTCTCCATCAGCGTATCCAGTTGCACAGCCGTATCGGCGATCAGTTGGCGAACTTCCTCGGAATTGTGTCGGTTCATTGTTAAAGCCTCTAAAAGAGAAGGGGATATAAAGGGAGTCCCGTAGGACTCCCCTCATTCACTGTTTGTGCTTGCTAACACAAACCATTTCACGACGGATGTTCTTGCCCTCAAAACTATATTCAAGGACAACACCTTGTTCGATCTGGTGTACTTTTACGCCATTGGTACCTGTTGCTTGTTGAATTGCACCTATTGCTTGCCAGCAAGCTTCCTTAGACTCGAAGTCCTGGGCCAGTTGACTATTACCCGCAGGACCTTGTACCCCAGCAGTGAGAATGGTACTAAGCAGAACAGTCGGAAGACCTACAACGACAGAAGCACTCACTTCTTACCTCCTTTAATCAGAGTCAGGGTTGGCTTGCCTTTGAACTTCGACGCCACCGGCTGTTGCAGAACAACTTTATTGGCCGAGAGATCAGGGAATTCCAGCAGGGGTTTGATTTCAGCTTCTTCAAACGGGATACGATCGTCATTCGAAGGAACCGGAGCTTGTGCAGACTGCTTTTGCAGTACAGCCATTTGATGGTCGCGGAGCATATTGGCGGTTTCTTCGACCAAATATTCTTGGACTTCCATCGGTACACCATTAGGCCATACGTACTTAATGAACTCACCGACGTTGTGGACATTACACTCAGTGTGGCCTTCATTGTGCATCCACTTCACTACAGCTTCAGGAGCAATAGTGAGGAGCGATTGTTGCCCAGCTTCAGCGTACGGGTGTACGAAGGTGGGGTTCTGAGCATCGAATACCAGTCGGTCGTAGATCGGGAAACTGGCTTCTACTGTAGCCGTTTCCGACAGCGGAATCTGCAATGAAACGAACGCATGGTACGGGATATACAGGGAAGTCGGACGACCCTGAAGACCGATCTCACCGGTAAATGCATCGCCTCTGTAGTTAATGTGCTTACAGGCATTCACAGACAGGTTCAGGAGAATGGTACCATCCCCACGGTACATCGGGTGCTTCTCCAGAATCTTACGCAGTGGTTCATCCAGATAGCCAATATCAATCAGACAATCAAAACGAGACAGGCTGTTCTCAGCCATGAAGGTATACCAGCTATCCAGCGTGCACTGGGTCAGCGACTTTTTAAGCGTGATCATGATTACCCCTAATGATTGAGTGTTGGTTCAGCAAAGACGTAATATAGATTTGAAATAAAATTTAATGGCAAAAAAGAAAAGGAAAAGCAGGGAGCCCGAAGGCTCCCGCTTTATACCGCTTACATCCAGCCCAGCTTCGAACGAATGGCCGAAAGCTTGTTCCTTGCTACGCGTGCATGTTATTTCAATGGAGGGTAACTTTTCTCTAAGATGACATAAAGCCTCCCCGCAGGGAGGCAGTATGATACTACTGCGCTGCAACCATCCGGTTGAAACGGTCTGACATACAGGCGTTATAAGCAGTCACATAAGCTTCTTTCGGAGGCTGTCGCTTCTGATAGACACTACGGACTTCTTGTATCGCTTTCGGTAAGACGCTGTAAAGAACGTTATCTTTGTTCTTCACGCCGTACCCTTTTTGAAGGGCGAGGAGGGCGCCCTGCTGCTGATTCACGGTATCACCTCGATCCCGTGCTTCGGCAGTAGCCTGATCCAGGAGGGCAGTCATATGACAAATCCCATCCGTATCAACCACCTCAGCTGACTTTGCTTGCAACGGCAGTACCACAAGGGCCGCTACAACCAGAAGTCGCGTTACGTGTGTAAAACATTGCATCACGTTGGTACCTTTGGTTGTTAGGTCAGAATATAAAGGTAGGAACGATACCTTTTATCCATTATTACTCCAGTACCTTACCGCGGTAGGTATAAGTTACAGCCTGTTTATCGAACTCTTCGCGACGTAGGTGATCTATGACTTGCTGTTGTTCTTCGGTCAGTTCAGCGTGATCCAGATCGATATCCAGTACAACATCCTTGCTTTTCAGTGCTTCACTCAGATCCCCATCGAACACCTCTCCATCGATACTGACCTTCACGCGCTCCAGGCATACTTCACCATTTGCAATCCAATTCCCGGTAGCAGGAATGTAATGCTTAATCATAGCGATCAGCTCTTCTGCTTTCATCACGCTGATATCTACGCCAGGAATGATACCGAGGTTGTTGAAGTTGATAATTACGTCGTAGTCAAAGCGATACCGCATCAAACCCTGGTTACGCCAATAGCTGAATGCTGCCCGTTTATTTAGTTGGGTATCTACGATGGGATACAGACTAACCCGAACATCATGATGCGAGATCAGGTAAGTGGCCATCGAGCCATTGAGTTTCTTGATGGGGTTATCGAACCAAATCAATGTATCGGCAAGTTCATCTTTCTGGAACTCCAGTTCCTGGAATACCCAAGCGGCCGGAGTACGTTTGTCCACAATCACCCCGTCTTCTAAACGCACGACGGTCAGCTCTTTACTCGCGGTGTCATAACCCGTCACAAACCAAAGACCGTTACGACGGCAAGGGACACCCGCTCCCTGGGGAATAAAGCTATAGTGCTCTCTGGCACTAAGGTGTTCCCAGCTGCGATGGATCCAATGGATATCATCCTTTCTTTTGCCGACTTCCACTTTAACACCGAGGTGATCAAAGGCGCTAACGATTCGCTTCCATCCATCTTCGAGTTCCGATGGGCGCTGACGGGTATGGGTGGTGTCCTTCTTGACTACGCTGATTCGAGTCATGAATACATCGCGTACTTGGAAAGGAACTTCCTTCAGGCCCTTTACCCTAGCCACTTCTTTCCAAGTATTACGGTCATATGCTCCAAAATAACCATCTTTGGTGAACACGCCAATAATGTCATCACCATAGCAAACTTCAACAGGGAGGTCGCCGTTGAGTGCTTCTAATGCGGCTTTTTCTCGACGGGTACGATCATCCACCGATACCTGTTGAGCAGCTGCCTCAGCCGCAATGTGTTGTGCCCGGATCTCGGCGCGACTGAGTTCTTCACGTTCTGAAAACGTAGCAGGGAAGAAAATATCTTTAAGGGTTTTGAAAAAGCTCATTACATTTTCCTTTTGTCGAAATAAAAGGGAGCCCGAAGGCTCCACTGAAGTTATTTTGGGTTTACGTCTTCCGGACGAATCTCTGCCGGAATATCGTCAATAACACGATCGACTTCACCCGAGGTAGGACTGGCGAATTCTTCATTGAACTCCGCTTCAGTCAGTTCGCGTACGTCTTCCCAATCTGTATCTGGTGCACCTAGTTCTTTCTTACGGAGCATCGCGAAAGGCGCGTTTTCATTTTCCGGGATGGCCTGATTATAAACAGTAGCCCTAAACACCCAGGCCTTCTCGATATTCAGAGTAGCCGTGTAACGAATGATGCACTCTTGAGCTTCCGGACGCCATGCTAGGTCCAAACCGAAGAGATACGGATTAGCTTCATCAACCAGCTTCACCTCGAAAGATTCTTCCATCCGTTCAGTGAAGCGTTCAACCATCGCCAGTGCAGGGTTTTCGGTAACTACACCACGACCTTTATAACCGTACAGGTCGGAGTTGACGATGTAGTTGTAGCTGCTCTCAATCACATCGTTTGGTCGGCAGCTTACACGTACAATGACTTGAGTTTCCCGATTATAAGCCGTCTGTGGAATCCACTCGATATTGTCGCGAATGAATTGGTCGAAGGCTTTATACAGATCACTACCTTTCTCGGCAACGAACTTGCTGATTTGCGGAGTTTTCAGTTCCGCACAGAAAAAGGTAAACTTCTTCCAATCAATGACGCCAATGTAAATCATAATTCCTCCAGAGGGATAAATGGAGTCCCGCAAAGGGACTCCCAATTACTGTCCGAGTCGGCATTCGTTTTCTAGCTTAGCTAGACGCTCACCCATGGATGCAAGCAGTTTCCCTTGCTCACTAAGCTTGGTGCACAGCTGCGTCATCTGCTCGGCTTGGGTATCTAGCAGTTGTTCCAAGTCAGCGATGCGTTCGGCGTTCTTTTGTTTTTCTGACATACGCTTTGCCTTAGGTTCTAGTTGACAAAAAGGTAGGGAACTTGAAATGGATTCCAACACCCGTCCCCGGTGTTCTCGACGCCAGCGGCGCCATCTACGCTTAAGTGTCTTCTTCAACCGCATTAGACCTTGTCTCTGTAGCTCCAATCGCCATGGTGAGTCTTGTTCCTGAACGCTTGAGACTCATGTACGGTGTTTGACTGATGGAGATTAAATTCCAATTGTAGTCGTTGAGTCATGTAATAGTCTTCAAGCTCGACTTCATAAGTATCGTCATCTGCGTCGATCTTTACCTTGGCTACTAACTTTGGTGTAGCTCTACGCAGCTTATCCCATACCTCGAATTCGATCTGCCCTTCATAGCGACTAACTGTAGGTACAGTTTTCAGTTCGCCCACAGCTAAACCATCTGGCATATAGCACGCGATCGGCGTAATCCACCAGACGAATCGCTTATCAAACTCCCCATTCCTAGAATAAAAGAACTGTTTCAAGTTCCCTCTAACGCCCTTGTACAACGGAATTACGACTCGTACTGTCATGGTTACACCTGCATTGATCCAATCCATTGTTGTTTAGACAGGTCTTGGATCACTTTGAGTTTGACGATCATGTTTGGCAGTCCCCATCTCATGCGGGGTTTTACCCAGTAGACTCGTTTCTTATCGAGTTCTACATGGAGTTCAACAACTATACGGTTGCGCCGTTTCTCAAAGATTGTGAAACAGATGTGCCTGGGTTTCTCAAGCCAGGTCTCTTTGTAAAACTTAAGCTCATCATGATCACGTTGGGTATCACCATTGATAATTCCCTCAATGTCCATGTCGGTAAATTCCAGAGCTTCTACACCAACCTCCCGCATCTCTTTAAAGCGTTCTGAATACTTGCCTTTGTAGTGATACGGTAAGTTAAAAATGGTGGTGTGTAATCGTGTACTCATAAGAGTCCTGTTGGTTATAACCTCATACCTTGTTCTACTATAGCTCCATGATATTGTTGAGAACTTTACGATGGGGCATTGGATTCACCTAGGGGAAATATAAAGCCTCCCCGAAGGGAGGCTATTATGCCTTACGGCACTTCGACGCGGATTAGCCTTTTACTCAATCCTGAGTAGAAGAATGGTTCGCCCGCAAAATGACCAGACACAGAGTTGTACTTAAACCAATATCGCTTGAATTTAAGATTCAACTTAGCGGTATCCGGAACGGCTTGTTGGATTACAACCGTCCATTCATTCGGGAAGTCACGGTCTTCCTCAACTGATACTTGGTAGTCATAATCACTATTACCATTCTTATCGACGACGCTGATGCAACCAGAAAGATCCCCATACTTGAAGATATCGTCCTGGAAGTCGTTGTCTTCTTTAAGGGGTATCAGGAGTTCCATTGGGGTTAGTACCTCCAGACGTGAAGTACCAACGCGGTACCCACTATTTCAAAGTACACTCGTGGAGACGAGTGAGTATCACCCCAGCGTGTTGTAGACGCAAAATACGTCTTTGACTTTTGTATCCCTTCACAATGTGGTGTCGTTCTTCTTTTGTTTTAGCGTGGTCTAAAGCATAGGCTGTCTTTAGCCACAATGCAGCTGCTTCTTGCTGTTTGTCCGACTTCTTGAATTGTCTCTTCTCGTAAGTGGACGTAGGCACACGGTCGTACTCACCCGACTCTTCGGTTTCAAAGTACGGTATAAGGTTGCGGTTAAGACCGCTTAAATCGGGATAAGGTAGATAACCCTTTTCACAGGGTTTGTACTCCTCTATCTCGATACACTCTCTCTTGCAGGTCGCGATCAGCGCCGCTGTCATTTGTGTGGTTAGTGAACCGCCATCAATGATGAGTACCTTTTGAGTACTGTTCATCGAATGTCCCCTTTTGCTTCCTTAAAGTATTGCTGCATCCGGGTGACTTTGAAGAAAGAGTTACGCCTCTCACTGGTCTTCATACGATCCTTGAATTGTTGCCGGATAATGCGAAGATCTTCATTACCGTCACATGCCTCAATTAGGAAATAACGGAAGTCTGCCAACCAAATAGCAAAGTCATTGAGGTCTTCTTTACGGTAATACTTACGTTTACCACGGCGAGTCGAATACCGCTGTCTGATCACCTCAGCAAACCTCTCTGGTAGAGAACTGGTTTCCGGAGTTTCATGAAGGCGCGTGTAATACTCCTCCAGATCCATAGGTTCAGCATTGGAACGACGAATACTTTCGTAGTTTCCTGAATTTGGGCTGGTGGGGAGCATCACCGCCATGGCTATATTTTTGTTCATTGGATTCTCCTAGGCGACATAACGCCCTCAACCTAAGTCAAGGGCGTAGGTCTTATGCGAAACGATCTTCCGTAACAACACGGATCTTAGCGTTAGCCGCACTCATCGAACTCAAACCAAAACGCAATTGACTGTACCATAAATACTGGTCAGTAGAATCATTCCAGTATCCGCCTAAGAAACTAGCGAAATGGATGGCTTTAGCTCGATCAGTGTAATGCCCACTGTTGAAGACTTCAATGGACGTTGGGCTATCTAACCAGTTGGCCAGGTCCGTAAAGAACTCCTTACGGAACGGACTGTTATGTACCTTAGCGATGATGGATGTCACTACAGCAGGTCCGAAGATCTTCCCCACTCGTGTCATGTAGGGGAGAGCACACAACGGAACTTTGACAATCCAACGATTGAAAATCAGGCCATGTGGATCACAGGATGCGAGGAACTTTAGTTCCTTCTCGTAGTGAGCATACGGATCAACGGGCCTGAAGAGTTTCTTCAATAGCCGTTTAATCAAGTTCAGTCTCCACGCTTTCAGCATTAACGTACCGTACATACACTGTCCGTTCATCATGGATAACCTGAGGTCGACCATTATCTTTGATGAAGATGTACGGATGAGTATTACGCCATTCACTGTTATCTCTCTGGCGGGTGGTCCACGCAGAGAAGATAGCATCAAACCCAGCATGCTTGATCCGAATGTTGTTTAGATACACTCGGAACTGATCCAACTCTTGCATGGACGGATCACGCAGAATAGCCAATAACAACATGTCTTGGAGGTTGATATCACGGCCAGCAAGGTTAGGACCATCTAGTTCGATGGTGATGTTGAAGATTTCCGTAGGTTTCAGGAGCGCTTCACCGGCGTAGCGCCCACGTACAGCGTAATCCAGTCCATGATCCGTTACACGCTCGATAACAACCCAACGACGAGGATCATCGTGATGCAAAGCTTGTCGCTTGGGCGGTACGGTCAATGGAATGTATTCTGGATAGCCCAAGCTATCCTCGTGATGATGCCAGAAGTCCGAGTCCAGTATGGCATACGGCATCTGGAACATTTCACCCTTACAGTCGTACAGGGTAATGTAGTCTGCGCCATCAGCCACGTTGGACATAGCAAACAGGTCACGATTACTGATACTACCCACTTTAACCCCATGGCCACGAGGTATACGCTCATACAACGGTTTTTCCAACCAAGTCTTCCACGCCTTCACGTAGGCAGAACTAACGAGCCAGTTCTCGAAACTACGTTCACAGATAGTTTTTAGGATGAATTCATCCTGGGCGTCTCTATTATGCTGTACCCGAACCTTGGCATTGGGCCAATCACTTACCAGATCCAAGTCAAAGAAAGCTCGTGTATCCAACGGAGTGATAACTACATTTTTTACGCGATCGTATTCCTCGTTCATGTAATAGTAGTACAGTTCGTAGGTGTCGCCAATCAACTCACCTGTACCGTACACCCAGAACTTTTTCTCCCCATCGATAATACGGATGACCGTTGCACCGTTCTTGAATAAGGTTTGGAACGTGGTCATGGTGGGAACACGTTTCGTACGAAAATGGTTGTAGATATCTTTAAGCATTTGCATCTTGTATTCTCCTAACGGGATAAAGCCTCTCCCGGAGGAGAGGCTAGTCCTTAATATTTTGCCAACTGCCAATCAGATTCAAAGTGAAGCTGATGCAGACTCAGTTCCATGTTGCGATCTTTATGGAGTGGACGGATGTACCCACCGCGATCAGCGCTGAATTTCCGACGTACGTCTCCCATGCGATCACTACCTACCCGAAAACTGAATCCGATCAACCACAGTACATGCCTGATAATGAGTAGCGCACGCCTGAGGAGGGTTTTCACGGGCCAATCCTTTTTTGTTAGAACTTTTTGGTCGCCACCAGCGCCTCTAATGCACGCTTCTGCTCCCATAGGATGGTCTTGTATTCGACGTCCAGATCGACAGTTACTTCTGTACGCTTACCACCGGAAATGGGTATCACTTTGCCCGGTGCGATGATCATGTGACCTTGATCGAGAACTTTAGAGGTGAACGCTTCACGTTCGTCCCACTGTTCACGCATCAGGCGGTTGTACTTACGTTGAAAGAAGAAACGGCGGATGATATTAAGCATGGTATCCCCAAAGTCCTAAGGTAGGTAGAATGTCTCAAGTGAATCATTGGCCGTAACTACACCTTGGTCATCCATGATGACGTAGGGTGTATCGTTACTGCCTGCTGAATCTCTCTTATGTGCAGTGAACTTCGTGCCAAAAACACAGAACGCAGTATTCCCTGTCACGTCTGATGTCACTTTGGCTCCTAGATCCTTGTAATGCTGAGTAATTTGTTTACGGTTCAATTTACCGAACTTGGAACCGGAAATCAGGACAGAACTCCCCAGCAAAGGACCATCGGGTTTCTTCGGAACAATAATATCCAGTCCAAGAATCCAGGGTTTGTACCACGAATCCGATTCAGGACGGCTGTTGTCTTCGTCGAAGAATTCGAACACCGATTGGGCGGTGATCTCTCCAACGTCATCAACCATCATCAGATCTTCGACGGTAGCCTGGCTCAGAGCCTCTAGACTGCCGAAATGCGCAGCCAAACGTTGACTGATACCCTTGGCTACCCCAGTGATGCCAAAGCCCATAATCAAGCGTTCTAGGGGCACGTGACGTGCTTTTACCACGTTGTCCATAACTTTGTTCGCCATCAGCGATGACAAACCGGCACGTTCCAACATGGAAGGTTCCAACCAGAGGAGCTTGATCTGGTCCTCCATCCGAGTAAAGCCTGCATTGTTATACAGACCACGAATGGTTTCCAGGCCGATATCCATGATGTTGTAAACGTCACGACCTACAGCATAATACAGGTGCATGATGACCCGTTCTTTGCAGGAGGCATTCTTGCAGTACAACGTGCGACAGAAATCCGGCTTTGACCCAATCTCAACCACGACTGGAGTCGAACAACACGGACATACTGTCGGTACAGCATGACGTTCACTGGACTTGCGTAGTTCCTTGATCGCTTGAGTGATCTTCGGAATCACATCCCCTGCACGCTTCACGACAACCGTATCACCCTTGTGCAGATCCAGGCGTTCGATCTCATCGATGTTGTGCAGCGTTACACTGGTGATAGTTGTACCATGGACCTCTACGGGTTCGATCTTCGCTACCGGAGTGATCTGGCCAGTACGACCGATCTGGTATTCAATGTCCTTCAGGACACTAGTACCTTCCGAAGCTGGGAACTTGTAAGCAATCGCCCAGCGCGGCGAACGACTGTTGAACCCAAGCTCATTGCGAGTATGGATGTCATCAACCTTGAACACGATCCCATCGATGTCGTAACCGATTTTGTCACGGTCATTCGAGATCTTCTCGATCTCCTCTTCCCATACACCGATTTCACGATAGGTCGTATGTGCTTGGATGGGTGCCGGTGAACATTGGAACATGTACTCTGCTAGACGAGCACGTTGCTCCTGCCATGTAGGGATCCACCAATCAGCGCAGTCAATCGAATACGCAATGAACTCCAACTTACGTTTGGCTGTGATCGCAGGATCTTTCTGGCGCAGACCACCTGAAGCATAGTTCCGTTTGTTAGCGAACTTCTCTTTACCCGCTGCTTCCAGTTCAGCTTGGATCTGAGTGTAATATTCTTCACGGACAATGACTTCACCGCGAATAACAACTCGTTTGCCATCACAGTCCTTAATGTGGCTAGGGATACCCTTAACAGCATAAGCATTCAAGGTTATATCCTCACCCACCAATCCGTCCCCACGGGTGATGGCTTGGAACAGTACACCGTCCACGTAGATCAGATCCAGTGATACGCCGTCAAGTTTGTATTCGCCGATGATCACACCAGGTGGAAGATCATTGATCCAACGAACCAGCGACACTACATCAAAACGGTTGTCCAGGCTCAGCATTGGGAAATCGTGCTTGGCCTTGGTGAAGTGTCGGTCAGCTTGTGCGCCAACACGTTGGGTGGGGGAAGTCGGGGTAACGAGGTCAGGGTTAGCCTCTTCCAGAGCGATCAGCTCACGGCGGAGACTATCATACACTGCGTCACTCACCGGTGAATGGTTAAGCACGTAATACTGGCGGTCATACTCGTTAATGAGCGTTACCAGTTCACTGTGCCTGATCGCTGCTGCCGTCTTCATATTTGATCTCGTCGATGACTGTTGTACCAATTGTGAAAATGCCGAGGTCGGCAATTTGCTGTACTTTCTCTGCAAGCGTACGCTCCCCGCCCATGAGTTTGTTCAGGCAACGTTTGACCACTACTGCCGTAGTGCCGTCTTGAGACAACACGGCTTCTTCACGACGCGCCCAGAAGCCACGTACCGGATGAACGTTTTCCTGTTTGGCGTAATACACCAGTTCAAACCGTTCATGCCAGCATACGTTGAACCCTTGCTCAATCAGGTCAGTCATGGCCCGTTCGAAAACTTTGTATTCCTTTTGCAAGGCATTCTTGATGTACGGTTCCAACAATGCCAGTTGGGTCAGATGGTCATAGCCGATGATCACGTAATTGACGTGATTGGATTCATGGAGAGCTTTGGGGGCTTTGATCAAGTGGAACAGTCCTCCCGAATGCATGTACTTGACATGAACCAGTTCGTCCCGCTTGATAATAATGAAATCGCCGCTAGCTTGTTCCATTGGATTCTCCTAAAGAAAATAGTCATAGAGGGGTTCCCGAAGGAACCCCAATATGCCGTCACACCTTTTGCACGAACTTCGTGTTGTAGATCAACTGAAACTGAGCAATCAGTTCTTTCTGGAACTTGGTCTCTTCGATAGGGAACAGACTATCACTCCAGTCTTTAACACGTCGTACCACACCACCAAATAGTTCCAAACTGTGTTTCGAAAGTTCTTGTTTGAACTTACAGAGCTCCGACACACCACGCGTATCTGGGAGTGCCCGCTCCGATGCGGACTTTTCAAACTTGATGGTCGTGGGGGCTTTATATACAACCCGCTTCTCCGGAGGCGGCGGCACCCGCTTTCGTTTGGGAGCCTTTTTAGGAGGCTCTTCTGCTTTAGCGGATTCAGCAGGCTTCGGCGCCTCAACCTTCTTCAGATCTTCACGTTTGACAGGCTTCGGTTTCTTTTTCTTAACCGGTTCCGGTTTAACTTCAACCGGTTTGCCCATCAATTCCCCAAGACCTTTGAAAGAGTTGATTTGTACACGTGCCATTTATATTTTCCTTTTGTTGATTTGGAATCAATTCAAAGGCGTGATATAGATCTAAAAGTTTTTACACTTTCGGTAGAACGATGTTGGCGCCCTGACCCTGGTACTTACCGCCACGATCGGCATACGAAGTAATGCACGGCTCATCGCCTTCGATGAAGACCAGTTGCAGTACACCTTCGTTGGCATAGAAGGTGTTCGGTTGATCGAGAGTGTTGTGGAATTCGAAGGTGATGTGGCCTTCCCATTCCGGTTCGATCGGAGTGCACAGACAGTTGATGCCCACACGGGCGATAGTCGACTTACCGATGCACAGTGCCAGTACGTTACGCGGAATACGGACGTACTCCACAGAACGAGTCAGGATAAAGCCGTGCGGTGGGATGATGATCTTATCGCCAACTACGGTTTCGAACATGTCTTCGGTGATGTTCTTGTAGTCTACAGCCTGCCCTTCCGGGACACCTTTGAAGAGTTTGAATTCCCCAGCAGCGCGAAGGTCATAACCGTAACTGCTCACACCGTACGAAGCAATGCGGTGACCATCCTCAGCGTGCTTGATCGATTCCGCAAAGAACGGTTCGATCATCGGGAGGTCACCATTGCACAGGCGGGCAATAGTTTTATCAGAGAGTACAGACATTTAAGAGCTTTCCTTGTTTTAGCCTATCTGATTATCTACCACAGTAAATCTTGTTTGGATCCATCAAGTCATCGCCGTTGGCTTCCATGTTCAGGTATACGTAAACCATGAAATCAAACGATGGCGCACGCCGGAATATTCTGTACAATTGATCCAGGACCACCACATTTTCTCTTTGACATCAAACCAGTTACGTAGATCATCCAAGCGCCCCTGTACTACCAGCTTAACCGCGTGTGCCAGTGGATTACGATTAACCTGTGGATATTCAGTGCCTCCCAGATCGCGGAGTCTCCCCAGGTATTCTAGATAATCATTCATCTTCGCCAATTCACCTGGATGTAAGCCATCCTTGAGGTGACTGAGGTGTTCCGATTTCCCCATGGCCGAACCACGATAAGCAGTTACATAAGCACCCATGAACGGTTCAGTCGCCATGGGCTTCGGTGCATCCAGCACGTAATCGGGAATTACTACAGGGATACGCGATTTAGCCATGTTAGTCTCCTAGTCACGTACTTCGACGCGGATGTCTTCATCACACATCTCGGATTGAACGTGCGTTTGCGAATCCAATAGGCGTTTTTCTTGCGCTTCGGCTTCTTTCTTACGGATATCAAACGGACCGTTCTCACGAATCCTGTACCGACGATAAGCTCCAACTCCGTCAATGAAGTCATCAGGGATTTCCAGCGCAAGCGAACTAGCCGATACGCGAACAGTGCACTTTAGACCCAACGTAATATCACTTACTTCAGCGACTCGGATGAACCGACGGTCTTTGTCCAGTCGTTTCACCACCACGGGACAGAATACGTTCTCGCCTTCCACACGGGAAGAGCCCATATTCACTAGAGCATAAACAGTTTGGCCGACATGCTTATTGAAGAACGCTCGTGCTTCACGGATCTCCTTTGAGCGATAAGCTTCGAACTCCTTAACCCTGAGCTGATGTGGAAGTTGCAGATACGGGTTGAACTTACGGACATGCTTCTCAATCCGTTTGGTTGTATAGCGGGGGCTGTCGGCAGCCATCGCTAGCAGCGTATTGTACATCTCTAGGGAAAGGATTACTTGTTGTTCGTTGTGGTTGCGTTCCATGTTGAGTCCTTAGCAATAAACTTTGTTGGGATCGAGCAGTTCTGACATATTACCTTCAATGTCGTACCAGTAGATACTGTTACCTTCGTTGGTACGATGTACCAGACCCGAAGCTACCAAGCCATTGATCCAAGTGATCCACATTTCGTGCTTGGTTTCAAACCAGTCACGCAGTGCAGACAAGCGACCTTGAACGACCATCTGTACAGCAGCGGTGACCGGGTTCTTACGAACCTCCGGAATAGGACTGCCTTCCAGTTCCCGCAGTTTGTTCTGCTGTGCAAAACGCTCGGCCATAAGACGTTCTGCGTAGAGGTTCGTTTTGTTGGGGTTATGGCGACCGGAGCCGACATTCAAGCCATGTTGTAGTACGAAGAGCTCACCATGTTTAAGACCACCGTTAAGGCGGCCATTAATAAGATCATGGTACGCTGGCATATAAACGTGGTTTAAGTAGTCATTAAAAACTTGATCACCATCGGTTGATTTGCCCATGGACTGACCTTGACGGAATACCACTGGACTATGCCATGCCGCCGGCTTCGGAGCATCCAATGCGAAATCAGGAACCACTACCGGAATCTTAGACTTGTTCATTACACACCTTTAAGGATTGCGTTGTAGTGAGGTTCAATTCGAACGGAAATATCCGTATTAAACCGTTTAAAGCATGGATCGATTTCCACTGGCTTATATTCCTGTATCTTCGCCAGATCGTAACCCGGTGGAGGTAAATATGTCAGCTTATCCATTAGCCGCTTGGCGTAAGCATCTGACATTTTAATGGTCTGAGCTTTCATCCAACGTGGTTTACCAGAGATACGCTCCAACATCTGCGTTTCAATGGTAGCCTCGTATTCCTGAACCGGATGGGCAGCTACCGGAACTTGCCGACGGATAATGCTCACCATCCGGAACAGTTTATTGCGAGAAACGTTCAAGCCCACATCAACCTCCTACAGGCTTTATCAATAGCGAGTGTTGCAGGTGCACCCCCAATGATGCACAGCTGAACGTTAGCCCACACCATCAACTCATCCATGGACTTGGATCGAATATTACGGTCGAACTGGATACGTTCATCCCGATCTGCTTCCTCCAACCGAATCCGATCGATGATGTGGTGCGCGAATTTCTCGTTACGGGCACCTATATCGCAGAGCATGCTCCGCATCGATTCTCTCACGCGGTGTTCGATATTGTCAGCTACCAATCCGTTTTTAATTTTCAGTGGGGCATGGATACTGGCAATGAAATCCAGCACAGGGGTAGGATCTTTTAGCTTAGAGTCCTTCACAGCGTCTTCACTCCATCCAGAACTTCTTGTGATAAAATACCACGTTCAGAAATCGAGGACTCTTGGGTCGCGTGGGTTATGGATTGCATTCCAATCAATCTCCTGATAAGGGTAGTCCAGTTCATTTTCAGCTAGCCAATCAAGGCACCACTGACGATCATCTTCGAAGTAGAGATTCTTTCGGATGGGTACACCCGCCATTACGCTCAAACGCAAAGCGGTATTAGTGCCACCGTCAACTCGTTCATTCTCACGTTTCCCTATGGGTTTAGCGTAATAGAACAGGCGCTCTACCAGTTCATCTAGGGTATGTCCATGAATTTGGTAAACGTTACGGGTGTGCAACGCCTGACAAAATTCATTCAGTCCTCCGAAAGAACCCCTCGCCGTTATAGCCATTGCACGAGCATCAGCCCACGTATCGGTAAACTGAGTTGCATCCATGAAGTTCTTATGGTCACGGATACGATACCAGTTCCGACCAGTACCACTGGCCAGGTAGATCCGTGAACCCACTGTATCGTAGTGTTTCGACTGCACAGCGCCGTACCAACCTGCACGATCGGAGTCGTAGGCGTCACCAGAACTAACAGCCCAACCATGGTCCGTGTGAGTACGTCCCAGTCGAATCATCAGCTCCAGTACAGTTTCGGGAACAGTGCGTGACTCGACTATTGCAACGTAACCCTTACGGTCCATGGTTCACTCCGATTCTTTAGAGATCACGATATCAATGAATTGTTCATTAACTGAATGTGTATGAACTATCCGACACTTATACAGACTAATGAGTTCCCAGAAATACGCATTGTAGTCCTGGTGGGGTATGGTGAGGCTAATATACCCTTTAGACTCCTGTAGATTACGCCATCTACCTTTTGACGTTTCCGCACATTTCCTGAAAATGTCGAAGAGCTTATGACTGGTCACAGGAGCCAGCGGATGATGTGCTGGGTTAATCATACCAGAGGCTCACTACCAGCGACTGGCACGATTCCAGTACGGCTTTCCGCTCGGGGGAAACCCACCAACCGGTGTACGGGCCAGAGAACATCATTTTGTAATCATCCGGTATGCTACCACCCAGCTGCCACACTGGTACTTCAGCAACCCAGCAGTCATGCTTGTAATTATGGGGCGTACTCTGCTGATCGATCACCGATTGGTCGACTACATTGTGACCTACCCGAAGCATGTGTTTGGGTTTACCTAAACCGATGACCTTGACATAACGGTAGTGACCTTTACCGTCATGGTAAACAATCTGCTCACCCCGGTGTTTATTAACGATTTCCTTGGCGCGCTTGTACCATTCTCGTCGTTGCCGATCATCTTCGGCAACTTCTTGGATACGTTGTTGATGTAAGTGAAGATTGAACTTACGGATATGTCGCTTGTCATCAGCCAAGCTAACCCCAGCCATCTTTGCGCCATCTTCGGCAAAAGCCAATAGACGGTTAAACACCTCAGTGGCCATGACTACTTGATGTTTATCGCGGTTCTCTTTCATTTACTACCCCACGTAATCTTGTTCACGCTGAGAATCGTAGTACTTCTGTTCGTCGCTGTAGTTGTGGCTAAATGGTTTCATCTTCGTGATATCACGAAAGCCAACCGACCATTCGCCAGTTCCTTTAGCATGTCGTACCCTGTACCAGATCTTACCGGTACTGTCAACTTCTATTCCAGTAACGATAAGCACATCGTTACGACGACAAAACAGAGCAGCTGGGGCTTCACAGCAAGCCTTACGACCAATCAGGTGTCTAGCGTATACCGTGTCACCCTCATTGATTCCCCGCTCTCTAATACTCGTTAGGATACCCTCAATTTTCGATTTATCGATGAGGCGCACAAACAACGATGGGTGAGTGTTCATTGAAGAGTCGGACCAGGAGTTCTTCACTCAGAGATTCCTTAGGACGATAGATGTGGAAATAGGAGTCGCCTTCAATTACAGCATTGCCTGCCGATGCCAGTCGCATTGTCGATTCCATATCGACGGCCTTATACTCGGCGTTCCAGCCGGCAACCTTGAATGCTTTCACTAAACGAGCGCCATAGATCTCGTCCATGAAAGGGAAGCGGCTCATTGGAACTGGGATGCTGTACACCACTTCCTGACCATGACGATAACTGGTGTTCCTGTGGAGAACCTCATTCATTCTTTTATCATCGTGCATGAATTCAACGAGGTAATCTTCTACCTGTTGGTACTGACGATCCAACAGTTTATCGTGTTGGTATACCTGTTGTGGACTTGGGATAGCCATTGTATTCACCTTGAGATGGAATAAGTGGGAGGCCGAAGCCTCCCACTATTTTACAGCTGTTGCATTTCGGTATGGATGAGTTTACGCTCTTCCATCCTTTCGATCCGGTGGCATTTCACCTTAGCCCATTTACAGGAGATGAAATAACGCATTGGACGACGGGACCAAAATTCTTTGGACCACTGATGTTTTGAATGGGAACTACGCGACATGAGATTGCCTCCTTTGGCACTATCTACTAAATCGCGTATAGACCTGTTCATAGACTGGCATGCTAGACTCCTTAATCCCAGTGTTCGTTACCAGCTACTTCATCGAGTGTTTTGTAGATGGCTTGTTTCTGGTCCAGTGAGAACGTATTCCACACCAAACGAAGATCCTGCCCGGCGTAACGCCGCCAGTTGTGGATCCGACCACCAGCTTCCCAATCGGGATTATTCCACTCATCGATATCAGGATACTGTTCCATTGTTCTCCAGCGGCTTATTAGCCAGAGTGATCTTGACAGTGTACTTAGATGGACCGTTATTCATGTCAAACCGTTTGATCTGGGTGAGGTCAACATAAGGCCAACCACTGTCACGCAGTGCCTGTTTGATCATATCAACCGCTTCTGGTTGAATGTAATGTCGACTGATCGTGAACTCTAGTTCAACGCCAATGCCCGAGTGCCCCCAATGATCCTTGGTGAACTGACAGCGCTCCACTGTAGCTGGATTACTGAGAGCTTCTTCGACAGCCAACATCAATGACCGTTTCAGATAATAGTCTTCTTCAGTAATAGTTGGATTAGCCTTGGCGAATTTGATCAGGTTGTAAACTTCAGCGGGAGTGTTAATCTGCATTGGAATATCCTAGTTGCTGATATCAGCGAAATTAGTGTTTCCGCAGTTCGATACTGGTGATGTCCTTGGTCTCATCGAACAATCCAGAGCTCCAGTTGAGTCGGTAGCCGAATTCTTCTTCGAGTTGATCGAGGAACATGAACGGTTTATCAACGTGAATCTTTGCAGCCTTAACGATGGCCAGGATAACCATGTCATCGTCAGGGTATTTCAACAGAGGGCAATCGGGATTCGTCCGATCGAACTCCAGCACAATTCGTCCTTGGTCCTGTAGGTTAAGGAGGATGGGGGAATTGGTATGGATCACTTGGAACTCGTTACGCTTGTCTTTTGCAGGTGTACGAACATCTGACCGGGTTTACTACCGATCGCAGAGATCTGCACATTTCTCTAGGATCAGGTTGATCCCATGGAAAATAATGTCAGCTCGGAAATGAGATGGTCGTTTGTTGTTGATGGTCATGGATTTACCTAGTAGAGATCTTCGGAGAAGAGATTATTACCCACGTGGCGATCATCACGATCGGCACGGAACAGTTGTCCGTTTTCCTTAGCGATGATTGCAGCCTGTTCACGAGTGTGGAATACATCGAACTGGTCGATGAAACCTTGATCGTGATCTTCTCCTGCGTATTCATGGAGAACGTGGATACCGCCGTATAACAGTTGCTGTGTGGTCATCACGTCGGAGGAATGACGAGAGGCGATGAAATACACATCCTTCCAACGGTTACAGGCCGCCACGATCCTTGGTTTAACGCCTTGAATGTCCCAGAACCAACCGTACTCCCCGGTGGATTCATCAAGCATCCAATAACGGCTCTTTTGTAAATCCTTGCGGAACTTACCTTGAGCATCCAAGAGTCGGAAAGCTTCTTCCTTACTCATGGTGTTCAGGAACTCTTTATCCCAAGTCATAATCTTCCTTGCGAAATAAAGGCCTCCCCGAAGGGAGGCGTTTTATCACTCTTTGGCAGTCAGGATCACACGAGTCCAGCGGGTAGTTGAATAACCTACACTGTCCTCAGCTGCCAGCGGTAACGTAGCACTGTTGGGCGGCATTGGACATTGGAACGCCGTAGTTTCAAAGATCGTCATATCGCCACCGGCTTCTACATCGGTTTTGAGTTGTTTCAAGTCAGCGGCACTGAACCAGCCCTTGACATGAAAAGCAAAACCGTGGCTCGCTTTGTTGCCTTTGGTGAGGACGCGATAGCCGGCCAGCACCTTGTCATTGTCTGCCATGTCAGCTTGCAAAGCAGCAAGCATGGTAGCGTAATCAGGTTGATCTGCTTGAATGATATCTAGCAGAGATTCGTACGTCGGGAAAGCCATTATAATGCCTCAATGGGTTAGTTACATACGATCTGTCAGATGTCCAGCTTTCGCCAGAGATTTAGAACCTGGTAAGTCGCGGAACCTTTACCATACTGCTCGGCAGACAGGTTATACCAACCGGATGCTTTTGCTTTCTCGATTAGGTCGCCCCATTCAGTCGGCGATACAATGCCAGGGATACTGACTTTGTGAATAACAAAGCTACCTTCATCATTGGTTTCCATGTGGAAGGTATGCTGATGAGAACCGGTGATTGATTGTACTTTAGACAACTCGCCTACTCGGCGCAATGCTTGGATCACGTCATAAGCTGAATGTTCTTCGTAGGTTTCAAACGCATCAGGTGGAGGAACTTGCGCAACACTACGGATACTCTTTTCAATGAACGAGCTATTGCTGTACAGCAATTCTGGATCCAGTGGTTTGAGTTCACCTTCAACCGTCAGTTCATTGAGATGTTCATTAGAGAACGTTTCGGCAACAACGAGTTTGTTCGGATCAATCTCGGTTTCTGGAGTCACGTACTCAGCCGATTCATCAGCGTTTACTTCTAGGTGGAAATGGCGAGTATCAGTTTCAACAACTACCAGAGGTACGACGTGAATACTCCAGATGTGATTACCTTTAGTACGATCGTAGCTGGCCATCAGGTGTTTCTTAATCAAAGGTAGCCACAGAGTATCCACGAAATCATTGCGGAAGACTTTAGCTTCTTGTTGCTCTTCAGTTTTCCGTAAACCTAAGCCATCAACGTCCTCAATGTAGAAGAAAGAACGTGCTCCTTCCAGGTCCCCAGTAATACGAATAAAACAATGGGTATATCGTGCACCGAGAATGTTCGGTTGGACTTCAGACGACATTATAAACTCCTAACTTTGGCGCGCACTCCAAAGACGTAATATAGATTTGAAATAAAATTTAATGGTCCAATGGTATAGTATTCATTTATTGAGTAGATAAATCCTAACAGCAACCTGAAGGTGAAAAAGCAATGTTTGAATTGCTGTTAAGTACGGTCGGAAAAAAGAGTGCGTTGGACTTTCCGTACTCTGGTCCTGGACCGACAACGCTCGCTAAAGGCGATACCACCCTAGGTTTTTTCGGGGTAATTAATGGGTCTGACATTTATCAGGATAGCGCTTTTATTGAACAAGCTGATATTGCAGACTGGATATCGCAAATAAACCCCAATTTTAATACTGTACAGTGGATTAAGTACATGTATCAAAATAAGGTTTGTTTCACCCCCATGAGTTTTTTGACTAACATAGTCTCGTGGAAAATGCTGTACGATAAAGGACTTATCTTCGGCGATGATGGCACTGGACAAAACGTCCCGGCTGGGTACAGTGTTGCACAGAATAAGATCTACGCAATGCAAGATAATAACGGGAAGAACTGGCAGTTTAGGCTGCGTCTGGGCACAGCCCCAGCTAACCCGTTCACACCGGAAGTTAACTCTACAACGTCTTATCTGACTGAGCTTTATAAAATCTTCATTAAGCTTAGCGATGGGTCTTGGGGTAATTATACGGCAGCTCAGTTGGGTGCAAGTAGCATCCTTTGGATGGCAGCAGCAACAGCGTCAGCTGGAGCACCATGGTTCCAGATGAACGGTACATTGCCGTACGTAGGTAGCCTATACAGCTTTACCAGTGCTAACGGCAACTGGCGTCCCGTGCTGGAAGTCATCCCACAAGACCATCTGAAGATCGTACCGATCACATTAGTGGACGCACTTCCGCAGGGTTCTCAGGGTACGGTATCTCAAATCACTGGGGGTGACTACACTGGTGAGGCTATTGCACAACGTCTTACTGATGTCTGGAACGTTAATAATGCTTACGTAATGGGCTTCACCGATATTACTCCGCCAACTGAAACACTTATCGACTATTCTACAGTCGGTGGTGGTACCGACATTTTAGCCGGTACCATCGTAGATTCTTATACTTTTGTCTGAGGTAACGATTAATGTCGTACACAATCCATTTGAAATGGGTCAACCCGAACGGGGCTGGCGTCACGGTCAATCTGTACCGTAGTACGTCGAACATCGATCGTAGTAACCCCGGTACTCCATACGTTACCTTTACTAATGGTGAAACCACTTACGATGACACTAACGTCACGTTCGGTCTGAAATACTACTACATGTGGGAATCCGTAAAAGGTACCGACGTTAGTAAGAGTAAAGTCTTCTCGTTTGATGCGTTGCCGTTCACCGGTCCTGGTCCCCAGAAACTGCTCTTCGGTAACGTAAACTACGGTTACTATGGTAGCGTTAACCCACTTGATTTCATCAGTAACGCTGCTCTTATTACAGCGTGTGGCCAATCCTGGACAGCTGATACAGACGCTTTGCAAAAATGGCATAAGTTCTCCTATAAAGGGAAAACGATTTATGTCCCTGATCGCCGAGTATCTAGTACAACAACCTTTACCTGGTTGACTATTTACAACGCCGGGCTGATGTTTGGCGATAAAGTACCCACTGTGAAGCCGACTCCACTGGGTGCAGCCGCAGAAGTACCCCAGAACAAACGTGTCACCATCCGTGGTTATGAGTTTATCGTTTCCTGTCCTACTGGCATTGTTGCACACGATGCTGACCCAGCTGGATATGTGGTTGACTCCACGTTCGGGTCTTGGGCAAACGTTGACTCTCGTCTGACTAACTCAGCAGTTGATATGTTCATAATGCCGCTGAGTAACTACTTCACAAACAACCGTTCTCTAGAACGAATTGCGCCGTACATTGCACAAGGTAACTTAACATGGCCGACCGGCACAAACTATGTAATCTGTCGTGAGTACAATGGCACCAACGTTGTTTTCCGTGACTTCACGTCAACTGCTAGTGCCGCAGGTAAACCAAACGCCCGCGCCGCGAGCGCCACTGTGGCCGGTTGGTACCCAATTCTTGAAATGGTGCCGATTAACGTAGTTAACATTGGGAGCTAATCATGGGTACTAAAGTATCTTGGGCTAGTATGGCCCCCAATGCGACCGGCTATAAAGTGTACCGCAGTAACACACCCATGGACGTGACGGCACTACCAGCGGCATTGGCAACAGTCGGCGCTGCTGTTCGCAACTACGATGATACCACTGCTGTCCGTAATCAACTGTACTATTACATCATCGAGTGTCTGTCTCCTGATGGTAGTTCGTTCAGCGAACAGAAAGTTCTATCTTTCATGCCTTATACTGGTCCCGGTGGTCAGAATATTCTCTTCGGTGATTACAAGTACGGCTACTTCGGTAAGTCGACAACTGACTTTGTTACAGTCGGTGAATTGTATTCGGTGTTGAAGATTGCGGATTACACACCTATCAATTCCATCTCGATTAACGCACCAACCAAATTTGAATGGCACAAGTTTATCGTCGATGGGGTTATTTACTTTATCCCCACCGCAGGATTCATTCGCGCCAGTTGGCAAGATATCTACCGAATGGGGATGGCGTTTAATGCACCCGGCGATAACTGGGATCGTTTGAATGCCGGTATGCAAACCGCGTTGACTACAGCGAATAAATCTGAGCAATATCGTCAGTGGGAGATTAAGGGGCATCTGTTCCGAGTTTGTCTCCCGTGGATGCCAGCGGATGCTTACAACTCTGCCGGCGGTACAGCTGCTGTAGACGGTACGGATTTCATCAGCCGTACTTTCGAACGCTTGTACGCGTACGGCGCGACAGGTAACATAGCGCAGTCGTGGAGTCAGGTACGTTGGGACTCTAACGATTGGCCGGCTGATATCACTTCTGGCGGTATTACTGGCTATCACCTAGCTACTTACCGTACTGACGTTGCGCAAGCTTTCGTTCGCAGCAGCACTGGTAACATGCAAAACATGGTATCTGTGGCTATCTCGGCTAACACATCGGCAAGCTTCCTTCCCGTACTGAAACTCGACTTCTGAGGTGAGTTATGATTAGACTCAATCTTAGTAGTTTCGGGACCGTGTCAAGCATCAAAATCTACCGTGGTTCTGTCAGAGTGAATTCTATTACAGAAGTGGTGGAACCTCCCATTGCTACCCTAGCAGCAGGCACCACAACATGGGATGACACGACAGCTGTAAAGGACACCGTTTACCATTATTACATCGTCAACGTGTTGCCTGATAGCCGCACGGTAGCAGCGATGCGTCGTAGTTTTGCTATTGCCGAGTACACCAATCCTGGCCCTGGTGGAACTACGCCACTCCTGGGCGATTTCTGGAATGGTTATTTTGGTACAGTAGCTTTTACCAGTATCGTAGATCGAACCGCTTTCCGTAGTCAGTTAGCTCTGTCCACTGGTAACTTCGTCGATAGTACTAACCTGCCGGTCAACTGCCATAAGTTCCAAGTAAATGGTAAGACGATCTATATCCCAGACCATAGCTTCTTCTCTGGGGTGAACTGGAAAGCTACCTACGAAGCCGGTATCATGTTCCCTGAAGCAAGGGATTATTTCAGTGATCTACCGTCCACTGTGACCAGTACGTTAACGGCTACTGTCCAGGGTAAGACCTACACCAACGGGTCGAATGTTTACAAGGTGTACGCACCTAGTTTGGGTGATCGCATTGTTTACACTGACCTAACGGATGCTGCAACAGGTATGGCCGTTATTGGTGACCAAGTTACCAGTACGATCGACCGAGTGTACACTGTACAGAGTTCGTCGTTTGTGTACTCGTGGTTGCGCGACAAATACAACAGTCAGGACATTACGACTTCGTATAACCGTAACTCAGGGTTTGGTGTGACGTTCCAAGTTGGAGCTGTGTTGTCGAATGGTCAGGCTGTTCAACGTGGAACGACTACTAACTTCGGTACGTTAGCATCTACAACGACGGCAACTGGCGGAACTACACGCGGTTATTTACCGTTCTTAGAACTGGTGCGTTAAATGTCATAGAGCCCCTCCGTAATGGAGGGGCCTTATGTCGTTACGAAATGCGGGTGATTGTTCGATCTTGGTTCAAGTGCCACACAGAACCATCCACTGAAGATTCCAGTGTACGAGGCCATCCATAGAGGTCGTGGATGAGTACTCCGTTCAATAACAACCAACCATTACTGGTGTAGAAGTAAACTTTGTTCGCTTGCATGTCCAATGCCAGATTTCGTTGCAGTTCACCAACATAGTTGATGTTCTTGAAAAACGAATCAGGTTGGCTTTGGTTACTCAAGCCGTACCTCTTAGGTCCACGAAAGCGAGCCAGTAGGGGATCAGATGTCAGGTCCAGTGTTAGGGTGTGAACATTATTGAGTACCGTAGAGTTCCAATCAGATGCCTGTACGGTTATCTGATCTGCTCGACGGGAAATGAACAGACGTCTATAAGAACCATTCCATCCTGATGTATCAGTTGGATCACCCACTGAACTTTGTCCGAAGACTTTCCATTCAGCATGTGCTGGATTGCCACGTTCGAAACCCGTTAGTAACATTAAGTTAGGCCATGGATGTGGTAGGGTACCAAAACCCATAGCTCCACGGTTAACAACAACACTTAATGTACGGTTGATACCCGCTGATTCATCGCGATCAAAACAGATCACGATACCATTGAAATCATCGTCAATGTTGTTACTCTGGAGAGTTACATCTAACGTCCACACCATAGGAGTTTCATCAGACAAGAAACCGTTATACGTCCCCGAATTTACTGTCTGAATTGCCTGCTTAGTCGTGTCATCCCATGTCCAAGATGCGGCATCCCCTTCTGGGGTAGTGCCAGCCGGATAATAGGCATTGTTAGAAAAACGTGCCCATTTGTTAAAGATGGCTGATGCATCAGGAGGCGTCAGAGTCGGCAATGCTGCTGTAATAGCTGCGGTTGTCGAATAGGCTACTGCCTGAGTGCGTGGACGATCCAATAGATCAGCATAGAAATTGGCCAAACCCATTACATGTTGAGCAGTGCCTGTCCACTGATCCATCCCCATAGCTGGGTGTTGACCAGCGGCTTCTTCTACAGCCCTACGGATAACCGATATTAACGAACCAGTCGAATAGCGTGGACGAATCCATTTCGCTGCATCAGCTAGTGTCTTAACGATACCATGCATTGGAGGCATGTAACGTGTTACGGGCAATTCCGAGTGGTATTCGAACGGCGCGATAAAATCAACATAGATCTTATCACCATTTCGAACGGGAACGATGCCATTATAGGCATACCAGGATGTTACTGTCCCTTGTCCAGGAACGTATCGAACCTCACCCACATTCACTACAGACTGACTATCAATTTTGTAGCGTCGAATATACGCCACCAACGTACCTGATGTGGTATGTGTGATGTTAAAGTCTAGGGCCGCGCTATTGTTTACGCCCGTATCCAGGGCGGTAACCACGACGTTGTTGGCTGCTCGGTTAAGGTATTGGACAATGTCCGATCCATTTGTGGTATAGCCATATGTCTCCGTGTGGAATGATCCATCTGCCAACTTTACCAAGAAGTTAACTTTGGTCAATGCTGAACTGGCGATAGGCGTAGCCAATGCAGACGGAGCTGACAGTGCTACCGAGTTTACGTAAACACGTGACTCTGAACCACCGGCTGGAAACATATCTGTATCGGCCATACCCTGCCATAACGGATGATCACCGTAATTAGCTTTTAGTTCACTGACCAGGATAGGCGTGCGGTTGTAATTACCAGAGAACCAGCAATTAAACTTTACCGCCAGTTGGTTGGCTGTACAGAAGAAAGCGTTTGTTGGAGTCGGTGATGCGTTAGCAATGTCGGAAATCTCCGGACCATCATCGGTAATGATGAATATACCACCACCATTACGGCGATATGTCTGGATATCTAACAGAGCATTCGCAGTGAACCATCCAGCTACTTTAGTTGTGTCTGTAGCTACCAACACAACGGCGGCGTATTGGTCCATCTCAACTAAAGTTGGATTAAGCGATGAACCACCATAATCGCCCGAATCTTTGATAGTGGGGATATAGCCAGCAACGGCGGAAAGCGTCTCAATGAAAGTCTTGAATCCACCAGGAGCCGTTTCTTTAATCTGGTAACTTCCACCACTGTTAGTAAACAGGCGATCTCCTAAGAATAGAACTTTCTTAGGTCGATCAGGACTAGCGATGAAGTTCAACGCGTTAACGAAGTATTTCTGACCAATCGTCAAATTAGCAAACGGTGTAGTGGTTGTAGTTGACCCTAACTGATTGTTTAACCACTTAGGGAAACCGCCATCGTAAACCACTTTACCGCTACCATCTTGAGTAACAGCAATGAAAGGATTCTGAGGAGTCTGGTTATCGTAGGCAATATACTCGGAAATCACCGGGGGAGTATCCCCGGTGTTCCAAGTATAACCTACCACGCCAGCGGCGAACGTCCAGTTTACCGTTTGAGCCGATGCATATTTCCCTGCGGCTTTATCTGGAATGGCGTAGACCATACATCACCTAACCAATTTTAGCGGAAGAGGGGGCAAGAATGGTGACAGCGTAGAGTTGTCCGGTCGTACTCAAGTTAGTGATCTTGAATACCCCAGCTTCATCAATGCCATACGTGAATAATGCACTACCATCTAACCAGCAGTTTAGAGTAGGGGAACCGGCCGTTACATCTTTGACCAGTACTTGCACAATTGCCGAGCGCCAATCTTTGCCAGTCGGTGCACCAGTAATCGTAGTTAGATCTTTCTGAGTGGTAGCACCGGCTGCAATAGAGCCATTTGCAAAATACAGGGCATTCACCCCACCACTGCCACCACTATCTAATCGCTCTTCAACTTTAGTAAAGTACTTCTGAAGTGCTGCCAGCATTGTTGCGGCTGTAGAACGTGCCATTATTATCCTCCGAACCGCATGTATGCGGGCACTAAAGGTTTGTGTTTAACAACAGACTTCACAATGAAGTCTTCTTGGGAAATTTCAATACCATACGCTTCGAAAGCATTAGCCAGAATCCGATGCATGATTCGGTTCTCATCGTACTTGAGTTCTTCAGCTAGATTTTCAAAGCTGGCCGCATCCTCCATTTGCAGAGGAGACTTGATACCCATGATCGCTTCCACTTGAGCAGTAGACCACGCCAGGATGTCAGCGGATCGCGTAGAGATGTTCGGAACCTCCCCCGTATCAAGTGTGCATTGGTAGACGTAAGTTTGCGAGTCTTGACCCATGCGATAGATACGCGCGATGGCTTGTTCCAGAATATAGGCACGGAATGGAGAGTTCAATAGGATCATGGTGTCAGCCATGGTCAAGCGTACAGCTGTAGATAGCGAAGCGAAGGTTGCTAACAATGGGTTGATGGACTTATTTTCATCGAAGCGTTTAACGATGCCTGCTAGATCCCCTGTCGTCTTACCGTACACAACTGTGGGTTTCATCCCTAGTTTAGTAGTGTGAATTTCAGACGCTTCCACCGCTTCAACGAAGCTTGTGAACATGATCGTCTTCTTCTCAGTAGACTCAACAATCCCCACCCAATCGATATACGGAACCATCGCTACGTGCGCTTCAATCCGTTTACCACCCAACACTCGACCCAGGCATTCACCTTGGATCTTAAGGTTGGTGTATTTGATCACGGACTTGATGTCACGGAACTGATGGATCATCGTGCGTGGAAGGGTCGGTTCAAAGATCCGCTTCTCGTAAACGTTCGTTGCCTTGATTTCCTCACCGATGTAACGAGGGTCAGGAGTACGCTTAACGAGTTCTACCAAACGCAGGTAGTCTTCAAAGGCTTTGACTTGATCGCGTGTCTTGAGTGACTTGCGATGGATATCCAACATCTGGTTCCAGAGTTTCTCATCATTCGGACGACGGGACTTATAATAAGCCCAGCGTTCATTGATGAATTTCTCCATGTCCTTTTTGATCATCGGTAGCGTGAACAGTTCCCCATTGGGGATCTTGATTGGATACGGCTTCATGATCGGAGGTTGGAGACCAGTTTCTTTCTTCTCCACCTTAAAGGACATTAGACCCAAGCGATGACGGATAATATCAAGACCTTTACTGGCTTCTTTACCGTACATCTTGCGGAACCGTTCTTCTACCGCTGGTGTGAACATGTCATCCACCACACGCAGTAAACCGATTAGTTCAGAGCCAAGTGCTTTCACCGGTGTACCCGATGCAAACAGATTGTCTTCGCTACCTAGGATCTTACAGATGGTCTGATAGTACAAAGACCGAGCCGAGTTTGGATCGTTCAGGTTGTGGGATTCATCAAGGATAGTTACAACCCGTTTACCTTTATAGACTCGCTGATCACGGAGTAGTTCGATCAGTCGATCCATAGCGTCGTAGTGGCAAACAATCCAACGCTCACCTTTATAGGGAGCGTGTTTATTCGCTGAACTCCAGACGCTCTGTTTGGCTTTGAACATATCGGGGATAGATTCTAACCAGACGGTTTCTAATGCTTGTTTGGGGCAGATTACAACAATCAACTCCGCACTGCGCATTTCTGCAATGGCTGAAGTCATGTAGGTGTTGTGCGTCACAATGAAATCATCGGTAACGTACAGGTGGTCCTGATGCTCTACCTGAATGCATTGACACTCTACCCGGTCTGACACGTTCACATGCTTGATCTGCAACCGAAGATTCTCCGTGTACTGATGATTGTCATTGCACCGTGCTAACTTGCGGTCGAGTCGGAAAAGAGCTGATGGCACATCGAAGCGGACAAGTACCCGGTACGACATGTTCCCGTACTGTTTAACACCATTGTAGGTGTAGGTTGGCTCCTTGAACGAGATCTTCGCGATTCCACCTAGCGAACGAATCAGATACTGGAATTGTTTGGCCAACATGTAACTGCTGGTCGAGAAACTCAGGCTACTGTTAACATCAACAGTACCATCGGTGTCCATCAGCCCCTGAACCAAAGCCAAACGCTGTGCAGTGGACGCCATCAGGTAGTTTTGCGGGATGAACTTAGTCAGTGAGTTCTCACCAAGTAGCCCCATCTCACGCAACGCACTGGTATACGGATTACGTTCACCCTTTTTGTTGATTACGCCCATCGTGATGTCATCACGGGTGATCAATTCCAGATTTTCTGGAAGGGCTTTAGCGAACTCTGTGAAGAGCTGCGGGTCACCACTAGTCACCGACACACAGTTTGAGCTGATGCATCCGTCACCAAGGATAACTCCCAGGTTGTAAGGATCAATGGGAAGTTCTACATCAATACCTTCCTCGGATTTGCACAACTGCACATACAGCCGTTGTTTCCCGCTTTGGATACGACCGAATAACTCCAAGGTGTTGATTACGCGCCACCCGGTTCCACCGTAACGGGTCCAATCTTGGCAGTACACATTCCACAGGTGCTCGTCACAGGCTTTGGTGGTCCGGCCGTCTTTGAAGGTGACGGTAAAGGTTTGTTTCTTTCCTTGCGGATAAACGCCAGTTACCTTAGTTGGAGTACCGTCCCAAGCAGTAACAACATCACCTACTTGAATATTACCCATGGCTTTCCAACCACCCGGTACTTTGACCATGGAAGTTAGCGGCTGGGCTTTACCTGTGCCGGCAGCAGCTGCGATCAGATCACCTTTTAAACCGTATTGGTCGAGTCTATAGGAGTAGTTCTGGAAATACTCCATCTGGTAGGTCATTGCGTCAAAATGTAAGTTCTGGAGCTTACGTAGATCCAAACGACCAGGTACAGTATTGGGATCAACTGGAATGGTACCCTTTAACCAGGTATGTTCCATCAACGCTTCGCGAATCGCATTGATCGCCTTAATAGACGTCCAACGATTCCGGTAGTGTTTGATGTTCTCCAGCATGTACATGACTTCTGGAGCAAAGAACTTATAGAAGCTCATCGAGCGACGAGAGACATTATTGAACATGTTCCCAGTCAACTTGGTAGTCTTCCAGAACTTGTCCATATCACGAATGATCTCATTAGCAGCTACACCACTGATGATAATCTCCGTGTCGGTTTCTTTTACGTCTAGTCCGCTGAAGAGCGTGCGAAATGTATCGAACATGTGAGTGATTCCGTCAGGATTTTAGAAAGTCATAAGATTGGCTCCCGAGTAAGACGACATAAAGCCCAGCCGAAGCTGGGCTGTTATGCCGCTTGAATCGATGCTCCAAGCTAGTCCAAGGCGCCGTAGTTAGATACTCGCTTTTGCTCCCGCAAATGCCTTAACGTATCAGGTTAAGTATTGGCTGGATCACCCCCTTAATGTGCAGCGCTTACGCGTACTGCCTTGGCTATATCATTGGGGAAAGTGTAAGTTTTTAACTCACGCTTTGGACACACCCCAAATGCGGCTCTTCTGATCCAGTAGTAGAATTGTATTCTGTGTCAACAGGATGTGGAAGCGGCGCTTGCGAAGAGACGTGGAGATCATTTCAATAGCTGCTTGGAAATCCAATTCAGCTTCTACAACTTTTGTCTCTGCTTTCGGATTACGGCGATCAATATGCTTGGTTCGACTCTTCCAAACCGTAGTTGCAATCTCGTTCCCTTTCTTCTTCACTTTAACTTGAGAACGATAGAAAATTTCAAGCAAGCGGGTAGCTAGTACATCGACATCGGCAAGATTCACTCGTTCATCGGTCAGATGAACTGAACTGGTTGCCATTGCTTCATGTGTATCGGAACTGTCTTCCAGCGTACGCATAGTCGGATCAAAGTCCAGACGTTTAACCTGGATTTGAATTTGCTCACCCTGGCGTTTAAGCTCGATGCATCGAATGAAGTCAAACATATCGAAGGATCGCTCAACGTCCTTCATCTGTATAGCAATCTTCTCTAGTTCATCAAGATCTTTCTGACCGCTATGATTGGAGAAAGCAAAGGTGAGATCGGCTAATGTTGCATGGGGGTAACTTGTGGAGATCAGTAAGCGCAGTAGTGTTTCAGATCTGCACTTGCGATCTGGTTGGTTGGTCATTTGCTCATAAACAGACATTTTTAATAGTCCACAGACGGTAACATTTAATGTTCCAGATATATTCGGTCTAGACGTTATCTATTCGAGAGGCTTCAAGGCTGAAATCCGTTCTTCTTTAGCCAGTCGATTCGCGTCGCTCGACTATCATGTAACGCGTTGTGTAAAAGTTTGGAACCTTTCCCGCTGAGGTCGTCGTCGATCTCAAAAGTCAATGGCTGAATCATAATCCACTTACCTTTCTCCTGCAACAGAGCTCTGTTGAAATAGAGTACATCATTCGGGTGGTTTACGATAATGTGCATGCCAGCAAATTGCTGCACAAACTTTGCCAATCTGTTTTGGAATTCTTCAAACGATACAGGTTCCTTCTGAAGAATGGGAATAACGTTTTTCATTACCCATTCATCCTGAATCCCAGTATAGTCTATAACTTCATAGAACTCACGGTTACCGTCTTCAGAGACGATCGCTAAAGAGATTAGTTTATCAGTGGGTACGTCGAATTCGGCATCAACGAAAAAATTCATAGGGTCAAACCTTTACGATTTAAAGTCATAGAATAGCGTACGACGAAATAAATAGGGGCCTAGGCCCCTACCAGAGTAAAGCGCATGTTGTAAAGTATCTGACAGGCTGTCAAAATCTTACGCGCTGAGAGTTTGGTATTAATGTTGTTTTCTTGGCAAACTTTCTTAGGGCGATCGCTCTGTATTACTTCCTCAATGACGTAATCGTCCATGTGGAAATGTTTCAGTACAAATTCAGCAACGCGATGGTCCCAACGACCATTCACGATAGTGCTCGCCCTGATATACAAGTCAGCCTGTTTACTAGTGTAGCCGAGTGATTGCAGCCAATTTGCACGCCCAGTATTATAAATAACGCGGGTACGTGTATTCGAAGGAACCGCAACGATGTATCCTGTTGTGGGGTTCACCCGATCATAGATCGCTCGGATATTCCAATCGCCAATCACAGACGGCAGGTCGGTTATATTGTCCTCTTTTCCGAAATAGCCGATATGCTTCCCTTCGGTTACAAATTGGTCTATCTCTGGGACTTTGGTACAGGTAAGAGGCATGTGTCCCCCAAAGTGCCGTTGATTCATAGAATAGCGGCATAGAGCCTCCCCGAGGGGAGGCCGTAGTCAGAAAAGAAGCAAATCGAGGAAGTCGAACTGGAATCCAACCAAGATAACCCAAAGAACTTTACAAGCAATGTGAATCCATTGATCTGTATTGAAGCTGATTTTATTACCACACTTCAAGTAATCGGTGATGCAATGGATGATGGTTTCCAGTACACCAAAAGCAATTGAACCTGTAGCAAAATACACCCAACCCCCATGGATTAATCCATGTGATGGCAAAACGAACTTCCAGTATATCTTACCCAATTCGGTAGTGTGATTCTTGGCCATAGCCATGAAATCGTTTTGTAAAGCGTAATCACAGACAGCGTGACCAACGAGTAAAAGGAAGAACAATTCAAACAGAGTTTGGAAATCCATGGGGTGTCCTTAGAACGGAATATCGTTTGCTACAATGTGGGAATAATCAATGCCATGCTTGTCGCACAGTTCTTTAAACTGACCGATCTTTAGATCAGCTTCCATAAGGTTCTGACCTAACTTGGTTCGATAGTTTTTACCGAAGTCAGCTGGATCAAACACCGATCTGTAATGATGGTACAAACTATAGAATTCATTTCTGATCTGGTCTAGTACAACTGGGTCATTACCATCACCAAGGTAAGAGATCAGGTGAGCTAGGTCATAATTCTGTCGTCGAGCTGCCTTGAGTATCAACTCATTAATAGCTATTAATTCACCACGACTACAGCGTCTACGTTTATAGTGTCGTCGGATCCAGTTGATCATTAAATTCTCCTTGGGTACATAAGGTGACGAAACAAGTAAAAAAATAATGGCATAACGCCCTCTCCTTCGGGAGAGGGCTATTATGTTCACACGGACATCAATTCCAAGATAACCACAGTTGCAGCAGGATCAATCTCGTTTCGATTGAATTGTTGTTTGTGAATGGCGGTATCGGGGTTGATATGGTCATCCCATGTCTTCCATATCGTGGGATCACGTTGAATGTCGTACGTCAGTACCAAGATTTTACTATCTTTGGTGATGAGAATGGCTACAGCAATTCTTTCACTGACGGTTTCGACAAACACGTTGTAATCGGCTAACCATTTTACCCGTAGATGAGATGCACGGACCTTAGCCTGTATTTCACTGAGTAGGTACATCTCGATTTGACGCCGGTCGTCAATAAAGAATTCACCCATTATCGTAGCCCTACGTAGATATCCTTACGGTCAGGGTTTATCCCAGCCACCATGGCTTTGTTGCTGTTGATATAGCACAGATACGCATCGCACATATCGGTTTTCACAAAGGGTACCAATTGAGCGAGTTCCAACAGCGTCAGCTCACGCCCCAGATATTCACAGCGTTGTGTTTGAACATTGCAGTGTACATTGTAAAGATTTTGTGTTTGTTCAACCGACACGTAAAAACCATCGATGGATTCACCGTTGAGCAGTACATCCCGGATCGGAAATCGCTGTGCCAGCGGTCCGTTCCCATGCTTGTAAGCTTTGTATTGTCCTTGCTCGGTAGTCACATAGTAACCACGAGGAAGCTCCCAGTACGTGATGCCTACTTCACCCTCTAGAACGCCTCCAATTGCTCCATACGCATCGGAACACACACCGTCAATGCAGACGTACTGGATATACGTTGCGACCCTGTAGGCGCGTTCCTCGGTGTAATCAGAGCGACGGGTAACAGATACCGTTACTTCATCCGGATAATTGGGAACACCGCACATCCCCATATTCGCTCCAGGTGTATAGACACAGGAGATTTCCTTTGGAGTTTGGACAGTGTACCAATACGGTACATGTTTGTAGACCACTGGGTCTTTTACCGGATTACCCCATACTGAGCCAGCCAGTACCAGCAAACAAAGTAGAATGTAACGCATCATCACTCCTTAGCAAAATAGAAAGGGAGCCCGAAGGCTCCCTGAAATTCAAGCGGCGGGTGCCAGTTGATAGAGCTTACGGAACTTTTCCTGAGGAAGGCTGAACGAGTCAGCACGACCGCCCGGATATTCGAGCCGCACGTTACGGTTCTTCACTTCAGCCAATTTGACTGCGGTGACTTGGCCGTTACGGTTACAAACGAATGTACGCTCCACGTACTGAGTGAGATCACCTAGTTCAGTCGCCGGAGTATATTCAGAGGCGTTTTTCTTCAGAGAGAGTTTGTCACTCATTAGCTAACGATTCCTATGTTTTTATCGACGTGCAGGTAGTTTTGCAGGAAAGAGCTAATCTTCACTGTGTACGAATCCCTGCGGTGGTAGTAGTTAGCCACAACGGCGTTGTGCTTGGTTACATCTTGTAAGATGACGCGAACTGGCACTCCATTAGCGAAGGCTTTGAACTCTTCATTAATAAAGCGCCATAGATTGTCCCGCCGAACATGTTTAGTGGTCATTGGCGTTGGCTTATAGTTATCTTGCCGATCCATAGCAAGTACTGCTGTGTATGGTTCAGACAGCAGGGTCTTCAATCGTGACTCCAGTCTCAGTGGAGTCCTCACCGAACGCTCCGTCTTTTCGGAGTTCATCCATCATGTACTCGAAGCGTGCATGGTAATGGAACAGAGAATGGATCTCGCTGTTCAGTTGACCGACTCGGTGAGGTTGGAAGATCGACTGGTCCTCCCCGGTTTGCTTGAAGATCTTGGCTACGATTTTCTTAGCGAGTTCGCGCCAGTACTTCATAGCATTGGCTTGATATTCAGCGTCGCCTTCTTGGGTAAGACGCGGGAACAGTTCAGGAACGATATTGGTCTGGGCGTAGGCTTCCAGCGCGGTTTCCAGATCAAACGGCTGAGATTCTTCAGCTTCACTGGAACCTTTTGCAACTGGTTCTTCTGGGGTCGGCACTTCGGCCTCAGCCATTAGTGCTTTACGCTGCGCTTCGTCCGCCAGCCGTTGAGTTTCTCGATCGTCGAATTGGGTCAGCACGTCCAGAATGAAGTCAACGATCTTTTCGATCGATTGTGTAGCATCAACTTCAACCATGCTTGGCAATTGCAGCTCACGGTAGGCCTTAGAAACTTTAGCTACGTGATCGGCAGGCATATCTTCATAACGATCGAGCTTGCGCCCGTCAGCACGCTTCATCCGCTCTTCTTCGGGTAGACGCAGCATGAAAGTAATCGGTTCTGGAATACCTTGAGTTACGAACGGCAGGGTACCCATGAACAGGTCTTGCAGTTCTGGATTGGTTTCCAGATACGGTACGACGTTCAGACAGTAAGTGGAAATAATGAAGCGTTCAGACAGGACCAGCTTACCCGCTTCCAGAGCCGGCTTGATAATCTCACGGACATTCTGGGCACGGTAGGCTTGGTGCAGTAGAATGTCGGAGACTTGGTTGATCTGTTCATCGCCTTTGCGCAGCAGGATCTCACGGATCTCTTCACCGAACGGAGTACCGCCCGGTTCACGGAAAACTTGATGCGGGACATTGAGAGCTTCCAGTCGCTCGACCAGCGCTTTGCGAACCGAACTCTTACCAGAGAATTCATCACCTTCCAGAACAACAAACTTTTGAACTGCCGGATTGAACATTGTATTTCCTTCAAAAAATTAAAAGAGTAATGGGGTACCCGAAGGTACCCCACAACCATTAGTTGCTGATTTCGTCGAACAGAGTGTTGACGTGGGCCACCACACGTTTCATTTCGGCGGTTTCCCATTTGCTGGTCATTGCCAGCACGACATGGCTGCCTTCACGGTTGAACACGCCAGATGCGGTGGCGTGTTTGCCCATGGGGTAGCTGAACGCCAGTTCGCTGATGTTCGGGTCCTGTTTCATGGCGCCGGCAAAGAGTTCACCGGCGTGATAAGTAACGCCAGCGAAGAGCTCAGCGGCCGCCTTCTCACGCTTGTTCTCGATCTCCAGGGTCAGACCCAGGGGTTCGAGTACGTGCTTCTCGTACAGGTCATCGAGGCCGGTCAGGCGATTGGCGTCGTCCAGGGTGACTACGCCTTTCAGGTGTTCTTCCGCGAAAGCAACGCTCTTCAGATCTTTGGACATGTGAGTAATTCCTTGTGTTATATCGATGTGTTATGGTTGTACAGCGATGATGCACTCACCGGGTTCTGGGATATAGTTCTGCCCGAACTTGGTGAGTATTTCTCTTGCCTCTTCGAAGTAGATCTCTTGTTCCACCTCCCAGTCTTCGTATTCCACGACCTCGTTATTGAGATCGTGAACGAAGTTCTGCCAGGCCGATTCCTCTACTGCCTTCTCAATAGGGAATCGCTTGATTTCGAATTGGATCTTTTCTTCGTTGAGAACAATGAATTCCTTCATGGTAGCCTCTGAGTTGAGTTAGTTCAACTCTCATTCAGAAGACGATCGTACTCAAAGTTCCAGGCATCCAGGTGACCTGGGCTAAGACGTTTACCAGGTACATCCGACCCATGATAGGTGATATAAGTGGTATTACGCGGACGTTCACCCAGCTCCTCGTTCAGCAGTTTCTCAGTGGTTTCATACTCGTGGGCAATGAAGCACTGATACTGTACGACGCTTTGGTGAGATTTGACTTTCTCCGCATTATACGGCGTAGCTACGATCGGATGTTCCGTTTCCAGATCTACGTTCTCAACGAATGGGATCTTCGTGTGCTCAACGATCTCTTCTTTGGTCAATGCGTCATTGACCACATACAGCACTGCCTTGAGTTTCATACTTACACCGCCGCCATGTTGTCGTATTCAGCGTCCCACATCAGGAACTGGTCCTGATTGATCTCACCCGTGACGTAGCTCAGGCTGTAAATCCCATCTTTCAGGGTATGCTGCCGCAGCTCTTTTTCTTGCTCGGGGGTTGGGTCCACCGAAACAATCATCTGGTACGGGATCGTGTTCTTGTATTGGATGATCAGGTCGGAGCTGTACGGAGTGAACACCATGGGGTGGGTGGTGTTCAGGTCAATGACTTCCATGTACGGAACTTTGCTGAACTCAGCAATCTGCTCCGGAGTGAAAGCATTGTTGTGGATGTAGACAATCGCTTTGAGTGTCATCGTTTTTCCTTCATCTTCCGTTCGTATGTTTCATCAAACATATTCAGATGTTCGATTCCCAGTGGAACCATATTGCAATTGTCGTTATAGTCCTTGATACCCAAGAGACTTATCTGGAAGTAACGCCCATGGTTCTCGTGCAGCATCGAAATCGACTTATCAAAGTCCGGGGTGAGAAACAGATTGATTCTATTCTCTTGTCTGTACCTAATTACCTTACTTCGGGTATATGGAGTGAACACCACTGGTTGATCAGCCGCTTCGGATAGGTTTTCCACGAAAGGGACTTTGCTGTGCGCTTCAATCTGCTCTCGGGTATATGCCCCATTCACGATGTAGATGATCAATTGTGAATTCATTCCGGCTCCAGCAAGGTACATTTGGGTAAGTACACGACACGATCCCGAATGATGAATTCTACCCGAATATTAGCGTCGTAATGCGGCGCGGCGAATTCGTTGGTGTTGAATGCACTCAGCGAATACGTCCAATCGTCAGGTCCTTCGCCGATCTTGATCGACACCGAGAAAGCCCAGGGTTTATCCCCGGAACCAGATATGCATTTACCATCAGCTGGATCGAACTGGAAATGCCCAGAGGTTTCCTGTAGACGACGGTGTTTAAACATCGAGTATGTCGGTGCATCCAGAGCCTGTACCTTTACAGAGGTGCCGTGATAGTACTTCACCCGGACAGGAATGAGATCACGGATCTCGTAGCGCACCATTTCCTCACCAGCTAGTTTGCTGGCTTCTTTGGTTTGCTTGGAATGGAGAACACCTTGAAGCATTGCGATTTGCCCCTTCAGATCTTTCTCTGTCCAATCCATGTAGTCATGACCACATTTACAGGGTGTTTCCCAACATTGATAGCAATCAGACAGTGCCATGGTAAAGCCTCAATGGTTTCAATTCAAATCTGTAATATAGATTTGAAACTTTTTACAATGGCATAAAGCCCAGCCTGAGCTGGGCATTTATGTCGTTAGTGACCCTGGTAGGTCCCTTCAGTACCTTCCTCACGACGACGATACAGACGAGCCTGAATCTTCGCTTGAGCGGCACGAACATGGAACAGAACAGACTCGTTCTCTTCACACGCAAACGGACCTGATTGATAGCCCACGAAAAGCTCTTCAACAACACGCAGAAGATCTTCAGCAGTGATACCATTCTTACCTACTTCCGGTAGCGTACCGTTTTGCATCAGCAGTACGCACTGGAGCTTGTTGTCATTGATATCAGCTGCCGGGTTGCTGGAAGCATCAAAGCCTGACAGGACGAAACGCTTGGGACAACCGTATTTATCGGGAGCGAAAGCTTCGATAGTAGATGCACCCGTTGCAGCAGCGTAGGTAGCCTCTTCGTTGGAGACATCGCCCTCAGTATCCGCATGGACCGTATCAGGCTGAGATTCCTTGTTGGCGTTGTCTACATCCAGATTGCCCTGATCGAGATCCTTTACCTCGGTTTCCGATTCGACGTTATTCACGTCTACTTCTTGAGCCTGACCTTCTTGGTCCTCAAGACTCAGTGCCCAATTCATGCCTTTCATTAATTGCCCCTGTAAGTTTTGGACAGTTGAACCAGGAGTTCAACCATCAGGTTTGCTTCGGATTTGGTAATGCCTGGCAGACGATATTTGACTGCTGTCAGTACATAGGATTTCTTCTTGAGCATGTTCTTCATTGTTTGCTCAGCGAGTAGTGTATCGCTAACCAATGCCCGGAGAGTAAATTGCTCAAAGGAGTCCGAAGCACGAGCATCAGGACAATTACGCAGGATCACACTACGAGCTTGATGTTCAAGTGCTTCAGGGCGCCCCAATAAACTGGTGTTCCACTGCTCGATCAGTTGTTCGAAACTAGCGTGACCGTGTGCTTTCGCAGCCAGCTGTGCAGTCTCTTCACGAGACAGACGTTGGAGCGCCAATTGCTTGACGTCTTCTTTCGTCAATTTGTTCGTGATACTCTTCTTCAGAGCTTCTTTGTCAAATACAGCTCGACACGCTTGAATCATTGGGGTGATGAAATGAAGCACTCGGTCTCTCCTTACTTCAGGGAATCAAGGAGCAGATCAGCAGTAGCGCCAGCACGAGTGCTATCGCCTGTGATTTCCTTGAGTTCTTTCACTAGCTTGCTACGCAGCACCACCGGATTTTTGTTTTGGAGCTTAGATTCGGCTACTTTATCAGCCCAGCTAATTACATTGTCTTCGCCACCCAGAAGTTTACTAAGGAGGCGTACACGCAGTTCGGTGTAGGTTTGAGCGGCAATAGCTTCACGGGTGATGCGTGGGGTTGCCTCATCTACCGCTTTGGAGATGATGCCACTTGCAGCCGAAGCAATGGCAGCGCTTTCAATTTCGGCAATGCCTTTGGCGCCAATGAGTTTAAGACCGATGGTTTTCAGAAGAGACATAGTTTTTCCTTTAGAAGCGATCAGTTGTCTGCATGAATGCAGAGACCGTCCGTGCAACCTCGCCGTCCAGTACCCAACTCATGAAGTTGGATGGGGACTTCCAAGATTTGAAATCTTGCGTTACACGAGTGATATTGAGGTTTAAACGCTTTCCAGCGTAATACAGATCAGCCCAGGATTGAGAACACAGTGTTGCAACGTAGTCGTTGAACAAACTCTGTTCATCCCAGACCGCGCCGTTGGTTAAGGCAATGGCAGCAGCTTGTGCGCCCTCACCACCAGCCAGGTCAGCAAGCTCTGCTACCGCACCCCGAGTAACTGTACCTAGCCATGACGGACTAGCGAAGCCACCTTTGATTGGGATGTGCATGAGCTTAGAGAGGTCTTTGACACTGATGGTAACTTCACAACCGAGCATCTGATGCTCGGCGTTCCAGCCGACATTACCTACACCACGACGAATCTGTATAGAATCTACGATGCCCAGTTGTCTTTGTACGCGACCTTTGTGGTAGATCTGACAAATGAACGGAGCTGTGTACGCTGAACGACCAGCCGAACGGGGCAAGCCCATCGGGAGAATCATAGCCAGCGGAATGTAGATATTCATGAAACGGGAGATAACATTACCATACGGACTGATCAAGGGAATCGTGTATTGTGCTGACGGCAAAGATGCCATTGCACTGTCCCAGTATTCCGGTACATCAACAAATGCAGCGCCCGCTAACGTAGCCAGACCATTCATGTTGATAGTATCCAGTGCCCCAGAAACAAAACTCTTGACCATGTCCACAGCTGCTCCAACCCCTTCAGTGATGTTACCACCCATGAAGTCAAATGAAGCGGCGCGCCCTTCCCCCACCTTAGTATTCAGGGTTTGAGCGACACCAACATCGCGTGTGGAGTTGCTGAAAGATTCGGAAACCTCCCCATTATAATCAGCACGCAGAGTAACAAATTGCATGCCGTCGTGTTGTGCACCGACCACGAAGTCGTAAACTCCTTTGAGGTCTTTCCACGTACTAAACGATTCCGTATCTACGATACCAGAGTCGTCTGCTGCGCGGTTATCTGCTTTTAGATAATCAAGGAAGTATTTACGAGCATCTGCACCAGCGCCTGGGTCGTCAGGCATCTTGGAGTATTCTTCATCCACCGCCGCTTGCAGTGCTTCAATGGATTCGGCTTTCTCAGCGATGGCCTTAAAGTTTTGCTGTGCTTGGTCAGACATTCGCTGTGTACGACCAGCAAGAGCCATAATGTCTACACCACCATCTTCACGGAATAACCCTGGGAAGATTTTGTGCATTCCTTTAACGTCTTCTTCCGAAACCGATTGACCTGGATCAGTCAGTGGTTTAGCTGTGTTATCCCAAACCCATGGGGTGATACCAAGGCCGATAGCAAATTCGTTTGCCAAGGTATTAACCGCTGACCAATATGCGTGCATGGTCGGTTTGAAATAGAACCATTTAGAGGGCTGAGTCTTGGACAGGAACGAGATAACTTTAGAAACGCCTGTAATACCCAGGATAAACGGTTGCAGTGGTAATGTAACCAATAACCCGCCAACGTTACCCAAGTTATACCAAGCTCCACCAGCTACACCGGTGTTGGCTAATGCAGCAGCTGAGCGGTCGTAGAAGTTCGTGAAGAATCCAGACCAACTACTAAAACGTGGCACACCGAACGACATGTGTAGTTCTTGCTTGGTGTCATCATGAGCTTCGGAATAATACCGCCCCATGCCATCGAAACGTTGTTCGTATGTTCGACCCCGACCAGGTTGACGAATGTCTGCATACCTGGTGTATTGGGGTAACATGTTAATAGCGAAGCTACCACCTAATGTGGTGTTGGTGAATTTAAATGCTGCTGAGTTAGCATAGCGGCGGCGAGTGCCAGAGCCGAAGTGTTTCTTGTTGTCGGATACGGGCAACAGAAAGGCTTGTCGTAACCAAATTGGTTTTATATCGGTTGCCATGTTGGTTTCCTTTGACGAAATAAGGCCACCCCCGAAGGAGTGGCCTCAAAGTTATTGCAGCTTCAGCGGTGATGGCCGATCAAGGGCCGGCCGGCTGGTGCGTTGAGTAGAGGTCATATTATTACCGCCTCCTGCACTGCCGGTCTGTACCTGTTGCTGTTCAATAGAACCTTTTGATTGTGCAGCGGCAACCAGAATAGCGAGATGATCTCGAATCTGGATGAGGATTGCGAGTTGCTCACCTTGCACATCAATTGCTTTCTGTTGAACTTGTTGCGATTGACGAATCTCATGCTGGCGAATGGTGTTTTGCTGTTGTGCAGCTTCCACACGTGCATTCGTACCAGCAGCAGCCACACTCACGCCTGAATCCGCAGATGGCGTTGCACCAGTCTGCGTACCATCTGGCGATGTAGTGCCAGCCGGTACAGGCGCAGTGGACATGGGGGTAATACCCGGTAAAACCGGTACTTGTGGTTTACCCTGATTTGCCAGATAGGCTTCCGATCTTGCGACGGCAGCATCACTGGCATTGTCAGAGGTATCCACATCCCATGCACTAATTGCTGCACTCCCAGATTTTGCAGCCTGCTTGGATTGTTCTTCAGCAAGTTCCTGAGAAGATTTCTCTTCACCAGGCTGTTGTGGCATCTTAACGTCCGAACCGGTACCACCCGCCATCTTACGGAAACGAGCGACCAAGGATTCGAAGGTCTGATAGATTTCACCAAGGGTACGGGCAGGACCAGTACCTTTGTTCTTGTAGAAGATTGTCCGGTTAGCAGCGGCTTCTTTCGGGAATACAGCGGCACCGATGGAGTTCTGATCTTTCATCAGGAACTTCTTAGCGCCGTATGGCCCCATGAAGTGTGCAACGTACAGATCAACGTCAGTCGGAGCACGACCCAACGCATTTTGCAGGATCGTGAAGTTCTCTTTGACGAACTCGGCACCCATCAGGGCGTTGATCCGAGGATCCATCCGGAGACTCCGCTGTGGCGTATCGGCGGGTAAACCATACTTAGCCGAGTACTTCTTGATCATGCCGTCCCAAGTACTGTTAATGAACTGGAACCAACCAGATGCATTAGACGTACCTGCCCGAGCATTCCAGTCGAAGCTGGACTCGATAGCACAGAAGATCATCAACAGTTCAACAGGTACCCCCACCATTTGCGCTACAACCGACAGCGTCTCACGAGCAGCTGCTGCGGATTTGTTTTGCTTAGGCATGGGGATTTGTTCCCACTGACCACCATTACCTTGGGCTAGAGACCCGTAGGTATTACCTGTTGCTTTGACTTCGCCCGCCAGACCCATGCGATACGTTGCCGCATCTTTCATGTCCATGACGTTGTCAACGCCAGCACTCACTGCATTTTTGGTATTTTGCCAAGCAGTTGCAGCGGTGTCTTTCGTCTTCTCCCAGGCATTCTTAATACTGCTTACTGCTTTGTCGGCAAATGAACCACCGGCATCAGCAGCTGCCTTACCAGCAGCCTGAGAACCCGCTGATTGAGTTGGGGAAGCAGCAATGTCTTTCTCTGCTTCTTGCTTTAAGTGTTCCAAGTCGGCTTCGGCCAATTTCTTAAGATCTTCAGGGTCTCCTTTGATCTCGAAGATACTGGCTTGTTTCCAGACTGAATTCCCACCATCAGCAGCACCCAATACAGCGTTTGCAACAGTTACTTTATCACCAGGCTTGAGCTTGGATTCCAATCCATTTAGGTTGGCGCTGGGGGCAAACTGGGAAGAGGCTAGCATGTATGCGCGGAATGCCGGAGCAAAGCGATACAGTAACCAGTTTACGTACCCAACTCTATCTTTCGATCCATCGGAAGGGTCCTTACCAAACAGTGGGGCGGTAGTCTGAATCAGATCTTCCGTATCCCCTGTGTAATTTGCCTCGCCGTTACTGATCTTCAGACCTTCTACAAACCTGGCCTCCAACGACAGCAACGCTTGTACGTCAGAGTAGGCCATCGTTTGCAGACCATAAGCCCGCATACGGATTGCCTGTAGGCCAGTCAGAGAACTACCTAGCTTACCTACACCAGTGATTACCGCAGTGCCACCCAAGGCTGTCTTGAGTTGCATCTTAGATTTCGGATCTACTGGAGCCAATGGTGAAGGAACACCGGGAGCAACCATACTCAGCGGGCTACCTTTAACTGCCGTGTCTACAGCCTTTTTAGCTGCATCCTGAACAGTACTGGCAGCTTCGCCTGCCATGGCCTTGTCTCTAGCGACTTTATTCTTATTCGCTAAAGCTAGGGCCTTAACCCCTGCAAACATCTTGGTGTACTTCTCAAAGCGTTCCGTGATATCCGCAGTTGTATCTTCCAGCTTGCCTTCTGGATCGAACGGACTCATCCGGTACTGGTACGGCGTATCCCCAAGCATCGGGAACTTCACTTTTTCCAGTACAGCACCCTTTAACTCATTGGGGAGCTTGTCGTCCATCTCAGTGACATTGATATTATCTTTGTCTACTGAATGCAGAGCGTTCAGATAGGCGTTGAAGATCGGTCGGAAACGAAGTTGTAACCAATCAGCCATCGCTTTGATACGCGCTTTGTCATCTGGTTTGATATCCAGAATCTCAAATACCCGTTTCGCACCTACGGCTTCCATGCTGATGTCAGAACGTTCACCACGTGTTGCGGATTTCTCGAACTCTTGTTCAAGAGTAAAGATCTTACTCTGTTGATCAAGGTCAGTAATACCGTACTGCGCCATCCGAAGCAGAATGAACGGCTTCGTCAATTTGTCAACGTTCTTGAATTTCAACATGGTTGGAGCAATGATCCAGTCCGTCATTAACTTGCCCGGAGCTGTTGCCGACAGTGCGGTGAGTAAGCCGCTTTCCTTGCCGTCAAATCCTTGATCATTGAACTTCTTCGCGGTAATGGCTGTACCTACCGCTGTAGCAGCACCGGCCGCAGCGTATGGAGCTGCACGAGCCAGCATCCCACCCAATCGACCTTTACCACCGCCTTTCTTACCACCACCCAAGATGAGATCCATGATACCGGAATCTTCATCAGCATCTTTACCAGTGATCTTACTAAAGACACTTTGCAGTCCCTTGGTTAGACCTCTCATGAAGATGTTCTGGGCTTTCTCTTGATCACCTTCGCCTTTGCGTCCACCTAAGCTTCCAAAGAGGCTTTCTCGTTCTGCGGCTTCTGCTTTCTTAGCGGCTTGATCTTGCCAGCTACCTTCGCGGACTTGCTGTTCCTGAGTACCCCGTAGAGTCTCCAGGATCTGACCCAACAATACTTGATCCGTCGTTTCAAAGTCTTCGTAAGGAACTCGCTCCACAAGACGGTTCATGATAGCTCCACCGGCGCTAGCAAAACCGCCGAGGAGTTTTCTACCCACCTTGGGGGCAAGTTTGGCGCTGGTGCGTCCCAACCATTTCCAATAACGCTTAGACATGTTGACGTATTTCTTTCGCAAAGCTCGAATGCCGCGATTTAATGTACGTCGAATAAGCTTTTTGTTCTTAGCCAGGATATGTTTAGTGCCGTCGTAGTTAATGAGATCCTTGAACTGTTCTAATGGTAGAATGGGTTCTCCTTTGGCATCGTAGATTTGTCCATAGACATCAGCGAAGTTCTCGATCACATTACCCTTCTCATCGAAGTATTCGCCATTATGACACTTACGACGTTCGAATACAGGGTCATCAGAATCAGGCAGATAAGCGTTCTGTGTTTCCACCACAAAGTTAAATGCTTTTGAGGCAATACCTAAGGCAGCCTTAGCACCAAACTTAATCATACCCCAGGCAGCTTGGTGAGCTGTCATGTTACCAAACTTACCCAGTTTACCCATGATGTTCAGAATGGCTTTCGGGCCTTTCTTCAAACGCCAACGCTTACCCGTTTTCCGAGAGATCAAACCAACTGCAAGTTCTTTAGCTGTCGCTACGATGTTACCGAACTTGTCAAGAATATCTCCTTTAACTTCGTTCAGCTTCGTAACCACGTCACCTGTTACCGAATCGAAATACGAACCGTTCTTCAGACCACGGGATGTGATAATCGGATCCGGATCACCGTCGATACACCAGTCTTGTTCCTCTAGGTCTTTCTCCTCGTTAGGATTTTCTGCGTCGTTCGCAGCAGCACCCATTCCACCAGTATTTTTAGATACGGCATTAGAGATATCACCATTATTGGTCAATGTCTTAATGACCATCTGACCCGTAATATCGAACAGACCGTTTGCAGCTTCTTGAGCTGTGAGGACAGTCATACCAGCCATGTTAATCACAGCACCTGTGATATCACTGGGTTTCGTAATGACTTTCTTGGTGTTCAGGTCAATGAGCTTACCTTGGATGAAATCGGTGCCTTTGATAAGGGGTACTTTCGGATCGAACTTGGAATACAAGTCCATGATCTTATTCATTCCCTCTTGGACGTACGAGCCAGCGGCGTCGTTCATCCCAGGCATCTGCGACATAGCCTGGCTATATGCGCTCTTCCCATAACCCATGGCTGCATCCAACACACCGCCAGCACTAAGGCCGTTGGGGAAGAAGTTTCCAGCCAGAGCCTTGGCTCGACTCATCATGCTATCAACAGCACCGGGCTTATGGCGCTCAGCGAACGCTTTAGCTCGTTCGACTACGTCGGTGGCCATCCCGGATACTTTCGGGCTATACCGACCATACATCGAATTGGTCCAGTCTCCGAAACCGCCAGCTTCCCTGATTTGGTCAGCAGCGGAACCGTAACGACCACGCATGTTGTTTGCAAACTTGTTCCACTCGTCACGAGCGCGTTGTTCTTCAGGGGCATATTTACGACGGAATCTCACCATCGCATTTAATGCACCAGCTTTCGCAGCACCTGGATAGGCAGGACCAACAAAACCCTTATCGCCAGGAGTACCCGTTTGTTCCGGATCAGGCATCGGACCACCAGCGTACGGATTGTTATCCGAAACACCACTACGCAGGATTTCCCAAACGCGGTTGTAGTTGATCTTATCCTGACCTTGTTCAGTAACGATGATACCGAGCATACGCAGAGATTCGGTATGACCGGCGTTCACCAGGCGATGAATCTCTTTTATCGGATCACGTGAAACACTACGAATGTCCAAGAAAGCCCGAGACCACTCATCACGGAGTTGATGGTTGGCCGCGGTATCCGTCATCTTACCTTTGTCGTCGAACTGGAATTTCCCACGGAAGAACTGACTGAGTTCGTTTGTAACATCCGGCGACAGACCATCAGCGTAACCCCCAGCACGGATATATGCGTTAGGGTCAAAACGACGATTAGTTGAAGCATCACGCAGTAACCTCTCGCTGAGAGCTTTACGTGCCGCTGGAGACAACTGACCTTCTTGATCGAGGTTATTGAGTGCATCATTGATCATTCCGGACGTGTTACGAATAGCCGTCTTGGGAATAACGCGATGCATGACGTTGTCTTGAGCAGTTTTCTCAACCGTAAATTTACCAGTAGTGATGTCAAAGACTTCCCGCTCAACATCATTACGGCCAGTACGGATCATACGCAGTTCCTGTACTGCACGTGACAGTAAGCCAGGAATGACTTCAGTGATCGACCGTTGTGTCAACTGGTTAAAAGCAGTTTGCTGGTCAATTGTTTGATAGGTTCCATTATCCAGTCGGTCCTTTAAGGAGAACTGAGGGATGAACGGAGCTATCATGTCACGGACGGTGCCTTTCCAACCGTACTGGTTTTGCGAGTTGTTAACAAACTCTTGCAAGAAGGCTGGGATATTGTCCAGCGTATAGTTCAGTTGGTTATGGCGCCCACCAAATCGCTGGGCTAACCTAGTAGCACCAGGTCGGAGTTTAGAACCCAGCCATGGGGCAATGTGATCATTGATTACATCAGAACCAAATTCTCCAGCCATCATACCGGCAAGATTGTAACGCTGATCCCAGAAGGAACCAGCCCCCTCACCCATACGAGCAGCCGAAACGATGTCTGCCAAGCGACCACTGAGAGACTTCTTAACTCGATCTTCTACCTGACCACCCCAGTTCCCCATGAAGCCAGGAAGAGTGGAGAAAGCGGCTCCTGCCAAGGCTTTAGCGAAACTGGCATTACCTCTACCGTCACCAAAGCCAAGTAAACCACTACCCATGCCCGCTTTCTTATGTTCCGGGATGCCAGTGTTACGAACCAATGCTTGGAAAGCACGGTCCTGAAGTTCCATGTTGGCTTCTGTCAGGCGAACCAGATCACGAATACCCAAGTAAGAACGGAACTGAAGTTCCAGACTCTTACGTTGCATCCCGTAGCTTACTTGCTCATGATAAGCAGAGATCCGAGTCAGGCTGTCTACAGCCATGCTCATTGCACGAGATGTAAAATCGAAACGACCTGCGGAAATCTTATCCCTAATATTTCTTTCAGCCTTCTCCATGGCGGCACGTTTAATAATGCCTTGCTCGGAGCGCTGGAAGTTCTCTTTACTTACCAGGGTGTTCTGGTCGAGTGCTGCCTTGATTTCATTTTCATCAGCAGCTTGCTGAGCCCGTTTACGGATGGCAATCTGGTCACGACCAGCTTCCATTTCGTAGTTATATTGCTCAAGCTTACGCGACAGACCTTCGTCCATCGATTTGTAAAGCGTATTAGGAATGTGTTTTTCCAGGTACGGCAAATAAGACTTTGCCTTACGACCCAGATAATCCAAGTCAGCAGCGTTGGTACGCTCAACAGAATCCTTGATGTCTTTTGCACTGGTAACAAGATCATCATACACGCCGAACAAGCGGTTGAATCCATCTGGTGCTGCATGACGTAGGAAGTTCTTGAGAACCGTGGTGGTCTTGAATTTGTCGAGGAATCCACTCTTCAGGCCCGATTTGAAGTCCGTATACGGACTGTTCTTTTTGGGCAATCCGAAGTCTTCGTCAAACAGATCATCAAAGTCGTCAAGATCAAGCTGAACAATAGACCCTTGGGGATTGATCCCCTTGGGCTTTGGCAGCGTGGTCTTTTTGCTGGCCATAGTTAACTCCATCGATATCTAAACAGTCATATCGTTAACCGCTAACCCCTAAGAGGAAAGTAAAATGAGGAAAGCGTTAGTCCCATTTAACATTGATCTACTGATCCCTACCAAGGCTCAGTTGCTACGCGTGGGACAAGTCACCAGTCATGAGATCTTTGAAGGTACCGGTGGTAACTTCCATGAGAAAGGTTTGTTCTCGGTGGAGATCTTCGGGCGAGTTGGCTCTAAGCAACGTGAAGGCAACTTCGGTTACATCCACTTAGGACTTGATATTATCCACCCAGTAATCTACCGAAACTTAATCAAACTCAGGGCATTCTACGAAGAAATCATCCTGGGTAAAGCCTTTGCTGTGTTCGATCCAATAGGGAGAGATTTCGCTCGGTCTAATGAACTCGAAGGTCAAACCGGTTATACATTCTTCTTTAACAACTGGCGTAAGATTGAATTCGGGGGTACCAAATCCGGTATCCGTCTGAACCGTCTTCAGCTGATCGAGAAGTACAAAGATCGGTGTATCATGCAAGATGTGTTGGTTGTTCCAGCCGCTTACCGTGAAGCTGAGATCGACGCTGACGGTCGAGTATCGATGGATGAGATCAACGAAAAATATCGTTATCTACTCAACCAGTCATTTGGTGTGCCTGAGTTCTTTGGTCCTAACGACGACCTGAGTATCTACGACCGTAAACGTGTTGCCATGCAGAACACAGTACTGGAGATCTATGGTCATTTTGAACGGTTGATTTCTGGTAAGGGCGGCTACATCCAATCCAAGTGGGCTTCCCGTCGTGTACAAAACGGTACGCGTAACGTGATCTCTTCATTGGATACTAACGCTGCGGATCTGGATGCGCCCAACCGACCACGCTTTAAAGATGCGGTGGTAGGTCTGTATCAAGGCGCCGTCTCTGTTAAACCCAAGACGATCTTCCATCTGCGGAATTCAGTGGTCGGTGAGATCTTTGACAGTATCTCTAACCGCGTTGAATTGGTTAATAAGAAGACGCTCAAACGGGAATGGGTTGACATCACTGCTGAAGACCTCGATACTTGGGGTACGCCAGAAGGGCTTGAGCGAGTCATTAACGAACTCAAGGTTATTGACCAACGTAGTCGGCCGATTGAGATTGCTGATCACTATCTAGCACTGGTTTATTTGGATGATCAACAGAACTACAAGATCTTCCGTGACATTGAAGATCTACCGAAAGATCGTCACAAGAAGTTCGTTCGTCCGATTACTTATTCCGAGTTGGTTTACCTCGCTGGTTTACCTATGTGGTACAAGAATTCCGCATTCGTTACCCGCTATCCAGTAGAGAACTACAACAGTTCGATCCCGATGAAGATGTACGTTAAGACCACTGTAAAAGGTGAGATGCGTTATCCATTGGATTACAACTGGGAGAGGGATCTAACCGCACAACCAGCTATCGAATACCCCGTCTTTGAACTCAACGAAATTGCGCAGTGGCACGACTCTACGTCGGTATCGCCAGCGGTCCTGGCTCCACTCACTGCCGACTTCGATGGTGACACGGTATCGTTTAATGCCGTGTACTCCAAAGAGGCAATCGAGGAATCCGATAAGTTCTTCAAATCTCGTTTGGCTTACATCAAAGCTGGTGGTGGCTTGGCGTTTAGTATCAACATTCACACGCTGAACCTCACCCTCAGGTACATGACTGGTGATCCAGTCGCTAGAGACTAAAAACCATGCGCTTAAAAATAGCACAGTTTCTTAAGAACTATGGCCTCAAGCAGGCTAGTGAGTTGCAGAAGCCGAGACTTCATGCCGTCAAGAAACTTGAGCTTCCTTTGGAGACTGTTTACCAGTTCTTCGACGACAACTACGCTGTTCGGGGTCCGAGTCAATCGGATCCCATCTTTGCGCGGTTGATGGGGAAGTCGTTCATTGAACACAAGTTGGAACTGAAGACACTTGATGGTAACGCACGGCGTACCAGCGTTATTGCGACCACACTCGAACAAGAGTTCCGTCGTCAACATCGTTTCTTCAAACCACTGCGCAAAGACGAGGCTGTTAAGCTTAACCTGCAAAACGTAGCAGTGTTCAACTACAACATGCTCAATGACCTTTATAAGTACCAAGCTAACTATAAAGCTGGATGGTATCGATGGGTCAATAACACCGCTACCTTCTGGGATGGCGTGGTAGATGCACATAAACGGTTCGGTTGGAACCAGTTCATCGAGATCCATATTCCAGAATCGATTCCGTTGTATTCAGAATTTGTCCAGTTCTCCAAAGGTCAAACTCAAGCCCTGCTGGAGAAGTTCCGCACGCCGGCGGTATTGAACATCTTTGATCTGTACCGCTTCTTTGGTAACAGTCGTGAAACTTCGTTCATGTCTGTTCTGCCACGTGAAGCTTACGAGAAGATCAACTTCCTGATCCGTGCACAAGGTTCGTTCTTTGTGATCAATCTGGGTCTACTGGAAGAATGGCGGAAGTCTCCTGAGTTTGAAGAAGAACAGCTCACTGTTGCTCAAGAGTCGTACGTCGACGAACTGGGTCTGGAAGTCGTCTATACCCCAGACGTGATGCAACGCCGTATCCTGAGCTTGCTGACCACGCTGGTGGAATACAACCATGGTAATGATACTCTGGTTGAACAGGACAGTAGTGATGTAGCGATTAGCCCCACCGCGTTGGAAGAACCCACTGATGTGGTATCGGAAGATGAAGACATTGAACCCACTGATGACGTTGAGCCTCAAGAAGAGGCTGAAGACGTTGACGTAGGTGATGTAGTGGATGACTCCAGTAAAGACGATTCGTCGATTGTGAAAACACTTGACCTGGGTTTGATGGAAGTCACCTACAATCCTCCTCCGGAGTCTGAGCTCGAAATCACGACGCTGGTTATTGAGAAAGATCCGTTAGAAACTGCACCACTGGTCAAAGAAGTAGAAGCTGAGAAGACCCTTAACGTTTCTGACGGTAAGGCTACCAAATCCGCTCTGCCTCGTTTTGAGACTGATGATCCATTGGTCGATGGTGTAGGGGCTAAAGCGTTTGAATTGTATCAGGTGGGTATGATCTCACCCCGTACCTTCGAACAGGCTGTAGAAGACGCTAGCAGCTATAAGTCCCTGCCGGATCCCTTTGGTTCAGGTAAGACGATTGCGGAAGCCATGCAGTATGCAGCCGAAGACTACGCTATCCCTGAAGTGAAGTTCGCCGACAAAACGACGATCCTCGATAAGTCGATGCTCGGTGCTAAACACAAGGCGATGGTGCGTAAGTACAACAAGACGTTGCTACCTAAAGACATCATGAACTCGGTCCTGGCTATTCAACAGCAAGGTATCGCAGTGACCGATATCAAGATGGAAGAAGTGCAAGACGCCATGAACCATTACCAATCATTCACTGTGACAGTGAAGCCGATTCGTGGTCGTTCTAGCCAATTGCGTTTCCGCATTCCGGTGATTGATCGTGATGGTCGTTTCCGTTCTAATGGGGTCACCTACCGCCAACGGATGCAGCGGGCAGACGTACCGATCCGTAAAGTTAACCCAACCCGAGTGGCATTGACCAGCTACTATAACAAGACTTTCGTGTCTCGTTCTGGATTGGCTGTCAACAACTACGATGTGTGGTTGGTTCGTCAGATCACCGCTCGTGCTCTGGATCCCAATGATCAATCGATCACCAACGTCCGTTACGCTGAGCTGGATCAATCAGCTTACGTATTGCCTCGTGTGTATTCTGCAATGGGTGGTGCGTTCCAAGCGTTCGATAATGGTAAGAACCAGTTGTACTTCAAGTACGCTGACCGTGTAGATTACTTCCGAGAGAAGTTCCATCTGGATGTAACGCAGTTCGAGAAAGATGGTTACGTCATGACAGGTGTCCGTGAAGGTCAACCTATCATGTTAGATCAAGCAGGTAACTTCTACTTGCAAGATGGCAATGATCTCGAACCAATGGGTACACTGGTTGACATGGTTGGGCTGAATCTGACCAAGGCACCGTTAGAAGCGATTGTTATGTCGGTCTCTAACAAAGAGATTCCACTAGCATTCATCCTTGGGTTCCATGGTGGTCTGACCAATCTGTTAAACAAGCTGGGGGTCAAGTACGATAAACACCAGCGCGGTACTCGCATTCAGGTCTCCCAAGACGACTACACGTTAGCCTTTGCTGATGAGATCCTTGTGTTCTCTCGTCAGGACTACAAAGCACAACTCGTGCTCGCTGGCTTTAAACGGTATCATCAATCACTGAAGAAGTTTTCTCGTTATGACTTCGACCGTCGTGACGTGTATTACCGTGTTCTGGAAGAGGCTGGGTTGTCTAGTCGCTACGCCAAAGAGATTACCCATCTGTTTAATTCCTGGGTGGATCCCATCACCAAAGGTATTTTGGAGGAGATGGGTGAGCCAACGGACTTCGAAGGATTGCTGTATCGTTCTGTAGAGCTTCTGATGAACGATTGGTCTCCGGGTGAGGTCGACGGTGCTTACATGCGTTATCGTGGCTATGAACGCATGGCTGGGGCCATTTACAAGTCTCTGAACCAAGCCGCTAAGGTGTACAACAACCGTGAAGGTTCTGCTGATCAACAGATCATTCTTGACCAACACGAAATCTGGCGCAAGATTGTTCAGGATCCGACTGTCGCAACGATTGAAGACTCCAACCCGATCGCCAACTTGCGAGAGCAAGAAGCCATGACCTATCGTGGTGATGGTGGCCATGGTCCAACATCGATGGTGGCGCGTACTCGTATCTACGGTGAAGCTGACGTAGGTGTGGTTTCGGAATCGACAGTAGACTCCGGTGACGTGGGTGTAATTGCTTACCTCTCGCCTGACGCTAACTTTGTCAGCATGCGTGGTACGACCCGCATGTTCGATAAAGAAACAGACGGTCACGCTAAGATGCTGTCTACGTCAGCATTGTTGGCCGTAGGTTCAATGAACGATGATTGTTATTGTTTATTGAATGTTTGTGAAGTCTATACTCCAATGTTATAGTGTTTTTGGAGGATAGACATGGCTATAAACTTAAAGGATTTCTCGCCGATTCCTGGTTACAGTAAATATCTTATTTCAAGGGACGGGGATGTATACAGCTTTCACACTTGCTCTCTCATGGAGGGAAGTGTTAATCCAGCTGGTTACGTTAACCTACGTTTGACGGACGATCATGGAGTTACTCTTACATGGGGACGACATCGATTACTAGCATTCGTCTACATTCCCTTTGATTCAGATATAACTAAACTGGTGGTGAATCACAAAAACGGCATAAAAGGCGATGACCGCCTTGATAACTTAGAATGGGTAACCGCTCAACGCAATATTGAGCATGCTGGAGAGATTGGAATTTCTGATAAATGTATTCCAATTGAAGTCAGGGATTCTATCACAGGGGAAGTTCGCACTTTCCCCAGTTACATTGACTGCGGTCGATATTACGGTTTATCGAAAGACGCTATCTCATACCGAGTCAAAGTCGGGCAGGAGCGTGTGTTTCCCGAGAAACGACAGTATCGACGCATTAGTGATAAACCTTGGTATATACCAGTTGACATTGATAAAGAGATTCAAGCTAACCTAAATCATCGGAAAGTTTTAATAAAGTGTCTCATTTCCGGTGAAATTACTGAATTCGTCAGTCTCACAGATGCAGCTAGATTTATTGGGTTTGCATTACCTACTGTTAGCCAATGGATAAACGATCCAACTCAACCAATCATACCTGGTCTCCGTCAGATTCGATGGGATACCGATGAATGGCGAATAGTTGATGATCCTTACCTTGACATGGCTTTAGCTGGGAAGAAACCCGTGCTGTTGATTGGTGAAAATGGTAGAAGGATTGCCTTCGAATCTCCACACATGTGCGCATCGTCAATGTTCTTAAAACCCACTACGTTAAATGAACGTTTGAAATCCAAAGGTAACAAAGTTTATAGTGATGGCTATCGCTATGGCTATTACAAAGATTTAATAGATACAGTCCCACTAGATAGCGATATCTAGATGGTATCTTCTCTAATTGCTGGAACGTCCTTAGAGCTGTCTCACCACAAGTACCGCGAAAGCAGGTATTGACGGTTTGAAAACGAGATAGATTGGACAATCAGCAGCCAAGACCCTAAGTCGAAAGATATGGGTAAGGTTCAACGACTAACCGCTTATCACGGTGTAGGGCTCAAGTGGGCTCGAAATGGGAAGCCTCTCACGTAGGGGAAGATATAGTCTCGACATCTAGGGAAAGCCTAGAGCAGTGCTTAAACGCACGGGATAGTCTAACGAACTATCTGAAGATCTCGATGAAACGCGTCGGATTTATCAGTATTCAGCAACAGCAAGGTATCTATGCTGATGGTTACGAAGTAACTCCAGTGCGTACCGGCTACGAGCAAATTGTAGCACAGCGTACCAGTTCCATCTTCGCTACTGCTGCTGAACAAGACGGTGAAGTTATCTCGGTTGACGAGCATGGCATTACCGTTAAATACGCTGATGGAGAAATCGTGAGTTCGCCTCTGGGGATCGTTCATGGCACCGCTGCTGGTGTGAACTATCCACATGACTTGGTAACTGATCTGAAGAAAGGTGACAAGTTCAAACATGGTGATACGATCGCGTACAACCGTAAGTACTTCACTGCGGACCGTTATGCTCCGGGCCAAGTGTTGTGGAAAGCTGGATGTATGGCAACGGTGGCTTTCTGTGATAACCTCGATACATTGGAGGACGGCTCAACCATTTCGAAAGAACTGGCTGTGCGCCTACAAACACAGACCACCGACATTAAGAACATCACTGTTCGCTTTGATCAACATGTTTCAGAATTGGTGAAGCGGGGAGACCATGTCGACCTGAATTCAATTCTATGTATAATCGAAGACCCCGAAACCGCAGAGAACACGCTGTTTGGCGATGCGGCTATTGAAACGCTGCGTCGACTGGCTGCGCACACCCCGCGTGCTAAAGTTGTCGGTACTGTGTCGAAGATCGAATGTTACTATCATGGTGACATCGAAGACATGTCCGAGAACCTGCAAGCGATCGCTCGCGCCTCTGACAAACAACGTGCAGATATTGCGAAGTCTCTGAATCAACCGGTGTTTACCGGTGAAGTGGATTCGTCGTTCCGTGTGAAAGGTCAAATCCTTGAACCAGACCACATGGTTATCCGCATCTATATCGACCATGACATCTCTTGTGGTGTCGGTGATAAAGGTGTACTCGGTAACCAGATGAAAACTGTTATCTCTCGGGTAATGGAAGGTCGTAACGAAACGGAAGACGGTACTCCGATTGATCTGATCTTCGGCAATACTTCTGTAGAGGAACGGATGGTAATGTCTCCTAAACTCATTTCAACCACGAGCATTTTGCTCCGTGCATTGTCCAAGCATATTGCAGGCGTATATCGAGGAACCACAAATGCAAAAGCTAAGTAGTAACGTTGCACACGGTCAGAACGTAGCAGTTTTGACCGCTGTTGCTGAACTGGGGGCCGAAGCTATCGTTCGGTCCCTGGGCTCTGACTCTCACGCCGCCACACTGGAAGGCGAGTTTCTGACTAAACCGGATATCCAAGCTGCCCTGGTAGCTCGTGTGTCTAAACTGCTGGGTATTTAAGGAGACATCATGTCCGAGATTACCTCTATGGATGCGGTACGTGATGCGGCCCAATCCTTCACTCGCGATGGGCGAGTTCTTACTGTCCCTAACATGGATACCCCGGTGGGTGTCTTTGCTGATGGCCTGAACGTAGACGAACAACCCAACAAGGTTGAAATGTCTGATGAACTGGCTGCATCGGTAGAAGACCACTTCGAAGAAATCAACCAGGAAACTCCAGCATCGGTTGACGATGAACGTGAGGCCATGATCGCCAACCTGCACACCGCAATTGCACGTGTGCAGTTCAATACCCAAAACGTGATCATCCCGGCTATCACCGCAATGCACAATGATTACGCCAGTCGTCAGGGTGCTAGCTCTCAAGCTGATTGCCGTGTAGAGTCTTTCAACTACGACCCTATCCACAACGATCCGCGTCTGGTTAACCACATCAATGATCGTTACGCTCGTGTTCGCCCGCTGGCTGAATACCGTACCTTCATGCTCAAGCCTCTGTCGGCGGAAACCATCATTGAGATGGTGGCTGTCAATAACCCACACCTGGATCAAGAGCAGGTTACTGAATGGGCACTGAAGATTCCGGTTGAACGTATTGAAGCTGTATGGACGGCTCTGTTCGGTACTGGTCATGTAGTTAATCCAGCCAGCTTGGACTTCCTGCGTCTGGCCAATGCTCCGTTCAATATTGATGAACTGCTGATGGCGTATTTCATCTGCGGTCACTACATCGAAAACCCGCAAACTGTTCCGGGTGAATCGGTAACACTGGACGAATGGAACAACGTTGTTCGCCTGCTTCACGAAATGCTGGGTTCGTATGTATTGCGTGCTTATGCTCGTCGTATTGAAGCCCGTGAGCGTGAGCAGCTGGTTCTGCGTTACGACGCTGATAAGTACATCGAAAACCGTAAGGTGGTTGTAATCATCAATGGTGACGTAGCTCCTCAGTGGTTGGCTAAAGGTGGCAACATCCAAGCCATTCTGGGTGCAGCTATCGAAGGTACTGGTCTGGACACCGTGGCTTCCATCGAAGCCAAATCCGATTACCTGGTCAATCGTTGGGTTGCCACTTACCCGCTGATCAAGCAAGCTGCTATCGATGCAGCCGAACGTAGTCGCCGTCAAGATATCGTTGCTGCCTTCATGTCGCAGGTTAACGAGACTGCACTGAAAGATCGTGCTATCCCGAACCTACGTGGTGTACTGGCCGATGCCATGCGCTACATTCGCATTGAAGACACCAAGAACCCCTACACGGTGTTCGCTACTCTGATCTGCAAAGTGTACTTCCCGCAGTCCACGTATCTGGATTACCTGCAAGCGATCGACGAATACGGTCAACACTTCCCGGATGCTTCTGTTCGTGAACTGAATACCCAAGGTCTGATCTCGCTGGTAGCTCTGTTCCTAGCTGCACAGATCAAGGTAGAAGACTTCGAAGCAGATGTCGATCCGAATGCTAAACTGCCGGAAGCTGAAGCCGAAAGTGAAACGGGTGCTGAACCTCTCTTCCAAGAAGAAGCAGAAGGGAAAGCTGAAGTAGATGAAGACGTCGTTGAATCCGTTCCGGAATCTGACGATGGTCTGCCACCGATGGCGGAAGGTGAAGACGAGTTCGATGAAGTTGAAGAGACTGAAGCCGATCCGTACGACAGCGTTGCCGAGGCCGGTGCACTGACCGAGGAAGAAGCTGCTGAAACTGAAGAAGAATCCGTTGTGGATGAAGCTGAGGTAGAAGCAGAAGAGCAGGCTGAAGAAGAGCAAGAAGAGGAAGAGGCCCCTTTGGCCTAAGCCAGTCTTCTACTGAAACATTCGACATCGAAGACAAACTCCGGCGCTTGGAAGAGCGTCGGGGTGAGTCTTCTGATGTATGGATGCAGAAGGCTGGGGAAGAGAACACTCAACACAATCCCGTGTTTGATGCCCTCGGTTTAGATCCAACTTTGTCTTATTCTGCCAAGCTCGTACGTTGCGCAGAAATCAAACAGGGTGCTGGTCCTCATGGAACCCTTACCCCTGAAGAACGTACCCGTAGCTTAGCATACCACAATGGTCGCGATAGCGATGTTTTCCATTCTATTTTAAAATTCCAATTGGGGCAGTTATGACAGTCACATTCAGTAACGAACTCTTTGGACTGTTCAGTGCTGCACCTAAACTAACAGGTACCAAAGAGGATATAAAAATCCTCAAAGATACTTATCTCAACGACGAGTGGTTGAAGAAGCGCCAACCAAAGAAAGGCAAGGTAAGTTTTAAGTATGGAACTTACATAACCGACAACATCGGGTCCACTCTCCAAAACCTGATAGCGGGTTTCAATAAGTCGATCCAGGGTAACATTGCTACCCTGAAAAAGTTCGATGCTAGTACTGCACCTCTGAAGAAAATTGTACAGGCCAAGCAAGATAATCCCAACGCTGTTGAAGAGGCCGAAGGCTTGGAGCTTAAACTCCATGGTCTACCTGCTCGGCCAACACAGGAATTGTCTACTCTCAGTCGAGATGGTCTTAAATCTGCGGCTAGGGTTTATGTGGACGTTTTGAATGACCGCACTAATCTGCTCAGTACTAACAAATATGTAGAAGAGTTACAACAGACCTGGCATAAATTGCGTCACAGTGTCGAGCATGACACTGATGCTGACTTGATTTGTCGTGCAGTAATAGCTGTGATCAAAGGCGCTATCGATAGTGACACTGAGCTGGATATGCAGAGTAACGAAGGCTTCGACACCATTAAGAAGAACTTGCTAAGAGACTTGAGCAAGTTGATGAGTTCGTCTATTTAAAGGTTTCCTATGAACGTAAGATCTCTTAAGCGTGATGCTGCTCGTGCTCTCACGCACCTCACTGAACTAGAGAATGGTAGCGTAGTTACCAATGCTGCCTGTAAAATTCAGATCCCTGAGCGATTCACAGCGAAGAATCTGGCCGTGTTAGGTTCGGAGGTCTTCATCTTAGGTTTCTTCCCGATCATCTTCAATGAAGAATACTACGGAGTATCGAACACCATTGCCATGATGCGGATCCTCCCCAGTTCTACAGAACGGGTAGTGATCGAGAGTGAACCCTATTACGAGTTCTCGTTTGAGGCGGGTGATAAGGTGTTCTTTTCCACGGCTTTGGTTGTGAACGATACCTTGGCGTACTACATGTACGATGAGTTCATTTCTAAGGGAAACATCCCTTGGTATATGGACTATTACGACATGGCTAAGATGTTTGAGACAGCTGATCTACATGCTGGGGTTAACCTAGGTGGTCGTTCGATCGTAGAGCTGATTATCTCCACTATCGCTCGTGATCCGGATGATATGACTAGGTTGTATCGTCACAGGCTTTCCAGCCACGATGACGTACGTAAGGTCCCTCCGGTGACTGTGCCTTTCCGCTCGGTAATTTGGAACACCTCGGATACAACCTCGAAACTTAATGGTGCTTACTTTAGCGACAGTATCAACTCTGCTCTGGTGAATCCGAGTGAGTCTGTCGAAGTAATCGAAGAACTCTTGAGAACTTAACGGGGTTGCAAATGCAATTCGGAACGCAACCGCAGCGCGCTAACAACGTAGCCAACCAAGTCCGCATTGGTTGTACGATGCTCGCCGGTACTGACAAGAAGGGCATTCTTGCCCCAAGTGCGGACGGTTATTACACAGTCGTTCTCGGTGCCTATGGTACCCATAACTCTGCTGGTATGTTTTATGACGAAGCCAGTGGTGTCTCCATGTTCAACCCTGACAGCCCGCTGATGCGTCGTCTGAAAAAGGGCGTACTGTTCATGGAGTTCAAGCATCCTGAACCCTGGGAAGAAATCCTGGTTGAAGGTCGTGTTGTTAAACGACAACTGTCTGATCGGGAATATCTGCAACGTATCCGCAAAATCGATGACGATCGCGTCTGTGCGCACATCCGTGCACTGTCCATTGTTGATACCATCAATGAGGAAGGTCGTCGGGTCAAAATGGTCGTAGGTGAAGTCAAGCCTTACGGTCCATTCGGCCATATCTTCAAAGAGTCGCTCGATAATCCGAGTATCAACACCTATTGTTCGGTACGTTCGATTACTCAAGATGACATGATGCGTGGCATCAAATACACCCGTGAGATTTCTACATGGGACTTTGTGGGTGAAGGCGGTATTTACATCGCTAACAAGTATAAGTCACCAGCACTAGAAAGCTTTGCTGAAACTGAAGTTGTCATTACACCTGCTACTCTCTGGGGTATGCAGGATCAGGCAATGAAACAGAAATCACTGGGTCTGGAGTCTGATGCGAATATGGATGTAAGCGAACTGATCGAACAACTCGGTTGGACGCGCAAACAGCCAGCTCGTATTCCGCACTACATGCGGAAACGATAAAAAAAAAAGAAAGCATAATCGCCCTCTCCCGAAGGAGAGGGCTTTATGTTCTTAGGCAGCTAGCTGCACGTGATGTAGTTCACAACTTGGAGGCCACCTGACAAGCTTAACGTTACCGTCGATGACTTCCTGGGTTACATCAAGACCGTCCAACAACACGTTGTTGCTGAACAAACCGTTTAATACATCCATTTTAGCACGGGCCAGAGCTTTATTATACTCTGCTACCGTATTATATGCGAGAGTATTATCCACTTCATCCGGCGTCCAACCTTCAGTAGTAAGATAATAATCTCGGTTACAAACCACGTCCCGCACCCGTAAAAGGCGCCGGAATGGCTCGTTGATAAAAGACCATTTCATGGGTGGCCCTTTTAGTTTTGTCTACGGTACTTTTGCGAGAGCGGGACCGCGGTTACCACTCCATTCAGTTTGCGTTAACACTCTGAACGGCATAAAACCCTCCCTTGGCGGGGAGGGTTTTATATCGCATTAACGATGACCCTCATGGGTATCGTATTCCAAGTCCAGAACGACCTTGGTAAATTCTTCAAGAGTATGCCCCTCGAAGATACGTGGCTCGCTATCAGTTCTATGCATAGAACCGACAGGAGTCTGACCTTTGAAGACCATCAGTGAGTCATTTTTAACGATGACATGATAGTCTTCACCGACCGGAAGATCTTGGATAGTGGGCCACCGTGTCCGCAACAGGGAGCAAGCAACCCATACCGATTTCAAACGTTCAGTCATTGTATTTTCCTCTTGGTTATTGGATTCATGTTAGTGATATAGGGTTTAGATGCATTCAAATATAAAGCCTCCCCGAAGGGAGGCGTTTATGTTGTCATTCAGCAAAGTAGGGATACATCGCTTTGAGTTCAGCTGTGGCACTCTCCACCTTATAAAACGGAGCAGTCAGAACAGCATCACGGTGCTCATCACTGGTTAACAGTAATGTTGTTGCATCTTGAGAAGCTTGAGCAATAACCCGAAGATTCCAAACCTTATCATCACGGTAATAATCGCCATCGCCATTCCGATCAATAAATACTCGACGCAAGTAATAGAACCAGTCTGGTTTCAAGCGATCCATGATCTCCAACAACAATGCGAGTTCATTCGCGTAATTGGGTACGGTCTGTGTACCTTCCGGGTCAGGGATCATAGGGCCGCTTGGATTAGCTGGATCTGGGATCATTACTGGGAATGGACCACCGGGTACAGTACCAGCTGGGAACACGTATGAACTCAGCAGTTGGATAGGGAAGTCTGGGTTCTCAGCAACCAGGGCCATATCTCCACCATGTACCATGATGCGATCAATGGTGAGCAGATCAGTGCCCGGCGAGAGATCTTTAGATGTACGCTTGGCTACAGTGAATCGGAAATTATCGTCATACTGGTAATCATAGCGCTTGTACTGGTCATTCCACGATGCCCCGAATGTGGTATCAACCAGATCAGGAATCCCCCAGGCTGATACCTGGGATAACACTCCTTTCAGAATGGCAGCATTGGCACCCAAGTCAACTGCACGAAGAATGGAGTTATTGGTCAGATCTCCCAAGAATCCCATGATGCCGTTGACACCTTGGAAGTTTCCATTTTCGAAGTAGTACTCTTTGTTCTGCATGATGGCTTTTACGCCATCGAGCATATCCGTAGCCTTGCGGACGTAACCTGTACCTGTATCGGTTCCAGTGAGTTCTTCGTTAATCGAACGTTCTAGGGCTTCTCCCAAATACACAATGCTCGAACGGGAGCCTTTTAAGGCATCAACGATTCGATCTTTAGCTTGGTTGAGGTCAATACCTCCACTACCCAACAAACTACTACCAATACCTTTTACAACTTTGGTAGTTTTGGCGAGCAGGTCATCCATGCCAATTTCAAAGGCAGAGATTTTAGGTTGAAGCGTGTTCTGTAGGGTTGTGTCCACTACGTCTTTATAGGCATCCACCGTTTTGACGGGATCTGTTGGTATACCTGTAAAGGAAGCTGATGCGAGAGTAGGCATGGTTACACCTGTTCAGACAAAAAAATAATAGGTCATACAATTGGAGGCATAAGGCGTCCCCTTTCGGAGACGCCCCATGTCCTTCAACTACATGCTCGCCACTACGCGTTGAACAATTTTCACCCATTCCTCTTCAGCCGGAGTAATACCGTAAGCCGTCCAGATGATTCGCGTACGCTTGTTCAACTTCAAGCGCAGCAGAGGAAACTTCGCGATGTTAATACGTAGTGCATCTTCCAGCTGTTGGTACAGCGATTCGACAAACTCGTATTTATTCTCAACACCAGCTTCTTCCAGTCCGATACCATCGAGGTATTTAGGATGTTGTTTACCGGTGATCAGGTAAAGTCGCAATCCATTCCAGCTGTAAAATGCCTTACCTGTCGCAGTCCATTTCAGGTGGCTTCCATGAAACTGCAATACTTCTGGGCATTGAGGGGAGCTGAGGTCGATTGTGTTATCCATCGAGTTATTCCACAAAGTACGGGTCGGCGATCTTGATTGGGTGAATCGAGTCCGGTAATGTTTTCTTCATTTCCGGGTCTGTCGTCCAGTGGAGCGTCAGAATGTATTCCTCCGAGCGAGGCCGCAACAAATGCAATCCACGGCGGAACACGTTCCATGACATGCGAGCTTCCATCAACGAACGTCGCAATGCTGCGATGTTTTGGTTGATTTCCTTTTGGTTCAGGCCAACTACATTAACTGGGTTCTTAATGTAGTCATCGAACTTCTTCTCCCACCAGACCATGATGTCGGGTTCACCTTTCCCTTCCTCCGCCACAATGTGACGAAAAAGATGAGACATCAATGTTTCAGCGGGTTTAGCACTTTTGAAGATCGGGCAGTCCTGCCATGGGAAATTATTGACTGTGGGATTTTTCTCATCTTCCGTGGGGTCGATGACAATCACATAGCTCGTACTTTCCTTATGGGTCCAGTTCAGCTTCACTTCCAGGGTAGCGGATTCCGGGTTAAGGAAGTCGATCCCTTTCTTGAAGCCTGGCCAGTTCATGTCATCAGCCTTCAACGCTTTATTCAGATTCCCTTTATCGGGATTGACTGCGTTGTGAGGTTTCTCGAAGTATGCTTTCTGACGACGATTCCAGGTAAACCAATTAATCTTACGCCATAACAACACTTCACGAAACAAATAACACAGAACGCCCTGAGCCTGTTTGGTACCCTTAAGAGGATCAGCCAAAAGGTCCTTGATAGAATCCATTGCTTTACACCTACGGTGAATTGAACTAAAGGTTTCGTGATCGTATTCCCAGTTACTTCATATCGGTGCCCTCTTGCATATGTTTAACGAGTGTTTCTGTCAGTGCTAGTACATCGAAGTATAAGCGACCTAACATGCGACGATAAAAACTCTCCTCCTTAATTTCCAGAATCTGACCATGGGTAATCAGCAAGTCTTTAAGTTGGGATAGATGTTCTTTAATATCGACAGCGTAATTTTCAGCATCCACGAAATAATTATCCAAGGACATTTCGCGATGCTTAATGAAATCGTTCTTCGATAGGTATTCAATCTTAGAAGCTGATCCCGATGCAACGTGGTCATTGACCTGATGTAGGGTTTGGATCAATTCCTGGATATTGGCATGACGCAGCTCGAAGAAGGCTGACATCATCACTCGGGGGTTTTGACGACTGATTGCATCAACGTCGATTCGCCGCCAGAGCTCAACTAATGCGTCGGGGAGTTCCTCTGATAACGTAGGGATTTCATTGATCTCTTCCAGCCAGCGGGTATACTTTTGTTTGGGTGTTGCCGATAGTCCGCGCCACCATTGGCGTAGCCTTGTAATCATTGTATAGAACTCCAATCCGCATTTTATGGCATATAGTTATTCCGTTGGGTATTTTTACCAACGAGAGGTGTCCCATGGAACAGTATCCCGCTGAGAAGCCCCACGTATTTGTACCAGTAGAGCCTGAACGGCAATACTCGGACATGACCTATGAAGAACAGATCCAGTATACTCAGAATACCAAACAACGCATTCTGCATCAGCTGGCGTTCTCCAATCCAGTAGGAACCATCCCTACAGATAAAGAATCTGTTGATACCATGCTTAAGGTCATGGACTCCATGGATCGTACAGCGATCGCTAACAAGCGTATCAGTGTCGATCAGGAAGCCAACCGTACTTCGGCAGACCTATTGGCTGGTATGGCTGCATTTATTCAAAATGCAAAGAACAAGAACCCATTCGTCGCCACTGAAGGTGATGGTCGTGGTATGGAACCACAAATCGATCAAGAAGATCTGGGCGAATTTACCCATGCTGAAGGTGAAGACGAAATCGGTGTGATCGCTGAGACTTCGGAAGAATTCACTGAACGCATGGAAGCTATTCGTGAAAAGGCACGCAAAGAAGAAGAAGCACTTCTTGGTTTCTAACGACATATTGCCCCACCTTTTCGGGTGGGGCTTATGCCGACTTATCCAAATACACTCACCAAACTATTGAAACCCCGATTAAAGGTCTCAGCCCATCCTAAATGTGGGGATCGCCATTCCGGTGTTTTCGTGTATCGTGCTCTGGTGGTGTCGTATACGGTACCATAGACATCACTTTCCAAAACAGTCTGATAACGTTCTTGTAAACCACCCAGGTCATTGAAGTTATCAGTCATCCAACTGAACAGGAATCGATTACTCAGTATGTAGAGTTCATACGGAGTTCCTTTTGATAGATTTGCCAATGTATCGGCAATCTCATCATAGTCTCGGATATAGCGATGGTTTACTACCAGGACTAGGTTCAGTTCTACAGTAGTTCCGTCGATTACAGTCTTGTTGACTTCATCGACTCTTTCACGAATACCCAGATACAGATGTAGAACATCAAGAATCGGTTTATTCGCAGTCTTGATGTTGTATCGAATGATGCTGCTCATGTTTATACCTTGGTGTTTATAGAAAAGAACTGTAGGATAAAAGAATATAAAAAGCCTCCCTCCGAATTCTTTAGTCCTAGCTACAAATCATAAACACCCGAGTACATTATCTCTTCCAAGCTTTGTAGATATATAAACTCGTTAGAGCTAACAGTGAACCAACACCAAACATTCCAAATAGAGCTTCAGCTTCCTCCTTACATTGATTCCTTGTCCTTACTGGCATTACATCAACTGATACGCTCTTATCGATCTCAGGTCCCTTATAGGGGATTCCTGTGATCTTACAAAAATCATACTGAAGTATCTTGATGCTGTGTAGAAAGCCTTCATCTGCAATGAGGACTCGCCAATCCCCATTTCGATCGAGATGATAATACCGCAGCTCAGATCCGTTCCAATAGAACGTGATCTCTTCGCCTCTCCAGAACATTGGAGTGTGTGCGAGCTTCTCCTTAATTTCCGGATCTAGGAACAGGTCGAGAATACGCTCTCGTCTGTAGTGTCGTTTAAGTGCGGTGAGTTTCTTGTACATAACCGATCACTCAATATTGATCGGACTGGCATCAGCCTCTTCGATGTTTTCGATTCGCTCGGGTAAACCATCTTCACTGATTGCAACGAAGATCACGGCGCCCAGTACCACGCCCAATGACAGGGCAACATAACTTTTCCAACCCATTTTTATTTACCTCATGCTTGAGCCAGCGGGATATTGCTCAGATAGGTAATATAGATGTGAAAAAAAATTTAGTAGACATAAGCCCCTCCCGAAGGAGGGGCGTTATGCCGTCAGTTGGTGCTGTTATTCAAACAGACCCTCACGATAGGCTTCGACGATCAGCTTCGCCGAACGGACATCTAGCTCAGGGAACTGAGTGCGCAGCTCCTTGATGGCGAGGATGGTGTGCGATGCAGCCTTGGCGGCTTCCCGCCACCCCTTACGATCCGGGTGGATGGATTCCAGGTCTTGCAGGTACAGCACTTCTTTCAGTTGTTCGATGGTGTAGGCCACTTTGGTGCCGGAGTCCAAGAGGTAGATGTGGGCTTCACGGAAGGTCAGGCCGCTGTATTCATCCGCGAACTTTTCCACGGTGCGCGGATCACCTTCCTTCATCAGTTGCTTGGCAGCCTCCTGAACCTGAGACATGGCGATGTTGAGTTGATGCAGAGCGGTGGCCATACGAGCTACTTGAGACATGATAATTTCCTTTTTCTAAATTGAATTAGTTTGGTGATTAAGCTTTGGTTTGGGTTTTGACTGGGTTCAGTCGGCACGAACCATGACCAAAGATTTCCACCAGTTCGGTTGTTGGGGTCATGTTGATGATTTCACACGCCAAACGTGCATTTCGTTCAGAGTGATACTCACCTGGGAGAATGGTGGAGCGTTGCCCAGCAACCTCAATCACCCAGGTATCTACCTTGGGTTTATCGATATTGAAGAAGTTAGCGAAGATACCACTGAACAGATCATTACTTTTGCCATGCATATTCTTTCTTCCTTTTAGTGAAACCAACGGACGCGAGCGTCTTCCTCCATTAACTGGAGATTGTTGATGACTAACCCATAGCAATCTTTGTGCAGTTCCAGAGTCCTGTCAATTGAATGTAATAGGTCACCGAACTCGGTACTATACATCTCGTTATAGAAACTAGTCAGCATCACCCAACCGGTTTCTGAATCGATCTGAAATGTACCCATCACGCGGCGCCCTTCAGACGCGCTAGAACGCACAGTAAAGCAAAAGCTACCGTTGTCTATGTCTACGTCGAAATACGCGCCTGTGGCCGCTCTAAGGGTCACGTAGACCCTCATTGGACATACCTGGATCAAACGGATACGTTTCGCGATACGATTCATCATCGCGGCGATGCTCATGATAACACCTTTTAGGTTTTACGACATAGAGCCTCCCGAAGGAGGCTAAATGTTGATGACTTCATAATGGGTTCCATTACGCTGATGGTCTTGTTTATCTAGTAACCAATCTTCGTAATCGAAAACATACCCAATGTCTATTCGACCCCGACCAATTTCGTTTAATCGTTCTTGATAGCGTTCGGCATCAAGACGTAACTGCTCCGCATGTTGTTTATGCAGTTCATCATGTTGTTGCTTCTCTAGAGTTGAGAAAATATCCGACAAGATAATCTTCCCTACGAAGAAAAGCAATACGAGGAAACATACCAAACCTGCGAGACTATCGAATTTATCCATCGCAATGCCCACAATAACAAAAGATACCTGCGGTGGTTACACCAGAACTTGATACAGCTCTCCAGCGTTTACACGCAATGATTTTCTTCTGTTCTTCGAGTTTCTCGAAAGCTACCATCTTCCAGTAGACCCAGAATACTACAGCCAATACAAACGTAATCAACAAAACCATAAACAACACTAATTTCATCAGTGAAGCGTCCATAGTAGCTCCTTGTTAATCACGTTTGTAATATAGGCGTGTAACGGGTTTAAATCTATTTGATTACAACGTTCTTGTTGTAAACTTCTGGAACGGTCACGTTGGTTGGATCCAAGACCATGAACTCGGCCTGATTGAAAGCGCCATGAGTTGATTGGAAATGGCTGATATAGAATATCTGTTCCACTAGACCGTTCTCAACCAAACGACTGAGATATGGAATCAGGTTAGCCCGATGTTGTTCATCAAAGGTACGACCGAATTCATCCAGGAACAACGGATAGTCTTCCAGACCTAAGAACTTCAGTTGAGCCATACGGAAACCGTAGTTCACCATTTCTAGCTGAGAGCTCGAACCATCTTCGATATCTGAAGTGATCACTTTACCACCACCCACCTTAAGCGGGAAACGGTAATCGAGTTCATCGCGATCTACCCGTGATGGCAGAACTTCCATCGGATATGACCAGACTTCGTCGATGTGTGCGTTCACTACAGACACCACCCCCTGTAGGAACCCTAGTAGATATCTACCAATCAACCCTCCTTTCGGAGACAACGCTTTGATGATCAATGAGAGTTCGTCATAAGCTTCCGTGGATAAGGCTACTTCGTTCTCCAATGTGCGGATTGTAGTTTCCCTTTGTTGCAGGATATTCAATTGTCGATTATGTTCAGCCAGTTCCAGTTGAATAGCGCTGATTTCTTCGGTATATGCCCGGTCCAGAAGATGCTCACAATGATTACGAACTTTGGTTTGCCAAATCTCATATTCATCAAAGACTGCTTGAGCAGCAGCAACGTAGTTATCAACTTCATCAATCGCTTCTTCGATTTCCAGAACACCATGACGAAAGACATCAGCGCGCGTATACATCTCGTTGATCTCGGTTTCTAGATCAGCTGTCCGGCGCTTCATGAAACCGATCGCATCTTGATCGATCTCATCGATGATTTTCAGACGTTGTTCGATAACCTGAGCACGAGCTAGTGCTTGCTGAGCATCCACCCAAGTCCGCATCGTTGTATGCCACATGATGGCGTCAGTCTTATGTTGAGCTGGGGTACGGAACATGATCAACTTACTAGCACAATAACTCCACAGTTCATGGAATTCGGGATAGTCTTTGTTAATCTGCACGAAGTTGTAAACATGACCGGAGTAATCTTGGAACTGTTCCAAATACTCTTCATGTTCTTTTACTTCGATATCCAGACGATCCATGGCTTCTTCTAATTTAAGTTTAGAAGCCTCTAGCTCAACTGCTTCGGTTTCAGCAACCCCTGGTTGGAAGTCATGATTACAGTTCGGGCACTTAACATGCTCACAACCTTTCATCCGTGCAATGCGCTGGCAAACCGATTGGTGTTTGTCATCGATTTGACGACGAACGCCTTTGAGTTCTTTCAGACGCGCCTGACGAGTAACCGCTTCTTCACGTGACATCCGTGCGTCAGCATTGTCAGGAAAGGCATTGATCGATGCAAACCACCGTTCAAACAGAGTATCTAGTTTTTGATGAGGATCTCCAGCTAGATCAAATTGCACCAACGGGAACGAGGCATTGTATTGACCGACTTGATTAGACTTACGGACATAAATGTCCAACAAGGTGTCGTATTGTTCCCGCAAAGATCTGATCTCATCAGGCGAGACTTCCATCGACTGTGGAGTAGATGTACGAAGCTTCTCAAGTTCTTCTGCCAATCGATTGATCACAGCGGTGATGGCTGAATGTTCCTGTTTGACACTATTGAGCTGAGCAATCGCACCATCTCTACCATGACACTTGACGCTAGATGGAATGTACATGTATGACCTAAGCAGTTGCTTGGCCTTAGTAATAATAGCCTCACGTTCCTGTTCGATAGCATCCGTGGAGAAGAACTGCGCCTTCGGTGCATTCGATTGCTTCTCTTGGAACAATCGATTCAATCGTTTAGTCATGGCGGCAACATTATCACGCATCAGCGACATTTCCGTATCAGATGGAATGTCGTGGTTCTCAGCCACCAAGCGCCTGGTGATAGTGTCAATAACCCCTTTCTGGTTACGCTGTTCAGTAGACACCATCTTAAATGTATCAAAGGCGAAGTCGAGGTTAACTACCGACATCTCGGTTAGGTATTCACGACGCTTAGACACTGGCAGGTTGGTGAACTTAATACGACCAGTCATGATACGATGCCGTTCGACGTTCAGACCAAATTCCTGCATACAGAGTTCTTCTTGAACTTTGAATGTACCCCCAGGGTTCAATTCAACTGAATCACGCTTAAATGAATGTCGTCCAGTACCATGTCCATAAACTGAGTGAACCACATAAAAGTGATCGCGATGATAGCAATGGACCTCTTTCTCACCGCCTTTTTCGAATTCATCCTTTTTTGCGGGTAACGGGGACAGTTCATCCATAATCGAGGACTTACCTGATCCATTAGATCCAATCATGATCATCAGATTCTTGGTTGGCGTCCACTCAAAAGATTGAATGTTAGTCGCCATCAGTCGAGTATATTTGCTCAACCGAAAATAAACAATGCGCATCGTAAGTCCTTAAAAACGATCGTTACCCTATAGAGAAAAGCACATCAGTATTTTATCGGAGTTTCCATGGAAGCGTCCTCGTTTAAACTGGTTAGCCTGGGACGTGTAGCTGAGAATAAAGCAAGAGCTTCTCGACACGTCGCCTGTGTAGCCGTAGAACTCGCCACCGCCACAGACGGGGAAGTAACCAACAATCCCCAACAGAAAACCATTCAAGCTTTAGATTCCTCAGGCAATACCTTCGAAGTAAAGATTACCAACAACCGAACATTTAACTGTGAATGGCTCCCCAGTGAAGATAACCGTGCCACACCACCAGATGTTGTTCGGGGTGAACTGGTTGAGATTTGGCGGATGGCTAACACCACTCAGTACTTCTGGCGGTGTTTAGGCTTACGTAATAACCTTAGACAACTGGAATCGGTTGTCTATGTGTATAACGCTGCTCCTAAAGCAGGTGGTGCTGGTATTGACTTCACAACTTGTTACTTCATGCAGTGGTCCCCCATGGACGGTCACGTCACTATGGGTACCTCTAAGGCAAATGGTGAACCCTTTGCCTTTACCATGCAGTTTAACACCAAGTACGGTTCTTGGTATTGCATGGATGATGTAGGGGACATGTTCGAACTGGATGCAAAAGAACGTCGTTTGCAGATGATCAACGCTGATCAGTCGTACGTGAAAGTAGAGAAGCAGTCTATCGAAATCAAAGCAGATCAATCAGTGAAGATTGTCTGTGGCGGTTCGACTACGGAATGGACTCCCAGTGCCATTACTTCCACCACTGGTAACTGGGACGTCACTGCCGGGGCGACCAAATACACTACTGGTGGATTCGACATCATCTAAGGGGATTTATATGCCAGCTGTCGGAAGAATCGGTATCGCTGTAGCAGGTGGTACGGTGTTGGGACCAGGTGCACTTAAATTACGCATTGGCGGTATTGTAGCAACCCAGCTTGGTGATCAGATTCGAGGACATGGTAACGGGTCACACAACAATGCACGTATGGTACAGGGTTCTACTAAACTGCGCGTACAAGGAATCCCCATCTGTAAAGTCGGAGATGCCGCAAGTTGTGGCCATACACTCACTGATAACTCGAAGATGACAGTAAGTCAATGATAACATAACGCCCCTCCCGAAGGAGGGGCTATTATGCCGTTATACGCCTTCGTCTTCGTAATGCTTAATGCACTGACTTACAAAGTTCAGCCACACGTTCAGCGTTACTGCCAACCAGTGGGTATAGAAACCCATGGGCTCAGCTAGTTTCTTAGAGATCTCACCCGTGATATGTAATAGCACATTACCGGAATTGTTCTCTTCACTACTACGCTCAGCAATTTGGCGAATAGCGTCGTCCACTACAACCTTGACCGTGGCGAAGTCCTTTCGACCCGCTTCAGCCCGCTCGGCCAGAGACAGGATGCTGGAAATCTTTTCGGTGATTTCACTCAAAGTACGGACTGAGGGCACCTCGATCTCACGTTCAGAACGGTCAGCCACATTGAGCTGCAATTCAGAGAATTGCATAGTGAACGAACTCTTGATGATATTCTCCAGGTTACCCTTACCAGACTTCAGCTGTTGGCGAATTACATCTGGCGGAGTATAGAGGAAGGCTACGTTACCTGGCAGGATCTCACTGCGATTAACACCTTTCTCAAGGCTACCCAGTTCCCGTGGTTGCACAGGACGGAAACCTTGCGGGGGTATGAAGTCCCGCTGGAGAATATCAGCAAATGCATCAACTGCATTTTCCATCACGACCTGACGCTCACCACCTTGATCCAGAATGTTCAGGAACTGGCGACTAGCGTCACGAGCAATCTTAACGACGCTCTTGGGATACTGATTAAGAATGTAGTTGGTTAGTTGGTGGATATCTTGCAGGTTGCTCAGTTCGGTACCAACAAAGTTACCGTCAATGGACAAACGCTGGATACCCGACACAGACATCTTCTGGTAAGTGGTCTTAGAACCGAGCTTACCCAGTCGACGACTAATGCCTTCTTGTGTACGACGAACTCGACGGATACTACCAGTGAATTTGACGTAGAATGAGTTCAGGAGTTCCCAGAGATAACGAATAAGATCGCGGGCAGCCTTAGCTGCCATCACGATCCCTTCTTTAATAGCTCGGAGGGTGATCTTACTACCTTCTTTGATATCGAAGTTAGGGTCGATCGACTCCAGACCAATGGAGATGACTTGCGCCATCTCCTCAGTAGCTTCGTCACGTCCAGCCAGCACATCCGCAAAGCGTTCGAGCGAGGATTGGATCTTGGTGATCTTATCCCAGTCACTGCAAACTTCGTCCCATGCGGCTATGGTGGTCATGGTAGTTCCTTAAGCAGTTTGGTTGATGGTTTCACCACCAGCTTCGGCCTTGATACTGGCTTCCAGGAAGCCAATGTAGGTCTTGATGGTGCGCATGATGTATGCGATCAACTCGTGGTTGGTTTCCAGGGCGCGACGAGCTACCGAGATAGCAATCTGGTCAACCCAATGACCACCTTGAGTTTTGGCCATAGCACTCGGATTCTCATTACGGTTTTGAGCGATGCCCTGAACCATGTTAGCCAGCTTCTTGAGTGAAGTACGACCTTCGTTACGAGCCAGTACGCTATCCACGATACCTTCCAGAGCAGCAACAACAGCGCGTGCTTCAGAAGCACTCGGGGTTTTCACAGTACCGGAGTAGGCTTCACTGTTCAGGGTAGCGAGCTTCTCTTTGATCACGCTGGTGAGGTTCTTGGCTTCAGTGTCACCGACAGCAGAACCGCCGCTTTCAGTCTTCGTGGAACTGAAAGCTACTGCCAGAACACGGTTACCCGGCATTACTGGACCAAGCAGGATACGGTTGTAGCGACTGGTGTCAATATCGGTGATTTCACCACGAGCATTGCTGGACTTGAAGCTGGTGAAGGACTGGTTGTAGATCTTGATAACCGAGTTGATGGCTTCTTCGTAGGCTTCGATGCCTTCCTGAGTTTTGTCGCGATAACGACGATTCAGTGCAACTAGACCATCAGCCAGTTTGCTGGGGAAGTTCAGCAGGGCTTCGTCAGCGGTACGACGAATGTTCTTCAGACCTTGATCTGAGTCACCTACCCACTCGCCATTCATGGACAGACCCATGGCGTTGGCAACTTTGACTTCTTTACCACCTTCAAGAACGTTAACTTCCGAGCGCAGCTTACCCAGACGTTCTTTCAGTTTGCCGGCGTTATTCATGACGGAAACGAATACGTCTTGCAGAGCAGCCAGAGCACGCATAAAGGCACGCTTCAGAGCTTCCCAGATCTGCTTAGCTTTAGCCGACAGTTTGCTTTCAGTAGCGTCACGAGCAGTCTTGTGACCTTCACCATCATCGATGTCTTCAACAGAAACCACAGAGCCTTTGAAGAAGGTCGAATCCATGGCTTCCAGACCGATGCGCATGGTCTCTTGCAGTTCCGGGGAAATCTCGGTGCCACGGTTACGCATGCCACGCAGAACGCCCAGGTAAGATTCTACGGCCGCTTCAACGTTTTCCATTTCGCGGATTTCTTCAACGATACCCTGAACGGCATCCGACTTGGAATCGATGGCTTCAGTAATACCGGAAGCATCTACGTCATTGGTGACTTCTTCGATGTCCATAACCAGGTCATCCGCTTCACCGACACATTCGGTTTCACCAGACTCGATGGTTTGCAGACCGTCGTTATCATGTTCTTCTACGGAAGTAGTGGTGGCGACATTATCGTCGTCAGCATTGACTTTTTCCGGAGCGTCGTCACCTTCGCCATTGTTGGCTTGGTCAACGGGCTTAACATGGTTTTCTACTTTATCGCTGGACTCAACGTGATTCACGTCAACAGTCTGAGCGGTACCGTCGCCACCGCCTTCGGACGGACCCGGTTCGGTAGTTTGGGTATTGGTAACAGCGGCATCAACGTCATCTGCGTTAGGCTTCTCACCTTCATCGCCTTTGAGTTGCGGTTCGAGGTCTTTCTTACCTTCAACTTCTACGTTTGCGTCGTTAGCTTTCTCGACGTCTTCCATTGAGATCGCATTGATCATTTGAAACAGTTTAACACGGGCCATTTTGAGCTCCACTAAGGGGATATCGAGGTTTGAAACTACATAAGGTTGTCAAGGGAGTAAGCCGTTATCCTTCAGCATTTTCTCGGCAATCGCTAGGCGTTGAGAGAGTTGTGCGTTCTTGGCTTGTTCTTCAGCGAGACGGGCGTAATCTGTGGTTCTGTTGGCAATAGCTGCCAAACGATTCGCCTCACGGGTTTCATGCTGCTCAGGAGTAACTGCATCCGATAGCGGCATGATACCGATGTGTACTTCCGGAGTAACACCGAGGAAGTCACTAACGGCATTGGCTGCCGCATCCATAGCGGAGTCTAAAATGACATCATCCGGAAGAGGACCTAGCGACAGAGTAAGAATAACCTGATTGTACTGCTTCGAGTTCAAGTTAGGATACGACTTGATAAAGCTCGTCGGTACGTACAGGGGTGGATATTTGGTGGAGAGCAGAGTAACGATAAAGTGCCCTGCTGCACGGTCTGACTGACACTGTTGTTCGGTCAGACCAAACGGTTCGTAATAAACAGAGAAGACATTACGACCATTATTTTCAATGTCCTCGAAACGCCGGATGGCTGCACAAGTGTACAGTTCATTTGGTACCATCTGCTGATCAAACGGAGCGTACAGCGTGTATAGGCCTTTTGTATTAGGCGGCGGGACAAGAATGGTTGTGTTATCAGCCATGGCGGGTTCTCGAATTGGTTGTCATCTGATTGGGTTCAATAGTTCCTTTAATGGCGGGGAATCTTATTGATTCCCCGCCATTATGGTTACCACGAATAACCCGGATCATAAGCAACTAATCGATAATCACCCGACGTAGAGCCATCTTCCCGTTCCACGTACAAGTCCCATACGTCACGATTCACAATCCGTGTACCGTCAAGACCCAATGGAGTTGCGAAGTCTTCCGTTGCGTTCTCGTAGTAGATGTTAATCTCACCCGCTTCGGGGTTCTCTTCTTCGGGAGCATCGAAAACAATTCGCATATGGAACCCATTGGGTAAAGAGGGGTCATACGCCAATACGGCACCAAACCAATTATATCCGTCCCAATCAATATTGGCTGGCAACCTAAAAACTAAAAAAGCGTCATGCAGTTTGAGTTCTTTCGGATTGACCATTGCATAGGCCATAATTTCAGGCGCATGATTCGGATGGCGCCCTCGTTCAGGGTATGCATTGATTAAGACATTTGGAACAGATTGTATCCAGTTCGTGCACTGTGAATAATCGTTACTCATCGTCATACTCCCTGCTAGCTTCGCCCAAAACTAGCCAGTACGATTTTTCATTGTGGGGATTACGAACCATCTTGAATTCTACTGAGGTGGCTGGCCTAATGCTCACCAACGTCGTGGGGTAGTAATCAAGTGTCCATTGTGGTTGGTACAACTTCACCCACAAACGATAATTTGTTTTGTTTATTACCGTGAAATTGTAATCGCCCTGAGACAGATCTAAAATACTCGCAGGGATATCCACATCAAACCGTTCGCCACTTACGTTGTCTGGATCAAACGATGCATGTGTAAAGAACAGATGGCTTACACAATCCCCAGAAACCGCCGTATATTTCATGGTGGTTTCATTAATGGTTATTTTCTTAACGGCTGGGTAGAACTGACAGAATTCCATTACGTCCACGGCACGGTGCGGTGACCGCCTATCAGTGTCCACTTAGGTGCAATGCCGGTATTTTCATAACACACAGCACGAGTACGCTGCCATGGACCAAGTTGAACAAATCTGATCATTGACGGGCCTTCCTTCAGGAAGTCGTTATTGTAGTCAACTCTCAGACGTAAAGTAGCCGTGTTCCGGTTGGCAATACGATATTCCATACCTGCCTTTACAGTAGCAGCATTACCATTAGACGTATTTGGCAGTATGACTCCGTTTTCATCAGTGTCATCGTCTAGCGTCCAGTTGTTTGCCGGAGGCGGTAGATATACCAGAGTACGACCAATAGCTTCAGCATACGTCGGAACAGGATAGGTGTAGGTTATGAACGTTTCAATTACACCCGTTTGAACTGGCTTTAAGAACAAAGCCGGGAACATCTGAGAATAATCACCATCACCTGGTTCCGGGTCAGGACCTGGACCACCGCCACCATGCAACCACAGGATCAATTTACCTGTGAAGTACACTGAGTTAGAGATGCATGTCATTAACCAGTTGGGTGTAATCGTACCCCCTGCATAGTCGATCGAGGCTATATTTACCCAAACATCTTTCTCAGTTAGATTAAGGGTTGACTTAGTAGCAATCTTAGCCAACAGTTCTTTCGAGTTGTTGATAGCTTGGACAACTGGAACCTCGGCTTCAGTCCAGTAAGGGTTGTTGATGTAGGTATTAATGTTGAAACGATTGTAAAAGAATTCGTAGTCTTTGTTAGGATCATTATCCTTACGAACAACGACAATCGTTAAATTGGGTTCTTCCAGTGTTGCGGCTGGCTGTATTTTGATTACAGCGGAGTTTGCTTGAGTCAAGCCCAGATTAGCGTACGTGGCAGTAATGGCCTTGTATAGCCCCACAAGGGGGTTAGCGCCGATGGGATTGTCTGCTAGCTTCAAAGTGATGCGACGCATTGTCAATACCTTAAGCTAATAAAAGGAGAGGGTCGAAACCCTCTCCTTTATAATGTCAACCAAATTGCTCAACCGAAGCCTTAGACACGACCATGTAGTTCACGTTCTTATAGTAGGCGCTGGCGTAGATGACGCCATCGCGTACCATTCGAGAAACACCAGCCGGTACAGAAGTGTACAAAGTCATGGCCTCAGCAGCCTTCAGCAACTTACTAAACAACATGGTCCAAGCGACAGTATCTGGAGACATCCGATCGATATCTGGCGAATCGTTCGATACGATCATGTAGTCCGGCCATTTCTGACTGAACTTTGTGATACCTCCGCGATTCTTCGGGTTACCAATTGCACCAAAGGCAATCGACTTGTAGATGTTGGCAGACAATTCATAGTTGTTGTTTACCCACACATCCGTGTAACCCGAACCACGAGCGGTACGACGCAGCAGAGCAACCCGTTTACGCGGATCTACCGTTGGGCTATAAATCCCTGCTCGGAAATCACTGTTTGGAACGGAGTATTGGTTCCAGAACGGAGTGAAAATATACTCGGTGGTCAGAAACAGATCAGGAAGAATTACTTCCCATTCTTCTCTTGGATGGGTAGAACCCTCCAGGATTTCCTTCACAATCTTGTCTTTGATCAAATCGGGGTTGTTACCCGCTTGACCATAAACGATCGCAATCCAGTGTGCAGGGAACTGCATCGTGGTATCACGGGGATTGTGATAAGCAAACATGAACGCCTTCAGGAATGTGTACGGGTAATCCCCTCGCGCTGCCTGAACTTCTTCCAGCTTAGCTGGGAGATCATAAGCTTCCAGCAATTGCTTAACAATCAGCGGGTCTTGGAAGAATTGGTCATACGGAACCAGCGGGTGAACGATCTCGATCTCGTACTCATCGTACTGAGCAGCGAAGGACTCATCGCACAGCCAAATAGTGACTTCGTTCGGGTTATTAGCTTCGATGACGGTAAACTTAACGTATTCCGGCATCCAAATGGTGTTGTTGGTCAGCATACGACCAGACGTGAACGTACTGATCTTAGTACCGAACTCAGCCATAACCAACTGACGCAGAACGTCAGGGTTATCGCGAATTGTACCTTGAATAGATTGCTGATAAATGAACTCACCAATCTTCAAGACTTGGTCTTTCATATTACCTGTCAAATCTACAACAGTGGTTTCATCCTTTACGCTATGAAAAGAAATAAAACAAGTGTTGGGTGTGGACGTACCGGTGTGGATGGTCTTGTCTTTTGCATAGGTTGAGCTATTGCTGGAGAGTTCTCCAAACTTAGCAACAACATCCGGAACGTTAGAGATTAACGCTGGATAGCTGTAAAAGCCTTTCAGAATGTACATGTGCTTTCCTCATGAGCGGAGCTTGGATGGGTTACCATCTATAAAATTTGTCACTTACGCTTGTGAACTTGAAAAACGTCGGGTATACTACTGCGGAAATGCTACACATAACCCGCAGAGATATGCTGTCAGTATGTCTATTGTTCTAGCCTTTAGGCTTGTATGGGTAGGCGTAGTTAATCAACGACAGAGGTAATCATGGTCGGTGTAACTATTAAAGCCTTGCTCCTCATTTGGCCCTTCCTGAAGCGTGCGGTATTTGGAGACCGTACGATAAAAGAAGTGATGCTGGAAAACAAACACGTTACCTTCATGTTTGCGGTAGTGGTGATCCTGCTACTCAGCTTCATCATGACTGTTAGCGAGTTGGACGAAGTCAGATCAGAGAATGTTGCCCTTAAAAAGCAACTCGCCCAAGTCTGTCCGACACTAGACAAAGACGCTGCCCTTAAAGCTCGTCGTAAAGCCCTTGGCGAACTTCTGAAATAATACCGTAAGGATTGGTGGATCACATGTCCAAAAACCTACTGTTAGCACTTTGTATCACTCTCTCAGGTTGTGTACTGTATGCACCAACCTACAACAGTCAGGAGACAGTGATTCACTATGCCGCTTCGGCGGTCGATAACCATTCGACCGTGACCACAACGACGAATGCGGTAACACAGCGGGGACAAACAAACAAACCACATTCAAGTGCTCAGCGTCTGTTAGCTGATTGTGGCCCGTTTGACCTTCCCCCAGCGGGGAAAGTACCTAAGCAGCCATCTGAAGAAGACCTCGAATTAGCCATTAATGATGCTGAGGTTGACAAAATGATATCTGCCTATGCGAATTCTCTGCGAACATACATTGCTTCCGAACGGTCCAAAATTGAGCAAGCCCACAGGTCGTGGTTGGACAGCTGTCGACAGAAATAACCCGGTAGGATAATTATCTAGTGTGGTATGGAAACGACAGAGGAACATTCAATGTGTGATGGTATTGTGCTATATACTGACGGGTCGTTTCGTCAGAACGTAGCAGGTTGGGGCGTGCACGGGTATACCTACACCGACACACCGATGAAGTCAAAGGCTGCAACCAAACAACAACCTACGGCGAAAGGCTATAAGGATGTTGGCGTCGAAGACACTTGTACAGTGATCGACTATATCGATGCATTTGGTAAGGTCGTTGATCGCCCGACCAATAACACGGCAGAACTTAGCGCTGCCATCAATGGCTTTAAAATCGCCCTTGGTACCCCAGCTAAACAGTTGACCATGTTGCTCGACAGTGAGTACGTGCGCAAAGGACTGACGCAATGGTCACCCAAATGGATTAAAAACAACTGGATTAAACCAGATGGTACTCCAGTGCCCAACAAAGAACTCTGGTTGGATCTCATCAGTCAACGCGATGCGTGGATTAATGGTGGTCGTAAATTGGAGATGACTTGGGTAGAGGGTCACTCCGGCGACATGGGCAATGACAAGGCAGATATAAACGCCTTGAGGGGGGGTGGGTCTAAAACGGCAGAGCCTGTGCAGGTAGTAGTTGAAGGCGACGCCATCAACAAATTGAAAAAGAAGCCGGTGAGTCCGTTGATCATGGAGTCTCGGTTGCTGTTCATGATTAACAGTGGTAAGCCCCATGATGGGTTCTACTACATGTATAATCTTGGACGAATGCATAATGCTGGCCTGCGGCCAAAGGACACGGCCAAAGATAAACTTGCTAAATCAGATCTTTTACTTGGACGAAGGATTTCTGAGGCAACCTTCGGTGTCTACAAAGCCAATGAAGCTGAAGAGTACATTGAAGAGTTGATTAAAATCCACACTGAAGCCTACGGGAGTGATATGCCCGAGCTGGGTATTCTAAACCTGGCCAACTGCTTTAGTGCCAAACAGCGTCAACGGATTGAATCTATGGGTTTGTCTGGACTCATGCGTCACGATGATATCCGCGTGCTGTCAACACCAGAAATGGCGTTGATTAGTCGGACTCTCAATCCACCCAGGATGTCTAACGAGGCAGTTGGAGAATTCAATATTCTTGAACGCCGTTTGACGGATTACTTGGCTGGTACCCTTGGAGAGTCGGTTGGCAAAATCGACATTACCGACAGTTTCTACGAGACTGTACAGGCCGGTAAGAAGACGGTCACTCAACTGAAGAAGACTATTACCCAGAACACCTCGCATCTCGATATTCCGATTGATTACAAAGGACGTAAGGTTAAGATCAAGTTGGTCTTAGCGCAAGACATTCCTTCACGGAATCAACTCAATCGGGTATCGTGTGACGGGGTTAAGGTTGAACTTCTGATCGTTGCGAATGGACCGTTAGCCTATTCATACTCAACTGTGTTTGTAGCAGAGGGTGGAGCTGCGATCTACTGCTCTCCCTATACGCAGTTCATTTTACCGAAATAGTAGGGTAACCCATGAGCATTACAAACAGAATCATGAGACCCGTCCGCAAAGTTGCCGAAGGATTATGGCTATTCTTTTGGAATCGTGTGGATGATGATCTCAAGCGGCTGTGTGTGATGGCGTCATTGCATGCTGCTTTAGTGCAATGTCGTGACCATGAGTGTTCTCGGATTGCAAGACTTAATTCGACGATGCGCTTGGTTCGTGACGAGAGTGCGCTTCGACTTCCGACCCTGTTTGGGCCTTATCTGTGGAAGGGCATTCTTCCGATCGACAAAAACGATCTCACCTCCGAGAAGTTCTATAAACGCATTGCGCGGAAGACCCCGTGCTGGCTTCTGTACACGGACGAATGTGTGTTTATAGAAGACCTCAAACAGCTGATGCAGTTCTGCATGAGAGAACGTCGGGAACAGGTGTGACGGCATAAGCCCTCTCCTTCGGGAGAGGGCAATATGTTGTCTTACATAGCGCGCAGCTCTTGTTCGATCGAATACAGTACGTTGTTGGTTTCGATGATGCGTGTCATCTGTACCGAGTACCATTCAACCCAACGGGCTACTTCAGCGATCTCTTCAGCAATCATCTTAGCCAATTCGCTGGAAGTCTTGATGTCTTTATCCTTGGCAATGCGATCCACCAGAGCAGTTGCAGTTTGGCTCAGGGCTTCTACGGCATTCTTCACGGTGGAAGTAGTACCGCCATTGAGGATGGTATTGACATCTACCATGTTGCGTTCACATTCAATGAAATCATTCATTGAACTAAATAGTTCACCAAACTTGGCAGTGGCTACACGATTGCTGGAGAAATGAGCAGCGTCAGCTTTGATAAGTGCATCCAGGTCATGGCCCAGTTCAGCACCATATTGGAAATGACGACGTTCTGCACGTTCTTCCGGAGTGGACAGATAATGACCAAAACGAGCGGTGGCAGGTTTAATAACCTTATCTACTACCTCAGCCATGATCTGAGCACGCTTTTGCAGCCCAGTTGTATACGGTAGGAGTTCACCACGAAAACCAGCGGGTTGAGATACACGCAGCGTTTCAATGGTCATGTAGTCCAAAGTTTCAACAAAGTTACGCATTTGCAGAACATTAAGTTTCTGCATGGGATCGTAGTTCCAACTGGTCAGATAACGGAAACCTTCCCGAACGTTCATGTTCAGGTTACCTGCTTTACGAGCAAACCAGTTAGAGACATTACCGATAAATCCAGCTTCAGTTGACACGGTTTGCAATGCATCAAAAAGCTTGTCCGTAGGAGTCTGGTCAATCGGCAGTGCTTCTGTTTCAGCAGTCTGTTCAGCAGAGTTCGGATCACCTTCAGTGAAGAACTTGTTGAGTGAAGGATCAAACACCGCATCTTCGATGGTGTGGTTTTCGATACCTGGAGAATACTTGGTCAGTACATTGAGTTTCATGTTAGGATCCTAGAGTTAATCACAGTCGCGACACTGTTAACATAAAATTACTCTCAATATCAATAAAGTGATTGGCTAATCACAAAAAGGTAACATTGATGTTCGCTAAACATTTCGAACGTCCAGCCTTCCGGCCAGCCCTTAACATCGGCTGTCTGATGGACGTATCCACTGGTAAATATGAACAAGGCAAACACGGCGAGATGATCATGAACGGCGGACTGGGTTCGCTGACTGGTATCGCTTCTCGTCCGAACAACTTCAAGACTGCTCTTGGGGTGTACATGCTGGCGATGGTTCGCCGTGCTTTCCCCGGTTCGTATTCAATGGTTTACGACACCGAGGGTACTCTTAACCCCGATGCTCGTTTTACTGCGCTGGCTGCCTCGATCAAAGAACTTCAGGGTATCAACTGGGCGGATGACGAACAGTTCGTGTTCACTGACCTCTCTCGTTACACCGGTGATGAGTTCTTCAAGCTGTTCCGCACAGCTCTAGCCGAGAAAGAGAAGGCAGAGAAAGACCATTTGCGTACTACTCCGTTCCTTGATGTGAACGGTAATAACAAGAAGTGCCTGTATCCGACCACTGGCTTTATCGATAGCTTCTCGAAGTTCATCGTAACTGCCGTTTCGGATATGTACGAGAAGAACGCAATCGGTGCTTCTGGTAACAACACCGATGCAATGACCAACGGTAAAGCGAAGAATCAGTTGTTCAACCAGCTGCCTCAGGTGTGTGCCAAGACTGGTACCTACATGATCCTGACCGCACACGTTGGCGACATCATCCAGATGGAAATGTATCCGACCGACAAACGTAATCTGTCGGAGATGAAGAAGGATACCGTACTGAAGGGTGTAAGCTCTGGCTTCTACTCCCTACCGAACAACGTCTGGGACGTAATGTCCAACAAGCCTCTACTCAACAAAGATAAGATGCCTGTCTATCCGCTGGATAATTCCACCGCCATTGAAGGTGACTCTGACCTGCGGATTCTGGAAGTGAAGAACCTGCGTGGTAAAGGTGGTATCACTGGTCTGCCGTTCACGTTGATTGTGTCGCAGACTGAAGGTATCATGCCTTCGCTGTCCGAGTTCCACTACTGCAAAGAAGCGGGTTATGGGATCGGTGGCAACCTTCAGAACTATTACCTGGAACTTATGCCGGATGTGAAGCTATCTCGTACTACTGTACGTAAGAAGCTGAACGATAACCCAGCTCTGCAACGGGCTGTTGAAATTCAATCGGAAATGCTGCAACTGATCCAGTTCCAACGCTGGACCGATGTACCGGACCCGAAAGAACTCTACGAAGGCCTGAAGGCTATGGGTTACGATTGGGATGTTATCCTGAATCAAACTCGCGGTTACTGGGTCTGTGAAGAAGATGAACACCTGGTGGAGAAGAAGTTCCTTTCGACCTTCGATCTCATTCGCATGCTGCGTTCTGAGTATAAGCCCTACTGGATGTCTGATGCTGACAAAGCTAAAATCATTCCTCTTGATCTAGCGAAAGCCGCAGCCTGATACGGAGCATAGGGAGAACGTCAATGCTCTGCTTGATTGTAATCCCTTACCGAAGAAAGCTCCTACTCCCCCACCACGCCCACCAGTGAGGACTATTGTGAACGAAAAGTTAGTTAGCGCAGCTCCACGATTCGCCATGGAAGGTATCAGAAATATCACACAGCGTCGTAGCTGGGAAGAGTTGGTGGATGAGAACCAAGCGTTACATGCTCGGATTGCTGAGCTAGAAGCACGCATAAAAGCAATATCAGCACCCAATGCAGGTCAAGGTTACCAACCCATCGGTTCCAATGATCCGCATGCCGTTCCACCTAAAGAAAGATGAGTGCCTTCGGGCACTCCTTTTATTCAGGACAGACTCCATGCAGGTATACACGTACCAAATCGCTAAGTGGCGTGCTGTACGCGCTAAGCGCATTCCCATGCTGGACACTACTGTCAAAAGCGGGGAAGGCATGCTCGCCCCGACTTGGAATATGGTCATGGGTCACAAGGCCGGGACCGTTTCCGATCAAGAGTACGAGGAACTCTATTTCCAACTCCTCGGTGATCGCTATCATGCGTATCCAGAATACTTCGAGTGGCTATTGGCGCACGATCGCCTAGCACTCGGTTGTTACTGCAAGGCGGGAAACTTTTGTCACCGCTTGCTTATAGTCAAATTCTTAAAGCAGATTTCAGATGAGGTGGAGGACTGTGGTGAAATACAGTGATTCCGCTAAGGTAAATAACAATGAACGCCGTAGTAGATTTAAAAATGATGGTTATCCAGCGTATCCGTGCCTTTGATGTGGAACTGTCAGAGGATCTTTATCGCCGCATGCCTGCAATTGGTACACTGGAACAACTGAATCAGTATTTCCAATTACTGCTGGCCAGTTATGCACAATCCACTCTAGAACTGCGGACATTGCTTAATGCGAATGATCCATTGGAAGTTTGGTGTGCAAATTTCCAGAAGAAGGTTTTACCGTTCCTGTCTAAACATCGATTGCCGCCCTGTACTGACTCCCGTGCTACGGCCATGTACCAATGTGAGTCTAAACCCATCTAAGCTAATCGTATGTCCAACGATTCATACGGAGTCTTAAATGAAAGGCGATCGCAAAGTTGTAGAGCGTGAAATCCTCTACTTCATCGACATGTTCCGACCTGGCTCGAACAACAAAAAGATCTACGAAGAACTCTTTGCTCGAATGAATGACAAAGAGTTCGAAGAATGGATGGAGCGGCTGGAGGCAGGTGAAGTTCTAGCGCTCTATGCTCCCAACCTGGAAGAGCCTCAACTCAGTATTAATCAGAACTACAAAGTTGCTGATGCCCTGGGTCACGAACTCTTCCAACATCTGATTCTGACTGACCCTCAAACGGGTCAGACGTACAAGACTCAGAACAAACATTTGGTGGGTTTGGTTCCGTTCCGTCGACAAGTTCAGATGCTGGTGAAGAAGTCCTCTATTCCGGGCTCTAATCACATCGTAGACGAACGATCTGGTCAAGCCGCTGGTGATAGTAAGGGTGCTCGTCTATCGGCCCCAGAGATCCAGGTTAACGCCTCTAAAGGCCTTAACAACATGGTACTCGAACTCATTAAGTTCCGAGGGGGTGACGAGAAGGCTTATAATGCCATGAATAAGTCGATCATTGAAACAGGTGAAGCTTCTTTGGATTCGATCATGGCCGAGACGCCTAGCCAAACTAAATCTAACTTGACGTTGTCGGTGTACCTGAAAGGGATGCACTTGAACAACAATCTTGCGGGTTAATAAATGGCTATTAACGACAACAGTGTTCGCGTTATCGACATGCAGGAAGCTTTGATTGTCGCTTTGACAGAACTCATGCAGGCAGAAGATGAAATTATCGTAGGGAAGCTAATCACGCTGATTACTGAACTACGCCTACGCCACATGACGTTTATGCTGAATGACGCATTGGTAGTTAGGCATCTGTGGTCTGATATCCGTGAGAATCAGGCTCTATTGTCATCGTTGATGAATACAACCACCACGTTCATTATGGAATTGTCGTCTCCTGGGGAAGCTATTAATCTCCTGGCTCGATCTCTGGTACCATTTAGTGTGGAAAGTTCCATTGTTGATCGTGAGATATTGGGTAAGGCGGCTAACTATCCAACGTTACAACAAACCTTTAGCACTAACGAATGGTTATTCTTCTTAGTATTTGCTTCCACCCAAATGCGTCTGGTGAACAGTGTACTAGCGGCGGCGAAGCTCAAAGGTAAGGAATAATTATGCTTAAGCGTATCTTGATTGATTTGGATGCGCTTTTGGATACACGTCTAGGAACCATTCAACGCATCTGTCCAGAGGCCGCTGTGGATTTGGTTAAGACCAGAGACTACTGGACACGAGAGAATGATTTCTGGGATGTGTTAACCAAAGGGCGTATTACTAACGAACAGTTTGCAGAAGCCTATGCCGAGCGGGGCGGACAAAATACAGCAGATACCCTTAATGCTTCAGTAATGACGGGTATCATGCCTTTCCTCATGCGCGTACTAGCTGAAGACAACGTTAACCGCATGGACAACATGGGGAATCCGTTGGATGAAGTGTGTGTATGTGTGAATATCCATCCCTATGACTTAGATGGTGAATATAAAGAACAACTCGTAGAGATCATCAAAGAGCTCTATGGGCAATCTACCACCGTCGAGATCGTTAAACACTCCATGGAAGAACTGTCCCCGTTCTTTATGGACGCCTTATTTGCTATGTACATTACTTACGATTTTATTCCGTGGGTAAAGTATCATGCAGAAGAGCTGGGTAAGGTCAAAATGAACTGTTTCAATTTCATTGGACCTAAGATCTTTGAGCACGACGTATCAAACATTAATGTCGAAGCTAAGAAGTATACGCTCTGGCGATTTCGCATGGAGAAGCTGATTCACATGGACTTCGAATTTATCGACGCTATGTACTTCAGTATGTTCCGTGCATAACAACATAAAGCCCCACCTTTTCGGGTGGGGCGATATGCCGTCTTTTAGTAATAAGGACCTTTGGTCAGGATCCAAGTGTCGATGCCATCCCAGAACGCCACGATAACTGTTTTGGTTGCGCCCATATCTGCATCGGTCAGTGCAGTATTGGCCTGCCATTTAACATTGGAACCGGTGACATTGGGTGCCTTAGCACCCACCATGATTAATGCTGTTGTGATCGTACGGTTAGCCGGTCCATTGGTAAAGCTTACATTACGTGTAACCGTCGCTGTTAAAGCAACCGACTGTTGGTTGGTAGCGTTAACTACATAATCCCCAGAAGCAGAAGTACTCGACAACAGAGAATATGTATCGAAACTAACCGTCAATTCCGCCCAACCTTGGTTAGTGCGGATGTATTTCTTACCGTCATTAGCGGCATCGGTAATGTAACCACGTGAAGTTACATAGCTCTGTGTTGCATAACCGTTAAGGGCTGCGGAGATCTTAGAATCAACTTGATTACTCGTTTGATAACCAAGACTCGTTACGTATGTTGTAACATCAGAAGCCGTTTGATAACCTTTACCATTAACAAACGCTACTGTCGCATACCCAGAGAGCGCAGCGGTGATTTTACTATCAACGTCAGTACTGGTCTGATATTCCTGATTGGTTACCCAGGTTTCAGTGGCATAACCATCCAAGTCGGCTGCGGTTAGGAAATTCCCTGCACCTATTGCATCCTGAACATATTGCTGACTAGCAAAGTTCGTATTGACGTAAGTCAGGTCAGCTTTGGTTTCCCAAATATTTTCGATGAGTTGAGTGAGGCTACCATACGCATACGTGTAATGTAGTCTCTTACCGTCGTACGTGTTAGTCCCTAAATTGATCGCAGTACCACTTACAGTTGGAACAGCATCACTTAGGATTGTATTGTCGGTATCCAGAATGATAGCCGACAACACGACATTATCTTTAACGACATGGTCAGCAGTAACTTGACCACCCGTAATAACTTTCTCTTCGGTTACAAACGTAAGGTTAGGTTTACGAGAAGACCAGATTGGAGACCAGCCCAACGCAACATGATCCCAAATATACTGGACGGACCCACCACCGAAGACAGGGTCAGCAGTTGCATCTTCTACCAGGACGAGCATTTGTGGGCGCTTAATCGCGATCTCATCACGAGCCGCAATAGAGGCTACTACCACATCACCGTCATTAGCAACAAGAATACCCATAATTTTCACCACTTAAATAGAGCGTGGGCACTAGGCCCACGCTCTATCCTGTTACAGATTAGTACACATACTGAACTTGTACAGTGTTACCATCCCACTGGTTGGCAGTATCAGTGGATACATCGAACACTTTCGGGTCGGCAGTAGCAACAACCGGAGCATCATAAGCAACACCACCAGTGATATACCGAACGGTAGCGAAGTTAAGTACGCCAGCCAGGCCACCTGCCGGAGCATTTGCCAGAGTGATCTGACCATCGGTGACTACAACGTTTTCCAATGCAGCTTGTACACCACCAGAGCCTGCATGAGCAGCTACATAATCAACCACCGCTTTAACAGACGGAGCGGCATCAGTAGCAGTACCACCTTCAAGGTCTTGTACCAGACTGGCTTTAGCGACCACATCGCTGGATTTAGCCAGCGCAGCCAGATCAACCGCAGCGGCGACAGTGATGTAGGCCAGTTTGGCTTTCTCAGCATCGGTGAAGGCATTGGTATCATCATTGCTCTCGTAAGCAGCTTTGATACCAGCGGCGGTCAGCGAATTGGTCAGGGCGTCTTCGTCGTACAGCTTCAGCCAAGCTGTACCTTTACCCGTCCCATCAACCGCAGTGGGTTTATAGATAGCCCACTTGGTATCGCCGTCGTCAGCTACCCACACGCGATCAGCAGTGGTGAGTCCAGTGAGTGCATCACGTGCAGCAATAGTGGCTACATCGTAGCTAACACCACCTGCCAGTTTAGCAGCATCGATCAGGGCTTCGATTTCAGTTTCAGACAGGGTCTGGAGGTTGCCACGAGCTACTGCAATGTCAGCCAGATCGGACAAATTACTAGCTGCCTTCAGAGTAACTGCGTCCAGATCAGAAACTTCCTGTCTGGCGATAGTAGCGTTGTCACGACCTTCAGCAGCAGTCGAGAAAACTTCGTTAATGGCTAATACCAAGTTTTGTTTGTTGGTGGTAACCAGAGTGGACAGTATACCATCAGCGTCTGCACGAGCCTGAGCTTCAGCGTCGATATTGTCTTGCAGACTAGTCAGTGCGGCCGGTAGGCCTTGGATGGAAGATTGTGCGCGTTTAAGAATAGCCATGTTCTAACACCTATTCAAGGGTTTACAACGATCGTTTTAAAGTACATCAAATCCAGACCTATCACAGGTCCCCAATGAAGGATACTGTCACTGAAACGGCAGTATCCTGGAGCGTTGCAAAATCTTCCGTGGGGATAACCAGAATTACATCATCCCTGACGTGCACACCAGTCACTTCAATCACTGAACCATCGTTCAAGTGAATAATAGCGAGATTCAAAAGAATACCGCCTTTAGGCGGTTGCGGGAGTATCGCCGTACCGTCTTCTTGTAATGGGAGTTTTTCCGCAGTTATCAGACCCTGATTAGGTAGGATTTCCAACGGATCTACGAATTTAACGCTAAGACCTACGCCGGTGCTTACAGCGATTTTATCCTGCCCGACTTTTAAGGGATCAACTTCAGTACCAATACGTTTAGGTAATTCCGAATTGACGAAGCTAGTGAAGCTATCGATGCCGTCCATATCGCTTCCTGAATTTTAACTGGGCCCCAATATATTATTTCTCTGATAAATAAGACGAAATAAAATGGCCTCCAAACGGAGGCCATTTTTAAGGGTTAATACGCAGCACCGCGTGCGATGATCCACGTAGTTTCACCATCCCACAGAGCCGCCATGACTGTCTTATTGGCACCGTATTTGATGTCAGCAGCAGTCACGCCGTCGTTGAAGGCAATGGTGGGTGCACCAGTACCAGCGACGAATGTCGGTTTGTTGGTCGCAGCGTTACCTTTGAGAACGATTACCGAAGTAACCATCCTGCCAGTCGGACCTGCGTTCAGTGTTACCTGACGCGATGCGCTTGCGTCAACCACGTAGCATTGCTGCGTAGCGTAGTCAACCGTAACGTTAGCTGTCACGGTGGAAGACTTCAGGTTGTAAGTATCAAAGGTCTTGGTGATTTCCACCCAGCTCGATACGTTACCTGCGGTCGTAGTACGACCATAGGTCTTACCATCGTTGGTCGGTTCTGCGATGACTTTGATCTCAACCCAAGAGCCTTGTTTACGGGCATAGGTCTTAGCATCGGGGGCATCGGAAGAGATGATGGCAGCAGGTACTTCTACCCAAGCTTTGCCTTGACGACCATACAGCTTAGAGTCAGTAGGTGCCTCACCAGGAACCTCACCCCAAGCACCGTTCACACGGCCATAGTACACACCAGCTGCTTTAGGCGCTTCGGTGTAGACATCCGCCAGTACCCAACCTGTAGTTTTCATCAGGTAGGTTTTGGTCGAATCCAGACCTACGACAGTCGGTGCACCCAGTTTCCATTCACCGCGTACACGGATATGGGCTTTGGCAGCATCAGGATCATCACCTGGAATGTCGTTGATCGGTTCACCCGGCAGTTGCAGTTCTACCCATTGAGTAGAGCCGTCAGGTTGGCCTTCTTGAACATACTGTACGCCATCCACAGGGTTAGCTACAACACCACCCGGCAGAGGTACCCAGCCCATTTGGTAACGGACCATGTGGGTATTCTGACCAGCAGTATCTACTTCCGGAACCGGTACATCCATAAGTTGGATGAACTCTTTCCAGCCAGAACTATCGCGGTACCATACCTGACCTGACTTATCCAGACACCAGTCGTTCTCAACACCGACTGTGTTGTTAGGAGTAGTCATGTTAGCCGGAAGAATAACCCACCGGGAACCAGCAGGGCCTTTCTGACCGGTTGGACCACGAGGACCCGTATCGCCGGTGTCACCCTTATCGCCTTTGTCACCCTTCACACCTACGGTGAAAGAACCCAGGTTCAGGTATTTTTCAGTAGCGTCAGCGCCATCAACTGCCCACACGTACAGCGATTTGGAACCAACGGCACCCACTGAGTAGGCGTCGCCAATATTTGACGTCGGGTGTGCGGCGGTCAGTGCAGCGTAGTCAGGGTAATCACCAACAATCTTGATCCCTTGACCTACGTCACCACGAGGACCGGTGTCACCCTTAGGACCTTGTTGACCTTCGGGACCTTGGATGTCGAACGGACCATCGTAGGTATTGGTGGAGCGGTTGACGATGTAGAGGCCTTTGGCGTCAGCGCCATCTTTCTGGTAGGTAGCGATGAAAGCGTCACCATCCACCAGTTCATCGTTAGCAGGATCAGTCAGTACCGGCAGATCGGCAGCTGTATCCACTTCACCCTGAATACGAACGCCAACACCGTTATCGCCTTTGTCACCTTTAACACCAGCAGGACCCATGTCTACCCAAGCGGAACCGTCTTGGTTGTAGTACATGTTGCCGCCACGAACGATGGCGGTTTTGTATTGGTTAGAAGGAGCTGGCGCAGGAAGTTGATCTACAGCATCAACGATGGCGATAATGTCCAAGGATCTACCTTGTTCGCCGGTGTCACCTTTGTCACCCTTATCGCCTTTCAGGCCCTGAATACCTTGATCACCCTTATCCCCCTTGTCGCCCTTATCACCTTTAGCCCCTTGGTGCGTACCAAGGTCAACCCATGCACCATCAATGTACATGTAAAGATGAAGATTGTCAAGAGCAACCCACGCATCTTGTTCTACTGGAGTCGGCAGAGCTTCGATCGCGGTGAGGTCAGCTTGAGTACCCAGGATAGTCAGGTTCTTACCACCGTCGCCGGTATCACCTTTCTCACCTTTGTCTCCCTTATCGCCTTTGTCACCCTTATCGCCCTTCACCCCTTGAGGTCCACGGAAGGAACCCAGGTTCAGGAGTTGTTCTTCTGTCGGGCTGGTAACCGGAGCGTAGTAAACTGTGTTGGTTTCTTGAACAGCGTACGCTTTGTCCTGTTCCAATCCAATCAGGTTACTAATCAGAAGATCATAGGTTGCAAAGACCTGAACGATAGTAACGTTACGACCATCGGTACCGGCTACACCGGAATCACCTTTATCGCCTTTGTCACCCTTATCGCCTTTCAGGCCGGCTTCACCGCGTGGACCCTGCCAAACACCCAAGTCCATCCACTGGTTATTGGTAACGGAGAAGATGTACAGGTGGGCAACGCCATCTACGGTTACAGAGTAAGCTTCTTCAGGTTTAGATACACCAACATCGGGGAGTTCTGATGGGTCGGCGAGCTGATCAACCACTGAGAACGGACGTGCTGCTGCACCCGTATCCCCTTTATCGCCCTTATCACCTTTCAGGCCTTGAATACCCTGATCACCTTTGGGACCTACCGGGCCTTCAGGAACGACTTGGATATAGGCATAGTTCTCTGGGAGATCTTCCATACCCGCACGGAGCATGTAAGTCCACAGAGCGTGTTTCCAACCGTAGGTATCACCTTTCAGAGCAGGGGTCGGTAATTCGGTGTTGTCAGGCCATTCACCACGAATAACCAGGCCAGTACCCGCTGGACCACGCATGTCGTCAGTGGTAATCCATTGGCCTTTCTGACCAGGAACTTCTGGATCCGGGTAACCCCAAATCTTCAGAACCGTTGCAGTTTGCGACATTACCCACCACGAATCACCAATATCCCAGGTGTCTTCCGGTTCGATGTTCGCTTCAAAGTCATCTTGCGTTACAGCTGCGATAATCTTCAGAGGCGGACCAGGTTGACCCTGGGTGCCGTCTTCCCCTTTATCGCCTTTAAGGGATTCAACCCACTCGGGTTCAGTACCCTGGAAACCACTTTCAACGGCGATTTCATAAGCGGATTTACCCGGTGCACCATCGTCACCTTTCAGACCAGGAATCTCCTGGGGGTCCTTAAACTCAATGCTAAGGCCAGTCCCGGTAGCTACCGGGACATGACCTTGTTGCACACTGAGAGGATCGTCTTCGGTACCGATACGCTTCGGCAATTCGCCGTTAACGAAGTTCTCAAATGGAGATGCCATTATACGACTTCCTCAAGTTCAATCTGCATCAGACCGGATGTGTTAGATACGGCGTTAGCAGCGTCGCAGTTATACCAAGTGTCACCACCAGTGATCGAGTAACGATCAACCGCGTCAGTAGTAGCTGCCTGATAAGTAAAGTTCAGACTACCACTAGCTCCCTTCGAGAGGTTAGAGCAACGCAGTTTGCTGGTGTCGGCAACGACGGTACCAATTTCAGTGGAACGGTTCGGATAGGCCGGTACAGTCAGAGTACGGAATACGAAGCCACCGATTACATAGGTGCCGCCACCTGCCAGAGTAGAGACTACACGACCACTCAGGCCTTTCAGGACGACGTTGTTGTAATCAAACTGACCTTTGGAATCATTGTCATGGACAATGAGTTTACGGGTCCAGACTTTACGAGCGGCGTCCGGTTGCCACGCAGCTGTTTCCCAGGTACCCGACGGCACGTTCATGCTCGGCGGATCGGTCAGTGCTTGAGTAGCGGTGAGTGTGATAGTGTGCTGCTGGGCAACTGTACCATTATTACCACCAGAACGCAGACGCGGTGCTGCGTAAGTAATAGTAGCAGCAACATCCACGTTAGCAATCTTCACCACAGTACTAGCTGTAGTGCTAGAACCGTTGGCTGCACGATTGGCAGTGATGGTGAAGTTGTTAGTGGAATCGTTATATGTGCCAGCCAGATAAGTAACTACCTTATTGGCTTCGGATTGAGTCGGGTTAGCTACCGTCAGTTGTCCATTACCTGAGGTATAAGACACTGTGTCGAAGTTGGCCAGGGTGTTAGCTACTTGGGCCGATTCACCACCCTTAATCGCGCCTTGACCAGCCGGATACGTTACTGCACCAATAGTAACGGTTGGCTTCAGGTTGTTCAACTTAACGACATGGGTCTTCTCAGTGGAACCTACGGTAGAGCTATCGAACCAGTTCGACCAAGAACCAGAGGCCTTACGTACACGTACACGGAAACCATGCATAGCGGCGGTATTACCGCGATCAGCGATAGCTACACCCGTGATGGTGTGCGTAGTACCGGATGTCAGAGTGCCGCTCTTGGCAGCAAATGCACCCGAGTTCTCGATCTCATAAGCCACCACCGGTTGATCGGTAGTGATAGCAATCGACATGGTATCGCCAGCTTTAAGCTCAGTCTGAGTACCCGGATAGTTACCGGTGAATACGCCAGTCAGAACTACAGCCGGGGTATCCATTGCTACAGTACTGGTAGCCGAAGCGCCATCTTCGTGTTCTGCGGTGATAACCACATTGGTTTCACCTTCAGCAGGATCAGCCAAAGTGATATTAGCTGTACCAGTCCACAGAGGTGCATCTGCTTTAGCAGTCAGGGTAACCGTCACGCCGTTTACCTTAACCACTGGACGATAGTTAGTATGTCCGGTGATTGCAGTCACAGCCACAGTAACGGCTTTAGTAGTCGACGACGCACTGACCAATGAGAAGCCATCGGCCGACATGACTTTGTTACCAACGTTTTCACTTACCGATTGGGGAGTGATGTCGGTAATGAATACACCGCCACTCTTTCCTTTTGGTTGGGCAAGAGAAGTATTGAATTCTTCTTCAGTACCCGTGAAGCCGCCATCAACTGCTGACTCATATGCCGATTTACCATCGGTGCCTTGCAGGCTAGCTACCCACTCAGTTTCGGTACCGGTGTACCCCTGCTCTACCGCAACGTCATAAGCGGACGCGCCAGCCGGACCACGCAGAGACGTAAGCCATTCTTGCTCGGTACCCGTATAGCCGTGTTCTACTGCAATTTCATAAGCAGACTTACCGTCTTTACCTTGAGTTGCCTCAGCCAGATCGTAAGTAACAGCAGAACCGCCAACAACGATACTTACCTTAGAGCCATCGCCGAATTCAATGTAATCGTTAAGGCTACCGATTTGGAACTTACCGTCATCAAACAGACGCAGTTCAGAATCTGGTACAGCCGGCAGAGGACCTGACGGGTCATCTGTACTAGCAGGTTCGTTTTTCCAATAGGAATAACCTTCTGCTTCCATGCGACCCATTTCGACCATGCGCTGCGGTACTTTATCGACATCGTCGTTAGCCCGGTTATTCAAACGCTTGTCAAACAGGAACAGGAAGTTGAAGAAGCCTGCGTTAGCAATAACACCAGAGTTATCACCCAGTACACGCAGAGATTGTTCGATGGTGTAACCATGCAGGTTCAGGAGTTCTTGCAGCTTCTCAGCAGTGAGATCTGCATCATCGCCCTTGTCACCTTTCTCGCCTTTCAGGCTTGCCAGCCATGCGTCTTTATCACCAACGAACCCTTGTTCGACGGCAATGTCGTAAGCCGATTGACCTACGAGGGTTTGGAGCCATTGAGCTTCCGTACCAGTGTAACCTTCGTCCACTGCGGTCTGATAAGCAGATTTACCAGCTTCGCCTTTAAGCGAATCCAGGTACTCTTGTTCAGAACCGACAAAGCCGTGTTCCAGAGCCAGTTGATAGATCGACTTACCCTGAAGGGAATCCAGCCATTCCTGTTCTGTACCAACGAAGCCGTTCTTAACGGCAACTTCATAGGCGGAAAGGCCTTCATTTGTGCGGATCTTAGATACCATGAGACGATAGTTCTTGTACGAACCATCCGTCTCACGCTTGATGACCTCCAGGAACTCTTCACCAGTTACGATGTTGAGGGAGGGCATTTGGGAAATCATTCCCGGATTGGGATTAGCAGCCATTGTGTCTTCCTTTGGGTGAAGAGAGTCTTTCAACTACTTCTTACACGTCTTAAGAGAAATAAGACTCATACAGTAAGGCATTTTAAAGTCGACATAAAGGAGTCCCCTAAGGGACTCCAGTATATTTTTACGGCACGACTGGGAATTCAGGTTGCGGGTTCAGCTTGGAACTATCAATGGTCCAATTACCGCTGCCGTCTTTTGTAATACCAATTTCAGCCAGCAGAGCAAATACTGTTTCAGCTGTAATAAACTTGGTATTATCTACTCCTTCCAGAACCTCTTCCACAGTGGCTGCAACCGGGGCAGTCGAAGCTGGGAGTTGTTCTGGATTAATCTTACCGTCTTCGCCCAGATCCGCTTTACTGGCCAGGGCTACCGCTACGGCGTTGGAAATCGGTTTATCGGCGTCAGCAGTATTATCCACTTGATCCAGACCAACGCGGGTCTTAGTCAAAGCTTGCCACTCCGGTGTACCGGCCGTACCAACTACGAGGATCTTACCGGCCGAAGATGCATCGCGAATGTAGATGGTATCAAACACGGCATTCCATTCGGCTTCGGAACCGGTATAGCCATACTTAACCGCGATTTGATAAGCTGATTCACCTTGCAGTGATGCCAGCCATTCTTCCTGAGTGCCGGTGTAACCACCTTCAACCGCCAGTTCATAGGCGGATTTACCCATACCAAACTTAGCCGTCGATACACGGTAGTTTTTAAAAGGTTGTTCCCCTTCAGGGGTGGGTGCAATTACCTCAACGTATTCGTCACCGGTAAGCTCGGTTAGAATTTCGTATTCGGAGATTTTTGTAGCCTTAGCCATGTTTATTCCTTAAGCTCTATGCTTGGCTACCTTAGCATCGAGGACTGCATAGACCTCTGCTAAAGTGCGGGCAATATTTCCGGATTTATAGAAGATGTTAGGATTAGCCTTAGCTGGACCAGGGAACAATTCGGCAGCCAATTTATTTTGATCGGCCATAAGGAACTGTTTTGCGCCACCTGCTCCCATGAAATGGGCTAGATAAAGATCTGTGTCGCTCGGTTCATGACCCAGTACTGGCCGCAGAATAGCAGCATTCCCTTTGAGGAACTCAGCGCCCATCAAGCCATTAGCCCGTGGATCTTTACGCAAAGAACGACCAGGATCAACAGGGAAGCTATATTGCTTACCGTGTTTACGCACTTCGTCATCCCATGTTGCATCCAGGAACTGGAACCAACCTTCGGCGGAGCTGTACACTGTGCCATCGGGCTTGTAGGGTTTAGCTGTGTAATCAAACGCGCTTTCGATAGAACAGAATGTCGCTAGCAATTTAGGATCAACGTTTGTCAGTCGACCTATTTCAGTCAACGTTGGCATTGCCATTGCTCGGGATTTGTTCGTCGCAGGGAAAGGTACACTAGTCTTCCACGCTTTAATGCCTGCTAGAGTAGAGTCAATAGTACTCATAGTACCATTACCAACCACACCATCAACACTAAGCTTCATTTTGGTTTGGAAAGAACGAACGACAGTATCGGTGCCATTACCGAAGTTGCCATCGACACCCAGGGTATACCCAAGGTCTTTGAGTTTCTGCTGTAGTTGTTTTACGGCGTCACCCTTGTCGCCTTTCTTCAGTAATGTCATGTTACTCACCTTTAGTGTTCAAGCTCGCGGAGATTGCCATCTTCGGTATAACGGAAAGTACCGTCTTCCAATACCCGAGCATAGGGGCTACCACCAACCAGACGGATGGTTACGTCAACGCTACCGTAGTAAGCGTACGAACCAGTCATTGCCCGGACAGTATAAATAAATTCGTTCTCTGAATGTGGGATTACGTCAGTAGAGAACGACAGGTCATCCGGCCCGAACTGCATGTTACGGGAACGGTTAATCTCGGTAGCAACTGCCGCTGGAGTCGGTGCTTCAGTCAGTTGCAGAATTGTGTTGTTACCAAGAACAGTGGCCATATCCAAACGGCGGAAAACGAACCAGTCCTTCACTGCACCGATATGATCTTCCATTTCGATGTAGGTACGACCAGGAACTTGCGCTGTCGGAGAATAGAACAGGTCCTCAAAACTTACGTAGTCCGATTGAATGCCAGTATGTTTGGACGTTTCTCGGATCAAGCGTACAAGCGCTTCCCTAGAAGGAAGGTTGTATGGGAAACGATCACTCATGCTAAAACCTCTAATGGGGCTTAAGAAAAAAGTTACTCAGCCTACATAGCATTATAAAACCTCCCCCGAGAACCGAGGGAGGTTTTATATTTTCTACTGTCCGGAACCAATGATGGCTTTGAGTAACTCGATCAAGCCTTGGCTAATCAATTTAAACAAATCTGCTGTATTAGCATCCATCGGTCCTTCCGCTTTTACAATTCCAACCAATGCAGCGATAACAATCGCAGCGATAATGGTGGTTGCGCCAATCACTACCGATTTGTACGAATCTTTTTTTGGCATCTCTTTGTACTCCCGGAACAGGATAGCTTCACGCTGTGCCTGATCTGGGATAGAGTAAATTGCCTGCAACACCTGATCACTAGGTGTTGCTTCTGTAACTTTCTCTTGACCAGCACGAATAAGACTTCCGTTCAGGAAAGCCATCATCTGCCTGAAGTTCTCGGCGGCGGAAATGGGTTCAGCACCCATGTTCGACAGTGTATCTTCTAACGTCATGACTTACTTCTCCAAACCAAATTGCTTTGTGTTCCAATCACGCAGCTTGTCGATTCGGATATTGCATAACCCAATATTACCAGTTTGTTTCATCCACGCTTCCGACATGATCAGAAAGCGTGCTTCCCAAACATCGGTTATGCCTTGCCCTTTATATCGATCCAGGGCATTGATGAGCACCAACGGATCAGGCGGTTCATCTGGTTCGCACCTAATGAGTAGTGGACTGGGTATTGCAGTAGGTGGCCTCTCCTCCGGCTTTGCAGTATTGTTCGCGCATCCGTGTAACAAGAACGTAGAGAGCCCTACTATCACCACTAACATCATTACTGGACGGTTTGGTGGCGTGACCCGAAACCGACTCATTCCCAATTTCAACCACTGGCGGACCCTTTGGAGCAGTCGGCCATTTAATTGCGGTTTGATGGGACAAGTTAATGTACTCATCAATCACCTCTATTCGTGATTGTTCCTGCTGTTTCTGCGCATCGACGGTTTGTTTTAGAGTGTCTGACACAATCTGATCAGTGATGGCCGCTGATTGATTGTTACGCTCGATAATCCTTTCAAGCTTATCGTTTTGTTGGACAAGTTCTCCATTTGTCCTAACGGCGTCAGTATACTCATTGTAGAAAAAGACAAGACCACCAACGACGGCTATTACCAAGCCGACGAGTACCCACCGTAGTGGAGAACTCTTTAACAGTTGGAACATAAAAACCTCATCAGAGAACTTTACACATGTAGTAGTACCCAATGGCACACGCATCAACTGCGTGTTCATCAAGACTATCAATGTCAATGTCCCATTTAAGGTCAGTACGGCTACGAAGTGCTTTGCGGACGTCCTCTTTATCCGTGCCTTTCACCTTAACCATACCCGCATTGATTTTCGCGGTACTAGGATCTACGGTGTAAAGCGGAATAAAAGGATCGTACTTATAGAGGGCGTTTCGAATGACGATAACGCATTCCACAAGTGCTGCAAAGCTGTTAGCAAACTTACCTAAATAGTTCGATTCAACAATGACCGCATGTGGTCTATGTGTTCTCAAGAAATCTGTTACGATGTCCGCTAAGATCATCAACCGAACGGTACGGGAACCGTGCAAATCAGTTATCTCAGAATATGCCGGATGGGTGTCCTTGAGGTGCGCCGTAAAAGCTTGGCGCACCACAGGGTCATTTCCATCTAAACTATTTTCCAGGAGAGCCAATCCCACATTACTCGAACCGGGGTCGAATGACGCCAGTCGGAAGGGTTCAATGCTATCTGGAAGCCACAACATAGCAAATCCTTACACGAAGGTTGCTTGGTTGACGGCTTTATCACCCAGAGTCGGTTCTACGCCGCCGATATCGAAGGTCAGGTTCAACCCGTTAGAGCTGTAGCCGATCGGATGGTTGGTTGCGATATGAACGTTGACCTGGCAGGCCAGCACTTCCTGGTATTGGAAGCTACCGGCAGAACCTTGACCAGCTACCAGACGATCTACACCCGAACACAGGCCAATTTCCGAAATGATCGGAGAACGAGCAGAGCCAGTACGGATGCGATGAGCATTGGTGATTTCCAGAATCTCTTCAGCAGTAAGGCTAACCTTGACGATTGCTGAGGCCGAGATGGTCTTGTTAGAACCAATTACAGTACCATTGTTGGAGATATCCGGCGGAACAGGGTTCAGGTCATCAACTGTTGGGACGTACGGTGTGGTAGTCTCAACACCATTGATGATTTCGATTTGCAGCAGCTGGGGTTGTACACCAGTTACCGATATCCGGCGACCGTAGTAAGCCACGTACTGTTTACCGTTCCAGGTTTCCAGGCGACGCAGACAGTATTTGTCGCGGGTAGCACCGGCTGGAAGATCATTGGTGATCTCACGCAGTACGAATGGAATGTGGTTATACAGTGCTGCGTGGTTAGACCGGTGGATACGCGGTTCAACCTCGTCAGCACCATCAGCTGCTTTAACGGTGTAGTGACCCATGTTACCGATAACCATGTACCGGACATTGGGCATTTCACTGGCAGCAGGGGCAACGCCCTGCTGAATACCAAACTTCTCATTAAGAGTAGTGTTGGCAATCATGCGGAACGGAGAAAGACCCAGGTACTTGGTCGTTTGCAGATAAGACGCGTAGCATGTGCGTACGACGTTGATAATCTGCTGATCGATGGGATTAGACGAATCAGCCATGATGAATCCTTAAGAATACGAAACCTGTAAGATTGTGCAGGAATTTCAGGTGAGCTTTTCGTGGTCGCCACGAACCATGATGCAAGCCCAGAGCTGGCCCTCTTTACTGGGGGCTATCTGGTGGATCGTACTCAGATGGAATCCAATCTGTTCGCCTTTCTTTAGGTGTACAGACTTATCATCCAGAAGAATGTCCTGATCTTTCAGAGCGGTTGCAATGATCGTACCTGAACCAGGTTTGTCAACCCAGGTGGTCATACGGTCAAGAAAACCTTTACCAGCAGGCAGTTCCAAGAACCAACCCTGAACAGCTTTATCGAGGGCATCGTTACTGAAGCCTTCTTTGAACAACTCACGCTGTGGTTTGGTCCACTCGAACCATTTCGAGTAATTGTAAATACTCAGTGCTTTATTTCCATTCTCGCCCATTCGACGCTTATAACTGGTGGCAATCTTAAACGGAACTTGATCTTTCAACGTTAACAATGTTTCCAGCTCAGCTTCGGTCAAGGGGTCGTAATGCTTGTACATATCAGTACCTATTCGTAAAGATAGATCAACACATAACGCCTAGTCTTGACGGGAGGAACCTCATGTGGTGGAGACTTAAAGGGTAAGATAACACCTTGCCCTGGAGTATCCACGTAGAACTCACCATTGATTAGCAATCCATCACCATGGTCACACAAGGCGATAACCATGTTGTGGCGATACATTGCAAGGTCAATATGTTCAGGCATGCCATTTCCTACTTCGTACTTGTTCAAGCACATTTCAGTAGGTTTCCACCCGTCGATAATAGGGGCTAGGTCATACAGGAACTTACGTAGTTCAGTAGGTTGTTGCCGGTCACCCATGAAATAGTAATCCGCAGTAGGGTCCCCTTTGGTGGGGATACTGTTGATTTTAGATCGATGGAACCAGTAACTTGGGTTAATCCCGTCTAAATACTCGACGATGTCCTTAGCCTGTTGTTCCGGAAATACGGATACCGCCAACAGTTCTTGGGCCAAGTGCTTCATGGAGACCGCCTTCCAATCGGGCGGCGTCATCAGCTTCTTTTTGTTCGTCGCTGACGTAAACGATGTCGGGGTTGTCACGATAGAATGCCTTCTGCGTTGCGTTAGTCTGCAAGCAAAGATCAATGTAGTCTTGCATCTCTGTCAGTTCAGAGACGTCAACTCCAGCTTTCTTTGCAATGGCTTGGATTGCACGCGACAACACGTTGATCTGATCTACGATGGAGTATTTCTTTGTGATTTTGTACTCAGCTTGAGCGTTCAGCTGAGATTCGTAAACCATCCGCGGGGCTTCATCCCGTGACATGACTTTAAAGTCTTCAACATAGGTCCCATCTTCTTTAATGATGAGACCACCGACAACGGTGTCGTTAACGTGATTAAAGTCAGCGCCAATGGCGATGTAGAAATCCGCTTGATTTTCGTACTCTTCGAAAGGAATACTGACTGCAACAATGAACATCCCTGTGATCTTGTTAAACAACAAGGTTGAAGGAACGCGTTCGGACTCAGCGGATACGTGAGCAGCAATGTAATGCATGTTAACCTCTATAGAACGGCCGTGTAACTGTTGGAAGATGTACGGTCACCACCATTATAACGCCAGATAACAAACTGTGGCACATATCGCCCACCGTTCATGTTACGCAAGTAGGTACCCACAAAATGCGAGCCAACGGGAATATCTTGGATATAGATGCGGTTCGAATTAAGGATAGCCCACTCAGCACCTTGGCGGGTGTAAATGTTCGATGGACCTGATGTAGCGCTATTTGAACCAACGAAGTACACATTACTGGATTGGTTGTTCCATTGTTCAAACACAGTCGGAAAATACCGGAATACGTTATCCCCACTCCAAACAAAGTCGGTCGGTAATCCACGTGGGCCCCAACCAGGGATATCCGGAGCAAAGCGATCCCGAGAGAAAATTGATCCTGGGTCAACGTTTACCATGTCCAACCAAAGTCGAGGCTGCATGTACAACGTGTAGTTGTTATTACCCGCGAACAACTTCGAGTTATAAGCCGCTTGGGTTTTGGCCAATCTAGCTGCGTACAGGGCGTTAATCTGTGCGGTGCTATATAGGTTAAGATCCGTGAGTTTAAGTTGGTGTGGGTTGTCCTGGCGTCTGATGTGGTTTATCAACGCTGGAATAACCATAGACTGGATCATGTTGTAAATACCACCAATGGGCATGTACACGTTATCCAGGTTCACGTTCGTGGTTTGCGCAGCTGTTGCCATTGGCCAGTTATTGATAAAGCTCAGCCCAATCTTAACCTTATCCGTCTGGTGTGGATTATTCTGGTCTGTGATGTGAGCATTTACTCGTGCAATATAGTTATCCAGTGCTTGTTGAGCAAGCTGAAGATAACCGGTGTAGTACGAACGGGCTTCACTAAGTAGTGCTGTACGCCCAAGTGCCCAAGCATCACCAATCCGATCAAGGTTGGTGACCATGGATTCCATGCCATACAGCTGCCAAAGTTCGTGTCGGTGGTCTGCCGGTGCATAAGCATCTGGCTTACCCACGATCTGTTCCCACGTGATCTTCAAGGCATCGCTGTTAGTCAGCTTTTCCAGCAGTGCCTTAAGCTCATCAGCTGAAACACTAAAGAAACCACCCACTGCTTGGTAGCTCACCCTTACAGGAGATACAGCGGTGGTATCTGTAATAACTACCAGGCCGTACACTCCCTTACCCGTCATTTCAGTGAGCTGTTGATAATGGTAGGTCATGACATAATCACGACCTCTAATCAGTGCACGACCAGTGTTATCTCGCAGTTCAAACCCATTGGTGTAGTATCCCCCATGGGTACAAACGAAAACGCGATTATTTTTACCTGGAACTTTAGTCAGGGTGTGGGATTCATTCACGATACGGTTTGTAACCGCTGTTCCAGTTAGATCCAGCGGTAGGAACGTGATTCCACTTTCAATAGTTGTAGTTACCATGGACTGTTACCATTAGCCATACCTGGAATGCGCCAGTCTCCGTTTAGGAATACTGCCATGCCAATAGCACTGAGATGAGTAGTGTACGCACCGTTACCTGTACTGATAATCCAATCAGTGAGATATCTCCAAACGGCCATTGTCCCTGATGGTACGTTGTAACCAAAGGTATTGCGTAGCGTGGTGATAGTGTCAGCGGCGTTATTGCCTTTAGACATTGAACCCACTGTACCACTCATATACAAAATTTGATTACCTTTCTTCTCGTACGTCTCGAAGATTTTATCAATACCTAGCCATCCCATGAAGTATCCGTCATTGGCAACCCAATTTGGATCGCCGGTTGGCACCAACAAAGAATCAACCATGGGTGTACCCGTCTGGTGAGTTGAGTATCGCTCTGACGGGAAAATACCAGATGTGAGTTGGTTAATCGGAACGTTCTTACGTGCACGATCGTAGATGGAACTGAAGAGTTCTCCTTCTAAGCGATCGGTCATTGCTACAACTGATCCACGGTCGTAATACTGGGCTGCAAGATTCAAATGTTCTTGAACAGTCAGTGTACCCAGTTTAGCGGCTGTTTCTTTATGCGGGTTGTTGTAGTCAGTGATGTGCGCTTGCAACATCGGGGTAAAATTTACAGCGATGGAATCTGCCGCACGCAGTGGTGTGGCGTAGGCATCAAGAATGGTCCCTGACGTAGTACGTGCCTGATCCAGGGTTGCTACCGCACCGTCTTGGACTTTATCCAATTGGAGTTTGGCTTTAGTCGTGTTGTGCGGGTTACGGGTATCTTGAATGTGCGTAGTTAGCCGGGCATCGATATCGCCAAGGTTATCACCAATCTGATCGAGTTTGCGTTGGAACTCAGCCAACACGTCATCCATATCGCGCTCGATTTGTCGCTCCAGAATAGATTCAATTCGTTTAAGAATCAGAACCTGGGGAGTGAAGCGGAACAACTCCCACAACGCATGGAAATGGCCATTGGGTTTAAATGTATTGGGCTTATCAATAATGTTGTTCCAATGAACAGAACGAGTGTTGTTGAGTAAGCCGCGTGCTTGCTGAGCGATCGCTGGAGCAAGCTGACAATACACCCCGCCGACCATTTGAGCATCAATTCGTACGACCGGATTGATCTTCTTACTGGATACCACAATTACAGCACATGCCGTCTTACCAGTCTTCTTGGCAATCTCGGCATTCATCATGGTGCATTGATAGTCTTGGTTCTCTACAAGACGGTAACCTGTTTTGTCGATAATGACTAAGTCCTTGGTATAGAAGTACCCTTTCTCCATCACGATTACCTTGTACGGGTATTCGTGCTGAGCGGACAGGTCATGCACCTCACCACGGGTTCTGTTATTGATGGCTGTTCCCGTTGGATCGTAAGGTAGGGCGTGAAGAAATGGGTTCATTACGAAGTCCTTAAAGTTGTACCCACCCACTGGCAGTTTTCATCGAACCGAACGTCTGAACGTGAGTCTCGGTGAATGTACCGTTACCACGACCCCATGTTAGAGTTTCGTTGAGGTTGTAGAAGATGATAGAGCCGATAGGGGCGGTATATGCAAAAGATTGACTGGTGGCGATAGCATGCGCTTGGGCTGGTGTAACGTTCCCCATGGTCATAATGTACACTGCTGATCGGGTAGTAGTACCATACCTTGCGAAAATGGCTGGCCATGACCACCAACTACCATCCGAGTGCATGGCTGAGTTCCCATCAGGATTACCCCTACCGATACGTCTAGGAGGCATGTAACCATTCGCACCACCTGCTACAAAGTTCTGTGCTGGAATGTTACGACGAAACTCAGTGGACATGTAGTTCCAATCACGATAACCGCCATTGAAGAGTCCTAAGTTAGCCCCCTCCACTGTCTCGTTACGCAGGTACTTCGTGTTCACTGTAGCATCTACAGTATCTTTGCTAGGGGTGTTTAGCTGAGCCAGGGTTACTCGGTGAACGTTCCCAGTCGAATTGATGTGGTTGTTCAGAGGCGTCAAGGCTAATGTGGTGACGATACCGGCAGAGAGTTTTGGGGTCAAGTACAGTGTATTTGATGCAGCGGCATTCGCTTCAGCTTGAGTTGCGACCTTGAAGTTCTGAAGACGCGGTAATCCAATCTCAGTCTGAGATTTATTATCTTGGTGCGGGTTGTTTTTATCGTTGATGTGATTATCTAAACGATTATCAAACCGTGCCATGAACTGGTTATAAGCTGATACGACGTTGTTATGGTAATCGGTCTCATAGTCACCGATAGAACCAGTAATAGCCCTTGCAATCCGATCTAACTCATTGTTAAATGGTTGATAGGTATCCAAATGCCATCGTTCAGCTTCCAGTTCACCGGGTTTCCAGATCGGTTCGTTACCGTTGTAGTCTTTACTGACCGGAATATAGTTAGCTGGTTTACTACGATAGAACTGAACGTAATCGTTAACCACTGTAAAGCTAAAGGCCAGATCACCACCGACCATTTGAGCAGACGTATAGACTTTACCCGTGCGGGTTTTGTCCAAGAATACAATCGCTGAACAAATGTCCAGACCAATGTATTCGCTTGCGTCCTTATGGTAGTAGGTCACAATGTAGTCGACATCTTTAACCAGGCGCTTGTACTGAGCGTCGTATACACGAAGATCTCTCAGGTAAAAGCCGCCATGGTAAAGGGTGATAATTTTGTACGGAAAATTGGGTGTAGCTACAAGGGTGTGTTCTTCACTACCCATCAGGTTATTCGGGTCACGACCCGTTTTGTCTAGAGGTAGTGAAACATACGTATCGGTCATGATTGACTCCGAACAAATAACAACAGAAGGAATCACCGTGTTAGCCACAGTGACTCCTTCTGCTGCCAGGGTAGTTACAATCGATCAGCAGCGTCGTTGAACGCAGTTTCGATCACTTGGAAGATATTCGTGGCAACATAGTCATCTACCCTTTTAGGAGTCATCAACGAGTTGTTGCTGATTCCATCAGTGGCTTGCTGCGTGGTAGCAGGAGGATAGTTGGGTACCTGTCCCAAACCAATGTCTTCTGCTTCCATATCGTGCACATTACCTGTAGCACTGGTATGTGCATTAAGGCGATCACGAACCGTTGCGAATTTATTAGTGATCAAGTTCTGGTAGTTAGAAAGAACACCTTTCAAGAACTCCAGCTTGACCCGAAAATCAGCAATAGCCATTTATTTAGCCTCCCGGAATAATGTAACGACCGTTAGGCCAGAGCAGTGAGTTATCAGGAGAGTCACCCCAGAACTGCACATAGTTCGTAGCATCCACAGTCACCGTGTAATCAAAGCCTGCCATAGCCGCCAAGAACGGACCAGCTGTTCCCGGAATATAGCGTTGACCATTGGAACTAGAACCGAAGCTGTACAGTTCCATGATCTCAGTGCCAACAATTTGGCGAGTGATAACAGCGTGACCATAATTACCAGAGATGGCGTCGAGCTGGTTCAGTGTATTAGCCTTCACGCTCAATCCGGTCTGGTGGTTATAGACATCAAACGTCGTAGTAACATCGGTCAGTGTAATGTTGGCGCCGTAGTTGATTTGAAGAACAACCATCGTCTTACCCACTGCCGAACCAGTCTTCGTGCCTATAATCACAATGTAATTATCCAGGATACGGATATCTTCGATCTTACCGAGTGATTTAAAGGTATTGAGTTGTGCTGTCATCGCTGTGACGAAAGAAGAATCACCGAAAGCTGTGTAAACCGGTGTATCGGTGCCATCATCAGACTCAGCAATACCAATGCGACGGGTATCAACGATACTCTGTCCTAACCACATATCCGTGATAACCAGACCCGCTAGAACCGGAGACGGGTTACCACCTTGGAAGACAATCGCACCAGAGGCCGCACTCGCCAATACAGCATAGACTGCACCTTTGGTGACCCAGATCTGATTCATTTTGTTAGCCGCTACGAAACCACTACCCGAAGCATACGCAGTCGGAATAGCAACTTTTGCAGTACCCCAAGAACGCAATGCGCCTTGAGCGTCCAACATGTAGTTAGCATCGAGCGTGCTACCCCATTGTAGCGGACCCAGTGATTGAACCGTTGTTGGATAACCAGCAGCGTCAGTGGATGCAACATACTGAACGTTACCCAAGGCGTTATAAATCGCATACGCTCCATATCCAGCTTCGCCCCATGTCGCCAGTTGCATCTTGTGCTCTGTCTCATCACCAGGGGTAACTGGATCGGTTACGTCAACGACTGTTAATGCCGTAACGCCTGCTTGAACTGTAGTGGCCAGTTCATCCAGAATTATATTAATGTCGGCAACTGCCGGGAATTTGGCTTCCCAGTCAGTAGGGGTTTCTCCACCGAACGTGGTAGCATCACCACCAGCTCCACCCTGTTGGACCAGCGCACGAATCTCAGCCTCTGACAGAGTACCGATCATGTGTGGATCGATGTTGTGCGGGTTGGTTGCTGCCAAGTGCGCGTTGAAATCGGCAATAAGTTGATCTAAACGCGGGTCGGCCTGTTGTGCTTGGATTAATAGCGACGTTGTGTACGGAGTCATCAACGTTGCATTATTAGTCGGATCCGTAGCCTGTTGTGCAGTAGCAGCCGGATAGTTCGGGACCTTCTCCAGACCAATATCCTTGGTAGTCAGTCCATGCACGTTGCCAGTTGCTGCAATGTGAGCATTCAAAGGTTTGAGTGCAAACTCTTGGATCGACAGCTTCACGCCACGCGGGTTGGTAAACAGATCGTTACGAGCAGCATCAATGTGTTGTTGATCTGAAGCCATCAGGTAGTTCGGGACGTTACCCAACTGTACCTGTTGCTTAGTCACTTGGTGCGGGTTATTAAAATCCTTCAAGTGACTTTCAGTTGTACCAGAGGCAGTTGCTTCCAGAATGTCAGCAATCCGATTAAGGGAAGCATTAATTTCTTCCGAACCCACCAAACTGTCAACAGATTGGTCATGCTGCAATGCCGGGAATGAAGCCGGCAATACGTCAATATCACCCCAACTACGAATGAGTGGGTTGTATTGCTTACGGGACAGCTCGGCCAAAATAGCGGCGTCACTAAAGCCCCATTGACCACCAATCGTCCGATATTTAAGTCTTACCTGTCCAGTAATAGTCCGTTTCATGAAACGGATACTACCAGCGATCGGACGACCGATCGATTCCATCGCTTCTACGAAACGGTGGCCGACAATGTAATCAGAGCCTTCTACGTATTTAACGCCCGTCTGAGCGTTATAAACTTCGAGAGAGTCTACAAAGAACGGCGCGGCCTTCGGAATGATGAAGTAGAAGTCGTTCGGGCCTGGAATCTGCAAAGTTTGCAGTTCATTAGTAATGAGGTTAGCGGGGTTAGTCCCGTGCAGATCCTCATCATAAAGGCCTGTTGTACTAACGGTGGACATCGCGCCCTCCTTTGAAGCGCTAGTGCGCGGTTGTTAGCGTAATGATGTGAAATTCACATAAGATTGTTTGATCTTTTCATCCGGAGGCAAAATGTACACTTTAGTACGTGCAAGGTATCGGCTTGATCGCCGCGCCGGACGCTGGATTGAGGCGAATCTTGCCAACGAGCTAGTGACTACTCTCTCCGCTAAATACGGTGATGTCTACCTTTATATCGAGTATCCTGGTACTGGTGGTGCGGTACAAAAGGCACTGCATTGGGATAATGTCATCAACTGGTTAAACGAGGTTGATACGACAGTCACTGTTCAGCAATGGTTGACCAGCCTTGGTAATCGAACTCTGCCATTTGATGCTACTCTACCGAACGAGGATGTTCGATTAGTGAAATATGCTCAAGCATGGCACTGCGGCTATAATGTTCAACCGGTCGCCACCAATGGGCATGTTGATCAACAGATTTCTAAATTCGAGAAGCAAGATCTACTGCTGACCCATCCCAAGCATGCTCCACAAAAGATACGTGATTACAGCATGGTGACGGTTAACGGCATGTTCCATCTGACAGATTGGACTGATGCTGGAGTTCGAGTCATTGACGGTAATACTACACTGCGCCGTTCGAACGATAACCAAATTGGAATCTATTCGTTTGAGACCATTGGTAAGCTGACATACATCCCCGTGACTGATGAAATGATCACCTCACAAGGTGAAACTGCTCCACTGTGGGATGGTGCATATCTGACAATGCCAGCTGGTGTCGATCTGACTAATAAAACAGTATTGTTGGTAACAGGCGGTTATTTAAACGTTTTGTCTAACGTGTATACCCGTGTAGCAGAACGGACATGGCGAATCAGCTTCGGTAAAATGATGTTCCTAGACCGTTATATTGAATCGGCTCGCTGTATGGATCTATCTAGTTTAGGGTTAACCATCAATGCTAATGATCCTACGGAGTTTGTAGTTAACGAACTCAAAAATGATGCCGTTATTCGAGCATACCTTACTTTATCGCAGACGTTCTTTGTTATTGTGGATAGCCCGACTTTCTTCCATGGATATGAGCCTGTCGAATATCTGAATCTACCGGGTCGGTTTATCGACGAGACATACAACCGTCTACCGATGGTTGGCGCGTACGGTCGGATGCTTGATTATCACACAATTCATGAACCCCATGAAACGTATTTGGTACCTGATAAAGAACCCATGTACGTGTACTGTGCCACCCGTAATGTTCGTCACGATTACGATGCCGAACACATGAACTGGACACAGCAAGGAATCATTAATGGTGGTCGTTATCCGGCTCATCCCTTTAGAGATGAGACTGCATTTTTCCGTGTGATGGGTGTAGAAGGTTAAGAGAGCATAAAGCCCCACCCGAAGGTGGGGCTTTTATGTCGTTACAACTTGTCCTCGTCTTTCCCGTTTTCTTCAGCTTCCGCCTCAGCCATTGGGTCTTCGAGTCCATCGGTTTGTGGTTTGTCTTCATCGGTTTCTGTACCCTCATCAAGTACATCCGATTCAGGAGCACCGAAATCATCGGATTGCTCGCTGCCGTCCCCAGTGCCACCATCGACACCCAGGTCCATATCACCACCACCTTCATCGATGTTAGAGAACTCGTCTCCACCACCGAAGTCATTGCCACCCCCAAAATCACCACCGCCACCAGGAGTAATTCCGTTCTCGTCGTTACCTTCGATAACGTTCTTATAGAGTTTCTCCAGATGGAGTTTGGATTCCTGTGTATGCTTGGCAAAGGCCAAGAAGGCTTTCGCCATTGTACCTTGTTGCAGTGCTGCGAAGTCCAACAGACTAAATGCCGGTTTATCACCGTCCATCTCAGTCAAGATATTCAGTTCCGGCAGAATATTGTTCTGTGCCATGAACTGGCGTTTGAACATTGCTTTCACATGATTCATGACTTGGTCTGTCAATCCAGGAATCTGAGTCAGTTCATCCGGGAATAGTTCCGGAGTGATATACGATTCCAATGCAGTAGTCAGCAGGCGATCATAGTTCTCCAATGCTTCAGACTGACGCTCATGTTGCGTGTTGTCAGGAGTCGGTAGGGAAACTTCGATCGACAGGATGAATTCATCCACCACTTCCTGTACGGTCATGTGTTTGAATTCTGGGGAAATCAACATCTTAGCATTGTCTGTTACAATCTTGTTCAATTCTTCACGGATGATGGAACTGTGAGTAACGAACGAACGGATGAACTTAGACAGATGTTGACAGAATGTCTTCTGTTTATCGCGTACACGACGGGACATTACGAGGTCGTTTTGTACCACCGATGTTGCGAAGTCCGGTGAAGACATCGGATCCACTTTCTCAGGTGGTACACCCATACCCGAAATATGCATACGACGCAGACGGTCTTGCAGGTCTGGATTACCTGCGTTTACCGATGTGTTGTAATCATCGTATTCAACTTTGGTCTCTGCATAATCAGCACCATTGGTATTGATGGCAAAATCAAAGCCAGAACGGATTAGGTGGTCCATTGCCTGAGTAGGGTCTGGAGCGGCCAACGGGAAACTACGATGTGCAGATTCCATGATGTTGGATTGAATATTTGAGATCGTTTGTTCCGGATCAACGTCATCTGGATCGAGTGTGATATTCACTCGTTTACGACCTACCGCGTTACGCATCCCGCCGATGGTCTCGGCCATGAGCAGAGTCGAACGCATAGTGGCGATCATTTTTGACCGAGACAGCAACGTCTCACCGATACCATTGACATTATAGTCAAAAGCAATGTAGGTGAGTAGTTCTGCTGGAATGAATACCAGTTGAGTATTCTTAGCTTTCCAAGAACGATAGAGCATGATCCGCTGAATTTCTTCAGTGATCCCAATTTCCAGTTCTTGGTCGTACATGCCATTACGCAGACGGTTGTTCAGATCGTTCACGATAATAGCGTTGTACGTTTGTTGGATCTCATCAATTTCAAAATCTTGTCGCTTAGTATTGTTACCCAATGCTTCGCGGGTCAGTCGCAGAACTTCGGAGTTGTTATCTGAGTTCTTACCACCTTTCCAACCAGCTTGCAGTTCACCATAGAAGTCGCGGGTCGAATCTTTCGAAATAGGATAACCATGTTGGTCCACCAACAGGAAATAACCAATATGTTCATGAGGACGACCTTGAACAAACACCGGTACGACCGATTCCATTGGTAACGGTAGGATCAGCGGATGGCCAACCGAAGGACGGTCCATGTAACGAGGAGACGTTACAACTTGTGTATGTTCCGTACCCCCTAAGCGACTCTGATACAGCTTCTCGATTTCATCGTTGCCGAAGTTATGTACCTCAGCTTCCAAAGAAACCTGGTTACCGCGAAGTTTCTTCGCGATTGACATCTCGCGTACACGGCGGGACATCCCAGGGACTTTCAAAACGTTGAAGTTATCGGTGACGGTAAGATGTTTGTCACCGCGTATCCGGTTGGTGGTAGCGTTATTAGCGTAACCCTCCAACGAGATAGTTTGATCAGTGGGATGCCCCAAAAACCCGAGGTTATCAGTAGTAGTATTCTCTACGCGATTACGGATCTGTTCGAAGGTCTCCATAGAAACCTGACGACGACCATTAATAAGATTATCTAGTACGTTCTCGGGAAGAACGGCTAGGATCGAAGCGCCTTTACGGAACAAACAATCGCGTAGGATCAGGTCCAAGCGCTCGTCAATCTTATAGTCTCGTTTAAAATACTTCTCAACAGGCTCAAGCAGGTGTTTGGAGAGTTCACTGTCGAAAATAGCCTGATCGACAGAGAAGGTCAAATCAGTATCTGACAATGCCTTCGGGTCGATAATCGAACCTACATATACAGTCTCCACCAACTCAAGGTCAGGGAGCAACTGCATAATAGAGTCGCTATCGATGATCTCTTGTGAGGTGTCGCGCGAAACCTTGTCCAGGGTGAAACGATTTACGTTAACCCGAGGTTTCGCGGCTTCCGTACCCAATGCGTTTGGATCCTTACGCAGAAGGTTGAGGAGTGCGTTCGTCGGCGTTGCAGTTGATCCCAAGCGGATCGCCTGTAGCTTCGGATACGCCACCTCATTAACTTGACGTTGAGCCATTTGAAGCCCCTAATTTAACAAGTGAGTAAATTACCATGAGTAGCATGTATTTTGGTGTTTACCGTGATGATGTCATGAGATTGGCGAGATCTATCGTCATTAAGTTTGACGATGTCGCCACGCAGATCAATGATCGACTCTTAGAGATCGGTGTTGAATCCGATCCTGAGCATCCGGAAACCTGGAAGTACTATCTGAACATGTCGGGGGAATACCATTCCACTGATGTCATGATGACAGTACGTTCAGCTGACACCCTGGAGTTGATAGATTTTACAAAAGAAAATCTAGCGCTCCACCGTGCTACTGCACGGGAATATTATCCTGGTTCACAGCTTTACAACGCACTGGCTCTTCAGTACCCTGACCAGACGCCATTGATCAACGGAATCCTCTATCCCATCGACATTAATACGGCGATCAATTCAAATAATGGTACTATTTTGTACTATGATCCTGATTATGTTGAAGACCAAGAAGACAATTTTGCTTTCCTTTTACAGGAGTGGGTTACTACCTTCATCAACCGTTGGTACAATAGTCAGTTTAATTTAACTGATGATCTTTACCTGGCTACGTTTTTGGGTAATATGTATTGCCAATTACCACTGGCAATTATGAATATCCGACTGCGTAACGCAAAGACTAATAAAGCCCATAGCTACCATATCACCGAGTACCTGGCTTCCCATGGTAGACTTGACGAGTTCATGCCTTATTTGGATATTCGTCAGAAATTGTGGTTATATCGGAACATTGCTTACATACAACGTAACGCCGGCAAACAAGATACATGGCAACGTCTGGTTGACAATATTCTCACGCCACGGGGTATTCCGTTAATCTCGTACACTATCGAACAGAACAACGAAGACATGTTAGAAGATCTTCGTCCAGCTGTAGATATGGTGAAGCATGATGTGAACTTCCCGATTGTCCAACCTGGTCAAGAGAAAGTCACCGTTGCTGATCTACTGGAACGTGAAGATGATCTTGCACGCGATAACCCGATTGTACGATTTGATGCCGAGCAAGAAATTGTCGAACAGATGGGTAGCGACCAGTATTCAATTCTGGAAACCAAAGTCTTTGACTCTGAGGTTATTGACCGTTCGAATTCCAACGTAAGGACTTTAATGTCCGTATTACTTAACGAATGGTTACACCTAGCCACTAGCGATCGTTATCGGGCTTATATTCAGGTACCTAACCCGCGTACGGGTGAGTACATGACAGTGTCTGTTCGAGCAGCGTTGATTGTAACGGTCTATACGTATTGCAAGGCACGGGATATCCCCATGCCCACCATTCCGCGTTTGATCGCCTATGATGTTCTACGTGATCGTTTCCCAACCTTTACTGAGTTGAGAAATGCAGTACCTAAACGCCTGATCTCAGACAAGCTGATTCAAGCGATTCAGGACATGCATACACCACTCAAGCAATATATCTCCACCGAGCAGTTCTATCTAGATTGCGCTAAACTGCATCAAGAGTACCTGCGCCAATGGGAAATGTATTCGTTCCAAGAGCATCAACGTAGTCGAGCTTACTGTGAACAACTCACTAAGTACCACTACATGAATCGTAAGTGTGACCTGGTACCCGAAATAGGTATGACTTTTGAAGCCTATTTCAGAGCAGCGGCTTTTGACATTCTGGATCTAGATACATCGGAACTGGAACAACTGTGTCAGGATACGATCAATATTGCTACGGGTTCTAACCTACATGAAGTGATTACTCTAGGTCAGATTCAACGTGAGTTGCTGGCATTGATGGGGAGATTGACAAGTTACCCGTTGCAGTATCTGCGAAACGTAGCATTCACCGATTTCCATGTATTGGGTATGGTGGTGCCGCGAGTAGGGGATATCACCTCACTAATGGATGGTAACCTGATTACGCCTGTAGCTAACATCAATGTGAGGTCCTATCGCACGGAATCGAGTAAACGGTGGAGGATCTACGACGATGCTTTGTCGCCTAATATTCGATATCGTTACGACCAAGAAGATCGTTGGCGAATTAACCCATTCGTTGAGGTACGAGAAACCAGCTTTAAGGACACACTCTATTATATCCGTGGTTGCGATATCGGAGTACGGAGCGTAGTGATTGAGCCGGTGAATAATCCCAACGAGACGGGTGATTTACCCGATTATAAGAACTCAACCGATGCTAATTGGCCGAAATTACCGGGGTAACACATGTACATCACCAGGGACTATCTTAAATCTTCTCCTTGGACGGCCATTATCGACATGATCAACGAGGCGTGCTTAACCCAGTTGTTTCCGGGTAGCACGACGTTGGAAGAGTTCGAATCGTTAGGCGGTACCAAGACTCGTATCAAGATTGGTGTCCATCGTAGCACCAGTCCTGGTAATATGTTACCGGAAGTTGAACTGACTGAATACACCTACGATCGTTTAGATCTGGCTACGTTCTTTAGGCAGTCTGGGACACAAACCATCGCTGGAAAGCGTCTACCTTACACCACTGTAGAGTTTGCGGCAGATATTGCAAAACTGAACGATATCGTCTTCGACGTGAGTGACCTTGTGCATTTCGAGATGGACCGATATGGGCAGGAATACATTATTCAAGCAAACCCTAAATCACTACGTTGGGTGGGTTCTCTCAAAATTCGTTTGTCGAATACGCTGAAGAAAGACCTAGGTACATTTTCTACTCAACTAGAGTTTCCTACCGCCAACCGTTTCCCAGTAGGGAACGATGGCACTAAGATCTCTGGTACGTACTATGTAACCGGGTATGACTTCACGCCTCATCGTGAATACTTGAAGAACATTAAGGTTGGGGATTTCTTCCCTGATACCAAACGCTTTGCAGCGATCTTGAAGAAAGTCACAGGACAACCATGGACCACTTCTGAATCAGCCGTATCGCACAATGTGTGCTATGACGTTTTAAACGGCCAGCAACGCTTCAAGGTGGTTTATCATGGCATCCCCCTACCTCGGTATACCCCACGCAAAGATAAACGCATGGTGCTCGTTATAGAGCTTAGTTCTACCAAGTGTTTGGATGTGGTGGGGCAATTGTTGATACATTACGACTGAGGTGGGCTATGCATGTTAAGAATGTTCGTCAAGCTTTGCTCAATGAATTCAATGCAGCTAACAGGATCAACCCGCCCATCACGTTAAGTGATGTGACGTGGGATAATATTGAAATCTGGTTACAGGGGCAGTGTAATTCACGGGTAACGATTCGAGCTACTTCAACCAGTTTGAATTTTACTGGTTCGCAAGTTATCAACTTTAATCGTCGTCCGATTGAGCAAGACCTTCGTGGGGTTAAGATTCCGGGAAAGCGTGGACAATACGCAACGAACCGTGACGTTGTTCGTGTATTGCGTGACACCATTGGGATACCAATGGAACCTGATGAGTATATTGAAGTACCGATCACTGGGAACACTGTAACACTACAGCCATCAGCTCGCTCCATGGCATATCTACCGACAACGTCAGCTACATTAACGTTTGCGGAAACATAAAAAAAAATAACGGCATAAGGCCCCTCCATTACGGAGGGGCTCTATGTCGTCATTATCACTAGGCTTATACCGCTACCACAAACAATCCATCACGGAAACCAACACGTTGAGTTTTGATGTCATACCACACATCTACGCCTTGCAAAGCCAGTCCCTCTACGACATGCTTATCGTAGTTGTTCTTGCCTTTCATGATGGAACGTAGTTGGCGCACGAGCAGGGTATGGTTCTGGATCAGCCAAGTGGACGGGGTGTCATAACCAGATTGACGCAGGTTGCGATCAATCAAGACTTCCAGGTTTACACCCAGTTCGTTGAGTCGGCGAAGATCTTCACGCAGAGCTTGCACGTTGTAGATCATCGACAAACGCATGTCGCCGCCGGCCTTGAGCTTGTCTTCCGAGATCGAGGGCATGTTAGCATATGGATCAATCAACATGACCCGTTCATCATGTATTTCCTTCGGATCCAGATAGGGGTTGTAGGTGACGTATTGACCGTTAACCCAACGGAACATGTCCGAGGTGGAGGTAACCTTGTACACGAGGCTGGGATCACCTACACTAGGCAGATCTTCCATCGCGAATACTTCTTTCATGATGGGCTCCTTCTTATCCATGACAGTGACGCTATAATCGTCATCGAGGATAGTGGAAAAGAATTCACGTTCCATCGCATTGCTATCAACCGAACGGAAGAACGGAATACGACGAACAGCGTTGATCATGGCTTGCATTAGAATATCCTTTTGATCATTAGATTGGGTTAGCCTACATCTCATTTGTAATGTAGGCTTTAAACCGGTTTAATTACGATTCTTTACCGGTAAAACGTCGAACGTAATCAATTCCACGAGTTCTCCGTCTTCTCGTTTTAACCCACGAACACCCAGACGATAATTCCCCGTCTCCAAAAGAGAGTGCATGGGACCACATGGCTGTACGGAGACGTTATATCCCTGCAAGGTTGCATTCACATACACCGGCGTGATACCGATGGTCTGAGCACACACGCGATTGTAATTGATATCACGGCAACGTTTAACAATCGAATGGTCATCCAAACCTGCGATATCAGGATGGCCGAATTCACATAGCAGTTTACCCGCTTGAATTTGATCAGTTACCTTACCCATCCCCTCGGCATCAAGCATCCATTTGGGTAAACGACCGAGTGTAACAAACTCCGTTTTTACTCCATAATCGGTTTGTAGCATTGTTATTACCCTAGTTAGCCCAAGCGTATGTCAACGCCATAGATGTCGAAGAGATCGAAGTCTTGGTTGAGGATGAAGCGGAAATCAAGGTTAAGTTCAACACCCAGGTCGTAAACACGATACATGTCACGAGCCATGAAGCCTGCCCCAGACAGGTTGAACTCTAAACGCGGACCTAGCATCAGGGCACTGTTATTAATGATTTCATAACCAGTCACCGCGGCACAGCCACGATTGATATCCGTGTACATCAGACGAGCTGCTCGCTCGTATGCTTTGTAATAGTGCTGGAGATCAGGTGTATTGAACTCCGCGAGCATGTACTGTAGATCAATTCGTTTACGCAAACTGGAATTCTCGAAGATCGTCAGCAAGTTCTTCTGACGATTCCTTTCCACGATGGCGTCTTTCAGTTCATCTGGAATGAACGGATCGGACCGCAGGGATTCCACCATGTGTTGTCTCAATACTTCCCATTCGACGATCGCCTTAAACGTACCGTCTTCCTGTTTGATCAGTTTCATTTAACCCCCAGACGAAAAGAAGCCCCACCCGAAGGTGGGGCAATACCAGATGCAATATTGCGGATTACTTCAGGCGCTTGAGCAGAACAGCACGTTCAGCCAGCTGACCTTTGATCACTTCCAGATACACGCCATCCAGAGTAGCAATGCGCAGACGATGGGTGAGCAGACGTTCTTGTTGAGTAGAACGACTGATCATACCACGCAGGATTTCCAGAACGGTCGGATGAGTACCGCCAGAAACCAGCACCGCTTTCTCAGTCAGGATGTTCAGAGTGGACAGTTGTTCCAGAGTCCAGCCCGTTTGGAAAGTAACGAGTTGATCAGCAACACCACGATCACCATCGACTTCAACCATAGTAGCTGCTTTACCGATAATGGCTGCGCCACCATCCTTCAGAATTTTCAGCATCTGCTGACCTTTCTTCTGGGCGATGTAATCGAGCAGCTCACCGATGTCTTGGCAGAAATCAGTGATATCGATAGACATGGACATGGAATCAGCCATGTAGTCGTTGATGCACTTGGTCAGGCGCTCATTCAGGAAACGGAAGTAGCGGATAGACAGGCTACCACGCAGCACCAGTTCCTTCAGACGAGTAGCCACCTCAATCATGTCAGTGGAAGACAGGATACCAACGAGTTCATTGTACAGCTCGTCAGAAATATCCATGCTGTGCATGTTCAGAGTGGTGTACTCATAAGCAGGCAGTTCAGCATTAACATCTTCCACTTCCAGGATTTCACGAACATCAGCTCGTACCATGGCCTCCACTTCCAGTTCAGTTGCTCCCAAATAGAGCTTCCGATCAAGGATCAGAGGAGAACGTGCGCCCGTTTCCGGCAGGGTACCATCTTTTACCATGGACTCAACTTCTGCCATGTTGTTGGGGTTACCACCAACGGTGGATACCGGAGTATCGTTCGCATAGACCACGCCGGAGGGACGATAGGTTTGACGACGCAGATCATCGTTCAGTTCGTGACGCAGGTATTCCATCTGAGGATTCCATTCTTTGAAAGCTTCTTTGATGGCGCCATCAGGGAACTTCACATAGAACAGGCACCACTTAGCTGGGTCATGCAGCTCCGAGTACGGAGTATCATCACCCACGGTGCGTTCCCAATCGGTCTGATGGGCCGGACGAATTTCGATACCACCCGGATTCCAGATCAGATCGTACGGACGCTCGAAGTTCGGTTTGGAACCTGCGGGCTGGTAATACGACGGATCGATTTGAACTTCCTTCACAGTCGTTGGGATCGGGAGGTTCGTTTCTTCTACCACAGGTGCATTCGGTTGTTGCGGGGGTTGATTTTGCATTGTGGCGGGCTCCGAATAAGTGCCGTATTGGTTGTTACCTGCTTGATTACCAGAACCCCATTCCTCTACAGGTTGAAGAGGTTTCGCTGGGGGGAGGATCATCGTAGAAGGCACTACCAGTGTTATTGGTGTTGGTTGCGGCGGGCGTGTTGTTGGACATGGAGTGGAGCGGACTGCTGAACGCAGGGGCGCTGCTGGTAGCGAAATTGCTAAGACCACCCATCGGAGTGCCGCCGACAGTGCTGATCGGGGGGAGCTGAGTACCCATGCTGACACCACCCATGGGAGCACCCCCCATGTTCATTGCCATGCCACCACCCGATTTGAAACGTTGGATATCCGCAGTGATCTGATGATAGATTTGGACTGCTGTTTGCAGACTGGGGATACGGGAGGGTTCCACCAGCTGCGACAGACCCTGTTGATAGGTAGCGAACGCCATGCCAATGAAAGCTTCCATGACACGTTGTGCAGCCATATCAATCGCTTGTTGAGGCTGATACCCTTTACCCACTACGAGGAACTCAAAGAAGTCCACCGCAGTTTGAGCCCATTGTTGATACACCGGATTCTGAAAACCATTCTGCGACAACAGGTTGTAGCAGAACATTTGCAGATAGCCTTTGTTTACAGCCATCTGCGCGTTGAGGCGAAACTTCGCAATGACTTGATAAACTGCCTGTTGATTCTGCATCATCAACTGCGACAGTTGTACCGGAGGAACCTTATCATTCATTGCTGGCAGATTACCATTGAAGGTATTCTGGTCGACGCCGTGAAATGGTACCGGCAGACCGAGTTGGGAGAAATGGGGAAGGTTCATGTTTTGCATCTGGTGTATTCCTATTGCTTAATTGTTAACGGGCGAAACGCTTTTGGGTGGCGTCCAATAATTCCCGATCGTCATCGCGCCGTTCAATCATCCCATCGTATCGTACACCTACGAAGAGATTGAGTCGGCCACGACCATCCGGGTTGTTCTTCGGTTGGTTCTTATATTGGCCGACCTCCGCAATCGATGCGTGGATCAGCCTGGTAGAGTCGCCAATAAGAGACTTATTGTGCGCCTTGCTGGTCTTAGCACGATCTTGCGGTACCAAGATAGAGGTGATCTTAATAGCCTTATTGTCGCCAGGCATACTGATCGTCTCCATCTCCCCGTGTTCGCTGGTGAGTTTGCGAATACAGGTATTGAGTTTGAACGAACGTTTCAGGGCATCGTTGATTTCCTGGGCAGTCCAATCCTTATCACGTCTGGCTTGGAACGTAAAACCAAACATGGTTACGGCATAGTTGAACTCATCCATTACGTAACGCAGGATGCTCAACCGCTTGTTGTACATACTGGTTTCATCGATATCCGTGGCATACAGGTGATGTGCCAAGTGCGTCATGATGGCATACAACAGTTCCCAGATAGTGCTGACATTGACATCCACCGAGCGAAGCTCCTCGATGGTCATCTCATCCAGTGAGTTGTTAAAACTATCCAGATGGTTATCAATGTTCTCAGCCAGTTTACCCTGGTGTTCAAAGTCACCAAAGATCATCAAGCCGAGGATGATACGCCAGATCGATTTGTTATCCAGATAGCTCGGCTCATAGAACCGACTGGGGAACGTGTCGACCACATACCAGAAACCAGCTACCAAGCGTTTCACGAAATCAGTTTCCTGATGACGTGGGATAACCAGAACCATGTCACCAGTGGGATGTTTACCCGTCAGGAACGCTGACTCGTAGACGCACCATTGGTCACGTGGGTATTGGCTCTCAGGGAAATCCTTGAGATACCCGATTTGCAGATCTGCATTACCCCAACGTTTGAAGGTCTCAATCAGACCGAATTCACAGAAGAAGTAATGTGCCAGGCACGACTCGATGTATTGGCGATTGTCCAGATCTCGCTTGGTTCGCTTCGACATCTCGTTGTGGATCTGTGACCAGATCACGTACATGATCTGCAAATCACCGTTGCACAAATAATGGTGGTCTTTCTGTTTGAATGTCAACTTCGCCCGCCGGAACGGAATGAAGATGCTGTTGTTCAGAACTGAGTAACCCACATCAGTTAGAACAGGGGCGATCCCGTAACGCGCCCCGTTCAATACAGTCGTACCACCTTGTTCAACGAAAGGTATCAACATGTGGCGATCGAAGAGTTCTTCGCCCTTAAAGCTGGTCTTCAAAGCGATCATGTACAGATTCGATGGCGCGATGTTGGCAACGCGCCGCGAACCGTATTCCCGTGTGATCTCTTCGAAGTGTTTCTCAGCCCGTACAACAACGTTACCGTGATACTTAAAACCCTCCGGAAAGAGCGCGGAGTTGATCTGGAACAGGTTATCAATCAGCGCTCGGGTGTTGTTGATCCCAGCCTCATTGAGGCCCATCATGTGCTCAATCGCAAGACCGTTGGCAAGGGTCTTATTGAACTCTGGGGTCCTTTCTTTGATTCTCTGGTTGAGAAACGGATCCATCTTGGTCCTACCTACCTTTTCTTAAATAGCTTTTCGAGTATGGAGTCTGCTTTGGCCAATTCGCCCATGAAGTCTAGTACACTACCAATCGTGTATTCCCCGACGATCACAATGTCACGGATACTCGCAGCCTTCGGTTTATCTTCCTCAGGTTTGATTCCGTGGACTTCCTGGAAGACATCCATGATTGCCTTAACGCCATCTTTACTAAGCCCCTTCGCACTGGCTTTCACTGCTTCTTCCCAATCCCGGCACGTGCGATAAATGCCGTACTTTTGAAACTCTTCTGGTTTAACGTGCAGACAACGGCGATTACTTTTGCTTGCCGCAAAACTTACATCTCCCCGAAGGTTGATATAGATTCCACGAGGAACATCCGGACGATAGACTGGAGAGACTTCGAGCAAGTCCGATCCGATAGGCACATATGCCTTCTCTACAATCTTAGCGTCATCCACAAAGTAAGCTAGAGTAACCGTCGTTGCCCACACGCGTTCTTCCATCTCGTAGAGTTCATCATTCCGATTGAAGAAACAATCCTGAGTGAAGAACGTCGTGGTTTTGGAATAACGGGTCATAACGACCTGAACGTTTAACGGCTCAATCCAGATCCCATAAGGATCCTTATCAAGACTCCCCAGGTCGACCACGTAATACAGATCCAGCTCTCTAGGGCTATTGTTATCTGTATTACGGATTAGACTGGTGATTTTACGAACGTACAATTCATCTGCCTGTGGAGCATGCTTCAGCATGGCGGCTGGATTAAACTGTACCTGATGGCCCCATCGGTAAGAAACGCATACAACCAGGCGAGATCCGGCTGTACGCGAAGCGGGCAAATCTAGAGTCATACCAGTTCCGTCAATAATACTAAGATCATGGAACGACTCATTGATAAACCGCACCTTACGTTCAACCTCACCTTCGCCGAAACGGAAGCTTTGGTTAGGATTAGTCTGACCATAACTAAAATAACTCTGGTCAAATGGGCTATCAGTACTAGCGTTCTCTGCCAGTCTAGCGGCGTTCGAACGGTTGATACTCACCATTGAATACTACCCCTTCCAGAACCATCCCAACAACTCGTCCTTTATTTGTTACTGCTGAGTTGGACTCGCAGTTTCTTTTGGCGGTTCGACGTTGGGATTTCTTTTCTTTTTTGCTCGGACCTCGAACGTTCCGATACTCTTCCCCATCACGCGCAGCTCCACGTACTTTTTGTCCGGGGCTGCGCTTTGGCTGTTTTCCATGAGGGTACTCCTCTTGAAAACGACCGCCGAATGCAGCTATCATCTGCAACTCAAACGGATCTGTTTTAGGGGGCATATACCCACCCTTCGGTGGATGGTTGTGTGCTTGTTGAGGTTGGGGTTTTTGGGCTTGCATCCCATTACACGCCTCAGTAGTTTCTTTCTGTGATTGGTCTATCAGGTTCTTAATGGCATCCTCCATTTCAGTTTCAGGTAATTTAATAATGATATCACCTGGGTTACACTGGGCCTCATGCAAAGCCCGTTCTACGCATTGACCGTATCGGCTAAAGAAGCCCATGATTTAACTCCGTATTTAAATATTTAAAACGCTTATCACCAACGTAATATAGATGTGAGATTTTTTACACTGGCCTTGACGGCATAAAGCCCGCTCCTTTCGGGGCGGGCCTATGCGTTCTTTTACCGCGTTAGATCACGGGAGTGTCTAAGCGGCGGGCCACTCCGTCTTCAAGATAACGGACGTTGCCATTCTCCATGTATCGGAGTGTTCCCTTTCCAGCTCAAGGCTTCAGGCTAGCAACAGTCTTGTTCCACTGAGATTCGCCCATCACTTCTTGGAAGCCAGTGATCTTGAACTCAAGTGCGAACGGAATGTTGTTCACGTGCAGGTTGAACGGGATGGCCGCGATTTCGCGAGTAACTTGCTGACCACCACGGGTGATCGGCAGGTCAGCGATGACGGTGGAAACGTAGAAGAACTGACCGAAGGAGAGGATATCGTTCTCTTGCGGGTTCTTACGAGTCGGGATCACCACCAGCTTGCTGTCGAACAGTTCGTTGTTGGTCGATACCAGATCGTATTCCAGGTAAGCACCGAGGGTACGGTCATCACCTTTGGTCATCAGGTAGTTGGCGATCTCTTTGTCCGAGCAGAACAGGAACATCGGACGCTCGTCTTGGTTACCCGAGATCACGCGGAACGCAGCTTCGATGTTCGATTCACGGTAAGCCGGGAACAGTTCACCTTTAACAGCGTTCAGGATTGCCGAGCAGACGTCTTCCCAGCGGTCTTGCGACTTCAGGGTGTCGATCACGTCGGGCAAGTGCAGCTCTTTGTAACGATAGGTCGGACGCATTACGGCCGACAGAGCGCCTTCAACAGCACCGAACTGCGGACGGTCGAAACCATTGGCAGTAACTTCTTTCAGCTGAGCCAGGTAGTTCAGCAGACGTTTAACAGCGTTGTTGCTGTTACGGATGTTGGTGTTGACGGTCAGTGCCTTCACAACTTCGCCCGGACCTTCTTCGTCCATGGTGCTCAGCGGCAGAGTAACCGGAGCGTGCATGGGGATCGGGTGACGGAATTGCAGGGCACGAGTTTGCAGCAGGTGGCCACGCTGACGACGGTTGGTGTTGGTGAAGCGAGTATCCAGGTCGAAACCTACGATCTCCAGATCAGTGATGCTGTCAACCAGAGTCTTACCAGCGCCAGTTTCCAGGGAAACATTGCGACGGTCTTCGTCGGTGATGCGATCAACAGAAACTTCGCCAACGGTGAAGCGGCTGTCGCCACGGCTGGTGGAGATGTGACCGCTGAACTGCATGCTCAGACGCAGAACCCACTTACGCTGTTCCAGCTCTTGCATTGCTGCGGTTTGAGTTTGGTCAACGGTACGGGTGATGGCGCTAACAGTCAGGTCGTCAGACCAGAAGTCGATCTTGGCACCACGGGTATCACCAACCAGATCCGGTTGGAACACAGCACGCGGCAGGCGATCCACAGCGAACTTGATCACTTTGCCCTGGAACTTAACGTACAGAGCTTTCAGACGACCAGCGGGGTCGATGGTGTCGGAAATGTCCAGCATGCCTTTGTTGATCAGCAGGCTAGCGTTGGAGTTACCGATCAGATCGATCTTGATGCCCGGCTTCAGCGGAGCAGTCTCGACGGACATGTTCTGTTCGTTAACGACGGTGGTCGGAGCAACCAGAGTCGGGTCGATGAAGAACTTCAGGTTGGTGCCGGCCGGATCGATCGACGGGATCAGAGCGGTGCACTCGTCGTCCAGGATGGACGGATCACGGTAGGCTTCTACCATGTTGACTTCTTCGTTCTGAAGCTTCTGGCCCGATACAGCGTGATAAACGTCTTTCATCACGGCGATGTACGGCAGAACCTGAACCACGCCACCCTCGATCGGGTTGATAACGGTGGTCGGGTAGATGCGCTCAGCGAACTCGTCCTGACGGGAAGCAGCCAGGTTGTAGCCAACGGTCACAACGCGGAAGTCGCGCTGAGATTTCTCGTTGTAGTTTTCCAGGCCAACGCCGTTTTCGAAGACTTGCAGGGAACCAGCAGGACCGTCGAAGCGATGTTGAACGTTAACGACGTTCTTGTCGTTGGAAACGCTTTCAACCGAGACCTTACGCAGAGCTTTGATGTAAGCGGTCTGGTCGGTGCAAGCGATGGCAGCGAGGGTACCGGCAGCGAGCTGGTTGCCAGTAACACGGATTTGTTCGCGGATCTGAGCTTGGCTCAGACTCGGGTCAGCTTGGAAGGCTTCGAAGCCGTAGTTGCTGGCCATGCTTTGCAGGCGCTTGTAGAGGCTAGAAGCAGCGGATTGCTCTTCAGCATTTTCACCGAAAGCTTCGTTACCGATCGACTTGACCAGGCCAGTGCCAGCGTCGAAGATGCTGTCAGCGAAGTCTACTTCTTTGGTCAGGTGACCAACGAATTCTTCCAGGCCAAAGGTAGTACGGCTGGAATCACCATTAACCTTGAACAGGTCTTTGAGTTGTTTCATTTCTGTTGTTTCCTACGCAGGATGGGTATTGGTTTAGCAAATATCTTTCAATTACAAGGCTAGGAATGATCCGGATGTTAGCCTTGTGATTCCAGATAATAAGTGAAGAGATTGGTGTTGGCGGCCTGCTCAAACTTGAAACCAGGTAGCGCCGTCAGCTCATTAACCATACTATCGAAGAAGCTATGGTTAGCCTTAAGAGAGAGCCGGTTAGGATCGACATTGTTTGTATGCAGACTCTTCTGCACCGCAACCCAAAGATTCTCATCTACAGGATAAAGGTAATAAACGCCTACAAAAGGTGGTTCATTACCTTTCCGGAGTGCCAAGGTGGCAATTCGTTCCTCTAAACGATTGTGCAATTCTTGCATCTTGAATTGTTCATCACAATCTGAGTTCGCCTTAATGGCAATCCCAACCACCGGACTCTCTGCCTTCTCGATCGGAGTGGCAGAGCAGAACGGGAACTGAAATTCGTTGATAACCGCATCAATCTCCGCAAGGTCGTTTACCGAACTTACGGAAGCTATATAGTTGGGACACAGCAATTTGCTAAAGTCCACGCCATCAGCTTTATACTGATCGAAGACAGCTTCAGGGATAACGAGTAACTTGATCATCGGTAAGACCTATAGTGGACCAAGGCTTAAAAACAGTCTACATAGGAATATGCATTATTTTTAGCGACAAATTACCTAGAAACAAAATGGTACACGGTACATCATTAAAAAATTCACACTCAAGGATGCTGTAAATGTCCTCCCCGAAACAACTGCTCGTACAGTGTGTTACCCTGCTGTGCTTGGAACACCGTGAAGATTCTCCTGCTGCACCATCAACTGAACTGATATCGGAAATCATCAATACACTGGAAGTCCGTGATACCACTGTTGACCACGACCATGGTCGGCAAACGTTCTTAGAACTACGTAAGCTCGTCGGTGATCTGAACAGTAAAGCAAAGCACGATTTCCCGAGTTTGGCGGAAGTTCTACAAGCCGTACAAGTGAGTTGCCGGGAAGAAAACTATCTGTACGAAGCGGTAGTCAATGGCGTAAAAGAGGATTTCCCTGACGGGATGTCCATTATGCGGGCTATCAACTCTCGTCGCAGTGCGCTGAACGCACACCTCAATGATGAAAAGATCAAGCAGATCGTTCGAGAGTATTCGCAGAAGCTTCTTTTCAACCGTGGCGGTAGTGGCGATATCGCTGGTGCTATTAACGAGATGGGCGCTAAGCTCGATCCGTATGTCAAAGCGCGTGCTGAAAGTAGACACCCAGCTGAAATGGGTTGCTTGGACTTCAGTGAGCCTGAAGCAGTAGAAGATTTCTTTGAGCAGGTACAGACTACTCTGTCTGCTGACGGTGCATTCAAAACAGGTTGGAAAGGATTTAACCGTATCCTGGGTAGCTTGGGGGCATTTCGTCGAGGCGAGTTTATCACCACTGCGGCTCTGCAACACAACTTCAAGTCATACATGCTAATGTTGCTGTTCTCGCACATCGCTCTGTTTAACCGTCCGTTCATGCGTGACAAGACGAAGAAGCCTCTGTTGCTGTTTGTTACGTTGGAAAACGAAATCTCTGATAACTTGCTAACTATTTACAAGTATATCCGTGAGAATGAAACGGGTGAAGAGATCATTGTTGCTGACATCGACAAACGAGAAGCTGCGGCTTATGTCTGTGCACGTCTGCAAGAGAACGGTTTCAACGTTAAGATGATCCGTTTTGACCCGACTGAATTTACCATTGGTGGTTTCACCAACTACCTTGATGGTCTCCAGTCCCAGGGTTACGAAATCCAGATGCTGATGGTTGACTACCTGAACATGCTACCAAAGACTGGTCTGGATGCGAAAGTAGCAGGTGATGATATTCGTCTGCTGTTCCGTCGCATGAGGAACTATACCACTCCTTAAATTACCTACCTTTAATTACAGATATCCTATAGTTGATTTTTTAACTTGGGGTGTGGCTGTGATTAAAAAGATTCCTGGTAGTTCAGAATACCGAATTGATTTAAACGGTCAAATATTTGACCGATTGGGGAAACATGTTTCCCTACCGGAAGAGAATGGATTAGTTAATATCGTTCTATTTGGTAAAAAGTATACAGTCACAGTCGAGTGGCTCAGTCTACTTGCTTGGTACGAATGTGAAGACATTCCCAATCTATCCCAACACCTTGACAAAATAATTTTCAAAGACGTGGACAACACGCTTTTGAGAATAAGGTGCGGAAAGATAATGACATTCGCAGAACCGATTTACTACTGCGATGGGTTCAGGCATATACCAAACTACCCAAGATACGCTATTGATACCAATGGGCATGTGCTAGATACCAAAACGAATTCGATTATCACGGATGTGAAACTCGATGATAAAGGTTACTACACGTGTTATATCAGAGTACCCGATCGAAATTGCAATCGTACCGTAAAATTTCATCGGTTAGTAGCTTTGGCATGGGTTCCAAACGAATGTTTCGTAAAAAGACCGCTCGTTAACCATATTGATGGAGTTAAGACCAATAACGACGTATCTAACCTAGAATGGTGTGATGCTTCGGAAAATGCACAGCATGCATTGGAAGTCGGTCTTAATGGAACACCTATTGGTACGAAGGTTAGGGATGTCCTAACTGGAGAAGTTACTGCGTACAGGTCCATTAGCGAGATGAACAGAAGTCTCGGTATTGGTGTAGGTAACTCAACTGTAAGTTTTCAAACTAAACTGCCTGGTTATCTTTGGGGCAAGCGGTATGAAATAAAAACCATGGATGACTTAACACCATGGCATTACGAAACAGTTGATATAAACGATTTTAAAGTTGGTAAATCGATATTCACCATAACGGTTTTCGATACGCGGACTGGACAGAGCCGGAAGTTCAATCGTGTAAAACAGATTGCGACAGCGTATGGAATACCATATCGGTTCGAAACCATCGACAACTTCGTCATTCGTTTTAAAGAGCATGTTCCGCACTGTGAAATTCATTACAGTAGGAATAATCTGTCTGGACCTTACTACGTAAGTGATCTAGAAACGAATACTCTCCATGTCTTCGCTACTTTACAGGAGATAGCGAATCACTGTGGGAGATCTAAAGCGGAGTTGCAAGTCGACCTAAGTCGTGGATTGAAATACATCTACGCTAAGCGTTGGATAATCCGCACGGATTCGAATAAGTACGATAATTCGGCGTATATCGACAAGCCAATACAAGCTAAAGCCATTCTGGTTACCTGCGTGAATACCGGTGTTATAACTGAGGTTGCTTCTATTAAAGAAGCAGCTCGTCTAACCGGTCTAAACGAGAAAACAATTCGATTAAATCTGAGCACTAATAAGGAAACTAAGGGTTACTTATTTAGGGCCGTAAAGCCGTAATGCTTTACGAGTACTTCCTGAATTGCTGGAAACTCCTTCAGAGTTCTACTACCACAATAGACCCGAAAGGAGTCTATGAAGGTTTAACAAGTGTAGAAATTGGACAATCAGCAGCCAAGCTCCTAAACCGAAAGGCACGGAGAAGGTTCAACGACTATCCCGTAGTGGGGAGTAGAGTTCAAGTGAACTCGAAGTGGGAAGCACCCTATCGGGAAACCGAGGGTGAAGATATAGTCTGGACATCCAGGGAAAGCCTGGAGCTGCGCATAATGGCGCGGGTAAGGTGTAACGAACCTTACTGAACACATCGAGAGGTATCACGTTTATCAGTCCTCACCAGCTCGGCTCTGATGCCCTCCAGCTCATGCGGGAGAACACCGAAGACTTCGTGAAGGTTGTAGCCAACAAAGGCTATTATGACGGTTGCCGTCGACTGGGTCAGGAACCTGACCTAGAACTGTTCCACCACATCATCAAAGTGAAAGGCAAATCGTATCTCGCCATCCAACGGGGTAAGCACCGGAACACTGTGACGTCTGAAGAAGACCAATATGTTCTTCTGCCGTTCAGTTCGTGTGGCATTATCCCATGGGACATCGATAAAGAAGAAGACTACTCGCTCAAAATTGTTCCGGGTAGCATTATCGGTGGTATGGACGATGACGCTTGGTCTAATTAATAGTAGGGCCTCCCTTCGGGGAGGCTTTATTCAATCCCTTACAAGGTAAGAATAAATGGCGGCAATCGACAGCTTGATGTCAGGCATCAAGAACTACATTCTTTTTAACGCCAGGGAAAGGCGTCCTACGGCCATCCGGATTTACTCAACGAGTCAGAACCTTATTGCAATCCGTAATCTGATTGCTAGTGTTTCGTTTGAACTCTCTAATGGATTCCCGTGGCCAATCGATCAGATCTCTGAAGCTGAAGTTAATGAGCGTCGTGAAGGTCTGATTCATGAACTGTACCTGCGTTACAATGTACTGGTTGAAGTCTTCCAGAAACCTTGGCCAATGCCCGATGGAGATTATGCGTGGTGTGACTGTGTTGGGTTTAACCGTATCTTTTGGGATTTAGACGTCGACGACCTAGTTCGTTTAGCGTTGGGGGATGTATGAGTCAAGTAAGAGACATGCAGGCGCTATGTCGTGCTGTAATGGTCATGGTAGAACAAGAGAAAAGGAGGTCTCAAGATGCTCTGTGACGTATACCCCAGTGTTGATGAACTGGACCAGATGGCTAAAGTAGATAAAGAACGTCAACAATACCGTGATCGTGTTAAAGCGATGCTGGAAGAACTGCGTACCGTTATTGCCAAAGCGTTCATTAAGGCTGAGCCGATCAATATTCTCGTAGTAGCTCGTCAATGGGTTCTACTGGACGTCATGCGCGTTACCAGTGAAGAATGGCAGAAAGTTTTCGGTACTGCAATAAACGGTGAAGTTCGTAGTGGTTGGGGACATGCGTTCCAAGCTGGCTACATTATCGACTTCGCTACTAACGAAGACGCTACCACTCCACAGTCCTACACCCTCAGTGATGCCCGTGCTATTACCAGCAATGGTGCTAAACGTGGTTACGACCTAGTATTTGGTGTAGTTTAACATACGGCTCCCTACGGGGAGCTTTATGCCGTAATGGCCATCGGTACCCTTTAATGGAGATAATGCATAGAAACGCAAAATAGAGGCCTTAGCGTCGACATTTATAATAACTTAAACAAAAATATAATACAACATAAACGCCTCCCTTTGAGGGGAGGCTTGTAGTATATTTAGCTTACGCTTAGGAATAAGGATTTTAGTTTAACAGACTAAGGACTTTATAAGAGAAGAATAAGGAATGAGTTACTAACGTAACTCTGTTTATTATTAAATAAAACCCCCCTCCTCCGGAGGATCCTTTTCCTTCGTCTACAGAATCATAACTAACCCCAGTATAATCTTCAAAAACCTCTATTAAAACAATACTCAATAGACATTGATTAAAAAATATACTCAGCTGTAGTAATACTACGTGAAGACAAAGCTGCGATTTCCTTTAAGTTAGATACCCTACTGCTGGTAATCTACCTGACTGGAAACCTGTAAGCCGAACAATTGTGGTTATTGGAGATCTGGAAGTGAAAAATGCTAAGCTCAAGAGGAGCATCCACAAATGAAGCTCAAGATATCTGATGCCGGTTATTATGTGGTTCCTATCAGGCCGTGGGAGCTGCAATAGGGAGAAGCGGACATGACGTACCGCTTCTCCCTATCCTTTATGTCGTCTTAGCCTAAAACAAAAAAAAAAGAAGGAAATAAAAGGGAGCCCCGAAGGGCTCCCAGTTGGAGGTTACAGACCCGGTGAAACCGGACCGAATTAACGCAGGACGTCCATGAATAACGCGAGAACCATCAGCGTCGAATTCCCCTAGTCTTTGAAGAAAGCGATACCTTTCTCACGCCCATTGTATTTCCAGAAATACAGCCATGTGATCGGATAACGCATGATACTGGAAATTACGATGATGAGTGTCAGCGCTTCTGCGTACTTATTGACACTGACCACCTTACCAGAAATCGAATAGTAGGTAAGACTAACGATGAGACCAGCGAACATAACCATTATCCACTTGGCTGGTGCCCAGGTCCGAGCGAATCGTAAGCCGTATGTTTTAGCTGGTTTCATTACCGTTTGGAAATCAGCCTCGCTCATGTACATCACATTACCGCCGAAGTAGCTGGTGAACACCACTTGTCTTCCATGACCACCTTCGGCAATACCGTTACGGTAGTACAATCCACCGGTTTCAACATGGGTGTAAATTACCGCTTCATCTCTTTTTTCCAGACTCATTAGTACACCTTGAGTTTGTTGTAGGCTTCGATGATACGTTTAACGGAATCGCGAGCGAACTCACGATTATGATAATCGTTCGAGATCTGGTAACGAACTTGTACCAGACCTTCATCGCGATTGTAGTCCTCCTGGAGATATTCAGTGTCGAGGATAGCTTCGACTAGTTCGGGATTCAGTTCGATAACCCGATCTTCCAACAATTGTTTTTGTTCGCCACCGCGCCACGCTTTCTGCCAGTCTACCCAGCGAATGTTCAGTAGCTCACCGACAGGATCTTCAATGGGAATGCTACCGGTACCAGTGCCAATAGGAACGATGGGCTTAACACGGCGCCAGATGTCGTTCTTTACATCATATTCGAAGTTCACCACAACATGCTTGTTGTGGAACTTGAACGATTCTAACATCTTTTCCATAGCTACCTCAGCGGGTTACCAGATTCATGAATTCGGAATAGTTGTAACCGCTGTTCATGTCGAGGTAATCTTGTTCGTCCATGTTGTAGCGCAGGTAATTGGCATAGGCTTCAGCGTAAACCTTAGCCACTGACCCGGTGAAGAAGTAACGCGCATACTGGCGGTCCTCAGTGAACTTGATCACCCCATTAGCGGACAGAGCACCTTCAACGGCCAGCACGCCATATGCTTTGCGTTTGTCCATGGTAACAACCTGAACGACGACAACCATCTCGTCACCGATAGTGGTCTTTACACGTTCGACCTGGAACAGATTGATTTCGTAGAAGTCTTCCATTGGATTTCCCTGTTAAAAATTAAATAGAACACCCCTCCCCGAAGGGAGGGGCTTTATGTCATTACTTCTGGCGGGTGCGCTGGAGGAGCTTGCGCGTTTCCTTCTCGGCAAGCTTCTTGGCAACCCTCCGTTGGTTACGAGTTTGACCCGCGAACGGGTCGGTGAACATGGTGCGGTATTCCTGGTAGCGCTCGTCCATCAGATGTCCTTACCGTTAATGGAGCGGTTGTAGTACTTGTCCAGCTTGAGGTAGTATGCCCGTTTCGCCGGAGAGATGCGGGACTCCTCGTACTGGTCCTGGAAGGGATGCATGAGCTTGTCACGCAGTTTCGACCACGCATCCAGGATGTGTGGGGTATAACGACGAACCATGGGGCGCCCGAATTTATCCTTACGGGCGATCAGCTTAGCCATGGCTTCACTTTGATTGCTGTAGTTCGGGTGTTTCTTACCAAGCTTGTTAGACATTGGAAAGTCCTTTTAGGAAGAGGTATTGAGCGACAGCCAGGCCTGAGGCACCCAAGGCTACGTACAGCATTTTCTGGAAGTACTCATCCTTCTTGTGGTCGGGTTCGTTCTTGTAGACCTCAGTAGGTAGGTACATTCCAAGAATATACCAGAGCCACATCGCACCTGCAATGAAAAAGAACACGATGGTCAAGTAGACATCGAAATCCGTTACACCGCAATTCATACCGGGAACATCTGAGTTGCACGCCACAGGTCGACCACACGGCTACCCAGACCAGATACATCGTTCTGTTCCCGCAGTCGTTTATCGAGGGCTTTCAGGATGGTGTCGTAGTCTTCGGGAGCGAAGTTTTCCGACATGTTGGAGTAGTAGACCTCTTCCAGTTGGTCGCCATTGATACCGTGAACATGTTCCGGCGTGTAGAGAGTCATGGTAACGTGAGTCAATTTCCGTTCGTCATTATCGATCCAGTATTTACCAGTGGTCAGCCCGCAGTGCAGGCGATTACCGTTCGGGTAGTGTACCTGGAAGCCGCCACTGGTGAGAATGTAACGCATGATCGCATCACGCAGCTTGAGGACTACCATGTCCTCGTGCTCACGGGTGCGTTCAGAGGCATGCATTGCGGCGGCTTCGTCGATACCGTCGATCGCCAACACAACACTTGCGTCGTCAGCAATACCACGGAACTGCGAAGTAACGCCGAGGCGTTTCACCATACGCAGTAGGGTGGGTACTACGAAGGTACTGCGGATTTCGAGATTAGCCAGGGTAACGAAGGGATTGTCCCAATGCCAGTCGATACGACTGGGATCATACAACCCCCCGAGGTATACTTCATGTTGACAGATGGTGTCCCAGTAACCACAGGCGATCCGCGCGTTCAGCACCACCGGGATCTGATTGGCTTTCTCAACCGGCAGGTACTGCTCACCGGTACGGAACCACTGATCGCCGTCATAGAGCTCGGTAAAGATCTCGATCAGTTCGCTGTTACCGTTGTCGAACCAATCCCGACGACACAGACCAACGTACAGACGTACGTCGACCCGATCAATGGTGTTGCAGATGCGCAGACCGATACGAGCTACCTCAGCCCAGAGCATGTCCATGTAGACATGGTTCTGGGGAGCGGCTTCGAGTTCACGCCAGTGACCAGCTTCCGGGGATTCCAGGACAGCCGTGGGGAAACCAGCGTAAACTGAACCTACATTCTTGTCCATCCACTGGTTGATGTTGTTGACGGAACGGCTGAACACGTTGGTAACGGTGGAAGGGAGACGAATCATCTTGTAGTTTCCTTTTAGACGATGTTGAGGTGATACAGCTTGTTGAGTTTAGCGATCAGGAGATCGTACTCTTCCTTGATCACTGGTTCGAGTTGGTACAGATTGCACAGATTAGTGTATTGTGAATACCGTTTGAAGATTTCCAACTGGATGAAGTGGAGTTTGTTCGGAAGACTCGGATGACCCACGCGTACGAAAGCTCCGTGGTAATCATTACCCTTGTATACGTCCCAATGGATCTTCGGTTGGTCATTCTGGTCTTTGTAGCTACGTGCACTGAACAGGACACCAGAATCGTCATAGGTGAACTGAGGGGAGTGCTTAATCAGCAATTGGCTATTGAGTTGATGTACAGGCATTTCTCAGTCCCTCTAAAACGACACGCAAGTCTAGTTATAAAAAGTACTGCCGTTTGTGGAAATAAAAAAAGATGGGGCTCCAAAGAGCCCCTGGGTATAAGCGTTGTTACCAACGAATTAATTACCAACCCAATCCTCAGCGGATGGATCATAGTGGGTTTCCCAGGTGGTATCCTCATCGGTAACTACCGGGATGTCGTCATCATCGTCGAAGCACGAATCGAGGTCACGCATGCTGGCCTCGTAGTCCAGACGGTTGTTGCGTTCTTGTTCCTTGCGGCGGCTGGTCTTGGCGTAAGTCATGGCTTGCTCCAGTAGCTTGAGGAACTTACGCTTATTGATGACGTAGAAGTGAATGTAGGTGGTCTTATGAGCACCGGCCTGAATGGTCGGGTGATTTTCGAGCCATGCGGTGATCTTCTCCAGATCGTAGAGGTGATCGCGGCAACGATCTTTGAACGCTGGATGGCTTTGCAGGATACCATGTACACCCATGCGCAGGCTTTCCATGTAGTACGCGTTCTTGGGCTTGGGGAAGCTGCGGTAACGCGGCGGGTGCATGTTGGGTCGGTAAGTGGTATCGCGGTTCGGGTCATCGGTCAGAACCGGACCAGTACCACGGGAGATGATCTTGCGCACCCAGGAGATGTTGAACCCACGCTTGATGCCCAGGCCTTCATCTTCTTCGAAGCACACGACGTACCAGCTGTCAGCGCCGTTACGACCGCAGTAATCCACGGTGAACTGACCGCGTGGGTATACGTCACCCGGCAGGATCACCATTTGTTCCGGGTTGTCGTAGTTCTTCAGGGTGGGGAGCTCAGCTTCGACTACGGTGCCCTGGGGGAGGTGAGCCGGATTGAAGCGAACACGACGAGCTTCACGCATGCTACGAAAATGTTGCAGTTGTTCTTGAGTCGGACGATGAGTCATGATTAAATTTTCCTATTACTAATTGAATGACGGTTGTTAAAGGGGATCGAAACGCATGATGGCGTCGAGCGCAGCATCATCCATACGTGCTTGATGCTCACGTTGTTGCAGATCTTCCCACTCTTGTACCGAGAACCAGTCGATCTCATTCCAGAGACCGTTGCTGGTAACACGAGCGACGTTGTGACTACCATCGTGTTCAACCACGAGGTAGATGCCACTGGGGAGTTGCTTTTTACGGTTGTGGAACTCCAGGAAATTGATTTCGGTGTAGTCACCGGAAATATGAGTACCCATGTATTACTCCTTTAACTCACGTTGGGGTGGAAGTCGTGACGCTCTTTGAGGTCATTGCTGTAGCGGTCATGGTCGATGTACTGACCAGTCTTGCGGTTGCGGATCACCCAGACCCCATTGAGGGGATTGCCGTTGGGTGACAGGCCATACTCGCGGCACATCACGAGATCGCCTTTCATGAGGATTTCTTCCTCGGTCTTGAAAACCGCTTCTTTATCAATCATGGTTGCACTTACTCGTCGCAATCATCGTAGATGACGTAGATGGAAGTCGTTCGGCCAGTTGCCGCGCGCTCGTTACCATTGGTCCTGGTAACCGCCGCCCAGCCGGCTTTGCCAAACTGACTGCAAAGGTATTCGAACAACGGGGCGGGCATGTTATCCTTGTACTCGAAGACGTAGCCCTTACCCGAGGAGAAATGGTGTTTCTCACGATGTAGAAACACCGGATCATTGAGCTTGGCTACCATGTCCTTGACGAAGGTGTCAAACAGCGGTGTCTGACGGATACGCTCCTGCTCATCGATCGTTTTAATGACCTGTTCAGCAGACGGAATGGCCAATGTATCCAGATTGGCAATCGCCTGATTGATCTGGCGATCGTCCAGTACTGGCAGATCCGAGATCCGTATAGCTGGCGTTTCGTTCATGGGTTTTCCGTAGTTGTGGTTGATCATGAGGTCATCCATCGAGACCATTCTCCTTGAGGAATTTGTTGAGGTGGAACTCGACTTCTACCCAGTCCAGTGAATCCACGTCAATCCATTTCCGATAACCAGGTCCACCAGGTTTGAGAACCTGAGTTTTATGCCGTTGGAACCGGAAGTTGGCAATACGTATATCTGAACTCTCAACGAACAGTGTAGGGAGTATACCGTGGTTAGCCAGTATTCCCCGTAGCTTGTCAGAGTTCATCGTACGGCGGGACGACGTAGGTCAGCCCTTCCTCTTTAGACATGTTAATCGGTCCAATCAAATTTATCAGGTTGGTTCTTATCAAAATACGCGTTACCCCAACCGAAATCGGTATAGAAGTTCTTTACTGGTGGGCAGTCTTGTGGAATAACCCGATAAGCTTTAACCTTATCCGACTTCTGATAAATCGTCAATAGTTCAACGAGGCTATTAGGCTCACTGACGATTACATCCACCGTTCTACTCTGACCCTGGATTTGAGCGATCACATTAATAAACATACCTACCTCACGGAATAAAATAATGCACTCGTATCTGTTTAGGATACGAGTACACGTATATTACTCTTTACATGCTGGTGTGTACCAGCGTGGTGACCTTGATGTTGAACTCGTCCATCAAGCCATAGGTCATCTGACCGAACTGCTCGGAGGCCATGAATTGCTCCATGGCTTTACGAGTAGCGATCTTCTTGTCCTCCTCAGCATCACCAGTCGGTTCAGTGAACCCAGTGAACGCTTTTTGGACACCGTTGTGCGTAACGTTAAAGGTAACGCTGTAGCCGCTGTAGTTGAGGCTCATTGCTCTTCCTCTTCCAGGAATCGACGGTAGATGGCTTCACGCGATTCTGACGTGCCTTCGAGATGCATATTGAGGCCGTACATACCGCAAGCAGCCTGCCAGATACTTTTATAACGCATAGCACCCGACTTAACCAACTGCATCAGGTACCGACGTTTACCTTTGGAAATACGCGAAGCCATCAGTAGTCACCTGCAATGATCTTAGCCGCCGTTTCCCGAAGGTTGTCTTCTGCTTCTTTGATGCTATTCCGTGCGAAAGCATCACCATACAGAACCGAATCAGCTACAGCGAAGCAGGTGGCCATTAACCATTGACTGCGGACATGGTCGAATAATTTCTTACCCATCTTGCTTCTCCACTAAAACGTTGACTTCAAAGAAGAACGGTGCACTGAATGCCAGCATGTCATCATCGATGTACGCCAGTAACCGCACAGAACCATTCTTCACCCGTACACGACGCTCAGGCATGTACACCTGAGGGCCATGTAGTGGGCACGTGTCATACTCACCGTTAGGGAGCTCACGTGCCTCTGTCGAGGTTATCTGACGGAAACGGTAACTCATCCGTCAGTTTCCTGAAGGATACCACCCAGCATGGTAGCCGAGTTACGTACGTTATCCCCCACAGGCTCACGGGTGATAACGTAGTAGGTGTTGTAGACAGCACCACCAGGGCAACAGCTGCAACCGGCGACTTGAACCTGCTCGGTATCGATGGAGATCTGTTCCAGGAACGTTTCATCCCCGAAGTGATCGCGTATTTGTTCGATCAGGTCCGTCAGGGCGGTGACGTTGTAGCCGTTGATGTAAAGCTTATCCGGTGTGCTAACCGGAGATTCGTATTTATCGGTCATTGTTACGGATTTCCTTCGGTAGATCTGCGGACGTTTAGCCTTCATTGACCCAGGCGTTCATGGTGTCGACCACTGCATCAGGAACCACCATGCAATCCACGCCCTTGTAACCGCCACCCTTGATACGACAGGCGCCGGCTACGCGGCGCAGCAGCTTGCGGAAACGGCGCTTGTGGATCGGGATGATCCGATAGAAGAACTCAGCGTTTACCGGCTCTTTGAACAAGCCCTGGTCATGGAACATCCAGAACATGTCCTTGTAGCTGTGGTTATGGTTACGGACCTCCAGAGGCATCAGACGGTTCATCTGGTATTCGATCCAGTCCAGCATGGTGTCGCCTTTAATGTCAGCGAAGACATAATAGGCGCTGGTGAAACCGGCAGCTTGTTTCTGTTCAGTTCCTTGATTGATGGAGAACTCGGCCGCTGTGCGACGGTAAGGTTGTTGGATCACTTGAACTTCTCCTGGAAGACGATCACAAACTGCTGACACTTCTGGTCACGCTTGTCGCAGAGTGCTTGGGTTTCTTTACTGACTTTGCCTTCCGGCTTGGTCAGATCGACGTAAGCGTTACCCACAGCAACGCTGGCACCGAGGAAGATTACAACGAGGGCTTGAGTGAGGTATTTCATTAGTAGATAACTCGCTTGGTGAAGGTGTGGAGACGGGACAGGATGATACCGAAGTCTTCTTCGGAGTATTCATCCTTGTTCTTTTCCAAACGCTTCTCGAACCGCGGAAGCAGTTTGGCGGCTACAGCAAAGCGCACGCGATTGACGAGGTCTTCCGGAGAGAGACCGTCTTCACGCAGACTGTCCACGAGTTTGTCGTAGTCAGCGGTACGCTTGTACTTAGCAACTGCTTCGGCGAGATCGCCGCAAATGCTGTCGATGAATGCATCGCGTTTTTCGATGCGAGCTTCGTTACGGTTGTGGGTATAGATAGCCGCTGCGGTGAAACCAACAGCGACTACAGCTGAAATAGTGATGGCCACGATCGAGACTGTTTTCATTTTGAAGATTCCTATTAAAAATTGAAGGTATAACAGGGGGTAAGCTTTCGCCTACCCCATCGCGCTTAGTTGATTTCCCAACCGTTTTCTTTCGCACGCATTTCGTAATGTGCACGGATGGTCTTACGAACTTCTTCCAGTTCGTTACCCTGGTATTCCACGGCGAGGCGAAGCATCAGGGCACGGTAAGCGGTGTTGACGGCGATGATGCGATCCCCCTCGCGAGCGACGACACGGTTCTTGTGGCGCTGAACGATCTCATCGATCTTGATACAGTATTCTTCGACGATGTCCTTATCGGTGGGACGGTTCCACCATTTGACAGCCTCATTGATGCCGATCAGAACGCCGGCGATAGACAGACCGATGACGGTCGGATAAACGATTTCTTCTACGACGTAGTCAGAGAGGGAGCGAGCCATGATTGTATTTTCCTATTGTTTATTTGAAGGGGGTATTACTTAGTTCTTAACAACCAAGATCTCTTGACCCAGAGAACCGATCCGGGTACCGAGTACAACTTGCTCTTCAGATGCTTTGGGGGTATCGTACTTAGCGTTAACGAACAGGCCGCCAAGAACCATACCTACGAATACCAGGGCAATTGCTTTCATGATTAAATCCTCGATTGAATTGGGTAATATCACTTTTGTAATATAGCCTTCAGAAAAGATACATTACAAAGGAGATGGGGGCCCGAAGGCCCCCTAGGGGTTACTCTGCCGGAACCGGAGTGATGTTCTTCTGGAGGAAGGCTTGTACCTTTTCCTCCAATTCACACAGGTTACGAGCCATGCTGAGAGCGCTGCGGATTTCTTTCATGCGACGCTCGACATAGCTATGGATGGTTTTGTTACGCTCTTCACCGACGAGATCTTCGGGTAGAGACTTGACGTAATCGTTGAACTCACGCAGGAGCTCATTCGAGATAGCGTCATCCGACCACACCATCATGGCAGTCAGACCAGCCGCTCCGACGACCATCAGCAGAGCACCTTTTACGAGAGAACCGAACATATTGCTTTCCTTACTTGAAATGGTGTGGAAGGTGAACCGCTACTTATTCAGTAGCGGGGGTTTCTTCAGTGGCGGCTTCGGGAGCTGCCGGGGTGTCGCCCGCCGAGTCGGCGTCGTTGCCGGTGAAGTACTTGTAGCCGGCGAAGGCAGCAGCGCCGATGGAGGTAACGATACCAGCGATGATGAGAGCTTGTTTCATGGTGCAGTTTCCTTTTCAGTGAGTATCACAGTTAACGATCCGACGTGAATCGTAGCGTAGGTGTTCGCGAACATGGTCTTTTATGCTCGCGGGGTACGCAGCTAAAATCTCTTCGATTCCAGCTGCTGCTTCTTGCCACAAGAGACTCTTGCGGCGTTGCCAGTGCGAATGATGGTAGTACCCATCACTCAGAAGTTGGTCATGGATCTTGTTGAGGTACTCCCAACCTTGGGAATACAATTTGTTGATCGTAGAGATATGTCGCCAGGCGAGAAGGCCTATGCCTGCACCCAAAACGGTCATAACCCCTGTAAGTGCCAGAACTGATTTGAAGTACCAGTTCATGACACTTAACCGATGATTTCTTCTACGATGAAGTTGGTGGTTTTCAAAGCATAGTAACAGGCTACTATGCCCAGTACTACTTTCAGGTTGAACTTGATGTAGTCAGACATCTGTGGTTTCCTCTTCGAAGATGGTATCAACGGCCCACCAGGCTGCGTTAATGATCACGACTGCCAGACCGAGTTTAAAGCAGAACTTAGCAATGCCCATGGGGATTACTCCGTTGATTAACTAGGCTAATATCACATTTGTAATATAGTGTTTAAAATGTTTTGAATATACGAATCTGCTCAGCCAATAGCGGCATAATCCCCACCCGTTAGGTGGGGCATTATGTTGCATTACTCAACGGACTCCATCCAGGGAGGATAGACCACAACCAGTTGATTAGGAATGTGTTGAGAGAACTCTTCAATCATTGCCCTGACATCTGGGAAGTGTAGTTTTCCATGTCCACACCCTAAGGGTGGCATGACGATCTTCCACTTGGAATCGATGAAATCATCGTCTGCATTCTCGTCGATATTGTCGACCATCCACTGTAAACCAGCAGATATGTAAGAAGGTAGAGACGGATCTTGCCATCGTTCCTTAGTGGGGAACATCATGTAATGTTTATTGTCATCTCCTTTGTAGATGACAGGATGACCGATCTGGATGATCTTCATCTTGCAATCATGTTTGTACCTTTGAAAGAGGTCAGGGTGACGCTCTCTAAAGGCTTTGGCAACGCCGGCACCCATCACGCCAACGGTGTTGACGGTTATGACGTAAAGATCTCCGGGCTCCTGGAAGATATCCTTACCGATTATGAATTCAGCCATTTAAATGGCTCCTTAAACTTGTCTAATGAGTGAGCGGACATCACCCACTCATTAGATTGAGCGCCAAATTAAGTCATTTCATCAAACAACTTTTTGCTCGCTACAGCACAGGTAATAACGCCTGTCACCAGCGCCACGCCTGCGGTCAGGAACTGAAGGATATCCTTATTATGTCGAGCTTTCTTCGATGCCTGATCGTTTTCTGCTTCGGTTTTGGAATCATCCCAGAAGTTGAACATATTGCTACCTCAAAAGCCGTTGTGATAGATAGTGACCGCAAGAGCCACCACGAAGATTACAACCAGGTGCGGTAAGTCGATGAGGCTCTTGGGCACCTGAGGCTTCTGTTCACGAGGAAGCAGTTCTTCAGTTTGCTGTACCTTTTGCATCCCTTATACCTCAACAGGTGGAGTTAATTCCCATCTGTGATATAGGGTTAAAAACACTTTGAATATGTGGAATTGTTTCCACTACCTGACAGACGATGCCGGTAATCAGCCCTTCACTATCGGTAATGGTTGTTATCTTTGCAATCTCTCCACCCAAGCTATTTAATGCAAGATGGTAATTATTGAAGAGTTGCCGATACATGCCCTCAAAGAACGACGTAGCAATTGGATATTCTTGCAACGCCATCATGATACTGTTATAACCAGTATTAAAAGCAATAGCGTCATGATTCCAGTTGAAGTTATGGCGTAGACGAATGAAATCCATCGCGTGCTCGTAGAGACGGCTCTGCGTGCTAAAATCTAACGTAATGTGATTAGATATCGCGCTTAGGAACCCATAGGACCACGCCGGGTCGATTGCTATATAAATGTTTGTCATTGTGGTCACCTGGTATAAACCCACCCCACTTAAGGGGTGGGGCTTATAGTGTCATCTACGATTTCAAACCGGTTGACAAAGACGGACAACTGACACTTACTGACATGCCGATTGACTACTGGAGACGCATCAGAAGCGGTTCGTTGTTCACCTACACCTAATAGGGTACCGTGGTAAATTTTTACAGTGTCGCCAGATATGGTAAAAAACTTCACTGGCATTCCAGGGTACAATTCATCGGGATTACCGTTAACCCATTCCAGATCCAATTGCTGGCCTTGGCGTTGTGCCATAATCGAATACTGTTTATAAGGGTTGGCGGTTACCCGCTCATTTGCCCATCGGGTGTTGTTAAAGCCAGTTTGGAGATTTCCAATATTGACTTCATACAAGTTAGATGCCCGGTCCATTAACATCTTGTTGTCTTTGGTGACAGCTTGATCTGTCAACAGGTTGTTAGCATTACCAAAGCGAACACCATTACCCTGTTGTAAGACCGTAGCAAGCCCGTCATCGAGCGAAGATGCATTACCGGTGGCTATCACCGTCACATGTCGGTCAGTGCTCTTATACGTCTTCTCAGCGCCTTCGTAACGGTCACTGGGAATATTGATCAGGTTCAGAACCCTAGTCTTCTTATTGAATCTAGTTGTATCAAACAACGGATACATGTAGAAGATCTGATTCTGAATATATCGACCCATCCCAGTGGGGTAAATTCCACCTTCATCGTTCTGTAGAAATCGAGGGATATCAGCTAAGCGGATACCATCTGGCAAACCGATCTGGTAATGAACATCTGGATTCCAGCCATCGGCAATATCCCAACCCAATAAACGTTGATCATCCGTGCCACCCAATGCCGCAAAGACCTCGTGATGTGATGCGATTACCATGTCTTTAGTCGTCATGTTCACAAATGTGTTGCCATACGACGCCATCATAACACGGTAAGTCAATTCATCTACGAGCTGCATCTGAATGGGGATCATCGAGATCTGATTCAATGCTTCACGTGATTGCAGCAATGAGTTCTTAGAAGATAACGCAGGGTTTGATTGACCACTCATGTTGAGGATACCCCGATAGCGTTTCGTAGTCGAACGCTTGTCCCAGTCCCGCGCAGAATTTACTTCCCGTAACGGAACTTCAGTGTACTCCACAATGAGGTTATCACGATAAGGTAGGATGTCGTAGGCAAAGTCCCCGTAGTTCATCAGGAACTCTACTGTACGATCATCACCCACTTGTCCAGATGAATAGTCACGCACTAGGCGATAATGATCCAACCGAACTGGAGTGATCCATTTCTTATTAGCAAGGATCTTTATCTCCATGCGGAAGTTGTAATGTCCATCACCAGACTGAATAACATTATTCACTTCACGCATGAGTAGCGTTTTATCAACGGACATCTTGCGACTCCACTACGTACCGTTCAATATCGTCCACTATAGAAACGTATGGCTTGAGTTGCCCATCGTTCTTTTGGAGTCCATCGAAGTATCGGTTGGTTGCAGTGAGGTTTCGTTTGCGAGCCATCATCAAAAGGCTATCGAAGACATGACTGGAATTACGCCCTGCTGGTTCGAGTTTTTTGGCCAGGCCATGGACCTCTAAAGCCAGATCTTCAAATAGACGGAGGTCTTCAATCGGCGGGAATCCACTGGGATGCGCACCAAATACACATTGATCACGCCAGTCAGCGAAGTGCTGCTGGATGTCATGGTAAATTTGTACGCAATCCTGGAAATTCAACAAACCAATGGTGTAACCTTGACCCATCAACATGGCCATAGCCGCGGCTGTTAGGCTTGTACGAACGAGTTCGTTCTGCCTATCTCGGTCTACATATTTATCACCCGTACCGTTGATAGCGTTGTCACGCAGGTACTCAGCTGAGAATCCTGCCATGTACGGAGCCACGGCAGGAAACTGTAGATGAAATAGACGCCATGCAGCAGTTCGGCGATCACAGAGCTTGATATTCATGTACCAATCCTCACTGCGTATTTCAGCAATGCAATCAAAACCGGGTGGTAATAGAACCTTTCAAGGTTATCCCAACCCAAACAACATTTAGTGACTGCACGAAGCGAGTCAACGTTTAAAGGCTCATTGTTGATCATCTGCCAAGCCAGCTGTTCCAATTTAGATTGGGTAACTGGAGTTTGGTAGTAGAATGATTGCGAGAATACATAGTAGTCATCCACTACGACAGGCTTAATGTCGGAGGGTGTCTTCCAGGCAGTTGCTACGTCAACCAATTGTTGTGGCTTACGTTTGAACCATTCTAGATCACGTTCTTCCTGAGAACGCCATGGACCTGGTTCAGGTCTACGAGGACGTCCTTCATGGAAAGGAATACCTTCTGGTCGTGCACGGTCTTCACCGTCGTATTGCGAATCTACATCTGTCGGAGCATCAATTGGGAATACAAATCGAGCAATCCCCGAGAAACCAATTGCCTGTAATTCAGGACGCCATCTGGAAATACGCGTATTCACAAGATGTGCACGTTCGGTATTATCACAGAAGCGACCAGAATCCTGACGCACCAGTGCATCCCAAACAGTAGGTTGCGACATCACCGGTTCCGACATTACGTTCAACAGTTTCACCAAACGCATGCGACCATCAGTCTGCGTATCAACCATCATTAGCATGGCCTTGGTGACAAAGTGATCGTAGGTTTTAGCTAGTTGATCGGGCACCAGAAATGTACTGTGTTCCTTGGAGTAGAAATCAGTGATATATCGACGAATGATTTCGGAACGCAGTGCGGCAAAGTTCTTACTGTCTTCTTGTTGCTGCTCAGTTACATAGGGATTACAACCGGCCCCTAGGGCACTTGCCGACCAGTAATACGTTAGAATGGTTTTCCTTTCCAAATCCTCCATTTGTTGTGGAGTCAGGAAACTGACCATCTTCAGTTCAATGGCGTAAGTTGAATCTCGTAGGAATGTTTCTCGACGAGCAGAAGTAACAGTGAATAAACCAATCCGACCATCTCCCACATCGGCTACCCACATATCCCCGTAGTTAGCAGTCAGACCAGGATAGGTGTGACCAGTGGCCGTAACGGAGAATGTGCGAATGCGCTCGTCTTGGGAAATATCCAGCGTCTGGTTGACCTTGATGTTGATGCCGTTGATTCGAATGTACTGTTGGTATGGAGGCTGACGATGTAGAGCCAATGGAGTTGGCTCTTGTGTTTCGTCAAGCTTCTGTGCAAAGTACGTACCGGTCCAGTTCGCACCGTTAATCCACCTGAGCATAGAGCTGCGTGGAATAAACTTGGTATCAACCGCAATACCACGGAAAGTATCTGGCCTGGCTTTAGGTACCACCGGATCAACTTCGGGGTTCTTAGGAAGTGGTTCTTCCTCTTCAACAAAGAGTGACATTGAATCACCTATTCCTTATTAACTTTTACGCTCAGAGATGATATTTGCAAATAGAACATTAGTTGGACCAAAGGTGTTCTGGTTTACATAACCCGATTCACCAGGACCACCGATGATGTTCTTATCCTGCTCATCACGAGCCTCTGCGATATCGCCCCATTTCACAATCCCGCGTGGGAAATGTGGTATGTCCTTCACGTATTCTGTCTTACCTTCCTCACCACAATCCCCTTCGGGAGGACGAGGACCAGACAAACCAAGAAGTTCCATCTGCTCAATTGGTCTCTTACCAATCCCTAGGTTAAAGAGATGGAAGAGTTGCCAACAGCAAGTTGGGTAACGAGAAATACAACGCCAATATCTATCGTTGATAGCGTAGAGGTTCTTCACCAATGAGATCTGTATGTGATAATACCGATGTGGATCCAGAGGCATTGTCGAACGCACAATCAACGTACCCGGATCAATAGTTAGAGGTACACGAATTCTCTGGTTGTTCTGGTAGAGTCTAAACTCAAAGAACGAACCATCGGCGATTGCGTGTGCCCCTTCTTGTTTGAAGAACTCTAACCACCAACCAGTAAATGTGAATCGTCCTAGCTTAGAAAGATCCAGTAGCTGTGTGGGATCATCTTTATCCAAACAAAGCAATCCATTAAAAAATGTAAAGCGTTGAATGGGTTTATCATCGGTATGCCAATCGTCAGTATCTGGATGTTGGATGTAATCCACGCCGCGGCTGCGCATCAAAATCAGAGCTTTCTCCAGTGAACCCCGTAGATTGGTTACCTTGCGATCAGCTTGCTGGTAGTTTTCATAAATCGGTTTAGGACGGAAGACTTTCGGAATCGGACATTGATGCATAATCATCGGGTAAGTAACCCGAATATGCGTTGGACGCTCGTAACGACAGATGTAACTGAAGTTAACTGTGTAGCCACCAGCTTTATCACTAGATTGCTGAGGAGTCTCAGGAGAGTTGATAAAGTCAAAGTGACCCACTACATCCACTTGACGCTCATAAATGGTCAGAGTGGGGTGCGTACCGATCAAAGTGGTCATCTCGGTTTGGGGTTGGGCCCAATATTTTTCCATCCATTCGCGGAAGGTCCACTCTGTCGGCCAGCAGGAGTTCTGCATGGTGTCGTACAGACCCTTCATCAATCCCAATAAAGCGGGTGGTACGTTGTAATGGTAGGTCAACGACATCGTCAGATCTCCCACACCCGAACTTAAACGAATGCGTTGATCGTCTAACCAGCGTTGAGCCAATACTACGTTTGGAGCTTGATATTCAAAGTCAATACGAAAGTCAACGAAGCGACGAATTGGACGCATAATAACATCACGAGTTTCGTCGTAGAACACCGGGAAATTCTCGTTGTTCATTACAGCTGTAGAAAGTGTAAAGTTCTCTTCAGCGACTTCATCGTAAGTAATAGTAACTCGTTCCTCTGGATCGAAATGCACGGCGTTAGCTGTATCACAGCAATTACCAAACATGCCATCGTTCATAGGAACGGTATCCGAGCGACCCGGTAAATAGACTTCAGTCTGTTCCGGCAAGGTCATGTACTGCGCGACTTGCCTTACGACGTCAACAGCCACCTTACGGGTAATTGTTTCATATACGTCCGGCAATGGGACTGTTGCTGAGGGCATGAGATATACCTCAAGTTCTAAGATCATAAGATCCGGCATAATAGCCTCTCCATTACGGAGAGGCTATTATGTTGTCTTACAGGGCCTTACGAGCCAGCTTGACAATGCCGGAGGCTACGTCAAGAGAGTGCTGCGTAATGAACTTGTAGACCTCAATGTGCGACGCACAAACCTTCAGCAGAGCTCCAGCAAGTTCGTCGATATCACCGATGTCACTCCAAGTCGAAGCACGAGTAACTACGTCACCACCGTGCGCGCCAGTATCCAATGCACGGTTACGAACGATGCGGTTCTCGGTAAAGCTATCAACCGCCTTCATACCAGCGCTGGCTGCCAGTTTCTGAGCTAGTGCAGCGTATGCTTTAGCCAGAGTCAGCAGGCGCGCCAGTTCAGCTTTGCTAAGCTCTACTTTAGTAACCTTGTCAGCTACTTTGGTACGCTTGACGGCCGGTACACCAACATCACCCAGTGAACGCAGTTTCTTGCCTGTGGAATCACCTTCAATAACCCCACGCGATTCCAGAACCCAGCCCCCCAACATGGAACCAGCCGTGAATGCGATCGGCAGGAACTGAGCAGGTTTGATAGCCAGAGCACGTTGCAGCAGATTAGTAGTTTTATCACCACCACCCTCAGTAACGGTCTTGTTCAGGATATCGATGATATTGGCTTGCAGCCGTTCGGAGTCTTTCAGACCCTTGATAGCAATCTCCGAAATAACACGCAGATCGCCAGCGACAGCTTTAACCAGATCACCGTCACGGGTGGCCAGGTCAGAGTTCAAACCGCTGAGCGATACCTTACCCTGGATAGACGCACCCGAGAGTTTGGTTAGAACCAGGTCGATATCTTTGTTGATGGCTTTAGAACGGGCATCGATTTTAGTGACGATGCCGCCATGCCACCAACGCTCAACCTTCTCATGCAGTGACCGTTGCAGGTTATTGATCTTGGAGATGAAACCTCGGAAGCTTTCCAGAGACGTCATGTAATACTTATCCAGATCATCCTTACCATAGTCTTCCATGGAAGGAATACCCGGAGAATATTTACCGAAGGCGTCATGTAGTTTGTCAAGCTTATCTTGAGCAAGGATCACAGTTTGGATAGAGAACTGCTCGCTTTCCAGACCGAACTTCAGAAGCTCGATGAACTCTTCTACCGTAGTTTGTTCCTTTTGCAGATCAGCAATAGTGCGAGACGCATCAATAGCTTTTGCCTCGTCTTCATCTGCTTCCAGTTCGATGTCATCAGCTTCCGCTTCTGCCTCAGCCACGTCTTCTTCGGTGGTGTCAGTGTCAACGTCTGGAATGTCCAGTTCGCCTTCATCGAGATCTGCTTCTTCATCAGTCTCTTCGATTTCACCAGCCTCTACGTCGATGGCCGGTTCTTCGACTTCCTCGACGACCGGTTCATCTTTGTTTTCAGCAGCAGCAGCTTCGTCGACTGCGTCGAAAGAAGCTTGAGTATCCAGCGGGTCAACGCCAGTCTCTTCTTCTACTGTCTCAGCCGCTTCAGCGATTTCATCAACGATCTCGGTGGGGGCATTGGTTTCAGCTTCGGCTTTGGCAGCTTCAACTTCTTCGACATCATCAGAAACATCTTCAGCTGTTTCAGCAGCTTCCTCAATTTCTTCAGGTGTCTCAACAACATCACCACCCTCGGGGAGTTCCTCAGCCGGAATCTCTTCGGCTTCTGGAGGAATATTTACCTCTTCTTCGGTTTCCCCCTCGTTATTGACGAGTGCTTCGGTTTCAGTCGGAGCATTTTCTTCTACGACTTCTTCTACCACAGGTTCACTGTCGGTAGCGGGGATTTCTTCAGAGAGATCAGACTCATCGTTGCTCTCTAGCTCTGTTTCGGCTTCTTCGACTACATCAGTGTCGTCGGATTCACCTTCACCTGCACCCAGTTCCCCCACTTCAGTTTCGGGCCCCGTTTCAGTAATACCGGTATCATCAGTAGCGGCAACATTGTCGCCAGACCCACCAAGGTCAACATCAGTATCACCGCTGAGATCATCGCTCCCACTATCTGTATTTTCGTCAGTTGTAGGGGCGTCGTCATCTCCACTGGCCTCGGCTTCAGTGTTGCCGCTTTCTGCATCATCAGCACCTTCGACTTCGACCGGGGTCTCCTCGGCCTGTACCGCTTCGGCTTCAGCTTCTGCTGTCAGGGCCTCTGCGTTGGAATTGGATTCGGCTTGATCTTCCGTGATGCCATTGCCATTAATGTCGGTAGCGCCTTCTTCAACTTCAGCAGCAGCCTCACTGACAATATCAGCGGATGTGGCTTGTAGTTGTTCAGCTTGGTCTACCAGACTCTGGACGTCAGCCTGTTTTTGTTCTCCGATTGCAGTAGCTTCTGCTACGGCGGTGGATTCGTTTGTAGTAGCCATGGGCTCCGGAACCACAGGCTTCTCTTCTACGACTTCCAGATCGCCATCGGGAGCGATCTCTTCGGTGGGGGTAGCTTGACCTACATCGTCCCCAGCCTCTTGTACATCAACCTCCGGTTCAGCAGACGTAGTGACCGCAGTCGCATCCACTTCTTCCGCCATGGGCGGCTCTGCCGGAGTACCTTCAGTCTCGTCGAATTCTTCGACAGAGGCGAGGTATTTGTGCAGACTTTTCAACATGTTGAATACCTTCTGTACAGGTTAAATCGGTGTTTCAGATAATTGGTCTAAATATTGGCTTCACAGACATTCAAAATGGCCGTGAGATCGCGTGCACACAACGCCATGAACCCCAGGTATGGATTCGCTAGCCAGTCAATATAAGCTTCAATTACCCGAACGAAGAGCCTATAGCTATCCTCACTCACATCCCTTAGTTGATCAGTCTGGAGATTATCGCGCACTTTGTTCACAATCGCAGTCAATTGATTAATACGATCGCGGCGGCGATGACGAGTGGAAAGGTTATTAGCTCGGTTAAGCATCTCAGCAGTCTTTACTACCTGACGCAGCAAAGATACTTCAATGGAAGTGGAGAATCGTTGGAACGTGATCTCTTCTGGTAATGGTAGGGGATCTCGTTCAGAATCATCCAGCTTTACTTCAATCCCTAAGAGACGATCGACTTGACCGCCGTCAGGGCGTTTGTCAACCACGACCAATTGGCGGTTACCAAGGAGGTGGATACTTTCATGACGGTATCCGCTATGACGGAACAACTGATTATTGGCAGCCATCCCGACAGGATTAACGGACATAATTGTTTCAATGACATTTGCTAGTTCTCCTTCGTTGTTAATAACGTTGGGAATACGGAGGCTAGCCGAAAGCATTTGACTGTTCTGGAATTCGTAGTAGGTACGAGCCACAATGTCCAGATTACGCAGTGCGGAGAACAATCCCTGCACTTCAGTGATAGGACGATAACGCACACACAGGTTCTGTATTCGAGTATTGATCTTGAACGTAGTTGCTTTATCACGACGTGCTACCGAACGCGCATCTGTTTGCAGCCGATCAGCACGCAACATAATACGTTCCATGGTCAACGCCATCCCGGCGGTACCGTCGAACAGATCCTTAGCCATCGCTTTTAAGAAGGCCAGAATTCGGTCGAGTAGTTTGGCGAACTCTTCTTTGAAATCCTCAGTACTCACATCGAGGCTTAAAGTTTGTCTTAGTGCGTGTTTGTATTCAGCATACGCCTCATTACTGCCCATCAGTTCGATGATCTTAGCGGCAATCTCCGGAGAGGTCTCCATGAGTTCAGACAGCTTTTCAGCAGTAACATTATTGTAGTCTGGTTCAGCGATCGGTTGTTTAATAATCGGTGTATCCAGATCGAGTTCAATCGACATAACAACTCCTAGCATAAGACGGGACTCCGAAGAGCCCCGTCGTTATGATTATTCACCAGTTTTCTTGGTGTAGCTGGACAGTTCAGCTTTGATCACTTTCAGATGTGCACTCACTACACGGATGACGTAGTGGGTGATCTGTTTGCTACGCGGGTTAGAAGTACGAACCAGATCAGCGATAGTGTTAAGTACTTTCTGAATCTCAGCCTTGGAACTCGGATCCAGTTCAGCGCTACCCAGTTTTGCTTCCAGTGCTTTGCCTGCATCGGTCAGGGTCTTAGCACCTTCAGCAATCTTCTCATGCTCCGCTTTAGCAGCTTTGTTAATCTTGATGATGTCCGAGAGTTTCTTCAGGTGTTGTTTGATCTCAGGAACAGATCGAACCGTAAGCTTACCACTGACCTGATCGTCTTGTGTTTCATCTTTACGTAGGCCATAGACAATGCCATCGGCAGCGATATCGATTACCATATTACCTGGCAGGATTTCATTATCGCTGTACAGATCGTCCAGAGGTGCGGTGGCGCTAGTCAGCTTCTCGACCAGATCATCGGCATTACCCTTGATCGGATCCCAGCCCTTAACCAGAGTACCCAGGCCTTCGTAATATTTCTTCACAGCGGCAGGATAGGCGTACGAACTGAAATGTGCCAGACCCGAAAGAGATTTGGTATCTTTGAATTTCAGCTTAGTGCCGGCGAACAACAGTGGATCATTCAGTGGAACAACAGCATTCGGTGCTTCTTTACCACGCAGTTGCTCAGCTGCTTGTTCCAGCAGATTAAGCTTGTGTTCAGTTTCAACAATACCTGACATAAGGCTTTCAAAACCAGAGGCGATAGCAGCGAGTAGTTTACGGATAAGCTCCATCACTTTCTCGAATGCCTGCTTGGCATATGCCTTCAGGTCTTCTGTGGATACAGTAGCTTTCTGAATAGCTGAGCGCGGTGTAGCGTCGTAAGATTCCAGACCGGCAACCAGGCCCGTAACACCCAATTTGCGTTCAGCATCTTTCAGACCCACCCGCAGGAATGCTGCGGTTTGCTGAGAGATACCTTCCAGACCGGTTTGTTTCAGCAGAGCAGCATAAGCTTCCATCGATTGCTGAACTTCGATCATATCGTCAACTTGGTTGGCGATGATGGTTTGTTCAATCTGACTGTGGTCCATCATCGGCAAAGTACTGTCATTATCAACAGCAGCTTCAACGTCGAGGATCTCTTCGCCAGTCGGCGGTAGACCTTGATCGACAGCGATATCGACTTCTTGTTCGGCCCCAGCAGGGATGTCAGTGGTAACTTCAGCAACAGGGGTCATTTCGGTGTTAGTCACAACAGCAGGTGTTTCAGGTAGTGGAGCCGGAGTCGGTTCGGGGAGAACTTCAGTGATCGGCGTCGGCTCGATAGCTCCCTCTACAACTGCCGGCGTCGGACCGGCAATTACTTCTACTTCTTGGGCGTCGATAGCAGAATCGCCGCCTTCAACTACCACATCAGTCGGTACGGGAGCTTCGTCGTACTCTTCCTGACTCAGGTAGCGTTGCAATGCACTGGACATTATTAATTCCTCTAGAGGTTAGATCATCGCGCGATGATGACTTCGTAAATAACCATAGAATTGGTTACTGGTGTGCTTTCAGTTCGAGCTCGCAGACGTCGTTACGCGCTTTCCCAATCCGAGTTAGATGAGCGGAGATAGGGCCGTAATCAGGACGAATACGCTGGAACAGCTCCATGCTATCCGTACAGACTTTATCCAGTGCTTCCCGTGCAGATCGCCACACTGTTTCACCACGACGATTTTGCAGACCCATGAGCTGTTGACTAAGCTCACGCATCTCATCCAGAATACTAGCTTCAGCTTTTAACAGTTTAGCGACGGCATTCATTGTAGCAATGTTTTGCTTCAAAGTGTCTTCGATAGCTGCCCGATGACGTGCTTCAAATGAATATTCACTTGGAGCATCTTTGGCATCTGCATCACCCAAATATGGACCTAACGCGGTATACCTGAATTCGACCTTCTTATTACCGGGTAGAATTTTGTCTGCAATACTCGCTACCAGACTGACATGCTTGCCTACAAATTCACTGATAGACTCATATTCGCGAACATCCCCTGATTCAACATCGTAAGACTTGACAGCCTTAGTGAGTTTGTTGATTTGGTCTTTGGTGTATTGAGGATACGTTTGTAGGAAGAACTTAATAATTTCCTGTTCAGTACGGCATTCAGCCAAACAGAAATGACCATCTGCAAACAAAATACCTGGGCTATTGACCGTTACATGAGAAGCTTCATTATGAAGTTCATTAGCTGGTTTTGGTTTGGTCCGATCACGGATCTGTTTCAGGAGTTCTTCAGCTTTCGACTTAACGCGTTCAGAACCACCAATAACTTTCTTGGCATATTGCTTAGCTTGATCGATCAGTTTTAGAATGAACTGATAAATCCGCTTAGCAATTTCTTTAATACGGTTACCAAGACTGCTGTTATCGGTTTCAGTGGATTCACTGTCTTCCAGAGAACACGTCATTCGATTAAGTTTGGAGTCGATGTGATTCAACCCCATTTGCATGGCACGTTTTGCATGACGAGATAACCCATCAGGACCAGCTGCTTCCAGGTGGCTAAGATAGTTCTCCAGTGAATGATGCATAGCAACCAGTTCGTCGATCTGTTCAAGATGGTCATCAGTGATCGTATCTGGTTGTTCAAATTCGTCCGGCGCATCCTTGAGATCTGGCCGGTTATGAGGGTCTTGGCGAGTATCCATGAGTAAGACTCTATTGTGTTAAACATAGGATTGACGGCATAAAGCCTCCCCGAAGGGAGGCAATATGTTTAGTAGCTCGCAAGTTCTGCTTCAACAATTTCCAACTTGGCGGAAAGTGCGCGAACGACAGCGACCTCAACATTAGCAAACAGCCCAGGCTTATAAACTTTCTGCATCAGTGTCATGATCGCCCCAGCCAGTCTCTGTGCACGTTCAACATCATCTGCAAAGACACGGTTGAGATCAGAAACCACGGCTTGATAATCACCAGAAACTTCTTTCATGGCTTTCTCACGATCTGCTGTCCATGGCTCACCGCTGAAACTGTGAATATCTTTCGCCAGTGCTTTAAGGCGGGTATTCGGACGCAGGTCAAGAGTAATGCTTTCTGGAACAGTCCCGTCAGATTCTACCAGTGCAAAACTCAGGGCTTCTTTATCCCAGACTAACTGCCGATTACCCGGCAGTGATTCGCCAGCCAGACCAGTCTTCAATACGAGTTCAGCAGCCCGATGAACGTAATCTAGAATGGAGACCATCAGATCAGAATCGTCATTACCGCTACGAATAACTTCACGAACCTTTACAAAGATATCACGATAGAACCGCGGAAGACCATTAGACAGCAGTTTGATATATCGCTTTTCACGATCGATGTTATCGTAGGTATTTTTACCATCTGCAAACACGGGCGCAGGGGTATTGATCACAACTTCAAAACTGTCTTTGTCTGTAGCTTCTTTTCTGTTATCGGCAAGATTCGGCAGATTAGAACGGACGCCAGCCGGTACAGGTGGAACTTCCCCACGGAATTTACCACCAGGATATCCAGGGAATTTTGGAATAGCAGTCAACAGATATTGTGCTTTACGTTCTGTTTTAACACGTGCACCTGCAACCCGTTCCCAAACCTGTTTAGCCACCGCCATGAGCTTGTTGAAAAACTCTTTAAGTTTTTCAAACAGCACTTTACCACGTTCTTTGATGTCTTCAATGGAGATAACTACCTGTTGACGACCATCACGCGGCGTAGCTGAGTTAAATTCTTCCAAACCAAAACCAGGATTATCAAAACCCAGTTTACGGTCAATGTTCCGCATACCTACTGCCATGATGGCAGCAGTCTGTCGGTTAATGCCTTTCTCACCGGCTTGCTTCAGAAGTACCGAATAAGCTTCCAGAGCTTCATTAACCGAAGCAAGTTCTTCAGCCTCATCGTTCAGTACTTCTACTTCAGGATCCACATTCACGAAATCGCTGGAGTCTTCGATGATTTCATCATTGGGTTCAATGATAGTATCGGCCAGCTCGTCATTGACGTTGCACGGCGGTTGTTGTTCAAGTGCCATTTGTTTAAACCCTTGCAAGGTGTATGTTAACATAGCATAAAGGGAACCCGAAGGTTCCCGTTTATGATTACTCTTCGCCACTTTTGTTGACTGCATTGAGTACGGCGTGATATGCCTTGAATTTGGCTCGCAAGCACAAAACTAGTTGTCGAGTTACTGTGAAGTAATCATCGGGATTCAGTTCCTTGACAAACTCAGATATGGCTGCCTGAATTTTCTTGAACTGATCTTCATCGAAGTTCTTATGTTTACGAACGTCAACCAATGCCTTAGTCAGATCATCACGGATCTTCTCAATCAGACCAAAGCTTTGCGGATTACCAAGGGCATGAATGTGAGGAACGATCTTACGTTCCCACTGATTACGAAGTTCAGATAACGACGGAACATCCACATCATGCGTCCCGGTGGAGCCAACCAATGCACTGACTGCTGCCCTGTCCGCAAAATCGTTATCCATCTTGATCTTGAAACGGAAGCCATTGCGCCTGAATTTAAAGTTACCTGGTAATTCGACCGCAGGCGGATTATGGATTTGAATACGTGTCATGGTGTCTCTGATAACATCGGTTACAAAGGGACTAATGCCATGATCCCGTAACCCAGCAATGATCGGCTCTACAATTTTCTTGTAGCTGATTTCCAAACCTTGCTTGAGTTCTTTGAGTACGTTGGCCTCAGCGTCGGTTAGTTCAAAACCAACGAACTCTTTGTCCAGGTACATCCACGGATTATTAGCCAGGTTGATCTTATCAGGCAAGTCACCTTTAATAGCCTTGAGAGCTTCGGTAACTTTACCGGACTCACTCTCCATTGCAGCTACACCACTTGACAGCTTGTTAAACTTATGCTGTACCGCAGTGAAGATCTTCTTAATCCATTCCAGGATCTTGGCACCAATTTCACGAGCGCGGTTAGCGATCGCTTTGGTATCAACGTTTACGGCCTCCATCGCCGAGCGAGGAGTAGCGTCATACGACTCCATACCAGTGGCCCGCACTGTCAAGCCGCAAGTAACGTCGATGTGCTCAAGGCCGGTGTGCATAATCGCCGCTGCTTGTTTCGACAAACCTCTGGGCCCTGCTTCCTTAATCAGATCCAAATAACCCTCTAGGGCAGCTTGGGCGCGCTCCAAGCGATCAATTTCTTTAAAAGCTTTATCTACGAAAGCTGAGTTGCTCATGGGTGTTTCTCGATTAGTGTTAGCATAAAGGGAGCCGAAGCCCCCTTCATTTTAACGGTACGCCTCAACGGACACAGTGCCGCTTTTCATACCGCTGAGTTTTGCAGCGCGCTCAATACCTGCTACCACTACGCCACAAGCACGCTCAGTCAGGGCAGGCTTGTATTTAGTTAGCAGACGGTCGTAGGCTTCCAGAGCCGGGATCACTTCAACTTGATCAACGGGTTCAGCGAATTCACCGCCCTGGATCATGTCATGTGCCAAAGGAGCATTGTCGCAATCTGCCTCAGTCTTCGGAACCGAGTAGGTCGGATCAATGTCTTCAAAACCGTAGATGCCTTGGCGAGTTACCCATTGGCCTTTAGAGAATACCCAGTCAACACCATTCACATGGAATACTTGATTCTCCTTAGGGTGTTTGGGGAGATCTTTAGTCGTGGTCAGAGCTTGTACCGAAGCAACAGCTTCGTTGGATACAGCAAAGCGATGATGGGCCTTCTGTACCCGCAGGTCGATCAGACGAGCTTTACCGATGACTACAGCTTCAGCCAGAGATTCCAGAGAGATGGATTCGTCAGCAGAGCGTTTTGTACCAGCCAGGCGATGGATACGCTTGACATGGCTACCCAGTACAGTGCGTTCACGCTTGGAGAAACCAAGGATAGCCGACTGCACTGCTTTTGGCATATAGTTTTCCAGAGCTGTAGTAGATTCGTCCAGAGGTTTCTCTTCGGCCTCAACGTCTTCTACTTTCTCGTGCTCCAGTTCCGAGGCTTTAACCGATTCAGCTTCACCCGAGTCTTCTGGGGTTTCAGCTTCAGCAGTTTCTTCCGGCTGGGGTTTCTGTTCCGGGGTATCCGGACTTTCGGCAGCTGGGGCAGTTTCCCCTGTACCTACTGAGTCTTGGTCGTTCTTTTGAGTTTCGATGCTTGGCGGTTCGCCAGTGCCATCAAACAGGGGTTCATGAGCATCGGCGAAATCTTCGTTGCCCAAGTGGAATGCGAGGTTATGAATCATGTCTAGTACTCATGAGTATCTGAATAACATAGCATAAAGGGAACCATACGGTTCCCGTTTATGTCATCTTGGAGCGAGACGCTTTTGTTCTTCCTCAGTAGGCTTTCGCAAAGGTGCTTGGAAGGCCTTGAGTTCCAGGTCAGCAATGAATGCCAATCCACTAATTAAGCGAATCATCCCAGCCAGGGCATTATTGTAATCGGTGATCATACGTGTCACGTTGTTCAGGATCATCGTCAAATCATGGATTACATTCGATACGGCAGGGCGAGCTTCGTTCTTTGCCTCGGTTGGCCGATTAGTTGGGCTGTTAGGGTCATTATTATCCATGGTCCTTATTTGACCGGCTTTACTGCGTACCCGATCAGCTGATTGTTCCAGCTTACGTAATGCGGCAGAAAGCTTCTGGTCATAACCCTTCCGAGCTTGTAGACGTTTGGCCAGGCCCATCAATACACCTAAACGTTGACGGATCTGATTTGATGCAGGGACTTCGATCTTGTTGTCTTCCGGGTTAACCGGCTTTTGTTCCGGTACAGTGTAATACTTAAATCGGAAATCCCGAATTGTATTCACCATAAAAGCCCAGTCTTGGATCTTGTCCGTTTCCGCCTCAGTAGGGCCCGAGAAGTAAATAGAACGATTGCCTTGAGTCAAGTCTGACCGAAACACTGAAGCATTCACACGAAAGCGTTGATCATTCTCAACCGGGAGTGCCCCCTTGAGCCAACGCTTAGCGTAGAAGATACTAAAGTCGATCGTAGCGTCTTCAGTCCATTTTTCATCGAACGATAAATTGTTGATCATCTTATCGATCATGGCCATGTACGGCAATAGGACTTTATCATAGAAGTCCAGAAGGTTCTGCGTTTGAATCATCACTGGACGAATGTCATGCGGTTCAAACTTACCGTCAATACCGAACTTAGCGTTCTTACGAATTTCAATCTCTTCTTGATACGGCTTATCCTTGATATTGGAGGCCGTGTCATAAAGCATAGAAATGCGCTCTACGATGCGATCGTTCCCACTCTGGAGAACCTTAGCGTAACCGTACAAATCGCTCTGGAATCGCTTTAAATTGTACTTAGTGCGGTCCCATACCTGCTTGGCGGAATCGGTAATGTCTTCCGTCGAGATCGCGTCCGCAAATCCGAACTTCTCCACGGCATAACGCAGCATCTCTGGAGACTGTTTACCCGTATCACTGTGGATAAAGTGATCTAGTTTCTCCAGTCTATCCAATTCTGCATGAAATGCCTCTAAGCTAATGTCAATTGACTCCAACTTAGTTTGGTCTTCGGGCGAGACGGGCAAATCGACGGGTTCTACCCCGTCGAGATGCTCAGGTTGGGTTTGGTTAACAATAGAGTCAACCATGGACCCTCCTTTACTTGTTGACTTTCTCAGGTACTGTGCCAAAGAGCATATTCATGGTGTACATGAGGTCATCGAAACCACCTTTATGCGTACACCATTTCTGGATAATCGCTTTGGTGTCCAGACTGAGATTCAGTTCATGGAAGAGACCAGCAATATTGCGGCGTTCTTCTACGTTGATAGGCTGCGTGGGTTCATACGTCAGCAGAGCTGGCCAGGTATGCAGGTTCACACGACGCTTACCAGTAGCAATGAAACGTACAGTATCGAGCAGGAAGTCGTAATTGACCCCAGTCAGAGTGGCATTATGGTCTTGACGCAGGAACCAATTATAGTTACCACCAAACAGAACCAATGCCAGATCGATTACTTGTTTACGGAATTCCCAATAAACAGTCCGCTGTGGAAAATTGGTGTATTCCACGAACAAGTCATGAACACGCGGATCACCTTGACGCATTGTGAAACGCTGGGAGGCTTTGTATTGCCCCCCTGTGTACTCTTTATTAGCGTCGAATGGTTTCACGGAATTAGTAGGCTGACCCATGACCATTCTCCTTAACTAGCAATGCCAGCTTTCTCTTCGATCTGTGCGATCTCGAATTCATAGCTGGAAGCACGGCGTTCGTAAGCTTCGATTTCACGTTGCAGTTGCGGATTAGCTTGACCGCCAGCGGCTAGCTCGCGCAGTTCTTGCAGACGCAGTTGCAGACCGAAGTATTCTTCCTTGGCGTTCTTGTAACGCTCTGCCTGCATTTCGGCAATCAGCTTGCCGATGATCAGGAAGGGGTTTTGACGCGGAGAGAAGCCCGACAGATTCAGCGGATCAGTCTTAGCAGCGCCCAAACCTTGAGCCAGTTGGAAAGTACTGTCGTCAATGGTAGCCGAAGATGCACGAGACATACGAGACTTGAGTTCGCTACCCGGCAGGTTCATGGTCGGGAACAATGCGGTGAATTGAGACATGTTAGACTCAATCCATTCGTTTTCAGCAGAGGTCCAACGAGAGATCGTGGCCTTACCGACAGTAGCAGCTTCTTGACCCACTACGTAGAGCAGGAACTTACGACCGTAACGAACGTAGAAAGCCAGGGCTTCAACGAACTTAAGTAGGTTAGCTCGGTCAAAGGTCAGGTTTGAGTTAGTAAACTGAACACTGAACAGAGCACGCGTTTCACGACGCAGGAATTCAAAAGCTGATTTAACATTGGTCAGGGAGTTGATAATGACATCAACCACCGAACCACTGAAGTTCACGTTGCGACGCATGGCAACATCCATGCGTCGAGCCAACATGCTCTTCAGAGGGCGACCACCAAAAGCTTCTCGCACATCAGCCAGAATCGGAGCCAGGGTATCTTCATACTCCAGTTCCAGATTGTCGATGATGTTCATCAGATCCCGACGTTCAATGACAGGAGCGAGAGAGCGGACATATGTAAGAAGACTCATCGCGATGTCCTTGACTTAGATATTGGTTTGCATTTGTTTGCTGAACAGCTTGAAGATCTCAGTGATATCCTGACCCTTCGACTTCTCAGCCATCTTGACTTCATCCAGACGATAGCTGGAGGAGAGGTCTACACCGCGATGGTAAACGGTAACACGCTGCCAGCGCTCATCTACAACCATCAGCATCAGCAGATAGCTGTTGTCAAAGATCTTCTGACGGACATTGAAATCATCCATCTTCGCATACAGTGCATTCGCGGTCTGCTTCATGGTTGTAGCAGAGATGATAGCAATGTTGGAAGCGTCCGCCATGGATACACGACCACTTTGGAAAGCTTTAGACATGTTATTGCGACGACGATCGGTAATGGTCTTATAGACACCCGATTGGTCTTTCATCAATGCTTGGAAATGCGCATCGATCATGTCTTGACCCATAATGAAATCACGCCAGAAGCGCAGCTGACCAGTCTTCACCAGGAAGTAACGGTGAGCCCAAGAGTCACGACCGCCTGCGGTAAAGATATGAGTCAGAGTCTGAGACGGAACAGCAGCCGGGATTAGACGAATCAGAACAGGCAACTTTGCTTTCTGGTCACCGTCTTTGATTTCCACGTTCAGCAGTTTACCCACTGCCAGATTCTCAGTCTCGTAAATCTTACCACCATCACCGGAACTCATCGACTTACCAGCGTCGGTATCCTTAGAGGTATCAGCGTCATCACGACCCGCTTGGAATTTCTCCATGGAGTATTCCGCGATAGTATCAGGACGCATACGCTCATTGAAGCTTTCCAGAGACGGCAGACCGTCCAAGTAAGTTTCTTTCGAGAAGGCCGCTTGACGGACATCAATACCGCCGCCGACTGAACGATACGGGTTCAGCGAATCGAACACTTTCAGGGTGTCGATCTTACCAACACCGAGAACCATGTTCACAGCTTGCAGGTAATAACCAGCGAACTGCGACAGACCCATTTTCATCAGGTCTTGCATGTAAGGTTGATCAGCCAATGCACTATCGATGATAGCCAGCGGCTCAACACGACACGGGCGAGCCAGGTCAGCAAGGGACCCTACTTCCATGCCGTTCTTAGCAAGGTTAAATACGGTGGCCATGAGGCCGCCAGCGGCGGAACCTGCGGCTCCGCCAATTGCCGCACCAATAGGTAGCATTTGTTCTCTTCCTTTGTTGATCCGCAGAGAGTTTTAAAAAAATGGCACTAACAGATTATTTAAAGCAAATTTCCCAGAACATTGGGATGTCGCCGCGCGACCAGTCAGTTGATGACTCTTTCAAGGGTCTAAACATCACTGGACGCAATAACGCGATCGCACTAAACACCGAGAACCATGGCTATACGTTCTTTACCAGACCATTGTTGAATTTATCTGATCAGAACTGCATGGTAGACCGTCGATTGTCTCAGATACTAAACCCCAATGCGCTCAGTATCGAACGAATGGTCAGGGCATACTTAGACCCGAGGGCACATAAGAACGGTGGCGATGCTTGGTGTGGTGGGGTAGATCCGTTGAATCCATTCATCCCACTGCTGTCTAACAACCTAATTAGTTTAACGGGTTGGGAAGACTTCACTATAAACCTTGCGACGACGACCGCTGGTGTTTACCGCGATGCAATGTCGTATGTCGATGATGTACCATACCAGTACAACACTTTCGACCTACAAGCGACATTCCGCAATATTTCTGGCGATCCTATATCATGGATGTTCTACATTTGGCTTGTCTATATGGGCCTTAATCGAGAAGGTCGTATTTTACCCTATCCTGACCTGCTGATGCGGAATGAATACGATGCCAATACACGAATCTATCGTCTGGTTATGGACCAAACGAAAACTTTCGTAACCCGCATTGCTGCATGTGGTGCTGCACTGCCTATGAACTCTCCAACTGGACAGATCATGAACTACACCGGTGACGGTTCTGAGACACCGTTCCAGGTTGCCAATGATCAGCTGAACTTCAGCTTCCGTTGTATGGGTATGACAATTTACGATCACATCTTGATCTATGAGTTTAATGACCTAGTTGAAACTTTCAATGGTCTGATGCGAGATGGGAAACGTGGTCGCCTGACAGTTAAATTGCAAGCCCATGAAAAGCAGTGGTTCAACTTCCAAGCTTATCCCTACATCAATGCTGCCAATATGGAACTAGAATGGCATGTGCCAGTCGAGGTCTATAACGCGCGTGTTGGTGGTAACCTGACCAGACCGTACAAATCTTAATTGAGGTAACACCTGTGACTTCTTCTTTCAGAGAACGGCTGTACAATGTACGTCGTAATCCAGCATTGATGCAGCAACTGGTCCTTCAGGAGATGGATTCACAATTGAATCCAAATGGGACTGCGGCGTTTGATATCCCTGATGCAACTATGCCATTTGTATACGCAGCTGAATGCAGTGTACAAGAGACCTGTATGGCGATCAACGAAACGGAAGGGTTGATGCGTCAGCTCTATCCCCGGTTAGCCATCACCAATGACGAACTCTATCGACACATGTCGGATGACGATTACCTGGGTCGATTCTCAGAACCATCATCGACTACTTGGCAACTACTGTTGGCTTACGATGAAGTTCTAGCTAAGGCTATCCCGTATGGAGACCAGGGCCTGAAGAAACTGGTTATTCCTCGTTTAACTGAGTTCACAGTAGCTGACCTTACCTTTACCATGCAGTACCCGATCGAACTGCGGGTAATGCGACACGGTGGTGTCGCAGCTGAATATGTACAGGACTCGATCTCACCAGTGGCTACGCTGAGTACCAACGTGGTTGATTGGGAAATGGTGATCATCGACGGACGTAAAGTCATGTCGTTGTATATTCCGGTACAGAACTTCAAAGTCACAACTTTCACGGATACGCTCAACCCCAGTTCGCTGTTCCAAACCTCGTACACCTACACCGATAATTTCTATTACGCGCGGGCTTACATCAGTCGTAACCAAGATGATGTTTGGGAAGAGGTACGGACAACTCACAGCGATCTGGTGTATGACCCACTGAACCTGACTGTAGTATTCAAAGTTCTGCCAGGAAAACTCTCTGTGAGTATTCCAACGGTCTATACCAACATGGCGATGGCCACTGGCGACATTCGTGTGGATATCTACACAACCAAGGGTCGATTGGAGCGAGATCTGGCCGCGTACAAAATTGATCAGTTTAAGCACACGTTCAATTCAATTGACGACGACCCCACGTACGTTGCTCCATTGAATACGTTCGGTTTGATTCAGTCGATGAGTCGACAGAAGGTAGATGGTGGTGCAGCGTCGATTGACTTTATTACTCTGCGTGATCAAGTCATCAATAATACACTTGGCGACAACCAAATCCCTATTACGAACGTGCAGCTGGAATCCACACTGACTCGTCGTGGTTACGATCTGGTATCAAACATCGATAACATTACCAATCGACAATTTTTGGCTTCTCGTCGACTGGGTGTACCGGCTGGTTTGGATATCGTCTCAGGCGCAGGCGTTGCCATGTCTCAGTTAAAACTGGATATGGATTCACTGGCGGGTTCCGAACACGTTGCTGATAATGACAGCCGTATTACGATCAAACCGTCGATGCTGTTCCGGTTCTATAATGGGATGGTTACCACGGTAGCTGATGCTGAGATTGACCGTTTGGTTAACAGCAATGCTGAAACCATTGCACGGGAAGTTAATGCTGGGCGGTATATGTACTCACCGTTCCACAACGTACTGGATGCTAGCTCGAATAACTTTGAGATGCGTCCTTACTACTTGGATAACCCGACGATCACACAAAAGGTCTTCGTGGGTGAGAACGATACAGCTAACCTACAAGCAACGATTGACTCGTTCAATATTGTTCGCACTGATGCAGGTTATCGCATTACTGTCAAACTGGAAACTGGTGATCAGTTCAAGCAGCTAAACGATGATCAAGTCGTTTTGCAGATCGGTTATCAACCGCCAAATGAATCACGCTGGGCTTCGGTCAATGGCATCTACATGGGTAAGGAAGATAACGAAAGGGTGTATTACTTCGACATCAATACGAACTACGATATTGATTCACTACATCATCTGCATACGACCAACCTCTCCATGTTCGACGTAACGCAGAATCGGTTCTATACGCCCTTGAATTGCAACCTCGATGTTTCCATCCTAGTGGTGAATACCATCACTCCCGGTTATCAACCAAATGAACTCGATGACCTAGTACAAAGTCATCTGCTGCCTCAGCAGTATATGGTGGTAACTCGTGAACGACTGCAAACCGTACTGGGTTACGACATGACCAGCATCTGGCGTCGTAGTCGTACGGTGTTGGGAGATGAGTCTTATCAGCATTGGGAATACGATGTCATGGCGTTCTACGAAGAAAACGAGTACGCTACTGACAGTAATGGTAACGTTATCATCACGCCTTTGCCGGGTGGTGGTTATGATTACGAGATTCTTCACAAGAAAGGTGACCCGGTTCTGGATGCCCAAGGAAACCAAGTGAAGAAGCATCAGAAAGGGGATGTCAAGCTTGATAAAGACGGTAACCCCATTCTGGTTGCACCTCGTAAACTGTTGCGAGAAATCACACTGCTAATGGTGGATGGGCTGTTCTACTTTGCAACGGAACAAGCTGCCTCCAACTATCGTTCTCAGATCCCTATGGAATTCGTGGGTTGGTTGCAAACAGACATTGATCTACTGAACCGGCAATTGCTGGAGAAGTGTGAGTTGTTCTTGTATCCGACTACGACTTACGGTGATACGGTTGTTACAGTACGTGAGGGTCAAAAGGCAACCATTCCAGTGGACCAAGCCTTTGCGATCACTATGTACCTGACACCGTCCGAGTACAAGAACTCTGCAATTCGTCCGAGCTATATCAGCAACGGTAAGATCATTACTAACGACCTAATCGTTCGCAAAACTGTATCGGTATCGGATATTGTGGCTAAGCTTGAAGAAACCTCTGGGGATCAAGTCATGGCAATCGAGTTCAGTGGTCTTGGTGGTTCGGCTAACTACAGCATTCTTACAGTGGAAGATGATGCAGTTCGTCTAGCTATCCGTAAGAAACTAGTGGTACTCCCCAACCAAGAACTCACTGTGGAAGATGACATCCAATTCAACTTCCTCAAGCATGAGGTATTGAGTTAACAGCATAAAGCCCGCTCCTTTCGGGGCGGGCAATATGTCGTCAGATACCGAGCGAGGCTTTGAGTTCATCAACACCTTTGTTCAGTTTCTCGATCGTTACACGGGCAACATCATCTACCAGGTTATCCATCCGGTCTTTACGAGTGATTTCGTAAGCTCGCAGATAGAAGTTGATGAATGTTGCTGTGGCTTTCCATTGTGTAATAGAAAGCCTGTAGTATGCATCAATGATTTCACGCAGCGCAATGAGAGCTTTATGAATACTCTCGAAAGCGGCTTGGAAATATTCTGCTGGAATCTGACTATCTTTCAGTTCAAAGCGACGCACTTTACGTAGTTCATCAGCAACTTTAGCGTAAGTACTATAGATGAATTCAATAGAGAATGTGCGCCGTTGTTTGATCATCCGGATGTTTTCATAGAAACGGTTACCCAGATCCTTGTCCTTGAGGAAGAAGTTTGGGTCATCTGATTCTGTATTAAAGTCCGCGATGTCTTTAGCCAGAGCAACCAGTTGATCACCCGTTCCTGTGGAGAAGTTTAGATCTTGCGATTTCCCCAGTACGAAATCTCGCAGTTCACTGACCTCGGTTAGCAGGTTCTTTGACAGATCCTGTGCTTTGTCCAGTTTCCGACGAAGTTCCATGGAGTACTCACCATTACCGAAAGCTACCAATGTCATGGCGTTCTTCGGTAGTTGCACATTAGTCAGCAGTTCTCCTGCCAGTGCATCGTACTGCGGTTGGAGATCACGGGTAGAGAGTGTGTTGGCTGCAACAATCCCCACAAACAATCCACGGGCCAGATCAAGCTTGGATTGTGCTTTATCGACCTTCTGCATGATCTGCGTATCGGAATACTTCCGTGCTTTGAACCATTGCAGAACTTTTGCTACCCAATCAATCAGTTTGTAGAACCATTCCTTGATTGTATCCGTGATGGATTTCAGGATAGATTCGTTAGAAACTTTCAGGTTAACCGAAGTCCGCATCGGCGTAAACAAACCATCGTAGTTTTCCAAACCAATGGCCGGTAATGGAAGATTATGTTGCTCAAGACTAGATCGTACACCTTTAAGAGCATCGATGTCAGCTTGAGAAACACCCTCTTCATTGATGGTGTGATACAGATCGGTCAGAACACCAATCTGCTCTGTGGCGACTTGTAGTTGACGTGCCACTTCTTCGTCAACTTTAATATCTTGCGGCGGGATTACCGCTTCATCCAAAGCTTCGTCCAATACATGCGACTTAGACTCAAGGATTTCTTCTTCAGTTTGCATCAGTATCACCTTCTAATGAACGCTCATATTTTTTCTGGCGTAGTAAATATAGTTCAAGACGAATAATCTCCTCGATCGCTTTGCGTCTAGCTACAATCACACCACGCTTCGAATCAAACGCTGCTTTATTAGCCACAATGGCATCGGTTACAATCCGATGTCCATTCTTGAGTTTAACGATGCAAACTGTAACTAACATATCCTCATCGGAGATAATTTTCTCTTCGATGATTAAAGATCTAGCGTAAGACTTTGTGATACGCGGATAGATCAATTCTATCCGTTCGGTTTGGTTGGTCATACAACCATCCTCGTATTACTGAGCGTCAGTCTCCAGATTACGCAGAGCTTCAGCGATTCCATTTTGTGCGCGAACAAAGTCCAGGCGTGAAGTCAGTAGTGCAGCAGCAGCTGTTTCATCGGGAGTCTGGAAACTGTCAGCAGTTTCGGATTTCATGGCCATTAGGATGACAGCTGGATCTGCGGCGCCGTGAAGCAGAGCGAAGCGGATACGGATGGCTTGCTTGAAGAGTTCTTGAGCAAGCTTGGAATCCACGGTAATATTTTCGTTAACTTGACCTACCACCTTACGAAGAGTCGGTAGGTGAGTATCGATCAATTGTTCTACAGACAGACTTGGATCAAACGGCACGTAAAATGCAATGGCATTAGCCAGCATCATAGCGCGCAATTGACGTTCGTTGTTGGTCGGGGACTTCAGTTCTTTGATATGTCGGGAGATTTCGTAACCAAGACGCATGGTATTATACCTTAGATTGGAGGCGGAAGGCTTGAAGGAACAGATCATTGTTCGCGAGAGCTTCTAAGTTTTCCTCATGTCGAGTATACTGAGCTTCACGACGCAATTGGGGACGGAAGAATTCTAACAGAGCTGTGAAAACACTACGGTTCTTTGAATAGTCTTTAAGACATTCGTCAATCGCTTTAACATCACGCTCAACTTCCGCTTTCGGATAAGCGCCACGTTTCATTTGTGCGATGATATCCCGGCGCATCTTGGTAAACCGTTCGAGCGGGTTGTCGTAACGGGCAGCGAAGTTGTACTCATCGGGAGAATCAGCGTACAAGATTGCCAAAGCAGTGAGTGGAGCAAATGTAATCATAAACAGCAGGGAGATGGTCTGACCCAGCCAGAAGTTGGTACCAGTAACACCGAAGAACCTGTCCATCTTGTGCAGGCCTGTAACCAGATCACGGCCATAACCCAGACGACTGGCAAACATATCAGCCATTTGTTCTTCACGACGCATAGCCGTGGTGGGGTTGTTGGTCAGATGGTGACGGGGTGCTTTCTTCCAAGCAGATAGAATAGCTTTACGGACAGTGGCGTCGTCGTTGCGACCGTTCACGAATTCTTCACGCATGGCTTCAGGAATATTTTCCAGTAGCCAGGTTTCATCCAGAATCTGTAACTTGTATTTGTTGACCTTCTTACCTTGCAGGATCTCGATCCCATCAGTCAGGTAATAGTTCAACCAAACGTAGTCACCCATGTACATGAACGTGTTAAACGTGTGGCCAATTTCGTGAATCATGACAGCGGCAGCTTCACGCACAGTGAAACCTAGCTTCTCACCCAAGATACCCATGGAGACGTTGAACTCGAAGATCAAATCATCTGCGGCACCACCTTTAACCTTGACATTTTTCAGGTCGATTTCAGTGACCATGTCGATGGCAGTCTTGCTAGTAGCAGTGACTTTGTTGATGGGGTCAGTGTAGTACCAAGTACCCGCGTGACCCATGAAGATAACCTTGTGGTACACGCCTGCATCAGGGATATCCGAAAGGATAAGCTTGAAACTATAAGTGATCCCAGTTTCAGCCTTCAAGTCCTCACAGTATTTCTTCAACGTATCGACGTCGACACGGACACCGAGGCGTTCTTTCTCACGGACTTTAATAATGAAGTCCTCAGTGATCTCACCGATCTTGGACTTCGCTCCCATGGCAAGCATTTCCATGGAAAGAGTGGGTTTCATGTTCATCTAGAACATCCTTGACATGTGGGTATTGTAATCATAAAGATTGGGATTGGGAGCTTATACTTAGCTTCACCATAATACGTGTTTTTAAATCGAAACAAAGGGGCTGTTTTCGATGTCCGACCTACAATTTACAAAAGAAGATGTTGTTGGTATTGAAGCCAAACACATCACTTATGTGACTGACCAAACTGGCCGTAGGCATGATGCACACGTAGTCAAAGAAATCATTCACCTTAAAGACAAACGTCGTATCCCACGTATTCGGGTCGTTGAAGACTACAAACGTCCCTTCTGGATTACACAGAAGGGAAGACAAAATCATAAAGAAAAGAAAGATTACGAATTTGAACGTAACCTCCAGAAGTACACCTGTACTCAACTGGAGATGCCACGTATGATCGCTAAGTTGTTAGGCGATTACTCAATGGGTCCTAACCCACGTATGCGCCAATTGAGCCGTAGCCCTTATCTGTACGGTTCGGACGTAAGCTCAGTCTGCTGTCTCAAAAACGACTACCGGGAGCAATACCCGGAACTTATTTCCCGTAACACGGTAGCCGGTGGCGACATCGAGACCAACGTGTACGAAGAAGAGAACGAGGGACAGATTATCTGCATGTCGGTTACACACAAGGAAAACGTGTATCTGGCATATCTGAAGCATTGGGTGAAAGATCTGGATGACCCAGTTGCCGAAACCTTCGCCGAATTAGAACGCATTCCAGAATTGGTGACTCTGAAAAAAGCACGTAATCTCAATATTGAAATTGAGGTAGTAAATTCGCCTGCTGATATCATCATCAACTGCATGCGTCGTTTGCACAAGTGGAAGCCTGACTTCTTCGCGTTCTGGAATATCGACTTCGACATGAGTCGAATCTTGACCACACTGGAAAACTACGGCATTGACCCGAAGAACGTATTCAGTGATCCTCAAGTTCCTCCGAACTATCGGTATTTCCATTACCGTCAAGACCAAGCGATGACCACTACGGCATCGGGTGTAACCAAGTCCAAAGGTCCAGAAGACCAATGGCATTGGATTACTGCACCTGCGTCGTTCCAGTGCATTGACTCCATGGCCACGTATCGTGTAACTCGATTGGCCAAAGGTAAAGAATCCAGTTATGCCCTCGATGCCATCCTGAAGAAAGAACTCTCCATGGATGAACAGGAAACTGTTCAGACTGAAGAGGAATTCAACAGCTGGATGAAGAAGATGGGTAAAGCCATCGCTGAACGTAGTGGTGCCCACCCATATTGGTCGGTCAACGATCCGAGCAAGGATAAGGTAGACGTCACGTACAACGATGTCCCTGTTTATACCGCAGCTCAGGAGAAGCTGCTACAAGAAGGTATTGATCCGGAAGATCCGAGGGTTCAAGTCGAGTACCGCCGTGAGGAAAAGGTCGAACGAGAAGAACACTGGGAAGAAGTTGATTCGCTGGTCTGGGGTGTCAACGTACATCCTGGGTTTGGTGTGGGGATGCGCCTGAACTTTGGTAAACTGAAGTTCGCTGAAACTGACTACTTGGGAGGTATCGAATGGCACATTGAGATGCAGAAGAACCACAAAGTCCGGTACGGTCTTTACAACATCATCGACTCCATTCGACTGGAACAACTCGATGAAAAGATTAATGACCTGGCTTCGTCTATTACTCTGTTCTCGAAATCTTCGGACTACAAGAACTTTAGTTCTAACCCGAAACGTCTGTGCGACGACATGCACTTCTGGTATCTCAAGCGGCCTGAACCCTGTGTAATTGGTTCAAGCTCTGATCAGATGGTTCATGATCTTGATAGCTATGTTGTTGGCCACGATTCCTGGATCGTTACCCTGCCTTCGTACATGGCTGGACCCAACGGACTGAAGTGTGTCAAAGACTTACCCGACTACAACACACTTTTGTTTACGCACGTGGCTGATCTGGATTAAATATTAGTCCCATCAAGTTGGAACACTTGATGCAAACTTCTTTAATTGACGGGGAAATCCTTAGAGACATGTGCACCAAGTCTAGATAGCGATATACTAGATGGCCAGTCTAACTCACTGGGTATGGTAAAAGACACATGTATTGGGCAATCCGCAGCGAAGCTTCTCTCTGAGAAGAACGTTCAACGACTATCCCGTAAGGGAGTACATCCAAGTGGGTGGAAATAGGAAGCATCCGATCCTCGAAAGAGAAGGATGGTGATATAGTCTCCACATCCAGGGAAAGCCTGGAGCAGCGTGTAAACGCGGGTAGAGCATAACGAACTCTATCGAAGGTATGGATTGTAAGTACGTATCCGAACGTGAGTCAGATTCTGAACATTGCTCGTGAGACTACCGTCATGGAGTTCTCGGCAATGAAAGACATCTCTGAACATGATCGTCGTGAAGTGGGTGTGAACCTGACAGGGGGTCGAGTCAACGGTATCGAAATTGCACAGAAGATCATGAAAGGTGCCAAACTGGATAACATGCTGGCAGCTTACCTAAAACACAAGGAAACTCAACCCCCAAAGTAATGTATCGGTGGAAGCGTCGCGGAGGATACGAATGTTCCTCCGTTGGCGACAAACGATTCTCTGCCCTGTTTGCTCGGCTACCGGATGGACGAACGATTGAGGAAGCTTGGCAATTAGACTGTAAAGGATACAGAATACATTCCAATAATTGGAAAGCAGGGAAAGGTAAACCTCCATTAGATGGGTATAATCCTAAGTATGAGGACTATAAAGACTTATGGAGAATTTGGGCTGTATCCAATAAACAACTAATGAATGAATTACGTCAGAATGCAAAAGATCATGATTATTATCTTTCTGACGTATTTGCTTCCACTGATATTTCTCAAGCTAGAGCATTATCCGATCTGTTGAATGAGGGTTACTAAAATAATCATTGACATAAAACCCTCCCATAATGGGAGGGTTTATTTCGTTAACTAACTTGGTATTTTGAATCTTGATTACCATTTAGAACATATAACTTACCAGCGTTATTAAACGTATTAGCAAAACCAGAATCTATCAGACCATTTTCTAAACTACCTAAATTTATCCAACGTGATAAACGTGGCTCATAATACTTAATTGGTGCATTATTTTGGTTCTCACCTGCAATCACATACAGTTCACCAGTTGGTCGTATATTAATTGCTGAACCAAGAGGTATACCCGTGGTTATTGGTTTAGACCAATTATTGTTAGTCTGATTATAAGAGATAATGCCAGTGTTGACACCAGTCCCAACCATACCACCTATAACACATACACTATTATTATACACACCTACTGAATAGTCTTGTGTATAAGTACCGGTATCATTAAATGGTGTTCCACTGGTATATGCATCAGTAACTGGATTATAAATCAATGTGAATCCACGATTACTAGTAGCATTATTATCGGCAGCACCCATTATATAAATTAAACCGTTAAGACTAGTGGAGCGTGCATAACGACATGTGATAGTACCTGGTGATTTTATTTCCCATGTATTAGTAGCTGGGTCATAACACTGCATGTCTTTAGTAAGTACATTAGCGGTAGAACTTTCGCCACCATAAAAATATACTTTCCCATTAAATGCTGTTGCCGAACATTGCTTAACAGCTATAGGGGTTCCATTAGGTTGTAATACTGTTAACTTACCTGTATCTAAATTTAAAATACGTAAGTTAGAGTTAGCTGTATTTTTGCCGCCATAGTAATAAACCAAATTACCAATCTGTGCACCTGCTACCATTTCGGTATCTGTTTCAAAATTAGCAATTTTAATAACATTGTTCTTAACAAATGGATACGTGCCACTTGCATAAATAACTGGACGCCATCCTTGCGTAACAGCACCAGTTTCACTACTAGATGCACTAGTTACATCAATTGCATAATAGCCGCGATATATTTGGTCAATAGATGGGTTAGCACCCGCATCTCTTCCCCAGTTAGTTGTACCATCAGTACTTATACCACCAGCAACAGCTTGGTTTATACCTAATTCATTATCAGTAAATTTATATGGCCAGTTTGCTCCGTTAAGATTAGACACATGGACATTGTATAATAACCTTTGCCATTCAGATGCGGCACCAACCATTGTTAATAAACCAAATTTATAGATATTACCCATAAATCTAACTTCATAATCACCATTACGTAAACCAGCACTATTTAGACGTGATTTCTGTATAGATTTACGTACAGGCATTTTTGGAATGTAGCAGGTAATATGGTTATTGGAAAATTTTAACCATGGTTGCCCTTCATTAATAACTGTACCAAATGTCATATTAACTAATTTAGCAGCATCGTCATATCCAAATAATTCAGATGACGACGTTTCACCATATAAACCCAATTCCCTTGTTCCGGCTATTAGTGTTTTAGGACCTGGATAAGGATCAGCATATATAGGGGTATTTGTTAGTCCAGAAGACAACAATAATTCAAACATTTTGTGTGCCTCTCTTTTATAATACGTCATGCGTAAGATTGAATTCTATACAACACAGCCATATCTTTATGATTGCAAATTAATACTAGTAGAGATATAAAATGCCACATACGATAAAAATCTCTAATGAGGTATTGGATGTTAATGTCAAGCGGGACTTAGGTCCATTGATAGAAGAACATCTAATAAAAATTCGGGATAAACTAGATAATCAAAAAATAGATATTAATAATTTTAGATCATTAAGTGATGATGTCTCTAAGATTCTTAATATGAATATTGAATTTACTCATGACGACCGATCGTTACTTCTAGACAGCATAATGGCCCTCCCTTTGGGGAGGGCTTTATGTCGTTATGCTATTTTACCAACCAGTTCCAAGCATGGTCTCCATCCCATGTGCGTACCGGTATTACCAGACGCATTGAAGTCGAGTTTGTTAATTGTGGTGTAACCCACGCCTGCTCGACCAGCACCTGACGTTGCTGTACCGGATTCTTGACCCCAGTTATATCGACCATTGAAGCTACCGCCAATACCGAGGTCGGCAGTAGTAAATGCGGCCCAACCCTTGGTAGAGGGTCCAGCCGTACAGACGTTGTAAATAAGGTTAGACCATTCCCGTCCAGGTAACGTGGAGTTAGAGTTACCTGAGTCAGCCGGGGCAATCAACAGCAGACGACACTTATAGCGATAGTTACCAATGGTGATCGTCTTACCTGGTGTAGCCACCGCTGCTGCGTTTAAGCTGTCCCACGACATGCCATACCGAATAGACTTCTGTGCAATGAACAATGCTTTGTTGTTGTATGCAAATTTCATCCACGGGGTAGTGTCGTTCTGTAAAGTACCAGCAGTCATGCCAGTCAGTGTAGCAAGCGCATCACCACCAATTAAACTGGCGGAGGGTACCAGACCAAAATACCCCGCAAGGGAAGTACCAGCGACTAAAGTAGTGGGACCTGGGCCGTTGTCGCCTTCAACGATAGATATAGGTTTGCCCAAAGAGAGCATTAGTTCCAACATTTCTCTCTCCTCAGTTTACAAGTTCCAATATTGGACGCCAGCCGTAGTTGCCGATGTTCGAATTGCTTACCTCTTTACCCACCACTGCAATACCCGTAAATCCCCGGTAGTAGTGATAAGCAGGAGCAGAGGTTTGTTCTTCTTGTACCCAGTTAGCACCACCACCATTAGTGGTCGATGTGACGCCCAATTGCGTTACTGTGAAGTTAGCCCAAACTGGGCCACTGGGTCGGGTAGTACACAATGGATACATCCAGCGGTTCCATTCTCCACCCGCTGTGCCAGCGGCCTTATCTGCAATGCCGGTCATGATACGACAGATGTACGTATGCTTGCCGATTGTAATTTGTTTACCGGTAACGAGGCCTTTGGCGTCCAGCTCAGACCACCGCATGTTATTCCTAATCGGAACCTTGGTCATGAAGTAGATCTTACCGCCATCGCAGAACTTCAACCATGTCGTTGACGTAACCAGTAAGCCGCCTTCAGTGGCATTCACTAGATCACACAATGCTTGTGGTTGCGGAAGGCCACCAGAGAATTCCCCGTAATATCCATAGGTGGTGTCGCCAGCTACGACAGCTTGGGGACCTGGTACTAAGTTGTCACCTGGTGACGCAATGGTCCCCAATATTGATTCCATCATATCAGCCACCAATTTCTCCAAGGGATGCATTCTGCTGGGAGAATGCGTACCATTTTCCGTCTATATTCAGAACAGTTGAATACGCCGTCGCATAAGAAAGTGGTAGGGTTATACCTGTATCCACCCACGCATTTTTAGAGAACAGGTACATGTATACCTTTTGTCCCATATTGGTCCCAGTACCACCTACCGACAACAGAATGTCACCAGCTATTCCAATACCATTCTCGTAGTTGGCTACAGGTGCTGCTTGGAGGACATCCCAGGTATTAGATGTTGGGTTATAACGCTTCAGCTTGTTAGACATGGCATTATAGTAACCACCACAGGCATACAGGTAAGTACCGTCTGAGGTCACAGCTAGTCCAGCTGTATCCGATGCGTTTTCACCGCCATGAGCTTTCTTGACGTAGGTGTTACCTTGTGGATCATATTCGTACAGTGTGTCGCGAGGAGTAACCAGTCCACCACCGTAGATGTAGAGTTTAGTACCAATCGCCGCTACACGGGGCCTGTATAATTTTTCAGGAAGATTTGCAAGGGTGGTCCATACCTGTGTCACCATATCGAACACACAGGCATTTTGAGCTGCGTTTGCAGAACCAGCAGCTGATTGACCGCCAAAGAAATATACCTTATCTCCAATAACTGCACATGACCAGTACCATGTCGCTGCCGGTGTAGACCCCGTGCCAACAGGAACAGCCGTCCTGGCACCGGTTGTCTTATCTACTTTTATAATCCTTGCGGTTTGTTGAGACCCGTTACCGCCAGCGAAATAAATGTCGTTGTTCCAAACAAACCAGCAACCATTACCCATCGCTTCACTAGCGATGGTCTTGACAGTCGGTTTGAATGTATCGGCCACTTGCTCCAACAATGGGCGCCATCCAGCATAACTCTGACTCGCCAGGTTAGATACGTCATAACCACAGTAAGACACACCATTGTATCCGCGCCACACGGCATACTTAGTAGCATCACCAGATTTGGTGTAGAGTTCTTGTGTCCATGTAGCGGCGCCACCATCAGCGGGATACCCTAAACCCAAGTCAGCATCACTGTATTGAGCCCACTCACCAGCAAGGGGTTCAGATGCCATTGTGTTGCTTGGGTTAGCGAAGCTAGGGCCGTGGATATGGTACATGAATTTGTTCCATTCTGAACCTTGGAACTGTACCAGGTCATAACCACTCGTAACCGTTACCGGATTAACGCTAGCTCCTTTAAACAACCTAACCGAATAAAACTTAGAGGCAATTTTGGTTAGTTTATTCCCAGTGATCAGACTCGCCGAATTTAATGCTTCCCAGCTAATTGTGTGTCGAATGGCTTTTTTGGGGGTGTAATAGTCCTTGCCATTAAAACGAAATTGTAACCATGGGATAGCATCATTAACGTTTGCTCCAGCTAATAGGCCGACTGCACTAGCCAAAGCGCTTGCGGTAATAAACGAAGAAGGACTTACTTCTCCGATAAAGCGGTTATCAACCAATGGAGGTCTAGCTAATCTAGCACCTAGCAATAATTCAAACATGGTATTCACCATCAATTACGTAACATAGGATTGCAGCATAAGGCCCCTCCCGAAGGAGGGGCAGTATGTTAGGCGACTTTGCTGAAATATTGCAGCAGCAGAGAGTGCTTGTTCGAGGGGAACAGCGCGATCAGAGTCGGGATATCGGCCTGCGCACGAGCTTCGCGATTCTCACTGGCGTAGACGTTAAACAGAGTGATCAGGTTAATGTGAGATTCCTGAATCCCATTTTGCATGGTCAGGTTCTCAGTGAAACGGAAGGCGTAAGTGTCGTTGAACACGCCTTGCGGACCACGGTTTGCACGAACGAAATTCAGGATGATATCCATACCAGATTTGAAGCCGGCCGGATCTTGCAGGTTGATTACGTAACGCAGCAGGTTGTCCAGTGCTTTCTGAGCACGTAGGCCATTCTCCGGCGTAACCGGCTTGTTGACCGCTACCGCAGCTGCGTATTCTTTCAGGGTGTTTTCAATGTAGCTCTGGTTCACGGGAGTGAGTCCTTGGTAAGTAATGGCAGCGACCGCTTCAGCTTTCGCTTCGGTGGACAGGGCTTGGGTAGCAATGGTCGGAACAGATCCAGTGTGTTCTTGAACTACAGTGGACAGACCGTTACCGGTACGGACCTTGTAAGCCTTGATCACGTTATCCGGATCAACGGTGTTTACTTGCAGGCCCAAACGATCTTTCAGTTCAATCGCCAGTTCGGCATTGGTGGACAGGCCTACAGCTTTGATCTCACCCAGCGCCCACGCTTCGAGTTCTTGAGTAGTCCAACTACCCGGCCGACGCAGGGCACGAGTAACGTCGTTCTTCCAAGCCCCAGTGGAGGTCTTCTCCGGGATGATATTTTGGGTAAGGAACTCTCGGCACTCTTGCAGCGACCAAGCATGGTCGAGTTTCTCAACGCGCCGGCGATGCTCTTCCAGAACATCTTCCAGCTTCGAACGATAGATGTTACCGAAAGAACCATCAATGTACGATTCGAGTTCTTCAAGCGTCCATTCGCCAACAGCCAGTTGGTTGATATCACGTACCTGAGGCGACTCTTCAGTGACAGTTTCTACCGGGAGATCACTTACATCCACAGATGCCGGTTCTTCAGTGCCTTCGGAAACATCTTGATCACTGTCGACAGGATCGCCAGCGTCAGATTCGCTTTTGTCGTCGTCGGGCAGTTCGTGAGTGACCGCTTTGTCATCATTGTAGCTCTCAGAGCTAGGGTCTTCCAGATCAACCGCAGCGGTAGTGGTTTCCGGGATCTCTACAGCGGCTTCAGTACCCACTTTGGATTCCGGTATAGTAACTGCACCCTTTTGGACGTCAGCCAGGTTGAAAGTTCTGTTGCGATTTTTGTTGCTCATCATTTTATCCGTTATCGGGAAATGTTCAGAAAGTTGGGAGAACGCGTAAGTTCTCCCGTCAGCTAACATAGAAGACTTCTTTGTCTTCAGGGTCTTTTAAACGTTGGCGAAGTTTAGCATCTGGCAAAGCTTTAGCACGAACCGCATCCATAATAGAGCCGTATACGATTCCAAAGACACTCACTTTCCGGGCAAATGGATTTCCCCCACCCATGCGCTTAGCTTTAGCCTCTGGCGTAGCCCAGTAAGCTTTCATCTTTTCGCCGTAAGCTTTTCGCCGTTCTGGATCTCTAACCGATTTAACTGAACCATTGATAATGCGATCACGATATTCCGGATTAGCCCAAAGATCCTTGACGACCGACTTCACGTCACTACCAAAGTTCAAAAACAATGGATCGACTTGATGTAAGTCGATTAACTTCTGTTCCAGTGCGTAAGCCTCATCACGGGTATCCGTATAGATGGTGTCGGTAGTATACTCGCCACCATTGTTATTGTAGCACTCCTGCACTTGACTGCTGGCGTGTAGCCCAGCCTTAAGTCGACTCTTGTGGTGAGCTAGTCGCTGACGGACATGACCGCTACTACCGATATAGAAATGTCCAGTAGCCGGGAAGGTTATCCGATAAACCCCGCACAATTTACCGACTTCTTCAACCTTGGCTGGTTTAACGGTAGAACCAGTTAGATAAACGCCCCGTTTAACAGCATCTTTGATCCATTCCTGTGCAACCGATTTAGCTTCTTCTTTATCAGTGCAAATGGAGAAAGAGAACTTAAACGCACTTGTACCAACTTCCGGGTCATAGAGAGATTGGAACTCAGGACACTTATGCTTTCCAGTTCGAAGTAGTGTGGCTTGATAGCTGTGCTGTTTTATAATATCCTGAGTGGTACCAATAATCAATTTACCAGTAGCTGAGTGTTCAAGTTTAAACACTCCGGTAAGCTTAGGCCAGTCCTGCTGATTTAGTAGCTTATCATTGCCATAGTTTTCCGCCATTACTTTTTGACGGATACTCCGTGACTCTTCCTTATCTGCCGTTTCGATAAACGTAAAATCGAGTTCGTCAGATTGTAGATAAAGTTCTTGGAGTTTTGGACTTTGATAAGTACCCAAGCGTAGTTGGCCATTAGCATTTATAGCGGCGTCGCGTATATTCGTCGCGCACACCATATAAAACGAACCTGTTGCTACGTGGCTAATCGTAAGGACACCGTTAACTGCGGGGATATCTAGATAATGCATTGTTATGTTTCCGAATTAGTGTAGATGGGGGAAATACCCTGTATAATATTACACATACATCTACACTAAATATTTAACTCGGTAAACAATACAAGCTGAAAGCTAGGTAATACGGCGTCTCATGTCCCAGTGCACGGTTCTTAGAACAGAGCTGTGCATCTTTGACATAAAGATCATCAAGAACCTACCACCGACTCCTGCTGCGGCTGCGGGGATACCGTTCGGGTTTTCGGCAAGTGCTTTACCTGCACACACGGCACAGATGTTCTTACCTTTACCCAATGCATCCCCTTCACCCCGTCCAGACTTACAAGTCATCGGACCACGGATGTCAATGATGCGACCTTTGAGAGATTCCAGGTCATCTTTCTCGATAAGGATAGATCGTCCCTTATCAACGTAGGAATAACCAATCAACGTTTTGGCGTTGAAGTCATCCACCATTGTGGGAATACCGATCCAGGTTTTGCAGTCGGGTTCGATGATTCGAACAGTACCTACCATCCGGTAAATAGTCTTCGTGGATTCACCACCCATCGCTGTCTGTGCACCTCGGTTGTAAGAACCGAAGCGCAGCGAGTTGTTCATCACCGGCATGAAGTCGGTATCAATACCTTCTTCCAATGACTTCTTGATGAACGTAACAGTAGTGCCATCGGAGAACGGGGATTCACCACCAAAGAAGTAGTGTACTTTACGGCGAGCGCCGGCCAGTTTCTTCTTCGATTTGTAGAACTCGTTGGCTTCATCGCCTTCTAGGTATTCATCATCGACTTTACCCATCAGGACGCCCAGCTCTGCAATAGCCGCAGGATCATGTAGTCGGTGTGCGTTATCCTTTACCCATTTCTCACGCACAGCGTCACGCTCTGGAGAGCTGGTCAGAGACTTCTTGGTAACGGATGTGACGAGGCTATCGGCGTAGCCGGGGATAGCTAGGCACGCATCAGCGAATTTCAGGTACTGCCAAACATACAGTTTTCCGTCACCAGCCATGGTAGTGACATCACCATCTTCACGGTCATCAATCATGCGTTCGAGGATTTGGTCTTCCAGTTTAGCCGGATCGAACTTACCCGCTTGGAAGGGGAACAGATCACCGAAGGCTTCAACCAGGATTAGGTGGTTGGCAAAGACATTGCCGTAGGTGGTGCGTAGGGGTTCGGTGCCTTTGTAATTGGCGATCTCCCCTGGTTGTAAAATGAATTCATCCCGAAAATGCAATGGGGCTCGGTTTGGGATATAATCTTCGATGTACTCGATAACGTCATTCGAATCGCCTTCCTTGTAGAAGTACATCTGATCATCTTTGAAATAAGGCTTGAGCGTGTATTCAGGACCTTCGTTAGCATTATAGACGATGTTGAATAAGACGTTCATCCATACGCGTTTCTTGCCAAGTCCCTTATTCAAACCCAGTAAGAAGTAATCACGCAGTTTCATTGATAGGCATCCTACGTTGGATAACGCGGAGTTCATCGAGCATAATTGCCCGCTCCATGGGATTCTCGGTATATTCATCTGTCAACATGTTAGCTGTCTTCCAGATCATCTCAGGGGTTACGTTTGAGAAGAATACCAGCCCTACAATTTCATACAGGGCTTCTTTGGCATTGCGTGAATCCAATGCATTCATGCTGTCTGACATTAACTGATCGATTGCCCCACCCACACGCATTCCCGAACTGGAAAGTTCTAACATCAATTGGAACTTGTCATGACCGAAGGTACGCAACAGTTGGTTAATCAATTTGATACGTTCTACTGGGGGGTCGTATTCTTGAGCAACGCCCCGCACTTGCATGACCTCATTGACATGTTTAGTCAATGCTTCGATAAACGAGGGAGCAACATAGGTGATCAAAGGAAGGATATCGTCGACGGATACATTCTCAAACAAAGGCACGAGATGTGCTAATGTTTCTTCGTGATCGTATTCGCTTTGCAAGATACCTTGAATATCGTCTGGTAATATGTAGTACGCAATACCAGTGACCGTTTTCAGAATAGCTTGACGCTCGACTTGAGTAGCTTCGTCTGATACACGTATTTCAAAACCACTTAGGATCTGGTCGTGTGCCACTCGGATTACGTCATCGATCCGGCTTAGTAGAATAGATGTATCAGCCATGTCGTCAGCAATCATGCAGACGGTGTGCAGTTCGTCTAGAGCTGGAGAAAAGTCGAGTTCTTCAAACGATGCAACACAGTCCAGAATGGCCTCTTTACGCTCATCTGCAATCAGTGGCGTGAGGACACTGTCTAGGATTTCTTGCATGATCAAATACCTTAAAAGGGAATATTGTTAACATAGGGTTACGTATAGCAAGTCGCTTTAGAATAAGGAAACTCTACCTGTTCTGTTACATCTATGTTAGCATATACCTTTTACTTGAGGCAGACATGTTTCCAGTACACTTAGCGAACGAGATGGATGTCGCACATCTGCCTCCACCCACCCCTGAAGACAAAGCGCGTATGAACGCAGCGCTTGATGAAATTTTCAATCGTAATTCCAATAAGGAACAACACGTAATGACCGCTACCGCCTGTGCCAAAGAACAACTCGACCAAGCCGTGGAACAATCCGCGGAAGTCGCACAAGAACTACTCAAAGCGGATGGTTGGGCCATTCTGCGTCAACTGTATCTGTCTGTTGCCGGGCTCATTGGTGCAACGCAACCGGTAATGGTTCCGGTGCTAGCTAACCTGAATGACATCCTGGCACGCCTGCCTGATCCGACCAGCTTTGATGCACAACTCAAATCCGTGCAAGTCGATCTGGATAACCTGATTACTGCGTTGGGTCTGCTGGCTACTCAGCATAAAGACAAATCAGGCGAGCCGTCCCTGGATGATATCGCTCTGATCTCTACTCTGTCCCTGGGCTATTCCAAACTACAAACCGCTATGGAGACGGGCATTCAACCGTTGCTCCTGGGTATGATTCAAACCATGCAAGACGCCGGTATCGATACCCTTAACTGGAGTTTCGCTGATCCGGTTACTGAGGAAACCAAGTAATGAGTGAAGTAGATTTCGATCAAGATGATCATTACCCTGCTGAGGGTCAGTGGGATGCTGACCAAGTTCCTCCGGGTACTGAGCCGGAGAACGGACCGGTTGGCCCGACCCTTCCTGACGAACCAGCTAATGTCGATGATACGATACCTGAAGGTCCAATCGTTGATACGCGCCCACCACTGACTCTTGATCAACAACTGATTAACTTCATTCAGACTCGTAAAGATTCGAGTGCTGTTGAAGGTGCTGACGAGGCGGTTCTGGCTTTCATTCGTGAGAACCCGAACAGCTTGATGAAGATCCTGAACCACTATAACGAACTGATCGAAAGCATTTCTACCGGTAATACTGTAGCTAGCATTAAAGACGCTACATGGATGGAAACTCTTATCGGTGGTATGGCCAACCTGCAACTAGGTGATGTACCAGTTCGTGCTACTGAACGTACTGGTTCGGAATGGCGTCAGGGTGTATTGCCGGTAGGTGGTGAACAAGGTCAGGAACTTCGTTCTGGTCGCCCGTCGCAGAAGCTGAACAAAGATCGCCGCGCCAGCAAAGAAGAGATGTTGGCTTATCTGGCACGTAAGTCTGGTAACGGTGGTTTCTACGATACCTTCCTACCGCATTCCGGTATCTGGCTGCGTCTGCGTGCACCGACTCTGGCTGAGATCGTTTCACTGCTCACAGAGATGGCCAGTGTCAAGCTGCGGTTGGGTGCAGAGTCCAAGGGTATGGCATTCTCCAATGCCAGCGCTATCATGCTCGATGCGATCACTACCCTAGCACTGAGCTGTGTAGTATCGTCTAACCACAAGTACGTCTCTCCGAGCGATTTAGAGGCCGTACTATCGATCTATGATGAAGTACTGCTGCATCACGGGTTGGCAGCGGCTATGTACCCGGATGGTTTCCAATACGCTGTGCCTTGTGTAGCCAATCCGAATACGTGTAGCCACGTTGAACGTTTCAAACTCAACATGTCATCGATCGTTTGGTTTGATAACCTTGTGTTCACTCAGGAACAACGCAAACATCTGGCTAAGCGTTTCCAACCGAGTACTGACGAAGAGTTCGAAGCTTATCGCAAAGACTTCACCGTTACTCAGAAGAAAGTATTCTGGTTTGGCGATATTGGTCTTCGTTTGGCTGTACCAACTATTGAGAAACGCCGTGCTTCCGGTGGTCAGTGGATGCAAGCTCTGATCGACATGACCCAAGGTGCGTTCAACGAACAGCCCCATGGTCAACAGCGTCAACGCTACATCGATAACCTTGCTCAAGCCACTACTGCACTTCAGTATGCTCACTGGGTTGATGGCATTTATGAACGTGAAGACGAATATGAAGATTTCGAAGATCAGTTCGTTACGGACGATCCCGAAGTAATCGTTCCTTATCTGCGAGACAACCTGGCCACCAGCGCTGAGGTTGCTGATTCGTTCTTCAAGGCAGTTCACGAATACGTGAATTCTAGTGTCATCGGCATTGTGGCGTTGCCATCTTACGATTGCCCAGCTTGTAAAGGTGAGCAAGGTAAAACCCATAGTGAACGTTTCCCGCATCTGGTACCGATCGACATGGTAGGTGTGTTTTTTACCCTGGCGCGCCAGAAAGTTTCGCACCTGGACTTGTAAGTGAAGATATCCGTCAGAGTCGTTTGAACGTAGATTTGAACGACCCTAACGGACATATCTGCATGCACACTTTCGGGTTAGAACCTTCCACCAAGGTTGTCCAGTTAACTGAGCTGATAAACAACTTGGATGCGGTAAGGCCAACGGTAGCAGAAATGCTTACTCGAAAAGCCTACCACCATGACTACGGTATATTTGACCATAGCGCTCCACATGCAACTCCTTTGGATTTGGTTAAACTTCATCCAAAGGAGGACATCTGGGAGGGTGGGCCAGAATTCACGTGGATGCGTAAATACGTCAATTTAAATATTGGCGAAATTAGCCGATTGAATATAGACGAGTTCTTCGAACTACCGTACCCACGTGCTCTGTTCCTAACGAAGTTGGCTGAATATAAATCAACTATTGGGGACAGTAAGATCAAAGAACTGGAGAAAGAAATCCAGGGAATGACAAAAAAATAAATGCATAACGCCCCTCTCCCGAAGGAGAGGGGTTTATGTCGTTATGACTGGATCTGTACTAGTTTCATGATACCGTATCCAGAAATAAACAAGAAGATCAGAAAGAAGATGCAGATGAAGCCAAGTGTTACCCAGGCACTCTTGGATTCTGCATCTACCTTCTCTACCTTAACCGGTTGATTAAGGTAGGTGTGATCACGACGGCGCATTACGATGAGGCAAGTAACCGCAGCTGCGATCAGGCTAATACCAACTTCAATGAGTTCCCAGTTGTTCATTTGGAGTTACCCCCAGACGTTGCACACCGATGATGTCGGGAAAGCGAAGACGCATCCCAAAGACGACAGGAACACCATCAGGTACAGGAGTGTGATGCCGAGCCAAACCAACCAGTTCAGACGGCGCAGGAACGAATGCTTGGGATAGCCATAGACTATCCAGCGTTGGGCGATCAGACCCCACAGCAAGATCAGTACGAACAAGAAAATACCGATGGGGGAGATCAGGAAGTACACAACAGCGAGCGGATTGTGGAATAGTTCCATTGGAGTTTCCTAGTGGGGGAGTAAGTGAAACAACTCGATTGCAGACCAGCCCGAGCTACTCACTAGAGCAACACCGAGCACCAAACAGTTAACACGTGTACCACAGTCACGAGCCACGAACAGGCCTGTACCCAAGAAGATCAGACCAACAACGAACACAGCCATATGGACAACGACGAGGATTGTCCAACCCATATCAGCCTCCTTTGAGGACGGATTCTAGAATGAAGTAATTAGAAACGAAGAGCAGGAAAGCGTATGCAAAGACCTGATAGATCTTCCGGAAGATACGATAGGAACGTTGGAGCTTCTTCCACTTATGGTAGATCTCATAATCTTCCTTCTTGATGTTGCCACTGAGCGTAGCTATCTTAAGGAAGGTCGTTTGAGCACGCAGATGCTTTACTTGAAAGTTTTGTGCAACAAAGAACATTGAGACCAAACCAATCAAAGTAACGATGGACATAACCTGAACAAAAACGTACATTGGGCTTTCCTTATATCAAGCTTGTAATATAGGCATTAAACTGGATTAAATATAGCTGCATTCAAAGTCATCATTGCAGACGTTTGAATGCGACTAACCCAAGGCCGAAGATATAAAAGCAGAGCACTGGGATATACAGAACGAAAGCGATATTGGACATTCGCTTAAACCAACCTGCTACCCGCTTATCGAATGGATGGAGTCTACTCTTCTTGTAATAAGTCTTCAGTAGGAAGTAGTGGATCAGTCGGGCGTAGGTAGCTACCGTCAACAGTGGTCCACCAATGGCAAACATAAAATCTACTAGAGATCCCCAGTTCAAAGCATTTTCCTTTTGTTAATGATGACATAAACCCTCCCCGAAGGGAGGGCTTTTGTTTCTTACATTGCTATACGCATGAACTTGAAACTAAGAGTTCTTCCGTTGAAATGATCCCGCTTCGATTTTGCATAGCGAACATGATGCGGTATAGTCTCACACACCATGAACGTCAGCCGAGGGGTCACATCAGGGAAGTCCCTGAGTTTACGGAGTCGACCCAGAATCTGGATGTTATCCTTCTTCGAGTCAGTTGCTTGGAGCAGCCCCACTTCCCGTAGGTTAGGAATGTCCACGCCGGTACCCGACGACTTAATCGTCGAGACAGTAATGTCATTCTTCAGGAGTTGCTCGTAGGCGCACCCAGAGACGTGCCCATTGATCACGAGATCAGGGAACCGCGACTTCAGGTACTTGGTCAGCTTCTCAATGAAAGCTACAGTTGCACAAAGGAACAGCATTTTCTGACCGGGTAACCGATCTTTGATGAACACCCCTTCTGCTACTCTCGCCACCATCTTGAAGTATTGATCCATCCGTTTAGGATCCTTCATCATGACCGTTTCGTAACGGGCATGGTTATAGGTGTTCTTAAACGGGGTTAGGTAGTCTTTGGGTTTGATCTTGGCTTCGTTGTACAGTAGACCGATGCAATTGATGTAGACGTCTAGATCCGGCAGGCGACACATGGTCTCTTCCGGGAGCATCTTATCAATCATCTTCGTAACGTACGCATTTCCTGTGTAGGGGGTAGCAGACAGATAAACCTGCAATGCGATGTTCGAATAGATGTCGGTTCTGAATACTAAGCCTGGGTCTTCTTGAATCTCATCGTTGATCTGGAACCCTGCCTTGATAGCCTCGTGGAAGCGCGGTGGTGGAGCGTTATACCCTAGGGTATGCAACTCATTACCGTACTTCTCAAAGTTATCTAGGTAGGCCCTGTAGGTCGTTGACGAGACGATAATGACATCAATACCATCCAGATCATTTTCAATGCCTCGGTCAATCAACTTTTGTAGTTCAGCCGAGCCAGAGATGGTGATCCAACGCTGTGCCATATCTTTGAAAGTGTTCTGTAATGCCTCAATCCAAATACCGAAGTACTTGGGTGGAACCATCACAACGCACCGAACCCCCAGGTCGGCTAGCGCCGCCAAGCTCGTAAGCGTTTTCCCTTTTCCTGTTTGCAGGTCTACACGAGCTGAATGGAGATGCGGTCGAAGAATATCCGCCTTAATGATTTCCTGATATTCCCGCAGTACGTATTTCTCGTACATGTCGTAGACAGCTTTCGCTGACTCCGGCACGGGGATATCGACTACTTCAATCCGATCGCGTGGAACATTTTTGTTTGCCAGATAACCGATCAGGTCTTCCAAGCAATTGCGATGGATATAAGTTTCGGATGTATCTTCGAAGCAACCATAGTACTTTTTCTTAAGTTCCATGATCACTCGATTACCTGGGATCTTCTTGGGCTCTTTTAACATCAGGCCTTCGAGGAATCCCTGCATCTTGTGAAACGTTTCCCGCGTATACCCAGATAGTCGGACACCATGCGTGTAGCGTTCAGCTTTGAGTATCGGTTCCATAAAAAATCAACGAGCGGGCAGGGGAGCCGAAGCTCCCCAACCTTTTCGTCCTCCAGCTTAGTACAGCTTACCTCCCTTGACCGCAAGGTCGTACGGGTGGTCATTCCTCAGCGTATAGAGGAAGCTGCCGGGGTTATTCAACGGCTCATGCTGCTTCTCAAACGCCATTGCGCCGGCGAGCGAGCGGGATTGCATCAGCTTGTTATACTTCTCAAACTGACCCGAAATACCCGGTTTAGGCAGACGGTAGTCACGCTGTTGCGTGGACCGAACCATCATAGCATAAACCAGTACTTCACAGTGCGGCATTGGCAATTGAATCTTCTCGTTGACCAGAGAAGCAAATGCTGCAACGGCATCGATGGGGTCATTGTAGTTCTTAAGATAAGTCTTGCTAGTAAATCCTACCTTATCAGAACTCAGTTTAGAACCTTCGGTGTCGCTACCGGAGTGCAAGAAGCTTTGAATCCGCTTCATCACTTCGTACATGTTAACGTGCTTGTACGGTAGGGTCAGGAATGGCAGGGAGAAATCGAAACCATTCAGGTCGATGACGATGTTATCCCGGTTGTCCAGTTCCCAGCGAACACGCTTCACATGTTGCAGCAATTCGATTGACAGGCTAGCCTTACGGTTATACAACGATACCGTCAGGACATCCCCCTCATCAATCCCATCCACCGTGCGAACCAAACCGATACGAGTCAGTTCGGATGCAGATGTGGGTGGATATGCACTCAAGTTATCGATCATCAGCACGTCAGCCAAGTTCTGCGCTTCGTTGCGGCCGATCATCAAGCGATAGCCCTTATTAGCAAGCTCCTTCTTCAGGTACAACGTTTCAGGCGCCTGACCTTCTCTTAGGTACTTAGCTTCAACGCCAGTGATTTTGTATTGCTCTACAGCGGAAGTCGCATCGGTGTGTTTAGTCGACAGTACCGATGAGGTGATTTTGTCACCCATGGATACAGCAGACACTTGGCCGATGTTCGTGCCTCTCGGAATGTTATCGGCTAGCGTACCGTAACACGTTGCACAAATACCTTGCGGATCAGGATGTACGCAACCCAGCACGGAACGCATCTTGATCTTCTTACCGATCAGATGAGTCTCGTTTCCTTGCAGGATCTCTCGCTTGCCTGTTTCCTCGTTCAGGTAGAACTTACCGCGTAGCGATTTCAGGTAAGCTTTGATGACCGGGAACTCAATGTACCCTGCACCACAGTCACCCTTATGGAGACGCTGCACATATTGTGCGATCAGCTGAGACTTCCGGTTGAAGTACTCGGTTACCCGCAACAACTCTTTGTTATACAACAGAGCCTTGGTACCAGAACGCGATTCGATCATGTTCTCATACAGACCCCAGATACCATCAATGTACCCAGTCAGACAAGGTTCAGCGAAGATATCGGAGTTGATGTCGGTCGGGAATCCACGAGGACCGAAAGCTTGGAGCAACTGTTCCATCTTTTGCGTCCCGGAGCGCAGACCCTCGATGATGCTGTTACCGCGGAACTGTGTTGGGTCGTTGAAAGCTTCCTTTATTTTGCCGTAAGCAATAGTTTCGATGCCGTGGGTGGTAGGCTCAATGTTTTGGTTGGCCTCACGGACTTTTGGATGATTGTAAACCTCCGCGATTTCGAACATGGACAGCGTTGCTACGTAGGCACCAAGGCGGGAAGTAGCTTCGTTATACAGAACGTTCTTCGCTTCGATTGCGAGACGGGCCAGAACCTCCGGATCGACCTGCTCATTACTCCACGCATGAATTCCCCAGATCACGCTGTTCAGGAGTTTCACTAGGGACTTCGAGGTAACCCGAGTGTCTCCCAGGTGGTACTTCACGGACAGCGTAGCATTCGGAAACTGCTTCAGCGGATGCCAAAGCAGAATCGACAGTTTAGTGGCGCGATCTTTGGTGAGAATCTCTCCATCGTCGAAGATGATCTTGTGCCACTCATTCGGAATGGCGAACAAGTCATCATACGACATGTTGAGGAGATCACGAGCATTGTACTGGTTCATCTTCACTCCTCGATTGCCTCACTCTTAACCTTTTGTTGGGCACGGATTGGTACAGCTGTGTGAACAGGCTGTACGCCGTCAGTGGTTGCGTATTCAAACTTAAGACCGCGACATTCCAGCAGGTGCTCCAGCAGATCCACCGGTCGACTACTACCGAACGGTACCTTGGTCCTGTCCACTGCACGCTCAATGTTACTGGGCTTGTCAGCAGTCAGAATAGAGTTGATCACAGCAAGGTGCGCTCTCGGGTTGTTAGTCTGGTCCAACAGCTCCACCGTAGCTTCTGGGCCAACAGTGCAGTTATACGAACGAGTTTCCGATTCACCGAACGAACGGATGGCGGATTCCCGACCCGGAGTGCTGGAACGGTCAGAGTTGTTCAGTTTAGACGGCAGGCCGAATTGCTGAACTTTTACCGACGCTACGGCAGACCAGTCTTCACCGATCTTCTCCAGCAACATCATGTACAGCGGACCAACCAGAACTTTGTCCTTGGTGGTGACCATCTTCCCATCTTGACCGCGATAGGTAACTCGCGTATGGTTCGGGCAGAAACGACTGTTCATGATGCAGTTCAGTGAACTCATCAGGTCTACCGGATCGTCTACCGGGCTGTAGATGTACGAGAAACCATCACGAAGAACGGTTTTTACGTACTCAGCTGGACTTGGGTGTTCTCTCAATATCTCGTGCATGGTTGGCGCGATGATGTAATAGAACTCTTGCAGTTCAGCGAAAGCGTAAGTAACCCACTCTCGATTGCTGCAAACCCGATTCAGATCTTGCTCCGGTACTACGCCATGACGGGGAAGGCCAGCTTCAACACGTAGACGTTGCGCCAGGTCTCGGGATGCTGCTCCGAAACCGTGTTCGTAGATCCGACCATAGTTAGAACGACGCATGGTGGAACCACCGAAGATGATAGCGTCTACGACGTTACCAAATTCGTCCACTGGCATATCAGCTTTCGGTCTCACCTCACAGACTACTCCTTTCTTTTTGTCCAGATAGTTCGCTACGCTATCCCGGTGTGCTATGACACCCGCCCATGCTTTCACATGGGAACAGACTATATCTTCCTCTGCGTGAGAGGGTCACCATTTCGAACTCGCTTAAGTTCTACACCCTGGTTAGGGGTTAGTCGTTGAACGTTCTTCTCAAAGAGAAGCTTCGCTGCGGATTGCCCAATCCTTATCATTTTTACTGTACCCAGTGGATTAGACTGGCCCTCAACTCCATCGCTGGGTTGAGTTAGTAGATAAGGCTCTCAGGGGTTTCCCGCAATTAGATGACGATTACTTAACCATCGCTGATTAAGCAGGCTCTTACATTTCTTTGAATATCCATCCATTAAAATCTTCACTTATTTATCCTACGGCAACTTGTTCAACATACCACGGACAAATAAGTATACTTTAATCAATGTTTATTGACATTCATAGCGAACCACCGTGAAAATCTGTGAGCTTATATGCACCACCAGGAACTTTAATGGATTCGTAGGTGAGTTCCACACGCCATTCATCCAGTTGTTCCAGACGATACATCCGAGTCAGCTTACGCTGGCCCTCAGCTTGCGGTAGGTAGATCATGGCTTCAACGAGGAGCTGGTTGAACTCTTCGCTGATCCGCAGCTTGTCTTTACGCCGTGCCAGCAACCCACGGTAGATCTTGATGATCTCCCGGTAATAGGTGCACAACGCGTCGTAATACTTGCGCAGTTGACCATCCATACCGCTTGGCGTGAAACTGGGATTCTGACGTTCGTCCCAATATACTTTGATGTCTTTTACAGTCGCACCCGGATCACCAATAACAGCGCGATCGAAAGTACGGTCCAGCGTACGCAGGGCGCGCGGAGTCATTTCGGCCGGAGCCAAGTCATCATCCAAATCGCGTACCGCAAAGATCACGCCATCTTCCCGAATCTTTTCTCCAATATCCGGGAACGGTTTGTAGATCTTGTCATCGCCATACATGTTCAGGAAGAATGCCTTCTTACCCGCACCACAAACTGCGGTGGTGTAAGTACGTGGGGACATACGTTCCAAGAACTCATCGGAGACGACAAAACCGTCCTCAATGGTACCAGGCACAGACATGAACGCAACGTTGGCGTTTACACCCATGCCGTACAATCCGTTAGACTTTACAGTCGAGGACTGAGCGATAACGGTATCTTTGGCGAACATCTGGTCAGGTTGCAGAGATTCCCATACTTCTTTGTTCTTGACTAGCTCATAACCAAAGTCCTGGTGAAAACTCATGTACTCAGGAACATGCAGTACGCCGATGGTCTTGTATTCGTCGTAATAGTTCTCGTAGATCAGAGTTGTTACAGGGTTATGTTGGATTGCCCCATACCCTTGCCCAGTGGGGTACTTACGGACTTTGTGCAGAATCGTGCAGTCCGTAGGTAGACGAACGTCGAACGTGTATTCGGCATAACGCATTTCCATACCGGTCATCACACGGCGGGGCTCGTTCCCTTCCACAACGGGCGCCTGACCAATGTGAGACAAGAACATAGCTCCACGAGCAGCGGAGGTAGTTCCATAATACGGATCCAGTGCAGCATGACCGAGAAGTTTTGCATGGATCTCTCGTACTGCACGCCGGAGGTTGTGTTCTTCGTACATCTTAAACTGTCCTTTTATTGCCGGTATCTACCGCTTATGTCATGTTGAGTATTTTACACTCTTAACGCTTCATGGCCTCACTCCTTGTTGATTCTACAAAACCATGATATAGATCTTAAATTATTTTTATGGTGAAATATGGCCTTTACAATTCTTGACCAGATGGCACAACCCGGTCCGGATATGTTCTATGATCCAGCGTTTCGTTTGATCCTTGAAACGCACATGAACCGTCTGCGTAACGTGAACTCGGTTAGAGAAGAGATCCCTTTGGAACTATTTTATCAGTACGAAGGGAACTTCTATGGTTACCTTGTTGAGATTGGAGTTCCTGCCCATCTTCATTGGTTATACACCCGTGTTAACGGGATGATGAATCCCAATGAATTTGCAGCTGAGGTACGAGATCCCTTAGGTAAGGAATACCGACCGGTGTTGATTCGACCATCAGATAGCATGGTTTCCGACATTCAACAATTCTACCAGAGTCGAAAATTTTAATGGCTAAGCTGGGAGCCCGAAGGCTCCCAGCTCTATGCCGTCTTACAGGAGACCCAGTCCACCACCGGTGGTCATCGGGGCAATTGCTGCCGCAAATGGATTAGCTGGCTGTTGAGCCTGCATCATCTGTTGCTGCTGCGCTTGCCATGGGAGCAAGGTGTTGGTTGGCGCGTACATGCCGCCGGTAGGTTGACCCATGGGCATCATGGCCGGAGCCATGGGAGACATCATCGGTTGACCCATACCCATCATACCCGAGTTCATTCCACCCATGGTCATGGGGTTGACCATGGTATTGACTGCCATCATCGGTGCCGGATTCTGCGCAGCCATGAAGTCCGACATGCTCACGGTTTTACCATGTGCAGGTTGGGCCACAGTGGTAGCGACAGGTTGCTGAGTAACAGCCGGGGTACGCGATGGTTGAACAGTTTGGGTGGCGGTTGGTTGGGTAGCTGCTCGCGCCTGTTCGGTGGTACCTGCTGCTTCTTCCGGGGTGTCGGAGTGACCACCTTCGTTGCCAGCCAAAACCGGAATCTCGTTGTAGATCTTACCGAAGCTTTCCAGCATCTTAAGATCGTACAACTCGATGGGTTTGATGGGCATATGTAGCGGAACCGCGTAATGGTGAATCAGTTGGTTCAGTACAGTGGCGATCTTGTGATACGCATGCAGGATCGATTCGAAGTAAGGAGCAACACGGCTACGAGTACCGTAAGCGTATTCTTCCGGATTGTCGCCGAAAGGCACGACCAGGCGCAGCAGGGCAGTAATTACCTTGCGTTGTTTCTTGGTCAATGCGATACCCAGAACTTCTTTGCTTTCGCTAGCCAGATCTTCGAGGATCGGGAAACGTACGATTGCCATACGGTCCACTTTCTTACCGTCAAAAGTACCGCCGTTCTTCAGATAGACTGTCATCAGACGATTCTTCTTAACGGCAGAGCCGATCAGTTTCTCGAAAGCTGTCAGGCAGGACTTGTCAGCGTCAGCCAACTTCTTGAGGAAGTCGGTTGTATCTGGCGGGAGATCCTTGTGAGTGGATTGATCTACTGCAATTCGCAGCAGGTTAGTGGCCATGAATACCACGATGTGTGACAGGTTGGCCTTCACGGAACGCTGAATAAACTGCATAACCGGAGAGGTACCACGACGGGACAGAGACTCACACAGCGGGTGGAACGGTTGGTAGTCTTCACCGAAGCCTTTACGCAGCCATTCTTTAGTCGGGAGCACCAGACGTCGCCCCTCGACTTTAACAGGCTTGGCAGAGCCGGTTGGGGCTTCTACGGAGATCAGACCATCGTCATCGAAGACACACGAAAGCGAGGTCAGGACTTCCTTATAGCAGTCCAAGGTCAGCGACATTATTCATTACTCCTTGATTGGTATTGGCAGACATGGTAGCGGCAGGTGCAACTGGGTGGTTATAGCCAACCATGTTGATTGCTTGATTTTGCATTTGATTCGGGATGACTTGTTGGACCAACCAAGTCAGGTCACCAGACATGTTAGTCGGTAGTTGATCATTACGAGTGATTACCGGCGAGAACAGGCTGTCGGAGAAAGTCGGTGCTACGAATCGAGCAACCGGTTCACCGCCAACACTGATATCGATTACGGAATCACCAGCCAGATCGGAGGCCATGGAAATCTTAAACGGAATCTGGTTACCGCGACTGATGTTATTCAGAATGTCAGTACCCAAACGACGTTCGAATTCCATGATGTGTTTGGTAATGGTGGCTGTGTCCAGGTCATCGATGATGGATTTGGTACCAGTTGGATGAATTTCGACAGCGTAGTTGTTCGGACCCATGCCGTTGGTAACAGCAAAGCTGATGCGGCGCAGATAGGTGTCCATCATGATCGATGGAATCGCTTGTGCAAGCAGGCTTGCCCCAATGGAGGTATAGTCCGCACCTGCCCAACCAGCGGAGTCTTCAGCCATCGAAACTTTCTGAATCGAACGGCCGTTGTCCATTGCGAAGTTGGTAACACCACCCTGGCCATATTGGTTCAGCTCCGGGAAGATCGCACGCAACTCACCCCAAGTAACGTAACCACGTTCCATGTAACCTGCATGATCTTTCAGCATTGCCAGGAAAGTGTTGCTGTGAATACTGGCATTACGGCAGTGAGATGCAGCTTCACCGAACAGAACTTCCTGCGATGGCTGACCGAACATGTCATCACCATGCTCCGCCATTGCCAGTTCCTTGACCGAATGCTGGTAGGCATTCAAGCTGTTGGAAAGATAACGAACAGGAGAGGTATCACGACGCGTACTGTATTTGAATGCGCCGCCTTCACCAACCATAGTACGGTGATCGATCGAACGAGCAATCACTCCATCGAACATACCCGAGTCCTGAAGGCGCTGTGCAACAGTCTGGGTTTGTTGAATGTTGAACATGTCTTCAGGACGGCACAGATGTGAAGTAGCTCGGGCAAACATGCCGTTACTACCACCCATCATATCGACTGGAGACACGATCTGGTTGGTACCGACGATGTTAACGACCCGTTGAGGGCCATTCACAGTGTTTTGAATAGCAGACACCACGATCGTTTCGGAGTTGAAGTAGACACGCATGTCGTCAGGCAGGTACTGAGCAGACGCATCGCAGTGGTCGGAATAACCAAAGAAGATACGCTGAGTAACAGTACCCTGAATGAATGGATGGGTTTCATTCACATTCATCATGAAACGGAATCGGCGAGAACGCCAGCCTTCTTTGATGCCAACTACGCCTTCTACCATCGCTTGCGGAACGATGATGTCCGAGGCAACTTCTTGTACAGCTTGAACGCCCAAGTTGTTACCACCACGAGTAGCGATATCCAGGCGTTGTACCGCCTCCTTGTTGGCGTTAATATTGAACGGACGGACGTGTTGTTCCTGATAGGTGCCCGTCTGCACTGCAATCATTTTCGTGATCCGGAGCTTTCCATTACCGGGAGTGGCGCCCATGATGAAGCCGTTCATTGTAAGCTACCTCTTGTTTAATTACTGGTTGATCTTGGCCAAATGCATTACCATCTCAGTGAGGGCATGCTTGATGTTAGGTGGAACCATTAGAACATCATTCTGCGCTACCTGATTGGCGGCATTGAAGAGCTCAGGCGGGCCGCGGAAAACCCAGTTAGACGAACGGATGGAAGCATTTGCGCTATTGATCGCAATACCGGCCATGTTGTCTGGTTTGGGTATTTCACCGCTTTGGGGGACCTTCGCAAGTTTCATGTGTGGATACAGCTCATCCAACATCGGCTTATACCGGTTAGCAATGCGGGCACCGCTGCGGGTTTGGCTAAGTTGGTTGGATGATTGATGATCGCCATGATACAGTGGCTCAACCTGCATGAAGATCGCTACATCGAGGAAACCCCAATGCCACAGTAGTGCTTGGGTGGTTGCCAGCAGATGGTTCACCGGCATCTTATCGATGTGATAGAACGCCCGTGCTGGAAATGCTTTAGCCATTACCCATTGTGCTAAGAGCACTTGGTGTGGGCGAATTTCCTTGTTAGCAATGTAATCAATGCAGTTGATGCATGCCTTGAGCATGGCTTTGTTAATGGTGGGGTCTACGGTTTCAGCCAGAAGCTCATAGTCCATTGCATCTATGTTAAATGCTTCGATATCACCTGGACTCACTCGACCCTTAGTCTTGTGAGCTTCAATGAATGAAGTTTTATCATCCTCATCACCGCTACCTCCTTCAGGACGCTTTTCGTTTACACGATCAGCCGTACTGCGTTCAGTGGGGTTCAGGTTGGAACGTACGTAACGGAATACGTTCGCAACGATCGAGTGGGAACTCGGATCATTCAGTGGAACGATAGTCAGACGACGAACCAATACCTTGGACTGTAGATGCACTGGGATTTCTACCGACGACATACCAGACCATAGACGACCCAACGTGGTGGGTTCATCTTCAACGCAGAAGCGCACGTACCCTTCCAGCTTGTCGAACGCTGTATCTACGGGCTCTCCCACGGTATCTGTTTCCATCGCCGGCCAGTTGGCCACTTCACAACGAGAGATCAAACCAACGACATCGTTTTCACGATACAGATCTTGGTCAGTACCTTGATCCATGTACTCGCCCCAGATCGGAATCATGACGCGCAGAGCCAATGCTACCGTTGCCAGGTTGATGTAGTCGTGCTGTAGATAAGTTTGTTCGCGTTTGTTGTAACGGGAGTCTTCTGTGATGGTTTTCTGAATATCTGCTGGGATGTGTAGGTTACCTACGGTCAACAACCAACGACGCATGTTGTTCATCGGCAACACGCTGTAGATTTGTTGGATATAATGAATCAGCGTTGCAGTGATGTGGCTTGGATCAAAGTCCATGTTGAACAGATCGCGAATACGTTTGTATTCGTTCCAAATCTTGTCCTGTACATCTTCTCCAGCATATTCCAGGTAGTCGTTAATCTCCTTGAATACTCGTGTTGGATCTTGAAGTTTCACCTTGCTATAAGCACGGGTGCTCCATGTGATGGACTGGCCTTTATGGCTAATGGTACACTCAACGAATCCAGAGCCTTGTACACCCGTGACGGTGATCTGCATTGTTATCTCCTTGTTACTGCCGGTGGTACACAGCTGTAATATAGATCTAAGATTTTTTCTATTGGCTGGAGACCGAGAGGGCATACAGCATCTCCGGGTTTTTGTCCCAAGAGATGCTGTACGTTAAGATTAGAAGTTCGGGATTTCGTCGTCGAAACCAGAATCGCTGAACCCACCACTAGAAGGCTTCTGATAACCACCATTACCACCGCCGTTGTTACCACGGTTGTAATTGCCGCCGCCATTGCCGCGGTTGTAGTTATTTCCACCACCGTTGCCGCCACCGTTAAAATTAGCCGGGTTGGCTACGTTCTTGGCGTTAGGATCAAATGCGGAAACCATCATGTGGTAAACGATTGCGGTTGCTGGTTTCAGGAAACCAGCCGCGTAAGCTTCCGACATTTCCTTCGGTGAGATCTGAGAACCATCGCCATTGAGGATGTTGTGGAACTTCGACGGACCAAAGTAGAACTTGATTTTGGGGCGCTGTTGCTGGGTAGACAGCACAGCGATGTAGATGCGGCCAGTACTGGCCTCTCGACCAATTACCAACGAAGTGATCGGAATCACTTTGTCCATTTTCTTACCAGCAACGAAATCATCTTGGAAGATGAACTTGCGTTCCTGAGGTACGCCTGGTTTATCATTGACCAGATCATCGGCGTAAGTCATCGCCGCAGCAAAGGTAGCCAGATCGCAACGGAAGTCGATCTTACCGTTATTGAGGTCGTTGGGTACGTTGGTCTTCACAGAGATCCGCGGTACGTTGCCGAATACACCGAAACGCAGACTCGGTCGCTTCTGTGCCCCCTCCACTGGATCGGCACTGAGCCAGGTGGACATTACCGAGAAAGCGTTTAGAGCCGGTGCATTAGGTTGTTGAGACATGGTGTAACTCCAATTGGAAATATTATTCACTTTGCGCAAAGTGTTCTACGTACTATTGAGGAAGCAGGTATTTTTCCCCAGCTACTCATCTCAATAGCGCGTAAGCTTCTTTGAGTTCTTTGCTACCATGGGTTTGGATATCATGGTAGAGCTTATCTTGGGTGGTGACCGGAGTCCATTTCCGGGTCTTAGCCAACTGTTTAAGCTGACCTTTTATAGCCTTGGACTGCGGTTCTAGCAAAACGCCATCACCAAACACCTGTAGTGTAAACTTGGTAAATGGGAGTTGCTGATCGTCCGCCTTGATACCATGTAGCTTTGTATACCACATTTGGTATGGCTTGATTTTCCCTGTGTGAGATTCTAACAATAAAAGACGGTTGAAATGTTCTTTCCATAGTAGTTCATGTGGAAAGTGGGTGAGCAACGCAACCGTTCCGTCTGCTCTTGGTGGTTTACGAGCAATCTCCATGACCTCAATGTTTTCCTCCTTCATGCGCTGGAGTAATTCGATTGCGGCGTATCGTTCGTAAACTTCGTATGCCATTTGTTTTGGCGTTTTGGCTTCTTTGAAAGCTGCCTTAGGGAACAGCCATTTCACCTCATCAGTAGACGCGATGTAATAGCGTACCTTGATTTTGGAGTTCGCTTGCAGCAGAGCCACCGGAATTGTCTGCACCTCATTTAGCAGTATCTCCACTGCGTCCCGAGGGTTAACAGAGTGGACATCTGATGTAGATACAGCAGACCAGAGATTTCGAGCCAACGTACGAAGGTTGACCCAAATCTCCTTAACCGACTTAACGTCAATAGGTTGCTTGGGTTCCGCAGGATGAATCCCCAAGATTCCCTCAAAGGCAAGAGAAGTCCCGATGCTGACAGGAATCTGTCCAACCTCTCTTTCAATGAGATCCATGTTTTATACCTGGTTGAGTTTATCGAAGCGTGCTTGACTACGTTGAATTCGTACCTCATCGACACCTTGTCGCCGCATTTCTTCTGCGATTAAAAGGGATATGTTATCCTTAGTGATGGGGACAAATTCAGACATGTCGAAGTTCTTCATGCTTTCCAACACAGTATTCTTCTTAGCGGTAGGTTTTTCTACCTTCGTCGACCACTCAATGTTGGGATATTCTCGACGGAAGGTTTCAATATCGCCGTTAGCCACGTCGTTTGGATCACAACGCAGTCGAATGGCAGAATACTTGGGAAGTTCCGAGACTTTCTCACGGACGGTTAATGCCAATTGCTTGGTATCGAACCCGTGGACGTCCAGAGTAACAAACTGCTTAGCTCGTTTGTTCTCCACGAACGTGGCTGTGTAACTACCGTTGTCGTACACTGTAAAGTCAAACATGCCTTTAGGGATTTCATCCCCATGGCAAATCCGATCGAACGATCCAGCTGCGTAGATGCGTTCGTGTACGGTCATGTTGTGCACATGTCCAATCAGGATTTGGTGTTTAACTAACTCCAGATACACGTTTTCATCGTGAGTAGGTTCGGGAACAATGCTGGGAAGCTGGTAACTAAATGCGCCATGCATTATTGCAAAGTCGACCTGCTCTAGGCTGCGTTCCGCCATTAAACCGCGAACTTCGGCTAATGTCTCCTGTGTGGTCGGTCGCCACTTATCAGGGACATAAAGGAAATGTGCATCGAGTCGTTGATTGTACTCGATGCTTAGTTCTTTGGTGTAATAGAGGTCTACCGGAATATTGGCGTTTACTTTCTGCTCTACGAAGAACTGAGACTGTTCCCGGTCATGACTTGGTGTGCCTTCAACTACACGGAGCATGACGTTGTACGCCGCACAACGGAACATAAACATCGTCATCCAGCGGTTGATCTGGTGTACTACTTCATCACCATTATTCAGCTGTCTATCAAACAGATCGCCGGTAATGATGACCATATCCAATTCTTTAAGCAAGTCGTCCGTGATCACCAGATCAAGGTTCTGGATAATCTTGTCCGTAGGAGTCTGGCGATGCCCCAGATGGACATCGCCAAAACTAATGTAACGGAACTGACCAGGCTTTTTAGTCTTATCAGTCTTCATATTCGCCTTCAACAATGGAACTCATCGGCTCCGCTGTTGCGTGTGTACTTTGACCACCCTGAGTAACAACTGTACCGTCGAGCGTATACAGTGGGTTGCCTTCAGCATCTTCGAACACACGACCATAGCGGGCCAAAATTAGAGCAAGCGGACCAAGAGTCGACTTCTCGATCGGAGTGCGAACAGAGACGTCATGCAGATAGGCCGCAATCTGCGGTTCAAATTGCTCTTGGTCTGAGGTACGGGACCGAAGGATTGCAATGTGATCAAACACGTGAGCCAGAGTGGCAGTACCTGGTCCATCTGCACGCGTTAGATCTGGACGCGGATACAATGGGGGAACAGTAAAGAGAACTTCCGTTTTACCGTCAACCAGTCCCGCTACACGCAGAGGATTAGTAAGCTCGATTACGTAACTCTGATAGATACGAAGGTTATCTATATTCCACGGATGAACCAACAATGGGAGAATACGTGAGACGAATACGTCTTCAGTAACGATGGGTTGTTGTCGCTCATCGTTCCCAATAATCACATTCATCACGTCTTCAATTTCAATAGTAGCCTGTTGGTTACGTATCGCCTCGTAGTATTCAAGGCTACCCTTAGTTGGCTGTTTGCTGCTCATTGAGTTGCTCCTCGACTGCCTTCACATGCTCTGTATGGGCATAGATGTTAATCAGGATCTGGTTACTCGATTCGAACAGTTGTGGTTCGTGGTTCAGAAAATCAACGAAACGTTCGGTGTTGGAATTATCGATCTTGTCTGGAGTTGACGAAGCAGCGAAGTCGTACGTGCCGTCTTCATTCTTGGTAACAATGATCGAGTGTGGAGTCTCTTTCTCTTCAATGCCATCAACTACCCGAATCTCGAAACCACGCTTGCGGTTCATGTATTCGGTTTGAGCAGCCGTGATGGAATGTTCCAGCGAATGGGTCAGACCATCAAAGAACTTATGCAGAACACGTGTAATCACTAGTTCCTGCAGTTCAATGGAGGTACGAGTATGAGTAAGGAGCTCTTGTACCGCTTTCTCAGTCATAACCAACCGCTTACTCAGTGCATCATTCTCTTGACGCAAACGGTTGACTTCAATAGACAGTTGATCGATGGGGTCATTCGGATTATGAACTTGTTCGGACATTGTATTAACCGTTGTTGATAGCTGCGATGTTGATGATACGAGAATTCTGGAACTGAACCAGTTTTCCGACTGTATACTGTTTAGTGCCATCGTAAACAATCCCAGTAAACCGAATGGAGTATTGGTCCGGTACATTTGGATCAGATACTTCCACAGTGACGATAGCTTGTGCCGTTTCATCGAATGTGGTTTGCAGTTTCTCCAGTAAGGCATTCTGAAGATCTGTCTCTAGGGATTGGGTGCGATTGGCATTCTTCTTCAACAGATATTGCATCGAGGTATTTTGTTCACGGTGCAGTGTGGATTGCGAACGGTTAGTGGCTAGGAAGCATGACAAAACGTAGTCTGCCTTCGAGGCTACGTCCGAAAGCCAGCCTTGGCTGTCTAAAGTTGGGATAGCAGGCATGTGAACACCCAAAAAAAATTAGGGAATTGAAGCGGAGTCCGAAGACTCCGCAGGGCTCACATGATTAAGCAGGAATGGTAAAGGTCCATGACTACTCCAAACAAAATAAAATAAAGCGAGAGAGCCCCGAAGGGCTCTCTCTTATGGCGTTAACCCATCATGTTTCCGACCGGACTGGTCGGATCCATCTCATTCTTATCCAGTTCCTGTTGAACCAGGTTCCAAGTCCGAATGATATCCACTTGTTCGTGGAGAGTGAACGGGCGCTCCTCAGCAGGCGTCTCTTCGTAATAATGAGTAACCTTGAAGTGGTCATCAGCGACCTCAACAATGCCGTCCATTACACGACGATAGTCATAATGAGCTGCGCCAATGGCGTCACCGTGGTGATTCACATACGAATCAGCGTATCCTTCCAGCGAGTTGTTCAGATACATTGAACGAACTGTGGGCATGGCCATAATCCACCGCTGCATGATCGGGTTCGCAGTTTGAATCTGCTCCAGACTGTTGCAGTAGTGTACGTTGTTGGCATTCCAGACGTTATCCACTTTTGCATTCAGATTCCGTAGAGCCTGAACCGCATCGTTGGCGCTGATCATCTGGTACATGTTGCGCGCTTGGTCAAAGAACCCCATTGCCGCGCTAGACAATGTATTGCGCATGGTTTCAATGCGCGAGCCTAGCCAGTTGGTTGTTTGCTGATCCAGGTGTCCACCAGCGGCGATGTCCATCAAATCCACGCCGTAGGCCGAATTCATTACGATTGTCTCCTGTTGATTTAGGCAGCCATCTTCAACCACTCTTCGAGCGGCGGGAGATAGTCCTCGTGAGCAAAGTTAATGATCGTCTCGACAACCGGGCCTTGTAATTCCAAGTTCCCCGAAATTTCATGGGGATCATCCGTACTCAGTACCCAGCTCCAAGGAGCGATTCGGTCAGTTGCATCAGCCAGATAGTTATCAGGCATCAGCGTCAAGTTCAGTTGATCGCCGTCAAAATCCGCGTTAGGTGCCTTCAGACATAGCACAGACATGCTGATGGAATTATCCCTGATGTCGCTCTTCACTTTGGTGATGAAGAACTGCTGAGTCGAACCACGTTGTAGAGTCGGGTTACGGTGGAATACCGCAGCCAGGCCTTTGTACTTGGATTCTGCAATGATTTCCTTGAAGAGGCTATCGAGCATCGGATCGTACGCTAGTACCTTCGAATAGATGTAGGACATCGCATCTCGGGTGGTCATACGGAACTTACGTTTCAGCTTGTTGACCAGGTGATACTTCAATAGCTGACAGCCAACACCCCACGGGATATGCAGTTCATCGTAATCATGCGGAGAACTGATCGAGGTGATTACTGCCCGAGCGGTCAGGTTAAGACGGCCACCCAAGACGTGTCGACGAATCAGGCCCTGTTTCTGAGCTATCCGTTGTTTGTCATAGTTCTCGTGGAAGGTAGCATTCAATTTGAGGAATCGCGCTACCCGATTTTGGACAACGATCGACTTAAGTTCAATCGGAGATGAACCAATCGAACTGATGGTCAACACCGCATCAATTGCAGCAGCAATTGGTTTATCGATGTACGTACCCGATGTGGTTGATTCTACCACAAAACACAGTTTGGAGGGGATTGGAAGATTCTTCGGGAACAGCTTATGTTTGTTCTGTTGTACAAAGGCATACATCTCGCCTTTGTTATTGTTAATAATGTTTGCATCAAGCAAGAACTGAAAAATCTCATCAAAGTTCTCGATGAAATGGTTCAAGCCGCGAGTAAACCCACGTTGTAACAGCTTGTCAAGTTTCTTTTTGGTTTCTTTGGAGCTGATGGTGTCGTAGTCGTAACTATAGCCCGTGTTTGTGAGATATTCCAGGAAGTCGAACTCCTTCATGGTCATATACCCACTGAGCATGATCCAGAGTTCCGGACTAACCAGACTCACCACCCCTTCCGGTGCACGTACCCACATCGATGGAACAATGGGACGATTAGATGTACTAACAACAGGTGTACCACAAACTTCACAGATTACGCCGAGCTTGTGTGCATCTGTGATGTGTTCACATTCACACGAGGCCGAGTTCTCAATGGCGTCTGCATCCTGATAATGCGAATACAGATGTCGCGTGAATTCCTCCTTCTGTTCTGCGTTACTGGTATTGAAGTCATTTGCGAATACGATCTTGCCAGTTGCATTGGCAAGCATCTCGTCGTGATTGACGATTGCCGCATACAGACCCATGTCGTTATTCCCTCCACTACGACGACAAAAAAAGGAGATATAAGCGGCTCCCGAAGGAGCCGCCTTTATCCCAGGGGGTTACCCCTATTTTGGGTTGGGTATCCTCCACGGCTGGTTACCTTAATGTTTTACCATCAAGCCTGCTAGGTGATTCCATGCCCCATGTGAACCACAACGTCTCCCTAGAGTGACGCCTTTTGGGTTAAGTGGTTCTAACTCACAACTCGTGTAGTGATAGCGCTGCCTGACCAGACTTGATCCAATTGCACTGTTAAGGAGAGTGGGCCTCACTCCGAGTCATTGTCGTCTTATCAACCTACCCCACAACGTAGATAAGCGCTCTGGCAATGACCAAGGTCTGCAATAAATCAGTTTCCGATAAAGCTGGGGCTACCACGGAACCTACCTATCTCTAGGCGATCTCTTTCGAGTTGGCCTAAGTATACGCATTAGAATCGGGATGTACGCCTTCGTACACCCCTATCTACCGAGGGAGTTATTTGGTTAGGCTTCTATTAATAGAAGCCCGAGCCTTGACCTACACCGAACTGCGGGTTGTAGCCACCGTTGGAAACCAGGCCGCTGGATACCTGAGCGGTACCAGTAACGGCGTAGTCGGCGATAGCCAGGTTGCCGCTGAAGCGCTGAGCACCGAACACCTGAGCCACGTTGTCCATGGCTACGGTCAGGCCAACCGACGCGATCGCTTTGTCCAGAGCCTCGATGAATTTCGGGTTCCAGATACCACGATGTGCACGGGTGGTGTAGGTGACGGAGTTACCCAGGTACTGACGGTCGAAGTTCTTCGACTGGCGAGCACGCAGTTCCGGATGTACTGCGACGTTGCACTGAGTGCCGTACCAGCTCATCCATTCCTGGATGTTGCCGTCGCTGGCGTTCAGAGCGCCCAGGACGTCCAGGTCACGACGGTCTTGCTTCTCACCCTCGCCATCCAGGTAGTAGCCCAGCTGGATGTCGGTGCCGTACGGCTGGATGATCGGCATGGTGTTGTGATCGAAGAACTTCTCGAAGCCACCACCAATCAGGTTGTTCACACCGGCAATGATAGCCGCTACAGCGCGCTGCTGGTTTACACCACCGAGGGCGTCGATGAAGACGTTCTCGATCGCAGCGTTGTCGCCGAAGCGGTTCAGGTCGGACATGAACACCGGAGACGGACGAACCATGTTGTACAGAAGTTCGGCGAAGTTCTGGTCGGTGAAGGTTTCGGTCTTGGTTTCAACGCGCGCTGCAAGACGGCTCAGGTAGCCGATTGCACCGATATCGCGCATGTCCTTGACCTTACCCAGTTGCGGCAGCAGGCTACGTGCCCAGGACTGGTTAGCAGTTACACGGAATGCGTTGCTCAGAGCGAACAGGTACAGTTCCATGGTGTTTGCTTTCAGCCACTCAGCCTGACGTACGTCGGTGATGACGATGGCCGGAGTGAGCGGAGGCAGCTGTTGGGTTTGCTGCGGAGCACCGTAGATGGCTTGTTGCGGCTGAGGAGTGTATTCCAGGTTGACGAAGCAGCTGACTTGGTTCAGCTTATCTTCGGCTTCGTAGAATTCGTTCTCCTGCTGGCCCGGCTTCTTGACGCGGTTCAGGGATACCAGGATGTCCGAACGGATCGGATAGCCCAGACTGTCATGCATCGGCTTACCAGTGAAGTTCAGACGGGCAGCCAGGGTCTCGTCGGTGCCTTTGAGCATGGCAACGGAGAAGGGCTGTTCGCCGGAACGCTTGGCCAGCATGTCATCGCACAGGTTGACGGATTTGATCAGCAGCTGCTTCAGAACCAGTTCATCTTTCAGATCGAAATCTGCGGGGATGACGGTCGGACCAGCGTTGATGACCATGGCGTCGTGCTTGCCAGTTTGCTGACGAATGGAGTCGCAGATGCGGTTCCAGTACTGGGTGGTGAACACGTCTTGTACGTCAGCTTCCGCTTCGATGGTTTCCTGATGCATCCCGTTTTGGATGGTCAGTTTCTTGGTCGGCAGAGTGATCTGATCGTTCGGCATTACCAGCGGGCGGGTAACGATGACTTGTTGACCGTTGATAGCGGCACGCTTAACAACCAGCAGAGCGGAGTAACCTACGCGGTTCTGATCGCGGTCGAAACGGAAGACCAGGAAATCGTCATGCAGATCTTGCTGAGCGATTGCCTCTTCTTTCAGTTTGTTGAACACAGCCAGCGCTTCGCTGGCACGAGCGTCACCACCGTCGGTACGGCCGGAACGCTGGAAGATGCTGTTCAGGTTACCAGCACCGCCTTGGAGAGTTTGAGTTTGCACTTTGGGTCCTTGTTGGGTCTGTTGCATTTGCGGGGCGGGGGCGGCAGTTTGCGCGGTCTGCTGCTGTTGGCCGTTGTTGTTTTCGCTATCACGAATAGACATGTCTTTTTCCTTTACGATGGTATTTCAATACTTGATCAAGTAGACTCAGAACCTTTCGGGAACGAGTGCACACCTGTGATATAGATGTGAGATTTTTTTCAATGGGCTATAAACCACGAAACCCGCTATAAAAGCTAGGTCATTGTGGTAGCAGAACTTCCACATACTGTATTACATAATCGCTTCCTTAAGTTGAAAACGATTTGCAAACAGTGGACACTGGGGCATAGCTTTTAGTGCAGGATCGTACCTTACGGCCAACTCCTGTATTAAATGATAAACCCCAGTATCTTTTCTTATTTCGCGTGGACGTTCAACTCATCGATCAGGTTGCGAACAATTTCGGTGAGTTCGCCCTGGCGCTGTGCATCCATGATTCGGCTGATGACCTTTTCCATGATGTCGCGGATCAGCTCTCCACGTTCCTGGGTCAGTCGGCATTCTTCAGCCGCTTGAAGCGCATCTCGACGTTCCACCACCTCACGATGCAGTTTAACCAGTTCATTACCATTGCAGCGATAAGCTGCCAGGCGAGTACGGGCATTAATGACGTTGGTGGCCAGTAGACCATCGTTCTCCACCATGACGCCTTTGTCGATCATCTCAACCGTTTGCAGGTAATGTGCACGAGCTTTCTGCATCAACTGCTTGTACTTCATATGCGAGGTATTAGAACCCTCCGCACGGACGTCATTGGCTTCTTGAATAGCACGCTGGTAATCCAGAGCAGCTTTGTGGTGCAAAGCGTCGATACTCGGACCAGAACAAATAGCTACGATCTCGTCACGCATGCGCTGTTCTTCTTCCGAAGATGCCTTCGTGAACTCACGGTTTTCGTCATTGTAGACGAAACCGATTTGATCGGAGCTTTCAGTGTCATTACGTTGGATGGACAGGTAACCTTTGTCGATATCCAGCGGAATGTTCCCACTGAATTTGCGCTCGATCAGAGACAGCTCACGGGGTTCTCCAGTGCTTTTAGTCTGCTCATCGTAAACGTCTCTGACGAAGGTGGCCAGGATAGACAGCTGATTGTTAATGAGTTCTTCGCTGTTGGTATCCAAACAAGGACCAAACAAGGAGGCAGCGTGATTAACGATGCGATCGAAGTTGTCGTCAGTGAAATTCTCGATGAGTAGGCCTGCCTTAGCAATAGCGGTAGCGGAGATGTTCAGGAAGATCTTCTTCAGATGAATATCACCGTTGTCGCTGTAACGAGCATCAGTCAGATCCGGAGCATCCGTGATATCGACTTTGGTGGCTCGATTGCTCCGTAGACGCTCGTTAAGACGGGGAAGGCCTGTTCTTTCGTTGTTGGTATCTTCGAAGCTATCGCTAGTACCAGAACGAATGTTTTCATCATCGTGTTGCATGATAGTACTCCTGTTACGGGGGTTGAGGAAAATACGTTGGGGGACTTTAGCTTCCGGTAGAAGTTGGTTAGTCTGCGAGTTGTTATGGCAATTCGCCAGCAAAGCAATGTAATTAACCAAAGCCTCCTTACGGGCACTGTTGGTCATTACAGTCCACTCTTTGCTAAGGACCTTTTCGAGATCACGGACTTGATGGGTGGTGACGCCTGGGCGGATTACGCCAATGGCACCTGTAATCAGTTTTTGTACAGCCATCTTCACCCGGTTGAAATCATGGTTCATCTGGATAAAGCGATGAATACCATTAACTTCCACTTTGATGGCGCCTGGCTGTTCACACAGCACGCCTTCACCAGTTAAGGCTTGCTGGATTACGTCCTGCAAACCGGCGATGCGTGCCTTGATTCGATCGTCCAGTTGTTCGCCATCAAGATTATCGAAATCGTGTTGGACAGCATCAGCGAGGTGAGTCATGAACCACTCGACTGCATCGCGGTTACAGCGGGTGAGGTCCATCCCATGGAAATAGGTACTATAAAGGAACAGCTCAGAAACCTGGTTATACATGTTCGGCATATGGAGTAAGGCGATGTTTTGCATATTACCGATGGTAATACCTGTAACGCTTTTACGGGTGGGGGTATAATTGGAATGCATTATAGTTTCCTATTTAGATGTAAGGGGTGACTTATCAAAACCATGATATAGATTTGAAATCTTTTGCAATGGGCGACTAACATGTACATGCTCTTCAGAGACGCACCCACGCGTCGCTTAGGCCAAGCTTTGGATCCTCGAATTGTCTATATTCGTCGGACCTACAAAACTCTTATTAAAGATGTGCAAACGTATTATCGGAAAGCTCCGAAATACGTGGACTCTTCCAATATGTTTGCTTTACTGTGTCAGCAGTTTGTGATCGATTGGAAGATTGATGACGCCGCTTGGGCAAAGAAAGTTGAAGATTACGCTAAGGGCGTGTACCGTGTCTTTGGTATGACATCTTCCATTCACAAAGGGAAAATCCACGAAGGGGGAATCACCCTAGGACCCAAGTCTGAAGAAGTCGCAATGGCGAGCCTAGAACGATTCGAGACCAAAGGACTGGGGAAAACATGGCGGGATCTCCAGCCAGTTAAGTATCTGTACCACACACGGACAGACGTTAACCTCCCGATCATGAACAACACCACCCAAGGGCGAGCCTACGGCGTGATCTCAGTTAATATTCCCATGCTGTTGGTGCAGTATCGTTATTGGCTCAGATGGCAAATACAAAACGGCGTAGATCAAAAAGAGAACGCTTACAGGTTTGTAGGGAGTATTGTACTACCCAACATGATCGAGAGTTATCTGGATATCGCCTTCTTTAATAGACTGGATCGCGCTTCCCAGCATATCGATAACCCGAAGTTCCCGGTATCGCATCCCTTCTACTTAACCGACATGTCTCCCCGTCTGGATACGCTTGCTGAATACATTAACAAAGAAGCTATTCTGAAAGGGATTGAACTCGAAGGGTTGGCTGCTATTACCCCGATGATCGTTAAGAACGATCTGTTTGATGTCATCAAGCTACCACGTGAACCAGTGACGTATCAGAACGAATGGGCTATTACCATGGCCCGCTTACCCTACATTCGTTACCTGATTCGCATGATGCAACAGAACCATGGCTATGATCGTTCGCAGTTGAATGAAGTTATGATTGATCTGATCGATAGCTCTAACGACCAAGTCTACCGCAACATGGGTAGTTCTGAATTCGTGAAACAATTCAACAAACAGATTGCTGAGACAATCGCTGATCTGAAAAAATAAATGCATAACGCCCCTCTCCCGAAGGAGAGGGGTTTATGTCGTTAGCGGTTGTAGACCCGATGTTGGATAGTTTTATCCTTCATGATCAACAAGTTAGTAGTTACACGCTTCTGCTTGGCTTGAGACAGTGAGGGGCAACGCAGAGCATCCTCAGCATCACGGATCAATACTTCCAACTTACGAATGTAGTAAGGGCCTTGATATTGGTACTCACTCTTCTTGATCACTTCCAGTCGACGGGCAATCAACCGTTCACGAAGACGCAATACCTTTTTCTTGGGATCGAACAGCTGAGGGAAGGCTTTGTGGACGCGATCAAAGATCGGTGCAGGGACGCCAATCTCGATCTCGGGGATTTCCACCAGTTTGCCATTCAACAACATGGCGGTATCGTTCAGAGCGTACATCTCGCTCTGTTGGATGTTGTACAGGCAGAATACCGAGCGGAGCATGTACATGATGTTGAACGAGTTGAATTTCTTCAACTGAGACGGCATGATTACTTTGGCCATTGTATTTTCCTTAAATTGGCATAAGCTCCTGCCGAAGCAGGAGCGTTATGTTAATCGCGATCGGCTACGCCGTCGTCTACTTCCAGTCCTTCGTCAGACTCTTCTGCGCTGCTATCTCCAGCTGGTACCAGATTAAACTGCCCATCGAGGACTTCCTCAGGGACTCCCTTATTGACGAACATTTCGGCATCCTCTTCGCTGACCAGTCTTTCGTGTTCTTCGACGATCGATTTACCATGCTGAGCACGCTCTTGCATTTGGTTCAACAGATTACGTTGATAAGCTGGGAGCTTCTCACCGGTGGCCGCTTCCACGACATCAGCCATGGCATGGTCTTTGAGCAGGGCTTTCTTCAGGTTGTCTTGGGTATCTTGTTGGACACGACCAAGGCGACTGAGGACCATAGAACCCATTACTGCTTTGTGGAAACCAGACTTACAGTTGGCGATGTGTTTCTTGCGTTTGTTCTTTTGTTTCTTACCAGCGATACGACGTTCCTTACGGTTACCCTGAGGAATAGACTGATTTGCCGGGGGTACGTCAGCGGTGGAAATCTCTTCGACCGGGGTCAGGAGTTCAGGTATCTTGTGGGTAGACATAAACATAGCGTCGTCCATGTGGGTGATGCTTGAGGTTTGGCCACGAAGAGTGTTCTGAGAAGCTTGCATGTCTTTTCCTTTGTTAAGACGCCATGTGAGATCGATATCAGGGTGTACCTGTGTACATTCGGTATCGTACCTGGGTACTTTATCCTTGAAATAGTCAAAACGACTCTTCGGACATTGTGCCCAAGCTTCTAGTAAACGGGGTTGGGAGTAGGGACGTCCGTAGATAATGCCTTTGATCAGGTAACGAGCTGCCTTGACCATGTTGAAAAGACGAGCACGGTCGGCGTTATCCAGATCCGAGCATTCGTCGTTGTAGAGTTCAACGACTTTGTCGAGGTAGTTCTTTTCATCTAGGGCGAGGTCGAACTTCTGTTCGATAAACAGGCTACTCATCCCTGGTGCTATTTTACTAGCGATGTAATCGAAGTGTGCCTGCGAAGCATTGACCACTGTATCCAGCGTGTCGTACGGATGCTTACGTCCCTCTAAGCTACGGAACCAATCATCCTGAGAACCTTTGAAGCCGTGTAATACAGCTTCTTCGTAAGCGCTTCTTTGTTCAATCATTGTATTCACCTAATGGCATAAGTGGGAGCCGAAGCTCCCCTTATGTTAATCGAACAACATGTTGGCTTCAATGATCTTGCGTTTGCATTGATCTTCGGCCTGTTTAGTACGACGTTGAATGACCTTTTGTTTACGGCGCCGTGCCTCGTCTTCTGTCAGAATGAGCGTCCATGTAGTATCGCTACCAGTAACGTGGCGCATCAACTCACCTTTCTCACCGTCCTCCCTAGTAAAGCTAAACATCATGTGCGTAGCTTTATCCGAGAAGTAAGAAATCGTAGCATCGTATTCTTTGTCTAACTTAATGCGTCCTGCATTAATAGAACCTATACCCGAATGGAAAATAACCTTAACGGCATCACCCTTTTTGGCAATGTATTCTTGACCTTTCACTTCAGGGTACCTATTAATAAAAGTCAGAGATCAGACGGGAGTTATCTTTGTCGATGAGGAAGATCCCCAGCGATTCGAGTATCAGGTAGAACACACCCATGGTGTTGGAGATTACAGTACGTACATCCGCCACACGAGTAATCTCACTCGGGATACCATGGTTCTCTACAACGGTCATTGGTACGTGGAACGTGGTGATGCCGGACTTATCGTTTTCCATAGCCCATTTCTTCAGGCGCATCGCCAGACCTTTATCTTCGATGGACTCTACCCATTCGTTGAAGCGAGTACGGTTATCGACGGTAACCGATACCTTAACGAACGAGTAAGGTGGTTCTTCAGTGCCACCATAAGACGGACCAAATACCTCAGCCCAGAATCGGTGTTTAGCGTACGTAGCGTTGTCTTCTGACTTATACGCGTTAAGCTTCTTACACTTACCGGTGGTCAGGTATTCAGATTTACCCGAGAAGATCGAGTTGATGATGTCACGTTCGAAATCAGCCACTTCTTTCAACATTGCTGGGAGATCCAATGGGATCTCTTCCTTAACCGATTTGATGATGTTCTCCATCATCTTCTTCGCAGCCTTGTTGATCTTCGGGGGTACCTTAGAGTCACGAAGACCGACACCCTTCACTTCCATTCGCGCTTTAGCGAACATTACGCCCTCCTGCGCATCCTGGGATGCGTAATAGTGTTTGGAACGTGTGGTCAATGACAGTACAGCAAAGTAGTATTCGTTCTTCATCGCCAGCAGACGAAGCTTCTCTTTGGATACACCCATATTGGCCGATTGAATCGCCAGGATGTGCATCACTACTTCAGATACCAAGAACACCAGTGCGAACACCAGACGTTTAGCTTCCGAAGTAAAGCAGACACGACCAAAGAACTCTTCCACCCAATACTGCATGGTGAACATGGTTGAGTCAGTGTCAGAAATCACTGCTGCGCGACGATAAATAGTCGGGAAGGCATGAATACTAGATGGAACGTTATTGGTCAAAAGCAATGCTTCAATGATCAACTTGTACTTGTGCAAGACTTCCGAAATATTCTTACCAGTAGCGTAGATGGTGTCAAACACTTCCGGGTTCTCGGCTGCCAGTTTCTCTTTGTTACGACCTTTAACCAGATCATAGCAAATGAAGTTAGCCAGCAGATCCATGTCGCCATCGTAAGTATTGTATTCTTCCTTGGAAATAACTTGATCAGGCCGTCCGATTTGAGACAGTTCCATCAGGAAGTTTCGGATCAGATCTTTGTTGTGTTTGTAGGTGTGGTACAGATCACCGACATAAACAACAGCAGCTCGTTGCAGTGGAGTGAAGCCACTAACCATGGTGTGGATCTGGGCAGTGTAATCTTGGTTCTGCCAGTAGTGTGCAGTCGAACGCAGTACCATCTCAACGACTTCGTCAGCGGTCGGATAATGCATCTGGAAGTGATCCATGCACTCTTGCAGCTTCTTAAGGTCGGTGATGTTGGCAATCGACAGCAGGTTGGCTTTGGTGATCTCCGGCGTGTAGTAGTGCCGGTTCCCCATGATGAACTTCTCGTTGTTGGCGTTCGCATACGAGGTTGCGGTACGGCAAGTGGACGTCAGAGACGAGTGAGTCGACTTGTAGTACAGAATAGTTGCCGCACTTACAGTTGCCCCACTGTAAGAGTTATTGTTAATTTTGAAGTTCTCTTGTTCGCCTTTACGAACCTGGGCTAATTCGAGTGCTTCAGTGGTACCTTCACCTTCCAAACGCATTTGTTCTTTCTTTACGCGTTTGCGGTTAGCCACGCCTTCGGCAATGTATTGCGAGTGTGTAGACTGACGTTGCGATTCCGGCATGTACACAGTCATGCTCGGCGATAACAAGAGTTCTTGCTTCTTCACTCGATTCAGGAAACCCATGAACGTAGTTTCTTTCAGTTCACGGTCACCTGCGGGATTCTTATCTAGGATCAAGGCCTTCGGATTCTGAAGTGCCATTGCTCCCTCAGGACGAGATTGAGCCTTTACAAACTCAAGGCATTGTTCTACCGGATCCCCTGTCATGGCAGACAGATACAATGCTTGGTCGTTTAGATACGCATCGATGATCTCCAGATCACGACAATACTCGTCGACCGGACGAATAAAAGGATTCGGTTGGAATTGCGTGCCCATCACTTGCCCCTCAATGAATTTCTAATTCTTAGAATGTAATGTGTTCTGAGCGACTGGAAAAATAAGGACACCCTAAGGTGTCCAAAGGCTCAATTGGTTACACATCAAATTACATTCACATAGGGAGAAGCACGCAGGTAAAACTTTAACGACATATAGCCCCTCCCGAAGGAGGGGCTATATTTCACACGAACGTTACCGATGACGGGTTCTCGTTCTGCGCTTTAACCGCTTTGATGATGCGGTCTTTACGCGTTTCGTCAATATCCTCGAAGACCAGTGTCAACGTTTTACCGTTGTGAATAGTCAACGAGTCAGCACGAATCCATGGAATACCCAGGATTTGACTACTACCATTATCGAAGTCGACTTGGAAGTAATTGTACTGAGTGGCGTCGTTCGGTACACCAGATGGTAGTGAGGGCCATACGTTTTGATGTGCTGCTATAGGATCAAAGCCCAGCTTTTGGGCCAGGCGAGAATCCATCGTAGCTGCTAGCGTTACGTTCTGGAAGTTGTTACCATATTGGGACGACGGGTAAAGTTCAAAGGAGATCTTGGTCCCAATAGGGACCGTCTGAATATCAATTGCCATGGGTCAGGGTCCTGAACGAATCTGCGGTCATATTGTTACGACAGACCACGAACCCAAAGGTCCCATTCATGTCCAAAGGGAACATGGCAACAACATCCAGGAATGGGTTATTGAGCTTAAATTCCTTGTAGGTTTTGTATGTCATCACCACCGAATGATCATCGTCGTCCAACAGGTCTTCCAAGTTTGCAGCGGTTTCCAGTATGGTTTCCCCGAAGTTGGTCATCACTGTACGTTGGAAAAAATGCAGGATGTTCTTTCTGATTTCTCCTATTGTGTGTTTTTTGCGGCGCCGCATCATACCCATGAGATCTTCGAGTTCAGTGGCGTCGTGTTCTTCCGCTAGGTGGTCTTGGTAGAATTTAAGGCGAAACCACTCAGCTAGCTGAGCGCCAGAGATACTCCCAAGAACCACCAGTTCATAGTGAGTTTTGTTATCCATTAGCTATTTTCATCCATCTCAGCTTCAATGCCGAAATCTTCACCCGTCAGAACGTAGTAAGTGTTGTTATAACCCACGTGGAAGTTCTGTACCTGCTCTACGGCATAACCTTGTTGAGCCAGCTCATTGGCTGCTGGAATCAAGCAATTACCTACGGCACCACACGCCTGAGCAAACTTGGTTTCCAGATAGTTCAGTTTCTGTGGGTCGTTCTTAATTGGCTCAGCTACCCGAGCGAAATGTTCGTCCAGGTAGTTTACGAAGGGCATGTTGACCTTTGGTGGTTGAGAGAACACATACTGCATGTACTCATTTACACAGGTATGTAGAAGTACTTTAACGGAGTCCTCTGGCATGATCTCGTCGTTTTCGTCTTTGGGGACGAAGGTCTGTAAAGCCACGTTACGAATGACATCGCACATTCTGGTGAGATGGGTGTCGATATCTTTGTGGTCAACCATCACCCCGACATTGTACTCGGGGAGAACTATCTGTTCAGGATTGTTCGACATGTTTGGGAACCTCGGTAGTTACCAACAGGGTGAGTTTGTATTTGTCATAACCTACTACATCAATGGTAACTATTTTCTCACCGCTAGACGTGAATCCACGTAATGTTGCAGCAAGTTCATCAGTGTAACCATTGGCTAAAACCTCGATTAATTCACGAAAACGAAGTCTTAGATTGGTAATGACGCCATCTTCATCGATTGTGGGTAAACTGAGGCTCTCATCCATTATCAACGCGAGATAGGCATCTTCCATGAAGGTTTCAAAGAACGCACCCCAAGGTGGCGGTGTAGAATACTTCGAATGTAGAACGATGCACTCCAGGTATTGATGCAGTACATGCTTAACTAACCTTGGATCTTCCTCTTTTGTCAGTTGTGTTACAAAAGTCTTCGACTCGAAAACTAGCAACGATTTCATGTTGTAAAAAAGTCCTGCCGGTGAAAGTCAGCAGAAAGACGATAGCGTCACCTTTGGACATGACTGGAAACAGGTCAATCAATCCCCGTGGTAATAACCGCAGGAGAGAGATTGCAGCTTCCAGGAACAGTTCCCGATAACGCTCAGCTCGCTTCCCGCTGCTGGTTAGATTAGGTATGACCAAATCCGTGGGGATTGTCTTAGGATCAATAGAGAGTCTACTGGAGGCTTCCTTGACCCATTGAATTACATCATCGAACACGCCGCCAGGGCCGTAACCACTGAACGTTTTCTTGATCAGGTACACCTGTCGGTAAAGTTTCTCTAATTCCTCGTAGTGAGGAAAATAGTTAGCTTTGTCCAGTCGGTAGATCAGTTGTGTAAGATCCGATTGCATAGACGCCGTTATCCATAGTTCGCAGGTACCTGATTTCTTGTACACGATCTGGGAAGAACGACATAATTTCAGGTAGCTGTTTTTCGATTTGCTTTAGGAAATCCCAAGCTTCGCTTCGACCCATGAAGAACACTTCCACGAGTTCATGCTCGTCGTAGATTTGTTCTCTACTTAAATAAAGATCTGCCACTTGTAAAACAAAGCTGTACAGATCTGACATACTGATGCCTGTCAGGTCGGAAAGCAGTTCAGCTTGGACCTTATCTTCTCCAATCAGGATCTCAGGGGACAACCTCACCAGTATATTCTTTCTCGTCATAGTGATTCACCAACAGTAGGACTTTATCCTTGGGTAGTACGCCACCTTCATGTAGCGTATCCCATATCACTTTCTTCAAGACCGTCACTCCAACATCCGGAATGTAAGCCTTGATACTTCTGGCACAGGTCATGATGTGGTCTACGATGATTTCGGTTTCTTCATCATTACCATCCCAACTGTGGTAACCTAGAAATAAACGAATGGATTCCTCGTGGTCGAGGTCACCTACATCGTCAAAAGATCTAGCACATGCAATACTACCAATGATCTCGATTAGAGGATCACGCCCCAAAGCGGCGGCAGCAAAGATGTAACCGGGATCTAAAAACCGGACATACTCGTAAGCGTCTATATAGATGGCTAGACTGTTCATTTGGGCTCCGCGCATAAAGCCCAGCCGAAGCTGGGCTCCATGTTATCGATTGCTTTCCTGATATAGACGTTCGGCGATAGCTCGTTCTTCCGGAGGCAGGTAATCCCCATTGATCAGAGATTGCAGCAGTTGATGCATATCTTTCTCCGTCTTGTTGGTGATCGTTTGCTCGTACAATGCCATGATGTTAGCAGCGCTGTATTCCAGTAGGTAGCGTTTGTCTTTCTTGAGGTAAGCACTGAAGTACGACAGACCAAATGCCGCAATGACTTTGCGCACGTAGTTCTGTTTGAACTCATTGATGTTGATCAGCCCGATCACTGCAAAGAAGTCTTCATTGAGCTGAGGACACTCCGGAGCCAACTCAACCATGGGATACATGGTAGTCAACGTATCTAAGAACAAGGCGATAACTTGTCGATACGGGTGAGCCAGCTCGTTCAGCATCCGCAGCATTTGTTTTTCGTCGTTGCTATACAACGCTGCAATACGCTGAGCAGTACGTGGGTCACTTAAGACCGCATTGAAACTCTTTATGAACTCAGTCATCAGGAACGAAACGAGGTTCTGACAGTTCAATGCCAGCACCGCATTATCGTCACCGTTGTTCTGATCGGTCAGTCGATAGTATTCACTGATACGATGGTCTTCACCTTCAGCTATACCGATCACACCGGCGAACTGAATGACTTTCCATATGGTGTAAGTACGTCGTTCAATATGTGGATCGAGCTGGGTATCCAGGTCTTGGATAATACCATCAAACAACGGATTATCCATGAACAATTGTGCTGTTTTGAAATGCTTGTCCTTAAGACCAGTCTCGGCAAGCCCGTAGATTGCCGCTGCGACTTTTACATCAAGGTTGTATTCGTCTTCGAACGCACTGCGTCCGATCAGTAGGTTTTCCACCAAACTAAAGACGACCTTGAGGGCAGTAGTTTTGTTAGCTACTGGCAACCCAGCAGCCGGATTTACAGAGATGAAGTGGCGCAGGTATTCATGCACCAATTCAACCTGAGGCTGAGTTTCCAGCATAACAAACCGCTTAGACATTGTAGTGCTCCAATTGGCTAATTAGGGTAGACCAGGTATAGAGTCGTTCCTACCCGTTGCATACGGACGAAACGACCTGACGCCGAATCTGGGATTACGAGTGTTTCATACAACAGTTTAGCTGCCCGCATGGCAGGTACCGAAGTTGCCAACCAGGCCATTTCTTCACGGGTCAAGAATCGAGTGATTCTGGCTACGTAGCACTGTTCAAATGTTTCGATAATCTGCATCAACATCTCGTCGATGAGCAGCTCAGTGTGCGTAGCAAGGGCATGCCCGATTTCGATATCGTCCATACCGATACTGGCCTTTACTCGCTCCAGAACAAAGGTACGGAACTCGTGGTTCTTCAGTTCAGATAACACCAGACCAATATCGAACGCATGGAGGTCGAAACCTTTTCCATCGAGGACACGATCGATGATCTCCTTTTCACGCTCTGTTGTTAAAGTTTCGTGAATGTTCATTTGAAGTCTTCCAAGAATTTCTTCAGGATCATGATATAGATTTGAAATCTTTTGTAATGCCCCGAATTTAGGCGTTCGTATACTATACCCATTGTAGGTATTATCTCCCGTACGATCGCCTCAGGAAGGGGCCTTAGAGGCCGTTAAAATGAATGCTATTCAACATGCACTCTCTGACCTGAAGTTCAGAATCCCAAAACAGATTCTAGAACAAGTATTTATTAGCCAAGACATGAATGCTTGTGGTGCAGCCGTATCACTGGAACATCGTATTCGTGAAATGGTGATTGAAGCGCGGGTAATGCCCGACATTAACTTGATTGGTGGTTCTAAAACATACATCCCACTGGACTTTCCCGTCAAGTCTGAATACGTTGATCCTTACACTGTCGTGTACTACATCCCCGATGAGTACACCCAACAACGTCCGATCGTTCAGGTATTCAGTATACACTTTGGGTTGCTGGGTTATCAGAACTCTGGTTATGCCATGCATTATAACGAATCGAGCATGGGTGCTGAAACTCGAAAGGTTCTGGATGCTGCAAGGCGACTCCCAGTAGCACAAACATCGTACATCAGCCTGATCAACCATAATACGGTTATGGTTAGGTTCATTTATTTACCTAGTCACGCTGCGTATTTGGCCTGCCGGCTGGGTAATGATGATGAACTACTTAATATCCGTCCTCAATCCATCAAACCGTTCAGTAAGCTGGTAGAATACGCTGTTAAAGCTTATTGCTACAATGAACTGTATATTCAGATGGCCGAGGCTCAACTTTCAGGTGGCCAAGAGCTTGGCGTATTCCGTGATAAAGTTTACGAATGGGCTGAAGCGAATGACCTCTACGACGAAGAGCTCAAACGCTGGCGGAAGATCTCCCGGAACTTCAACGATCCGGAAGGCAATCGTCACCACATTCGAACTATCATGGCAGCACCGTAATGATCAGGTCGATCTAAAAAAGAAAAACGGAATAGACCCCCTCCGTAATGGAGGGGGCTTATTTCCTATGACGCGTTAGCCCATCGACGAATCTTATCCAGTTTATCGGGGGAAGTTCGTACCAAGGTCATGATCATTTCTTCTTTGATAGCTGGATACTCGGCTATAACCAGTTCATTCTGTGGAGTAACCATCGCGTATGACAACTTGAGGTCAGCAAAATTATTGTTGAACTCACCATGCAATTGCACCAGCACCGCGGTCCATTGGTGAATCCATTCATCGTACATCTCAGCGGGGAAATTGTCTCTTAGAGTAGCAAATTCCAAGAAGTCTAGTCCCTTGATGCCGCCTGTCCATTCGGTAATGGTTTTCTCCATTTCACGGCATAACTTAAACAACTCACTTTTCTCAGTGTTCCTGTTATGGTTTGCCAGTATCGCCTTTATACCGTACTCACTTTTGATCAAGTAGAGTACATGCTGATTGTAGCGGTTATGCATTAACGTCACGTAATGCTTCATCAGGATCTTACGCGCTGTCTTGATGCCATCGAATGTATTGTAGAGGTAGTGGTAATGGATTGGTACAGCAAGCATACCGCCAACTACAGTGATAGCTGTAAAGAGTAACCAGAACATCAGTCTTCCTCTTGGTCAGCAATTGCTTTCAGTACGTCGTAAACCTGGGTGGTGTCACAACGGTAGCACACGACTTCATTAGTCATGAAATCCACTTTGGCTACATCGTTACCATCATCATCGTTGAAGGTGATAGAAGCACCATTCACGTGGACTTCCATATTACCGTAATCGATGACTTCATCAAAGAAACGACGCTTTACTTCGAGGGCTTGTTGGAAGATCATTTGGATAATGGTCATTACAGTTTCCTCTTGAACATGTCGGCATAAACCCCAGCCGAAGCCGGGGCTATGTTTGTCATTGGTTGCCCTGTTTAAATGCGGTGAGGAAGTCTTTCAGTTGGTCATCATAGATGCCAACAAAGTAACCCCCTCTGGTAACTTCCAACGCCTCTATCGTCGTTTCCTCCGGTTCCCACTGGCCTTCTAAGTCGTAGCCACTGCAATGACTTGCGTTTACCTCGTAAAGTTTACCTTCGCGCTCAAAGAGCACGAAAGAATAACCCGAGTAACCTTCAGAGTCATCGTAAGCTGCAAACAGAATAGTACAACCGATGAGATCAGATTCTTCGATGTGATAGAAGTCGAGGACATCCTCTAGGGATTTAAAGCAACCGTAATACATTTTCAGTTTCCTGTGTCGTCTGTGCGAATTGCACCTTTGCAAAGAGCAGGCAGACAAACAGGGTAACTTCTAACACACGATACGCTTGGTCAGTTAATTTTCTCTGTCAAGTCGCTCATCAATCATTCTCTGGGCGACCTCACCATCGGCGTTCCACAGCCGATCACACCATTCCTTGTCCTCAGGATTGGTGACCTTACAAAGTTGTAGCAGATTGTGTACGGCTTGACCAAGACGTTGGCCTTCAGGTTTACGGAAACCTACAAGACGGGAAACAGGGATGGTGATCATAAAGATTCCTTATTGCATTGATGGCTTATGGACGTCCTGAAGGATTTCCAACAGCAGTTGATCATTTTCTTCTTGGGCACGGGAAATGGAGCGGTGGCGATAATCGATATCCGCCAGGATATGCAGGCCAGGTTTTTTAGTATCGATGATACGCACAACTGTGGGTTGGTTCTCTGGGAACACAACCAGATACTGACCTTTGGAAACCCCAGCAACCCGAGTTTCCGGGCATTCACGTTGAAGCTTGGCGGCATCGCAGATTTGGGAGAGCATGGTATTCCTTACTTTTCTATCCAAGGGGCTTGCAGAATGTGTCGTACTTCTTCCAGCGTCACACCCGAGGCCCGGATGATGACTTTCTTTTCAACCACGTCGATCTCGACTGAGTTGTTCAAGGTGTGCTGTTCGTCGAAGTAGAACTCCATTAGATGATCGCCCTTGGGTCGAGTTTTCCACTCCCCCTTATACAACCACAAAACATCAGCTGCTTCTCCCAGGATGGTTTTCATAGTCCAGACGCCAGATTGACGTTTAACTACTCGACCATTTAAATGCATGTCGACTTCTAACACAACTTCTCTAACGAGATTAGCTGTGTAGTTATTCAACGTAGCTCCTTTTGTTGAAATTGTATTGTGATACTGCATTAAGTACCCTCCTTGATGACATAACGCTCTCCCCAAAGGGAGAGCACTTTATGCCACTGCACATTCACGAACTCTGTTAAACTTCACACCCCAGCCTGGGTGCACTCTTGCTAAGTGTTGTAAAGGCTTCTTCCGAATAAACAATGTCTCATCAGGCATGACGTTGATGGTACGATAACTGGGGTCATCATCAATCAAAAAGTAAAAGCGGTCTTTCAAATCGTCGACTTTGCATATGTTGACAGGCACTAATAACCCGTTTCCCCAAACATACCAACGCCGATACAACCTTTTGTTCAGCCGATCCTCGATTACTGGATGCGACTTAAAGCGAGCTATCCTCAAACGCATTCCGTTAACTTCGTCCCACATGTCCACTCGATCATAGAACACAAGGCCATCGTGCTCGTAAGCAAAGATGAATCCTTCCATACTACCCTTGAGTGATACCGCGTGGTGTATCATCGCTGTTTGGACGGGGAGTTTGAGGTTAAGCTCAGCTGCCATAAGCTCATCGAGCTTTTTTGCTGCTGTCTTAGCCATAACCCCTCCTAAGAGGTGTTTAATCTGGTTTCACTGAGCTGTTCCTTCTACTAAAGTAAAACGTATTACAGATCATTACACTCTCAGTTATTCTTTAACCCGAGACGAAATAAACCGGTTGACATTGTCGCTGATGATACTGTCGTACTTATACTGCTGGACGTAGTCTTCCCGAGCACGTTGTTTCCAGCTGTTCATGCAAAGCTGATGCTCTGGCGTGTGGTAACTGTATTCGTGTCCCAGGACATGTTGCATAAAGCGCAGGGGTGGGAAACCGTAACGGATCTCTGTCGGGGTTTCGCCTTTGATCATCCAGATCAGATCTTTGATGATATTTCCACGTCCTGGGGACTTGTAGTGCCAGATCAGGAACGATTCCAGAGTCTGGCGGTCGATCCCCATGTTCAGCCGATCGATCAGTTCCTGAATGGACAGGGGTGGTTGGCGAGCAACGATTTCTTCCCACAGAATGTTTTCGATCTTAGTGCGCAGTTCACGTTGTACAAAAATGTCTAACATGCTCATTACTCCTCCAAAATAAAAGACGGATAAAAGGGGAGCCGAAGCTCCCCCGTTATCTTTAGACCACGAAGCCGTCGTCGGTACGATTGTCATCGATATCGATAATGGCGTTGCGCTGTTGGTAGCGCACTTGTGCAGCTTCCAGTTCTTGTTTTTGTTTGGTCAGAGAACCGAACAAACTAGCAACACCAATCGAGTTGATCACGAAGTGCAGCTGGTCAGCCAGCAGATCAGGATCGCTCACATCAGAGATACCAACGGTACGGACGAACGGAGTGCCAAAGGCCACTTCCCGAGAGGCGTCAGCAAACAACGAAGCAATCGCAATGGGCTCAGGAACAGAGGTAGCCTCCTGACGATTGTTGGAGATATGTAGTTGGCACAGCTGGGGTTGAATCTGGTTATGCTTCTTGGTGAAGTTGATCCAGTTGTCGATATCCAGCTTATCCAGACGAACATGTTTCTGACTGGTCAGATTGATCAGTGCATGGATATTGAAGATCGCTTCCTTATCGAGTTCGGTGTACGGTACGCCGTTCACGTTCTCGATATGGTTGATGACAACCGGGGTATTGGTAGCCGCTGCAATGCCTTCAAGAGTTTTCAAAGTATCGATGTCGTTTTGCAGGACTTCGGTAGCTTCGATACCACTCATGCAAACCACAGCAACCGATTCGCCAGCTTTCGCCAGTTCCGATACGATTACCGGACCAATGGTCGAACCACTACCACCACCCAGACCGAACACCACAATATTGAAATCACCAGCCGGGTACCGTTCCAGGAAGCCAGGAACTTGTGGACGGATGATCGGCAACATGTAGCGACGATTCTTACCTGCACCACGAGTGCCCTCGGTCAGGAACACGCGCTCCAGGTCATGATCTGCGGTGACGTTCTTATCGCAGGTATCGATGAATACCAGATCCGGGTGCCATTGCAGATTGACACCGATATCCATACCGGTACCACCACAGCAGTAAACGCGAGTTTTAACTTTGGACATGCTTAAGCCTCTTCAATCAAGGGAGTTTCAATTACTTCGACAACTTCTCGGGTAGGTTCGTTCGTCATGAACGAATTCAGGTACTGAGCCAGCTCACGGGACATACCGCCCAGTGCCCATTTGCTCAGTTCTTCTTCACTCATGTTCTTGAACTGCTCGGGACATTTAACCTTAAGCAGTTCACGAGCCAGAATATTGCACCCAGCATAATCCCGAATCCCGGCATCACGAACCATAGCGTCAATGCCTTCTTTGGCATCGAATGCGATAGTCTTAGTACCGAAACCGAAATGGATATTACCGAGGGGCGATTCGCTAGTAGCGGTCGTCATGTTTCTTCCAGTTGTGGAATTTGGTTACTCACATACTAACGGAGACCGCGGTATTAACTTCCTTCGATCTCCGTTACCTTTAAAGTTGATGGTAAACCCAGTACGTGGCGTTAACGCGGTTGCCCTCGTAGAACCCATCGAGTTCAATCTCCGAGCTGTCCACGTAATGGCGGAAGCTCTGGCTGGAGATATTATCGAGGTGATACGCACTAAGGGCCAGCGGCTGTACAGTATTCAGCTGACAAACGTTATTATAACGCAGATACAGGTCAGCTGTCAGGCGAACGCCAACCAACCAGCTAACCCGCGAGGGCATAGCTTGCGCGTCATGCTCGATGCGGTACCAGCCGTCACTGGGTTGAGCAACGTCATTAAACGTACGGTGGGTAGCCGTGAAGGTGAAATGACATTCTTCAGCCTGCGGCAGCCCCGGAGTCACAATCAATGCCGTAATGCGAATCACGTCAGTGCCATGGCGTTGCGTAAGCTGGTAGTTGTACAGATACACGTTTTGCGCATGACGCAGATTGTCGATCAGGTTGTGGAAGGTTTGGGCTTGCTGCATGAACCGATAATCGGTTACCAGACGTGCGAGATCAATGGAGATCTTCAGGGCACAACGCTCGGTCAGTTCTTTACCCAGTCCTTTGGTCTCGATAGCTTCACTGGCTTTCTGGGTTTCAGTAACCATTTCCAGCCAAGCGAAGTTACTGCCATCAATCCAGTACTGATAATTCTTGTCAATGTAGTTGCGAGTTTTGTTCAGGGGCAACAAGTACGGAAGGAGCTTACTCATAGCGCATTAACCTCTTGATGATAAGTCAGTGTGGTTTTAAGCTCTCCTTTGAACGACAGGCGAACTTGGTTGTAGCCATTCCCAACATAAGGCTCCCATTCACCCCCATCACGAATGTGCTTGGTGATCTTGGTCAGGAGCTCTTTGGCTTCGTCAGTTACATCCAATTCCCTAAGTGGACGAAGGAATTCCTTCAACCATTCCAATTTGGGGATCTTTGTAGCTGGGTCAGCTTTAGGGCGACGGATTTCGATCTGAGACTTAAAGCCATCCTCATTGGAGAAGAACAACCAGGCATACCCTTCACCAGACGACAGATGGGTCATGTAGTAATACCCACCAGATTCCACTGTCTTTCGAATCCGTTGTTCCAATCGTTGCAACTCATACATCGGAACATGAAACCGTTCCTGGATGAAGTGTTGTTGCATCTGGTATCGATCAACCAGGAGTCTGAGCTTATCCATTACGCCGCTTCCTGTTTTTCCACCGGGTGAGGGATAACACGAAGATTACAATACCCTTCACGCCCTACAACCAACTCTAGGGTATAACCGTTATCGATGGCTTCTTGCAGTAGGCGATTGAGATTCAGCATGTTCAGTCCTTAGACGATTTCAGAGGGAGGAACGTGGTAGACTCGCAGGATCGTGGGGGAGGCATACTCCCGATCAATCTCCAACAAGACTACTTGGGGAAAGGAGGATGAGAATAAGGGTCTACGACCCGTGGCAGTATGATAACTGACTTCATCAACTTTTTGCTTTTCTTTTACTTGTTCAATGAGATCAGAAAGGTCAATGAGACTCTCTACCAAATAGAGTTTGTCATAGATCAGAGTTTTGGTCATTGTGATAGTCCTTTTAGATTTTTATGAAATACAACTAGGTAATATAGATTTAAAATAATATTTAATGGGTGGAATGGGACTTGGAGTCCCAACACCCTCTTCTATTAAAATAGGTCATATTGGTATATTTCCCTTAAACTTAGCTAAAGCTAAGAATAAGGAAATTATATATGGGACCCCCCCAAAGGGTCCCCCCACATATAATTACTATTTATCTGAGTAAATCTTTTCTTAAAGAAAAACAAAATAAGAGAAAATTCCTCCTATCGGAGTACTTAACCTCTTTAAACAAGATATATTACGCGCGGCGCCGGGCCCGGCCGCGAAAAAAAAACGGTTTAAAACCCTCCCCGAAGGGAGGGCTATTATGCCTTAAACAACCATCTCTTGAACAACCCGAACAAACTCCTTACGCAGCTTGCATGTTTCCATGTCAATGTAAGGGTTGTTGGGGATGTGGATTACAATCCCCACACCCTTAGCATTTTCACCCAGATTAGCACTCTCATTCGTGAGGGTGAACCATCGGTCACCATTTGCCTCCAGATAGAACCAAGGCTTGAGTTGCATGTTGTATTCTTTAGCTGCGCGAAGCATAGCTACTGCCATCAACCGTTCAGCACTCAGTAGCAGCCACTGTGGCCAAACAGTGTCATTGGTAGGCTGACCAATGGTGTATTCATGGCTGGATACCAGCGTCTTGTTCGATACATCAAAACTGGATTCAAAATTCACCAGCTTGATACGGAACGATTTCCTATCCCCATCTTCAGGGATATATTTGTAGATGCAGTTGCTGTCGAAGCCCAGATCCATTTCAACAACATCTTCCTCAAGATCGGCAAACGCCCGGCGCACCCGAGGAATGTTCCAAACGCTGGGGGTAAGCATAACCTTTTCGATTGCTTCAGCGCATGCAATGTCGTATTCGGCTGAACCAAATGGTGCATTACAGCGAATACGTGCAATGGAGGCTTTGTCCATGAGCAACATCGGAGCGACCGTACCGTGTGATTCACTGACTTCCCAGTAAAACTGTCGGTCACCATGCGTGTTATAGGTCCGCAGGTAGATGGCGGCGTAATGGTCGATTACTTTCGATGGGATGTTAACCAGGTCCGAAATGTTCTTCAGCTTAGACATTAAACGCTCCAATTGGTTTGGGATAAATGCACTGTTGTAATGTAGATCTGAAATTAATTACAGCATAAGCCCTCCCCGAAGGGAGGGCGTTATGTTAGGTCTCAGCTGTAGCCCAAGGACTCAAGTCGATCACATTAGGTGCAGCTTTCTTGATGTAGGCCAGGATGTTAGCTTTGGTTACAGCCTCATCCCCCAAGGTAATGCCGATGGTCATGCTATTGGGTTCACGTGCAATGTAACGATAACCGTTGGCTTGTTCGACCTGCTTAAAGAACTTCAAGGTATCTGGCAGCGGATCGTTGTTGGAAATATTGAACAGTCGATGAATGGTCTCACGGGTGTAGCCGATCGGTACCGCTAACGCGGCTCTGATCTCTTCAACAGTTACAGGAACTAAGTTAGATGGAGTAGTAGGCATGGTAGCGTCTCAGGTCATCATCTGACATCAGAAGTTCTTGGTAGGTAATGGTTACGATATTCTTGGTCGTAGAGTTCCGATAAGCTTTGCCAGACATGCTCACTTTGTGATAGTCCTTGACTTCTTCGATTACCGGTGGATCAAAGAACACACCCAGTTTGTTGAATCGCTTAACCAGACGATCAAATGAACGACCCACTTCACCAGGAATCTCGGGGAATTCGGGGATCTCGGTAAACAGGGGTACCGGACCATCGAGCAGTTCATGACGATAATCTACACGGAACAACACCACTCCAAGCTTATCATCGAGTGCTCGAATAATCTTGTAACCTTCACTATCTCGAACCAGTTTATAGTCTTTATCAGGGGAGTTGTCCTGCAAGGCCTCTAAATGGTCCTCTAACGCACGATTGATGCCTCTGTTATAGCGTAGCTCACGATCTCGCCAATCGCGCTCAAACGCCTCCTGAGGGCCTTCCTTGGTGAACTCTTTTACAACCTGATATTCCAGAGTTTCACCAGTCAGCTTGTCCGTCACGATATAACCATACGTCGAAGCATCAATACCGATCCATTCAACGGCGTAGCGAGAAGTATCGCAGGGGATAGCCCCAGCCCGTTCATCTTTAAAATAAACAAACATGTCATGCAGATGTGCATAGACGCCACAGCTGGACCCCATCTGATCGAACGGAACGTTCGTGTCAGGAGCCGGCCTATCTTTACAACAGCCCATACGCACCTCTTTTATGATATTTAGGGAATGCTTACACATGATAAAAAGAAAAACGGCATAAAGCCCTCCCCGAAGGGAGGGCGTTATATCAGTCGAACATTGCCGAGAACTGATGACGTTTCATCCCGGTGTCATAGCGAATGCCATTTACTGAAATAACCACGTTACCATTATCGATCAGTGCACACACGATGTCATCATCACTCACCGCACCGTAATGGTTCTCCATCGCATCCAACCAAGCAAAGATTCCATTGCTGGAGATTGCTTGGGTGGGGTCAGAGCGATAGCTGATGCACAGTACGAATTTACCGCACATGAAGTACGTGCGACCCAGTTCGGTATCAGCGAAGACGGAGATCTCAGGAACGAACTCATGTTCCAAACGATGCCACATAATCGCTTCTTGCACGTATCTTAGCGCATTAAATGCAAGACGTGCACTGAGTTGCCATACCTCATCTTTCCCATGGAGGATCGTACGCCAACGCTCCTGGTTGTTAATCTCACGCAGACGAGGATTATGCCAGTTGAACCGATCTCGGGAACTTACCTCAATTTCCCACTCACCCGTAGTGCCGTCTTCCATATTCAGATAGAACGAACGTTCTTCCTGAGTGACATTGGATCCATCTTGAACGAAGCCGCTACCCAAGATATAAGCGAACATACTACCTAGATCGTTTTCATCACGGTTACCGCTCATCAGGCGCTTACCCAGTTCTTCAATTAGGGCGTTGGTGAGAAACATGGCATTTTCCCCTTGGTGTGAATTAATGGTCTACGGTGAAGGTGTATTGGTGGCTGGCACTCGCGTAGTTCAAACGCAATTGAGTTCCGTACTTCAGAACATTCAGATCTGAACCTTGGTAGGTGAGAAGACCCAGTTCCTTAATGGCGGTATTCACCAGTTCGATGATTAACCCGGCATTCGGGTTATCCGACTCAACCATAAGTTCCTGTAAATGATTGGCAGTATGGAGCTGATGTAGAACACCAGGATTATTGTCCGGATCATTTATCGCATATTTGCCAAGTGAAGCCAGAGCATACGTTACATCCCCCGATGCTTTGTAGATCCTGACGCACATATTCCCGAACATTTGACGGATATGTGCGTAGTTTAATATATCGGCCACGGCAAACAAGCTACCACATTTAGACAGCCATTTGAAATCAACCTTGTCGCCAAGACCAAGATAGCCATTCATGGAGACATTGATGTCACCAATGTGGCCATCGATGCGGACATGTACGTAATGGTATCCAACGTCGGGGTATGCATCGTGGAACTGCATCTCCGTGATCTCGCCTTCGCGGGCGAGCTTGGTATACATCTTAGCGAGATTCTTCACTACGGTCCGATCATACGCGCTGATCTCAGCACGCCCCAGTTGACGATTGAGGAATTCCTCGAAAGCGAACTTGGAAACATCGGTCGAACGTTGGACGAACTTATGTGGTGATGCCTCAGTATCGTACTCGTCGACATCCGAGTAACCGAGACTATCCCCACGCCAGTACATACCACCCGCCAGACTTACGCGGATGCTGGCAAGTGCCACACGGGTTTCAGGGTTCACGAAGAACTGGTTGAATGCACCCGGATGACGCTTGTCGACGATAGTCCTCTGATCGTTCTCGAATTGCCATGGGGAAATAAACAGCTTACCTTCCGTGAACTGAGTACTGGATTCAAAAATATCAAACCCAGACGCCTGCGGGTTCCATTCCTCGTATTTGTAATCATTGAATTTCATTGCATGTCCTTGTTCAGTTAATGTCAATGCAGCCATGTGATATAGTTCTTAAATATTTTTTACTACAATGATCTGATTAATCAATGAGGTTTGGTCATGGCTCTCACCGTCCGCGAGACACTCGACAAGCATTTCGAGGGTGTCAAGTTTGATCGTGACCTCTGCAAACGAATCACCGATTATTGTGTTCGGTTCATGAACCGAAACGAAGATCACTCCGCGTTCTTTGGTGGAGTGTTGATGGGTGTGAACGAGATTAAGTTCTACGACACAGATCGGGAGCTTTGGTTTGATGACGTGCTCGGAGTAGATGACGATCTACTCAAACACGACTTCGACCGTGCAGAGGGAATCGATACATCACACATTGTTGCTTCAGACGCATTCAACTACCTTCCAGGGTATATCACAATGCGCTTGAACAAAGAAACCAACATTCCCCTGAACATTCGTCACGAGGCAATGGTCAGTGCTTTTATGGTCCTGCACTTTAAGTACTTGACCTCACTATTGGTTCGACGTTTCAAATATCCGGCTCGTCGGGAAGTTGCTGAAGCTACCTTCGCTGCATTGAACTACAAGTTCGATATCAAAGCGATTGGTAGTTGGGGTAAACTCATCCGTCAACGTGCTGAAGGGATTGTTGCAAATACCCACGAGAATATCTATCAGAACTATCTGTTGGACCGTGAACGTGATGACACGTATTGGGCTAAGCGAATCGTAACAGACACGCAGTCCCGTATTCGTGAACTCGTCAACAAGTATTACAGTGTTTACATCCAGACACTTCAGTCTGGAGCCAAGGTGATCATTACATCCGATGTCCAAGTGAACACCGATGGCGAACAAGTCCTTAAAGACAAGTCATCAGGTTACGCCAGCTACCTGCGGTACATGCATGGGGTGGTGACATCAGAGCAATCGTTCATTCGTCCAGAATTGCTGTCAGTGATCTACAAAGCAATGCCCACCATGCCAGAGCACATGCTCGTCCCCACGCTTCAGTATATTTCTCGTAACGTGGGATTGAAGCGGATGGAGTTCATTGAGAAATTCATCGATGAATCCCTGCTTTACGCTTTTGACTACATGCAGTCGATCCGTACCTCGGTTCAACGTAACAACGATCTCATTGGTCTGCTGACGAAGATCCGAGCTAAGATCATGGCCTCTAAGACCACGAACGAGCAAGTCCTGTTCATTCGTGACACAGGGGAGAAGATGGTACGTGATGCAACCGGTAACCGATATGCAGGCCACATTGCGGCTACTCGAACAGGTTTGATGCTCTATGTTATCTTGAGGGCGATGTGTAAGAACTATTACACTCGAACCTAAAAAGAAAAACAACATAATGCCCTCCCCGAAGGGAGGGCTTATGCCGTTATTGGCAACCAACCATGTCCTTGTACTTCTGAGAGATGGTCGGTGGGGTGCAGTCGCGCTCCATCATTTCGATGCGAGTGCGCCATGCGTCGGAGATAAACGGACCGCTGTCTGCGATCTGTTGCTCGGTGTACTTGTTTTCCGGGAAAGCGATACTGTAGACGCCGTCAGTGATATCTGGTTGTTCCCAGGTCTCACCAGTGTCAACTACTACGCATTCCCCGGTCTTGCAGTAGACCAGCTCAGAGTCCAGGTACATCTGGGTGAGCAAGTCAGGGTTGTCCTCGGCTTGTACTACACAAGGTACCAGAGCGAACAGAACACTTACGAGAATTTTACGCATCATCATTTTCCTTGTTTTTCTTGGGAAGGTTGTACAGACCGCGCACCAGTTCGATCATTTGATCGAATGTAATGTGATCGGTCTCATCAGGTTCTTCCATGGCTAGTGAGTAGACGATGTTGTTGTGCATGTTGACCACGTTGATCCCATGTACGAAACGCCTACCCTCGTCATTGATACGCGTCATGACCATGATATTGGCCGTGGTATGCATGCCAGAGGTGAAGAACAGGTTGTTGCCGAGTTGGTTTACCGAACGACCGTCATCAATATAAAACGGCGGTTCATCAGCAACCATGTTGAACATATCTGGGTTGGTACGCAAACCGTTGTCCAACTCAGTAATCATTTCTTGCAGCTGCGCCTTGGAAATAGCCATTTGAATTTCCTTAGTGGGAATAGAACTTACACATCAGAGAAGCGACGTTATCCAAACGTTGAGAAATATCGGCTTCTGTTTTAAAGTCATCCACCAGTGCGGTGGTATCAAGTACATCACTGTCATTGAGGTAAGTGATGTTTGCACCATCTACATGTACACCTACAGTGGTGACGATATGATTATTATCGGTGTGGGTAAACGTCACTTTTAGACGGGCGATCTTTTGCTCATGTTGAATAATTTCAAGCGAGTTACCATACTGGATTACTCGTGCATTGTCTTCTTTGAGACCGCGAACCACCAAGGTACTTTGACCATGGTTGAAATTTTGTGGACGGTTGATGAGTCCTTGTTGGATGGTATCAACCAGAGTAACCATGGCGTTTTTAATCTGTTGCATTTTGAAGATTCCTATTGGTATTTGAAAGGGTTAGATCACATTTGTAATATAGGGTTTTAAATGCTTTAAATCTAGACGGCATAAAGCCCCACCCGAAAAGGTGGGGCAATATGTCAAGCGTACTGGCCGCCAGCCTCGACCACGAGGCTTTGGTTAGATTGATCCAATGTCGCAATGTCGTTCTTCACGGCTGTGTTCAACTGGTAAATCAAACCAACGTCTTCAGCAGCCACATCTGGGCTTAGGAAGTTACGATAGGCTTCAGTGGCATCCCCCGTAGCCATCGGGGTCTTACCAGTAGATTGTACTTGGTCAGTCTCAGCGACTAGGGGGAATTCCATCAGTCAGCTCCATCGTAGGTAACGCGGTTGGAAGCACTGTTGTTCAGCTGGTCAGCCAGACCCAGGTTCGCAGCACGGACGTCAGCACTAATGCTTTCGATCCAGGAACGCTGGTCGTTGGGGTTCATGCCCTTGATGTTCAGGGTACGGAACAGCTGACGAGCGTACATGATCACACCTTCAGATACGTCAGTCATGGCAGAGAACTCAATCGACAGATCGAGGTTCTGACCAATCTGAGCGGCATCCTTACGGGATTCCCACGGACCAGTGGACAGCGGGAACATGTTGGTGCACAGGTATGCGCTAACAACGTCTTGGAAGGTCGGGTCGGGTTCGACAAACAGCACGGTGGCACCGTAGAAGGTGGCATCGTATTTCTCCGGCGGTACATTACCTTCGGCAATGATGCGCGGATACTTGGTGTTCTCGTCGCCGATACCGTAGGTGATCCACCACTTCAGGAAGCGCTGGATAGCACGACCTTGCAGTTCCCAGCAACCCAGCGACGGAGTCGAACGGGCACGGGTAACGTTGGTGGCAGCTTGGATTGCTTCACCGGAGCCGCCCCACGGAGCTTCTGCGGTGTCGACAGTGATGGTCTGCTGGAGACCATCGATAGTCCGCACATGGTTCTCGATAAGAGCCTTGAGCGAACGGACCAGCTGACGACTGTTCTTAGCGTATTGGAAGAAACGCGGAGCTTCCAGAAGGAAGGGGATCACGTTTCGACCTACGTAAGGGGTGTTGCTCGCCAGGTTGGCCAGATCAGGACGCATTACGTCCGTACCAGCCTGAGCCATGTTGATGGTGTTACGAGAACCACCAGCACCATAACCAGACTGAGGAGCGATCGGGTCAGAATAACGTCTCATTTTAAATCCTCAAAAGAGTGTGTTACTGGGATCATTGCTGATCCGCAGTAACGTTCTCACGACGTACAGTTTCCAGGCGGAAGTCCAGAACGGTGCGCGGGTTGTTAGCCGCAACAGTCACGGTGCAAGTCCAGCTGAAGCCGTTGTTTTCATCGATCGGAGTGATCTCGGTGCGCGGGATGATATCCACACGACCACCGAACATATCGCGGGTGCGATCCAGAATTTCCTGGTCGCAACGCTCAACGAGTTGTTCCTTGGTCAGGAAGGCATTACCCGAGAACTTAGCGTGGATCTTGTGGATCAGACGCATGATCACGCAGCAGATGTTAACGGTCACGGGGCTGAGCAGAACCGATGTGTCATCCAGGTACACCGAACGCAGGCACGGATAGTACGAGCTACGATGGTCATAGGAGGACGAATAGGTTGCACCATTGGCCCACAGGTTGGCCGAAGTCCGAGCATTGAAGAACGGAACGTTCAGGTTCTTAACCATGGTGACACGGTTGTTCGGATCAACGTCCATCTCCAGACCAGGACGCAGTACGCCGGTACCGGCGCCAGCATATTTGGCCCACATTACAGCTACATCGAGTAGTTGCGGGACGAACTTGTTATAACCACCGCCAACCAGTCGACCCGATTGCATAACAATCATGGCTCGGCAAACCGGAGTACCGTACAGAGTAGATTCCGGGAAGGCCTTCAGACGAGTCATCAGAGCCTGTACGCGGGATACTTCTTCCGAGGCAGTCGGCAGACGTTTGTCGCTTTCTACGAAGGTAGTGAAGAAGTATTGCAGGTCACGACGAGCAGCGAGCACGTTCATGGCCTTGTACTTGGATTCCATCGGTAGACCCGAGTCGTACAGAACACCGAATTGGTATTTTGCAACGTTCTCGTACTGGTCACCCAGTTTACCGAAGTTCAGGTTCTCGATGTCTACCTGCTTGACATACTCGTCGAGCGAGGTAGTACCATCGGTACCGCCACTGGCGTAGATGGTGTAGTTCTTGCCCAGGACAACGCCGCCTTCCAGTGCACCTTCAAGCAGAACAGAACGATAAGCATCGCCGTCTTCTTGCAGCATGGTCAGGAAGTCGATTTGAGTCGGAGCAGTTACAGCAGCAGCGATAGCCGGGTTAACCCGTACTTCGTTGTCGTAGATAAGCTCTTGGACCAAGCGGATGTTGTCGCGGTAAACGTAGAATTCACTGAACGGACTGTACAGCGGAGACAGACCCGATTCAACGCCGTCGTCAGCATACTGATCGATCAGTACTTGGTCGACAGTCAGGTCGCGATCATAAGAAGCGGACCAAACGCCTTCATCGAAGGATACGTTAACGTAGTCTTCTTCGTTGGCAGTTTTAATGATTGTCGGGGTGTTGAAGCCATCCATCAGTTCAACGAATTGAATGCGGTACAGACGGGTCAGGAACTTAGCCGCAGTGGCTTGGTCGTAACCATCCGGATCGATTTCAGTCGGAGCCCAGATCCGCATACCCAGGTTGTTACCTGGTGCACCGAAGAACGAAGCGGGCAGCTCGAACAGCGGATACAGGGTGGACTGGGTATTGTCGATGGTGGAAGTCAGGTTGCCTGGCAGTACGCGCTGGGTACCTACTTCGGACACGTTGTCGTGAATCAGGGTCAGACGAGCACGCAGACCTTCAACCTTATCGCTAGCCGAAGCTACCGGACCGTTACCAGTGTCTTGCACGGTATCGGGATAGTTGAAACCACTCAGTTGAGTGATGGTCAGCGGGATATTGTCCTGGACCAGGTCCAGAGCAACAATGATACGTGCCGGGTTGGCAGCATCTTCAGGTTTCAGACGTTTGACGTAGAAACCATTACCCTGGCCGAGCATTTGCAGAGCAAGCAGCGATTGCTGGTTGAAATACTTGCTACGGTAGTCAAGGGAATTTTGACCAAACACAGAAGCGAAACCGTCATCCGAATCACCTACGTAAGTAGTTTCGGACGGACCAGTCTCGGTGAAAAGACGCAGCAAAGGAGTGTGTTGGGCGAAGGTAACATCCGGACGAATAAGCGGCCGGCGGCTACGATCTCGAATCCCGTTGAACACAACCTTAGGGGTAGCGTTGAAGTACGTGGACATCTCTTTGTTTCTCCCAGATGTGGAGCTTTAAACTCGATGTTATGAGTGTTAACTAAAACAGTCAATCATAGATATTAAACATAGATGGCTGCCCTAGTTAAATTTTTCTACCCTTTAAGGAGTAACGGTAATGTTTACACTACCGTATCAGACGACTGTTTGCAGTATCTATCCCAAGAACAAACTTGACCAACTTTTCAATCAAGTCAAAAGGGCAGAGCTAACGTTGCCTTTTCCTGCGGTGATGACACCCCATGGAAACACGTTGGCTAGTTCTGGTTTCGTAACGCCCCGAGATGAGCATGAAGATATTCAGAACTTCACTCAGATTATCAATATCGGCGAACCGAATAAACCGCGCCTTCTTGTAGACAGTCGCCAATACATGAAATATGATCCGCGATCAGAGCAATACAGATTGGTTGCAAATAACGACTGGCAATTCCAGTGTGTTCGTTTGGCACTGACCAATCGCCTGATCTTGGGTGACGAAGGATTCTTTAGCCGCCTGGGCGATCTGCCCGCTAAAGTATTCAACCGTTGGGTTAGTGGTGCATTGATTACTAAATACAACCTGCCTCCGGAATCCCAGATGGCACTGTATGTGATCACTGCATACTACTTCTATGCGATGTGCGTTCCGGAACTTCGTGATGTAAACGTTGACTTTCGTCACCGCTTTGCACCGATCGTCGCCAAAGCAACTTCTGTTCCGATTGAGTTCGTGATGGATATCGCTGACGTATTGGGTCCGCTACGTAATGCAACTGACCTTGTCCATGAGATGTCGACGAACTCTCGTCAAGACCGCACAGGCGACCTGAAGTTCGCGGATTTGTTCTTGTTGCTATCGACTTCGTGGTTCGGGGTAAATGCCCGTGAAAACGTAGGTGTAGCACTTGAACATTTGCCAACATTTACTGCGATGTTGTATATGGCATTTGCGGAACGCTCATACCGTAAAACAGTAATTACCCAACGAGCTGAAACTCTTGCTCGGGGTAATGAAGATCGTCAGTTCACTGACCTTGTTTTCAAGGCAGTTGCGGAACAATTCTCTAACCAAGTTTGACTGGGTGAATGATGAACGACTATCTTTTGCGTCATGCGATCGATACAGTCTGGTGTAACCCAACGCAAGATAAACAATACGTTTATGAAATTCGCCAACTTACCCCGCGCTACGGTGTGCGGGGAAACTACGTGGTCGATCATGAACGTATTGCTTTACCGACCGTAAGCTTTAAAGACTTCTGGCATGTTTACCAGATCGGCCAAATGGTTCCTCAGCTCATGGGTTTACCCAAACTGAAGAATCAATGGATGTCGCTTACTGCTCTTGCCAATACGTACCAGCTGTTGAGTGAGGTGTATGTCACAAGTGGCATTCAATTCCCCCGCTCTGAAACTTTCCTGATGATCACATCGAGTCAGAACCTGCTCATTGCTGTTCGTATCAATGATCGGTATCCAGACCTCGATACATTCAAACCTTATCTACACGTATATTCCAACGCCTATTTCGAATCAAAACGTAGCAGTGATGCTAATAAACGTTGGATCGATGTGCGGACACTCGTACCGAAATCAGATGCGGAACTGCGTGCATTCCAGATCACCTTGATGGATCTGGTGGCAGAGAAGGGTGGATATCCCCAGTATTTCGTTAACGGTCGTATCGTCAATGAGATCTCTCTCACCACCGCAGGCGTCGGAGACTATTGTGAATTCGTACTGGACCCATCGATTAAGAAAGTCGTGGATTTCCCGATTTCCTCATTGCCGGTGTTTAATTCGAGTCTCGACCAAGAACGTAAGTACATCCTGCACTACAATGACCCCACAGTAAAAACGATAGATTACTTCGATGATATCGATGCTTATCTAATCAAAACTGGTTCCACGGCGGATCGGTTCATGGGTGTTATGTACCATCACAATGAAGGTAATTGGATGCGTATGCTGACGCACAAGGACTACTCAGTCCCAGTCGCGCGCATTGATACCTTCATCGTTAACCATCCGGAAGATCCTCGACATGCAGCTAACCCAACTCGGTGGCCTTCTGACAAGTGGACTGGTACAGCTGGATTGGTACTACGTTTGTATATTCGCCATTCCGGTTATGATCGACCATTGGTAGCGGAATCATCTCGCATCAATCTACTGTATCGATTGAAAGATCAGGACATCGTTCGCGCTATGACTGGCGCGGATGCTACTTGTCCGATCTGGCGAGCTGAGAACTTAGAACGTGCAGCGTATGTTCAGTTCATGTCGGCTCATCCGGATGTGATCTACCCAATCGCTTTCCAAGATCCTGATGCAACTTCCAGTGGTAAGGTAGCAGCACAGAACTTTGCAGGAGATGTCTTCGGTTATCACGAAGCGGCTAATATCCAAGCGCATAATCCGAGTAAGGTCTATACCGACCAGACACAGCGATATGCTGATCTTGCATACAACTACTGGGAAGATGCCACCATCTTCGAGTATAATGCGCAAGGAATTCTGTTGGGGTATTACTACCATACTGCGGGTAAGCGTTGGCCTATCCAAAACGCCGACTGTGCGATGATCGAGGCGATCACAGGTCAAGGCTCGACTGATCTTGATGGCACTTATGGTAACGCTCCTGTACCCCTTCCTGGCGGTTATAACTTCCGTGTCTATGTCTCCCCTGTGTGGGCGGGTGTTGTCACCAATGAATGGAAAGACATTACGGAGTTAGAAAACCGCAGTGATTGGGGGTTTTTGGACAATACAGGCGATGAACCGATTTGGCAGTGGACTATCGATCCAACGAAGTGGTACGGCTATGTTCGACGTGATCACCGCTTCTACATGAAGGAAATGCGGTTCAGTGACGATGCTGGCTTAATCTGGTGGGCTTTGGATAACTGGGAAACCCATAATGGCGAGGCAGTTAACAAACTGCTAGAAATCCCATTTGGTCAGTACGACGTATTCCTGAATAACCGTCCGGTTATCAGTGGGTTGGACTATATCCAGAAAGGGACACGTACTGTGATGTCTAACCTTGAATATCGTAATGTAGGTGGGATCAACACAGTTCTGGTTCGTGGTACAGGTTTCTGTACTACTGATCTTAAGCAGTATCCACCGGGTGAAATTGGCTTCATCGAGTATGGTTTGGTGTCGTCTGACTCCAGGTTCAACATCCATACCAACAAGATGCAGAGAATTATCATTGACGGACACTATAAAGATCCGGCGGACATTGTGTTTGATGAAGACCGTAATACACTCACCACTCCCGGCGAGCGTAACGGTGCCCCGTTCCAGATCCAAACCCCACAGGTTACTTTCAAAGACGTTTACGATACGGACACTAAAGCCCGAATCATTGATGATGAGAAAGACCAGCAAGCCAGCGATTACTTGACGGCTTACTTCGGTCAGACAGTCCATACGTCCGACGACTTGATCACTGATCACTACACGGTATATTCGGCTTTCTCGAACCGTATTGTGAAAGAGATCAAGAATGGTAACCTCAAGCCTCCGTTTGTCAATGGTCATTACTCAGATCAAGACATCGTAGACCAACTCAAGTCTTACGAGTGGTTACAAGAGTACGACATCCTCAACAACGGTTACAACACCAACCATGTGAAAGTTTTCCCACATTGGGAGACTTCCCCGGTGAGTTTGACCAGCGATGAGTATGACTACTACGTCAGGATCATTAAGCTGTATCTACGTCAGCCGATGGATATCTCCCCATTCTTTACCGTTTCTTAACGAGGACGTAATCACATGGCTGATTATGACAAAACAAACTTTTATGATCCCACTCGATCGTTCCGTTGGTGGAGTCGGGATCAGATTAAGCAGGAAGTAGGTCAGACCGATAAATACATCCCCAATGTTGGGGATGGTGTCGTAGACTGGGCACAAGGTTTCTTCCGTGTAACGGAACTGGAACTGGGTACCTACATTGCTAAACTGGCTCCGTGGTCTCCACCGGCGGCCAGTGATCCTGATGGCGATGAAAACGTTCTGGTGGGTGTTGGTCCAGGTTACAGTTCGGAAAGTTATCGTTGCTTCCTGGACACCTCGGTTACCCCTCACACCTTAGCCCCTGATCGTCGGTTACATTTCTATGGTTCGATGGTCGCTGGCTACAAAGTCTTCCTGGGTAGTGATATCTCGGAAGAGTTCGGTAAGATCATTTCGGCCTTCTACGATCCCTCGGGTGAATACATGGGTCCGATGATACCGGTTGAAACTGTACCGGTACCGGGTAGTGCTCAGACGGTCATCAAAGCTCCGATGGTTGGATTCACTGCTGAAGAACTGACCGACGGTGAGAAGGTTACACTGGTAGCGTATGACGATAAGGGTGGGGTGGTTTCGATTGCCCAGCTTCTTATTCAGAATACTGAAGCCATTCGCCAATCCGACAAGTCAAAACGTTACGTCAAGGGTATCTCCATTGATACTCCGTTCCTGTCTGCTTCTGATCCGAAGGTAATCGAGTTCCCACTTAACGTTACTGTTGAGTCGCTCCCGATGACCGGTGTGGTAACGTACCGTGGCGGGAATCAGATTCGTCTGGGTATTAACACCACCCAAATGTCTCTGTTGGGTCTGGAGAATTACATCGCTACCGAGATTGATCAAGAGTTCCCTCTAACGCTGGTATACAAGCTGGCCGAAGATGAGATCTCTTACGCCCTTACTCCAACGGCTGATCGCTCGGTTACTGAGAACTACGTAGCTCGTACGGTAGCAGCTGATGGCGCTTATGAGTGTCGTCTGTTCGTCTATCCAGTATGGGTCAACGCTATCACCGGTTACCGTCTGGAGTTCTGGCTGTACAACCTGGATCGTGCACGTTTCTACAACGTTACCGCTCTGGTGGAACTGGGTACCAACTCGGCTCCGTACGACCCGAAAGCCTATGGTACTCTTCAGACACTGCAATACGCTGTTAACCTGAACAAGGTTGATGGTCGCTTTGCACCTCACCGCTTCACCACGACCTTCCAGATTGCCTTGCTGCAATCGGGTGAGACTCAAGCGAAGTGGGAAGTCTACCCGCGTCCAGACTCCGGTGCCAGCTATGGCCGTGATCTCATTGCTGATCTGGATTACATTCAGACCAACGCATGGGATCTGCGTTTGGCAAACGGTGCCAGTACCAAAGAAGCGTGGCTACGCAAGATGTACGAGGCGGCTGAGCCGTTGGTCAACCCGGCTTCTGAAGCCGTGGCACCAACCCCGACTCACTTCCGTTGTATCTTCCTGCACAACACGTACGAGTTCTCGGTTGAGCAATGGAACCAGGTTCTGCGGGTTAACAACGATCTGCTGAACAATGGTGAACTCTTGTATATACAGTGGATTAAACGTCTCGCATCGCAGGACTTACAGCTGGCTATGACTGCTGTCCCAGTATACCGTAGGTCGTAACAAAACATACGAGCCCCGCTATTGGCGGGGCTTTTATGCCCTAACGGTATAGAGCTATGCTTATTCTAAGGAAAGCATCATGGATGTTATTTTATTCCGCAGCGATTGGGAACGCTTCCCAACCGCCATTGCAGACACCAAAACTTCAAATAAGACCTTCCTAAAACTCGCAGATCTTTACAAGAATAAACTGAAAGTTGAGAACTGGAAATTCATTCTTGCATTGCTTCAGCCAGATCTTCAGGGAGTTGATCCATACGACCCGAACTTGGACGACGCAACCAAAATAAAGATCGCTTTAGAGTGCAAATATAACCCGTGGTATTACTTCCGTGAGGTGGCTCGTGTGCCGGCGACTTCTGGTAGCGTTCCAGCTAGGTTCCGTGCCAATCGGGGAAACATTGCACTGTACTGGAGTTTCTTTAACCATGTTGACTTCGGACTACTTCAACCACGTCAGACAGGTAAATCAGTATCCACTGACATTCTCAACACCGGCATGATGTATATCTGGGGTGAGAAAACCACGATTAACCTGATCACGAAAGATAACAAACTGCGAAATGCGAACATTGAGCGTTTGAAAGAGATGCGGGAACTGCTCCCGGATTACATCGACATGATCAGCCGTGATGACGTGGACAATTCCGAGATGCTCACATGTGTTCGTCTTGGTAATCGTTACAAATCAGCTGTAGGTCGTAACGACCGTATTGCCGCAGACAAACTGGGTCGTGGTCTTACTGTACCAATCATGCAGTTTGACGAATTTGCCTACATCAACTTGATTGAAGTATCGCTTCCGGTAGCACTGGCGTCAGGTTCTGCTGCACGTGACGAAGCGCGAATGAATAACCAACCTTACGGTAACATCTTCACAACTACCGCGGGTAACATCACTACACGTGATGGTGAGTTCGCTCACAAGTTCCTGACGGGTGGGGCAATCTGGGATGAATCTTACTTTGACCTACCAAACGAACGTGCGCTTCATCTGGTGGTAGAGAAAGGCTCGACCGGTAAGAAGCCTCTGATCTATGGTGCGTTTAACCATAGACAGTTGGGACGCGATGATCAATGGATGTTCAATACACTACGTGAATCTGGTTCGTTCGGGGAAATTGCAGACCGCGACTTCTTCAATGTCTGGACTGTGGGGGGTGAAGGTTCTCCGCTAAGCCCCGAGCAGAAGAAACAACTGAAGGAATCTGAGAACGAACCACTGTGGACTGAACTGACAGCTGACGGTTACGCCTTACGTTGGTACATACCGAAACCAGAAATTGAATTGAGAATGGCTAATGGTAGATTTGTCATGGGTACTGACCCGAGTGAACTACTCGGTAAAGACAACGATGCTACTGGTGCTGTAGTGATTGACGTTGAAACCCACGAAGTGATTTGTGCTGGTCGCTATAACGAAACTTCGGTTCCGGTTCTAGCTAAGTTCTTTGCTCAGATGCTGATCAAATACCCAAACATCCTGTGGGTTCCTGAACGCAAGTCGATGGGTACAGCTCTGATTGACATTGTTATCCTTGAGCTACACAAAGTCGGTATTGACCCATTCAAACGTATCTTTAACCGGATTGTGGATGAACACACAGTACTTGAATCTGAGTTCCGTGATATCCAAACTCCGCTGTCTATGCGGCACGCTGGGTTCTACGATCGCTTCAAGCGTTACTTCGGTTTCAATACTTCTGGTGGTGGTCGTTATTCTCGTAACAGCTTGTTCTTAGAAGCCCTTCCAAGCTCGATGGAGTTTGGTTCTCGTCGGATGAAAGACAAACAGCTTATTGTTGAGCTACTGGCTATGATTATCAAGAATGGTCGGATTGACCACACTCGCGATAATCATGATGACATGGTCGTATCGATGTTGCTGGCTCACTGGGTATTGATCCGTGGCCAACACTTGTCCTACTACGGTATTAACCCGTCAACTATCTTCTCTCGCGCTGTTCTGCGTGACACAGAACCTACCGCTCTGGAGAAGTATAAGGAAGACAAGAAGAAACAACAGAAAGCCGAGTTTGATGAATTGCTGGAACAGCTTAAAGCTGAAGCCAACCCATTCGTTATCACTAAGTTGGAGATGCGTCTACGTTCCCTGTCGAAACACATTGACTTGGAAGAACAAGCTGGCGTGGGTATTGACGCCATGATCAAACAGGTCAAGGATGAACGTACCCGTAAAGTGCGGACTAATCGTTTCCGTGATGACCGTATCTACGGCACTGAACGGACTCGACGCCACGCCAATAGTTTTAGCTGGTAAAAGAAAAACGACATATGGCCCCTCCGTAATGGAGGGGCTTTATAACGCAAAAAAAATATGGCATAAAGCCCTCTCCCGAAGGAGAGGGCCGTAGTGTTAGAACTTTGCCGTGACCTCGATGGCGAGGTCCAGAACCGTTTGCAGTTCATCGGTTGGCATCTCTGGAGCTTTTTCATGCTCCAGCTTCTCAACCAGCACACCGTCTTTGTAGACGTTGATTCCATCTTGCATCACCACCAGACGATAGCGAGGCAATTGGATTTGACGCTGCCCTCGAAGAACCAGAAGCGTCATGCTGTTCATGAGTCTTAATTTATCCAAAGTAAAGCTCCTTTTGGTTTTGGATCGATGATATTCTCTTGAACATCACGGTTGTAATATAGGCTTTTAAACACTTCGAATATAAAAAGCCTCTCCCGAAGGAGAGGCCAGTATATCAAGCTGCAACAGGAAGTCCATAGCCCTTTTCGAGTTGGAGCTTCTTTTTGTTCTTGGTTGGTTTGGATGGACGCCGCAGGAACCGATACAGGTCTACTCCAATCTGAATAGCCACACGCCGCCAGGCTTCTACTTCCAGTACTCGCATCGCTTCATAGAGAATGCGATCACACTCGGCCCGATCAATGTCTCGCTCGATTTCGTTACCTTCAACAATCTCAATAATCTTCCATGTCTCACAGAGCTTGTCATGCACGACAGCTGCTTGGCCGTACTCACCCCAGGCCGGCAACAGCCACCACAGAAAGAACGGAACCGAAGCGCCATCAGTCAGATAGCCTTTAGCAATCGAGACTTTCTTGTTAGAGTCTTCCGAACCGATCTTGTAGTCGAACGCGGTCGTTACTCGCCAGTAATCTTTACCCAGCTCTTTAGAAGCAGCCTTGTCATACGTTGTGTCCAGGTCACCACTGAACCTTGTGAAGTCGCTCATAGCCATTTCCTTATAATGAACCCCGCATAAAATTGCGGCATAAAGCCCAGCCGAAGCTGGGCGATATGTTAATGACACACCGTTAAGGAAATATCCTTAAGGGGTCCCCAGGTAAGCAACATCACTGCGCAGCTACCGAACAACCAACGGAGACCATAAGCTGACCAGTTGTCTGGAAAGATCTTGTGGAAATGTGCATGGTAGTCCTGGGTAATAGAGCCAGCGATCATGTAGATCAATGAGGCAACCATTACGATTGCAGCTAGACAACCGATCAGGTACATGTTATCTCCTTACCCAATGCTGGAGTTCATAACCCAGTCCCGGATTACGTTCTGCTTGAGTCACACCTTTGACGCCAGATTGAAGACGCCAATGTACCGGAGGGAACTGATGACGAATGGGGAACTTAGCCACGTCAGCTCCAGCCGTGTACTCCACCAGGGTATCTACTTGTGTCAGATAGATATCGTTAACCCACGGACGGGCTTCATGGTACATCCGTTCCCCACCGATCACAAAGGCTTTCTCAGCACCTTGTTCTTCAGCCAGCTTAATACCAGCTTGTAGAGTCGGTACGACGATGATGTTCTCGTGGCCACGCGTCATCGTAGAACTGACCACGATATTCAGACGACCCGGCAAAGGACGACCAATGGATTCCCAGGTCTTACGACCCATGATCACTGGATGGCCCAAGGTTTTCTCTTTGAACCATTTGAAGTCTTCGGGGATGTGCCATGGGATTTCCCCATTCACACCGATGACCTCGTTCTTAGAAGCAGCTACGATTAACGCAAGCTTCATTCAGTGGTTCCTTCTTCCTGAATGCTAGCTACTCGAACGTTACGCCCTTCCATCTCAAAGATGTACGAATGACCGAAGGTGCGCGCCACCCAGTCCAGTTCCGGAGTCAGGTTAGCAATACACTGACTGAAAACGATCTGATGGAAAATCCCGAAGTTCTCCAGATTGAACTCAAATTCTTTAACCGGTGCGGTGAAGCCTTCCTGCCAGTTCGGGTGGGAACGGATTGTCTTCTGGTGTACCAGAGTACCTGTGAAGGTAGCGACTTCTTCAACGTGATCTACGATAACCCGATGAGAGGTCATCACGTAGCCTTCATCGTAGATGTTGTGCAGATCAGTCAGCACCCATTGGTTGACCAGATATTGATGTGGTTGATTGTCAGTCAGCTCATGTTTATTGCCTTGCAAAATAGCCAACAGAATCGATAACTGGAAGAACGTTACCTCGTGGCCAATACCAGCCGCATCGGTAATCTTCAGAACATGACTCAGTTGGGGACTCTCTGCATCTGGTTCAAGAATCTGCCCTTTGACGATATTGTCAAACAGAGTGGAGGTTTCCAGGTAGGGGTAGGCGACGTCAGTCATTTCTTAACCTTTTGTGTGATTACTTTTTCAAACTTAGACTCAAAGCTTTTCTTGTGGTGTAGGCGATAACCCATGATCCGTTGTTTCGGATCACGTATTGTTTCAATATAATCGCCTGGACAGACCACAGATGGGCTATCTTTAGCGGCAATTTTCAGGATACCGTGTTCTCTCATGGGACGATCACACGTTTTACAAACCGTGTCACCTGTGGGGTCCCAACTAGAAGGATGTCGCCCTACGACGGCCCCTTCGTTGATGTTATTAACGGTACGATCCATTGGGTGATCACCGTTCTTGGTCCAAGGATGTGCTTCAATAAGCGGTTGAATCGCTTGGTATAAAGGCATGAAAAAGTCCTTTTGCATTATGTCTAGACA